TTGCATTATTAATATTTGTATTCAATGAATTTAATAATACATTTGAAACATTGGATGCATAATTACTTGTGTTTGTTATAATAACATTGGAAATATTAGAAGCATAATTACTTGTGTTTGTTATAATAACATTGGAAACATTCGAAGCATAATTACTTGTGTTTGTGATAATAACATTTGAAACATTGGATGCATAATTACTTGTGTTTGTGATAATAACATTTGAAACATTGGATGCATAATTACTTGTATTTGTTATTATGACATTAGAAACATTGGATGCATAATTACTTGTATTTGTTATAATGACATTTGAGATGTTAGATGCATAATTACTTGTATTTGTTATTATGACATTAGAAACATTGGATGCATAATTACTTGCATTATTAATATTTGTATTCAATGAATTTAATAATACATTGGAAATATTGGAAGCATAATTACTTGTGTTTGTGATAATAACATTAGAAATATTAGATGCATAATTGCTTGTGTTTGTTATTATGACATTTGAAACATTCGAAGCATAATTACTGGTGTTTGTTATAATAACATTGGAAACATTGGATGCATAATTACTTGTATTTGTTATTATAACATTGGAGATATTAGATGCATAATTACTTGTGATTATATTATTAGAAGGAATAAAAGTATTAATTAATACATTTGACGATATATATATATTTGATAAAAAAATATTATTTTCTTTAATATTTCCATATGATATCAAATCATTACTAATAAATAAATTTGAATTAATATAAACTTGTCCATTAACATATAATTTATAATTATTATCTGTTGAACCAATTCCAATATTTCCCAAAAAAATATTTGGATTTTTTGATAATTGCATAATACTATTAGAAAAAGTTGAAACATTGCTAACATTTAAATAATTAGTTAAAATATTAGAATTTGAAATAAAATTATTAGTTTTTAGAGTTCCTGAAAAAGTGGCTTCTTCCAATATTGAACCTCCAGAAATTTTTAAATAATTAGGGTCATTTCCTGTAGTTGAATATGATGGTAATATATTATTTAAAAGAGTATTTGATGATATATAAGTTGGATTAATATTTTTTATTTCTTTTCCATATAATTTAAGTTCATTTAAAATTAAATTAATTCTTCCTGAATTAACACCTATAATTTTATTAAATGTAAAACCAATATAATCATATAAAATATTGAAATTTGAAAGTATTTTTGTATATGATTTATTAGTATAATTAGGTATATCTAAAGGTATATTATCATTTGATGCATCAATTATTTCAGTAAAATAAACACCATCAAATGACCCATAACATCTCCATAAAGATGGTGCATTAGTTATATTTTCAGAAGTAAATATAAATTTAGTTAAAATAATTGGTTTAGGTAATTTAATAATTATCCAGTCACCTAAATAATTATCTTTAATATAATTTGTATTTGCATAATAACCATTTGATAAATAATTATTGTTTTTCCAACTACATAAATCATAAATATTATCTGTAAATAAATTTATTTTTCTTTTATCTTGGTCATCAGAAATACTTGATGAATAAATAATATATGTTCCACTTCCATAATTTATATTATCAGTATTTAATGTAATAGTATCATAATAAACAGATTTATTTAAAAAAGTAGTAATAATTGTAGAATTTGCATCATTAAAATTTTTAGGAGGATAAAGACCTTCATTTGTATAATAAAAATCATATAATAAATTGCTTGTAATATAATTATTAAAATTTAATATTATACCATTAGATGAAATTGCTAAAGCATTTAATTTTCCGATAATATTAGCATCACCAACATTAGTAAAAAACCCGGAATTATTTATATTAATAGAATCAATATTAGATGTTATATTTGAAGATGAAATAACAGTTCCTCCAACAAATAATTTTTTATTTTTATCAGTATTTAAACCAATATTAATATCACCTGCAGTAAATAAATCACCTTTAAAATTTATATTTTCTACTCCCGATTGGGTTAAACTATTTTTGATTAATATATTACTTGTTGTAATATTAGAATTGACAATTAAATAATCGGAGTCAATATTATTTTTTAAATCAGCTGCATTAATAAAAATATTATTAATATCAGTTCCATTTATATTTAAGGAAGCAGCATTAAATGCACCATTAACTGTTAATGCATAATTGCCTTGCGTTGTAATATCAGATACTGTTACAGCAGGGTCTCCCTGCCATGTAATATCTTCTATAAAATCCATATGTCCTTTATATTATTTAAAATAAAAAATCTGAAATAATACAGCTAACATTTAAATCATTTTTTCTGGATAAAATTGAAATATGATTATAACTTGTTGTTTTTAATAAAAATATATCTCCTGCAGTTATTTTATTTAAATAATAATTACTTGGAAATCCAATTGCGCAAATATTTATAATTCCTGAGTTAACTATATAACTTGTGTAAATATCATATTGTAAAATGGTTGGTGGCTTATTTGCAACGTTATTATTAAATATGGCAGATGTTGAAAAAAATTTTATTCCAAAAATGCGATATGGATTTGCATCAATTGAATCAATTTTAGTTTTAACATATGTTGGTAAATATATATCATGTTTATAATAAGTTTCATTATTTAATATAATAACATTACTGCAAATACATCTAAATCCATATTTTTTTTGAATATTTGGCTGATTACTAGCTAATTCATTTCTTAAAACATCAATACTTATATAATTACCAACATCAGTAATTGATAGATATTTATCTTTTAAATTACTACCACCTTCTTTAATATTTCCTTCACATATAATATCATTTGATGAATAAATTGAACCATTAACATTTAATTTATATAAATTATTAATATTTGTTCCAATACTAAGATTTGAATCAATAATTAAATTACTTGAAATATTACCTCCTTTAATAGATAAATATTTATCAGTTAAATTAGTTCCTCCTTCTTTTATATTTCCATTACATATAATATCATTTGATGAATAAATTGTTCCACTAACATTTAATTTATATAAATTATTTGCAATAGTTCCAATTCCTACATTTGATGAAATCGTTAAATTACTTGAAATATACCCACCATTAATTGATAAATATCTATCACTTAAATTTCTTCCATCTTCTTTTATATTTCCAAGACATAAAATATTATTGGATATATAAACATCTCCCATAATTGTTAATTTATAAATATTATTGGCTATAATACCAATTCCTAAATTTGATAAAATAGATACATTATTTAAAATACTACCACCATTGATTGGAAAATAATTATTTGAAGCATTAGAAATAGTTAAATATTTATCACTTAGATTTGACCCATTTTCAATAATATTACCTAAACAACTAATATTATTTGATGAATAAATTGACCCATTAACATTTAATTTATATAATTGAGATGCGGTTGTTCCAATTCCAAGATTATTATTAATTATTCCTCCACTAATTAAAAAATAATTATTTAATGCATTTTCTATTGTTAAATATTTATCACTTAGATTTGACCCATTTTCAATAATATTACCTAAACAACTAATATTATTTGATGAATAAATTGACCCATTAACATTTAATTTATATAATGATGTTGGATTAGTTCCAATTCCAATATTATTTATAGCATATATAGAATGAGATGATAATAAATTAACATTACTAATATTTGAACTATTTAAATTATTTGTAATAATATTTGAAGTTATTATTTGATTTAAAGAAGTTAAATTCGATGTTATTATTTGATTTAAGGAAGTTAAATTTGAGGTAGTTAAATTAGATGTAAATAAATTTTTAGAAAAAGTTGTATCTCCTGAAATTGTTCCTCCTGTATTTTTAAAATAATTTGTATCTTCGCCAGTTTTTGAATATAATAATAAAGTTGAATTAAAATTATTAATTAAAATATAATCTGATAAACGACTTAATGGTGTATATAATGATAATGATGCATTTGTAGCAAATGATGAAAAATCAATGGGTGAATTATTGATATATAATGAAGTTGTATTTAAAGAACCATTAATAAATAATAGATGTTCTGAAAAAGTAGTTGAACCAATACTAACTTTACCAGAAGTAATTAATGTATTTGTTTGTATATTTGAATAATTAATAATATTTGAGGTTATTATATTAGATGTAAATAAATTTTTAGAAAAAGTTGTATCTCCTGAAATTGTTCCTCCTGTATTTTTAAAATAATTTGTATCTTCGCCAGTTTTTGAATAAGATGATAAAGTTGAATTAAAATTATTAATTGATATATAATCTGATAAACGACTTAATGGTGTATATAATGATAATGATGCATTTGTAGCAAATGATGAAAAATCAATGGGTGAATTATTGATATATAATGAAGTTGTATTTAAAGAACCATTAATAAATAATAGATGTTCTGAAAAAGTAGTTGAACCAATACTAACTTTACCAGAAGTAATTAATGTATTTGTTTGGATATTTGAGGTTGTTAAATTTGATGTTGTTATTTGATTTAAGGAAGTTAAATTTGAAGTAGTTAAATTTGAAGTAGTTAAATTTGAGGTTATTATTTGATTTAAGGAAGTTAAATTTGAGGTAGTTAAATTAGATGTTATTAAATTTTTAGAAAAAGTGGTATCGCCTGAAATTGTTCCACCTGTAATTTTAAGATAATTTGCATCTTCGCCTGTTTTTGAATATAATAATAAAATTGAATTAAAATCATTATTTGAAATATAATCTGATAAATGACTTAATGGTGTATATAATGATAATGATGTGTTTAATGATGTTGTTGTTATAAATGATGCAAAATCAATGATATTATTATTAATATATAATGAAGTTGTATTTAAAGAACCATTAATATTTAGTTTATATAAATCTGAATTAGTTGTTCCAATTCCAATTGAGCCTAAAATAGAACCACCATTAATTGATAAGTAAGAATTTGAAGCATTTATAATAGTTAAATATTTATCAATAAGATTAGAACCTCCTTCGATAATATTATTGAGACAACTAATATTATTTGAAGAATAGATTGAACCATTAACATTTAATCTATAATCAGTAATATTTGTAGAACCAATTGCTAGATTTTGAGATATTATTAAATTATTATTTATAGTTCCGCCAGTATTTTTTGATAGATATTCACTATTTGCATTTACAATTTTTAAATATTTATTTGAGATATCAATACCATTTTCAATAAAACTTATTGAATTTATTGAGGTAGTATTTATTTTTCCATCAATATTTAATTTATATATATCTGAATTAGTTGTTCCAATTCCAATAGAACCTGAAATAATTCCACCACTTTTTGATAAATAAGTATTTGATGCATTTGTTATAGTTAAATATTTATCACTAATATTAATACTATTTTCTTGTAAATTAGTGCAATTAATAATAGCCGAAGAAAATATATTTCCATTTACTGATAATTTTGAAATTAATGGTGCGTTTAATGCATAACCAATTCCAATATTTCCATTTAAATTATTATAACAATTTGCAATATTAGCATTTATTGATATATTCCAATTATTAAGATTTATCAAATCAGGTCTATTTGTAATATTATTATAATTAATATTTGTTAATAAAGAACCATTTCCTTGATAAGCAGTAGCTGTTATAGTATTTGCAACATTTAAATTTTTAGCTGTTATTGTATTACCACTATTAATATTATTTACAATATTAATATTACTAGCAACTATATTACCACCAACATTTAATTTTAATTGAGTATCACTATTTATATTTGGCAAAGCTGTACCAATCCCAACAGTTCCGCTAAAATAATAAATATTAGGCGTTGATGGTTCTTTAATCCAAATATCAGTTTTTGAATTGATATATTGTGTAATAGTAGTATTTAAACTTTCATATATATACTGTGGTATTGTTGATTGGATGTTTGCTAATGCTACCGCGTTAAAGCTTAAATTGCTATTAGCATCTATTTCAAGAGGTAATATTGCATTCAATTTTCCTTGAATATTAGTATTAATGCTATCATTTTTTACATAATTAGTTAAAATATTATTTAAAACATTAGATGATATATATAATGGAGTTAATGCTTCTTTACCATATATTTCAAGTTTAAAAATTTTAAGATTAATTAATATCCTAAATGTTTCTATTGAATAAATTAATTTATCAAAAACAAATCCAATAAGGTTATATTTCGTATCATTAAAAAAAAATCTCTCATAATAAGAATATATATCATTGACTTTAATATAATCTGTAGTTCGTAATTGTGGACTTTCATTTGATGCATATCTTAATATTATCCAATTTGCTCCATCATCATTTGAAGCATAACATCTCCATGAAGAAGGTGCGTTATAAATTTGAGTATTTAAAATATAAAATCTAAATTTAGAAAATATAAAATTAAAATTCGTAAATTTTATGATAATAAAATCACCATAAAATCTTTCAAAAGTACCATTTCCTGAATTATATATTATTGAATTTCTATCTTGTATATCAATATTAGCAGTTGTTTTGTTATACATAGTATTTTTATAATTATTTACACCCCATGAAGGATTTAGAGCTGTATTAGGATTATCATTATAATAAAATAAATTAAGTAATCTATTATTTCTATTAGTAGATGCAATACTTGAATAATATATATTATATGCGCGTGTTATTATTGAATTGTCATAATTTGTAACTGTTTCAGAAAAACTTTCATTTAAAGCATAGATATATTCATTTTGAGCTTTAATATCTCCTGTAAAATCACTATCTAAATATGTTTGTAATGTTGGAGTATTATTTGCAGAAGGATATCTTTTTTCATTTGAAAATATATTTGAATTAAATGATAACAATGATGTAACAAAATTCTCCGTTTTATTTATTGCATCATTAATATCTGATTCAACAGAATTTTTTGTTGAATATATATTATTAGCATCAGTTATAGATAAATATGATTGTAATTTATTATCAATAATAGTATTGACACTTGTATTATTTAATATTTTAATTCCATTTTCATAAATTTCACTTGCATTTAAATATCCTATAATATTTAATTTATATATATCTGCTGTTTCTTGTATTTCAGTTCCTATTGTAATATTTCCTGATGATTTAATATTTATAATATTATCTTCATCAGTATTTACATTAATTGATATTTGTTTTTTCCATATGGATGAATTATAAGTTCCCATACAAAAATTACTATCCATAAAACCTATTTTAAAACTATTTTCATTATTTATGTTTGTAATTATCATTGATGTATTATCAAATAAACCTGTTTTATGTAATATATGTAATTCTGCCTTTGGATTATCTGTATTAATACCAATTATATCTGAATGAAGTGAAATTGAATCTAAAGTATTGGTACTTATTGCATTTTGACACGTAATATTATTTCTAGTATTTAAATCATAAGTTGATATTGTTTCATTATTATTAATATTTAAACTATTAATATTATTTATTGTTATTTGTTCATCAACCGTAATATTATGAGCTGATATTAAATTTGCTTTAATATCAGTAGCTATTATATTTGTTGATAATAAATCTTTTGTTAAAATGTTTTCTTCATTATTAATAGTTTTAGAATTTAATATTTCTGCTGTAATAGAAATAGTTGACTTAATAGTTTCTGATTCAATATTTTTTGAATATATATTATTTTCAGCTATTATATTGTTTGATGAATATATCAATAAATTTGCATAAATATTTGCTAAAGATTTAAAATCATTTGTAATATTAATATTTCTTGATGTTATATTATATAATGTTTTAATATCATCTGATATAATATTTTTAGCATTTATTATATTACCATTAATATTTTTGATACTAATAATATTATTAGAACAAATAATATCAGTAGTATCAAAAAAATTAGTATAAATTGAATTAGATGATAATATACTTAATGTATTAATATTACGCGTTGCATTAATATTATTTGCATTAATATTTGCAGATGATAATAATTGTGTATTAATATCATTTGCTGTAATATTAAATAATACATTTAGATTATTTAATATATTTAAATTAGATGTAGTTAAAATATTAAATGAACCATCATTTGCATAAATATCAGTTGCATATAAATCAGATAATATTTTTACATTACCATTTATATATAATTTAGAATTAGTATCATCATTTATAGGGTCAGTTCCAATACCAATTAAACCATTTCTATCTATTTTAATATTATTTGCGATATTAAAAATATTATTGTCATCAATATTTAAATTATAATTTAGAGTATTTTTATTAAATCTTAATGATTTTTTAATTAATAAATTTGAATTAATATTAATATCTCCAGAACCATTAATAATTAATGATTCACCAGGTGCATCGGGATTAATATAAAATTGTTTTGACCAAATATTATTTGTTGTTAAATTACCAAATGCAAAATTATAATTATCATCATAACCTAATTTAAAATTTTTATTTCTAGTATCTGTTTTAGATATTACAATTGTTCCATCAATATTATCAGATGTAGAACCAATATGTAATAATCCTAATGGTCTAGATGTTCCAATACCTACTTTTGAATTAATTGGTGAATAAATATTATTATTTATATTTGTCCAACCTGATTTAGATAAATCAATATCAATTGTATTATCATTATTATGTATTAAAGGAAGTCTAAAAATCAATTTATTTAAAGTTATATTATTATAATCTAGTTCAGTTATATTTCCTCCTTTTCCTCTTAAAATTGTATTTTCTGTTAAATTTTGATTTTCTTCAACAAACTTTTGGTCTGCTATTTTATTTTCTTCTTTTAACCATGAAATAATATCTTTTTCAATGCCACCTGCGTTAATATAAATATTTGATGTTAATTTTGTATCTCCATTAACATTAAGATTAGAACCTATATTAACAGTGCTAGTATTATCAATATTTATAGAATTATTTTTCGCATCTTTATTAATTTTAAATTGCTGTGCATTATTAGTTCCAAATATGAATGTATTATTATCATAATAAAATTTAAATAAATTATTATTATTATTATCAATAATAATTGATGCATTATTATTTTTAATATGTAATGTCGCTGAAGGGTCTGTTATTCCAATTCCTATTCGTGTATTATTATTTGTATATAAAATATCTGTATTACTTGTCCATCCGCCATCAGAAAAATTTACTGAAATATTGCTATTACTTGATATGTGAATGCCTAAATTTGGAATTAATTTTAATTGAATATTTGAAGTAATATATTTTCTATCATAATATAAATTACTATTAAAACGAACAATATTACATGATAAATTATTAATATCCAATCCTGTATTTTCAATTATTACTTCTGGACCTATAAATATTAATTTATTATTAACAATATTATTATAATCAATATCTGTAATATTTTCACCCTTACCTCTTAAAATAGTATCTTTTGTAAATGAATTAATACCTCCACCACCTAATCTTATTTTAGCACTTTGACGCATAAAATATTATCTATTAAATATTAAAAATATAAATATTTAATATAAAAAAATCATATAGAAAAAAAATAAAGAAATTAGTTATTTAATATTAAAGATTTTGTATCAAATACATTAATCAATTCATTATAATATGAATTATCATCATATAGACTATGTAATTTATTATAATAACTATAAAATAGCTTAAAAAAGTATTTAAGGATTATTTTATTATCTTTAAATCTATATTCCTTAAATATATAAAATAGAGATGATAATCTGAAGATATTAGCAAGTTTTATATTTAATTTTTTATTTATTTTTATAATCTTTAAATTTATGAAATATAGATGATAATTTTGCATTGACAAAATATTTAATAAATTCTTCATTAATAATAAATGGTATATATTCTTGACGATAAAATGCAAATATGTCAATTGGAAATATTTTTTCATCATTATAATTAAATTTTACAGGATTAACAAAACTAAAATTATTAATATTATATAAAATTTTTTTATTATTATTACATTTATATATTTCAGTATAATTATCATTTGCTAAACAGTTTTTTATAAAAATATCTATTACATAAGCAAATATTATATTTAAAATCTTTGCAATAATTCTGCGATATCTTATATAATTCATTTTGATTTAAGGAACTATTTTTAATAAGTTCGTCAAATTTAATGCCAGAACATTTATGAAAGGTAATAAAATATTTATAAACTTTTGATTGTATTTTATTATAAATAATAATATCATCATTTGATAAAGAAATAAAATTATAAAAAATGATTATGTTTTATATAAAAAACTTAAAAAATAATTTAAAAAATGAATAATAAGGAATATGAAAAAGTATTAAATCAATATATTGATATTTTAATGTATGATATTCATATTAAAACTTATGAATTAAAAAAAAATAAAACTAATCCCGAACATTCAGATATTTTATTTCAAAATTATTATAAAGAAAAAATTATTGAATTTAAAAAAAATATTAATATTGCAAAGAAAATTTATTATAAATAATATTTATGATGTTGAACCAAATCCTCCATCATTTCTTAATGTTGATGAAAGATTATCATCTGTAATTTCAATCAGCGTTGAAAAGATTTGTTTGCGAACAATTAATTGACAACATTTGAATGGAAATACAATATCAGGTGCATCATCTGCAATTTTTGTTAATGCAATCATTAAATTACCTCTATAATGATTATCAATAATACCAATATTATTTGCTAAAATATATCCAAATTTGCTAATTGAACTTCTTGGAACAATTTCAGTATAATATCCCTCATCAATTTCAATTTTAATACCGGTATCATATAAAGTTGTTTTTGAATTAAAATCTTTAATTTTTTTAATGATTGTTAAATCATAGCCGGCATCTTCTTCAAAAGCTTTAGATGGAATAATAGCATCTTTATCAGTTTTATAAACTTTAATTAATGGTTTTACATAATTATTTGAAACTTTATTTTTATAATATGAATTTAATAAAGTAATATTATTATTTGAATAATAAATAATATTTAAAAATTTATTTTTGTTATATTTATTAATAAAATTGATTACTTCTTCTCCATTATCATTTTTAATAATTTCATATTTAATATCCTTCAAAATAAAATTTTTAATATCATCAAAAATATTTTTAACATTATCATGTGAAAATATTAAACCTTCATAATTAATTTCATATAAACCACGAATAAATCCTTTTTTGCATTCATCACTAAAATTATTAAAATTTTGAATTGCTGTTTCAATCGATTTCAAAATTTTATCATCATTAATATAAATAATATTAGTATCAATATTACAACAAACATTTGATAAAATAGCTTTAATATCTGTTCTATAATTCAATCCCATTACATAATTATTATTTTTACAAACTAAACCAAGAATATATGCTTTTTCATCTGTATCAATAGTATTAAAATAAGTTGTATTTATATCTCCCATTTTTTATTAATAATTATATTCAAATTATTTTTATATAAAATTAATCTAAAGGACTATCAGTAATCATCATACCACAATATTTAACTGGTGATTTTCTATAATCATATTTTATATAAACACCAATATTAATTGCCTCAATTAATAATTCTTTAAAAAATTCCCAGAATGGTTCATCATGTCCAATAGTTTCATTTCCTATATGACTTAATTCATGAATGCATACAAAAGTAAGAACATTAATATCAACTATTTTTCCATCAGTTCTAAGACATAATATTATTTCTTCGCCTTTATTAACAGTATAACTTGTATAACTTGGATTATCAATACCTTCTTTTAAAACATCGGGATTAAAATTTTTCTTTAATCTCATAACTTTAGGATTTGATGGAAATGTTTTATACATATGATTAACCAATAATATTAATTTTTCCCGCACTTGTGCAATTAAATCTGCTGCTTCTGTTGAATCATCTTTTATTTGAACATCATAATTGCGATTATCAATTTTTGAAACAATAGTTTCAATATTACTATAATAATGATATTGATAAATTAGATATATAAATACGATTGATAAAATAAGAATAGTAAAGCCTGTATTATTAAATTCCATTCTATAAATAACCTAATAAAAAATGAAATTATTAATATAAAAATAATATCAATAATAATAATCAATGAATAGTATATTAATCGACGATTTGACATCAACGGATAAAGATATAACTTATCAAATTACAGATTGGTTTATACCTGAAAATGATAAAATTCAATATGATTTTTCATCATCTGAAAAAACTAGAGAATATACAATTAATATTTATGGTAAAAATAAAGAAGGTATCAGTATTTGCACAAATGTAATTGGATTTAAACCATTCTTTTATTTGAAACCTCCTGAAACATGGGAAGAATTGAGTAATTCGGAATTTAAATTAAAAGTTCAACAATTACAATTAAAATTATTAGATGAATATTATGATTATAAATTTAAAGGTAAACCTACAAGAAAAAAAATTATTTCTAAGATGTATGAAGAACATTTATGCAAACTTGAAATTGAACGCAAAAAAGATTTCTGGGGATTTACAAATAATAAAGAATTTAGATATATTAAAATTGTTGTTAAATCATTAGGATTATTCAATTCTCTTAAATATTATTTTCAAGATTTAAAAGATGGTTTTACATTATGTGAAAGTAATATTGAACCATTTTTAAAATTTATTCATATTCAAAAGATAAAACCATGTGGATGGATTAATGTCAGAAATTATACATTAGAAAATGTTGCCGATACTCGATGTGATTATAATATTACTGCTAATTGGGATGATATCATTCCTATTGAAAATAATACTATAGCACCATTTGTTATTGCTTCATTTGATATTGAATGTTCAAGTTCTCATGGTGATTTTCCTCTTGCTATTAAAAATTATAAAAAATTAGCTCAGGATTTATGTATGCTTTCTAAAGCAAATTTAGATGATAAAAATTTAATTTCTAATATTATTAAAGCTTTTTCAGATGATGTTATTATTACAAATACATATATGATAAATAGATTATATTCAAAAACAAAATTAACGGATAAACATAAATTAAAACTCCATGAACATGAAGAAGATATCAGATTTATATTAAATAAAATGAAATCATTGACAATTGTTAATGACGATGAAGATGAAGAAATTGAAGAGGATGAAGAACCAGAAAAGAAAAATAATATTTCAGTTAAAGAAGCAAATGAAATTGAGGAAGCTTTAAATAAGAAATTATCGGATATTTTACCGGAATTAGAGGGTGATAAGATTATTCAGATTGGAACAACAGTTCATATTTATGGCAGTGATGATATTATTTATAAAAATATTATTTCTCTTGATACATGTGATGATATTGAAGATGCGACCGTTATATCATGTAAAACTGAGAAAGAATTAATATTAAAATGGAAGCGTGAATTGATGAAAATTAATCCTGATATAATTATCGGATATAATATTTGGGGTTTCGATATGGAGTATATTTGGAATAGAGCAAAAGAAGAAAATATAGTTAAAGAATTTGCAATGGGATTGGGTAAAACAATAACAAGAGAAATAACATTAATTGAGCAAAAATTATCATCATCCGCATTGGGTGATAATAGTTTAAAATTATTTGATATGGATGGAATTGTTACAATTGATTTATTTAAAGTTATGCAAAGAGACCATAAATTGGATAGTTATAAATTAGATAATGTAGCATCCATATTTATTGGTTCAAAAAAAGATGATTTAAAGCCAAAAGAAATATTTGAAAAATTTAAGGGAAATTCTAATGATAGATGTGTAATTGCTAAATATTGTATTCAAGATTGTTTATTAGTTAATAAATTATTACATAAATTGAAAATTATTGAAAATAATAGTGGCATGGGTAATGTTTGTTTAGTTCCTTTAAATTATTTATTTAAGAGAGGTCAAGGGATTAAGATTTATTCTTTGATTACAAATGAATGTATGAAACGTAATTTCGTAATTCCAGTTAAAAAATATGTTATTAATGATATTGATATTGATGGTTATGAAGGAGCAATTGTTCTTGAACCAAAAGAAGGTATTTATTTGGATGAACCTATTGTTGTATTTGATTACGGGTCTTTATATCCATCATCAATGATATCGAGAAATTTATCACATGATACATATGTATTAAATGAGAAATATTTAACGATTGATGACCCTAATGTAGAATTTGTAAAAGTTAATTATGATTTGTATGAAGGATTGGGGGATAAAAAACGCAAGGTTGGAGTTAAAGAATGCACATTTGCAAAATATAAGGATGGTAGAAAAGGAATTATTCCTGATATCTTATCATTATTATTGGAAGAAAGAAAAACAACAAAAAATAAAATAGAACATTCAACGATTATAAAGAAAGACGGAAGTTCTATTATTGGAATAATTCATGAAAATAATGATGATGAAGTTAATATTACAACTCCTGATAAAATTAAACATAAAATTAGAAAAATAGATATTGAAATTATTAAAGATACTTATAATAAATTTGAAAAAGATGTATTTGATGCATTGCAAGCTGCTTATAAAGTCACTGCAAACTCTTTATATGGTCAAATTGGTGCGAGAACATCGCCTATTTATTTAAAAGAAATTGCGGCATGTACAACGGCAACAGGACGAGAAATGATAATGTTGGCAAAAGAATATGTTGAAACAAATTATAATGCTGATGTTATTTATGGTGATAGTGTTATGCCATATACACCAATTACTTATAAAATTGATAATAATATTTATGTGAATACATTTGAAAATATTGAGGGTAAATGGATTAATTATAGAGAATTTAAATCAAATGATAAAGACCGATATAATAAAGAGCAATATTTACCAAACGATATGTATGTATGGACTGATATGGGATGGGCTAAAATCAAACGTTTCATCAGACATAAAACCATTAAAAAGATTTATAGAATTATAACAAAAACAGGTATTGTTGATGTTACCGAGGACCATTCATTATTGGATAATAAAAGAGAAATCATTAAACCGTCTAAATGTAAGGTTGGACAAGAATTATTACATTCTAAACCTGATATTAAGGATTTAAATTTTAAAGATTTTAATGATAATATTGATTATTATTTAAATAAAATTGCTGATAATGATGATTATATTGAAACAACTGAACAAATTGAGGCGCAAAAATATGTTATTATATTACAATCATTATATTATAATATTTCAATAGAATACAATAATAATATTTATAAAATTAATTATAAAAATAATGAAAATGATAATAATGATATTAAAAAAATAGAAGTTTTATTTGATACATATGATGGATATGTTTATGATATTGAAACGGAACATGGAGTATTTCATGGTGGTATTGGAAATTTAATTTTAAAAAATACTGATTCAATTTTCTGTAAGTTTCCATTAAAGGATACTGAAGGGGAATTGATATTTGGTAAAAATTCTTTACCGGTTGCAATTAAAATTGGTAAAGATGTTGAAAAGAATATTGCGAGTATTATGCCATATCCACAAAAACTAAATTATGAAAAATGTTTATATCCGTTTATATTATTTAGTAAGAAACGATATGTTGGTAATTTGTATGAAATGGACGTTGAAAAATTTAAGCAAAAATCAATGGGAATTGTATTAAAAAGACGTGATAATGCAAATATAGTTAAAAAAATATATGGAGGTATTATTAATATTATTTTAAATAGTCAGGATTTAGACAAATCAATTAGATTTTTACGTGAAGAATTATCAGATTTAGTTAATGGTAAAGCAGATTTTAATGATTTAATTTTATCAAAAACTTTAAAATCTTCTTATAAAGACCCAACAAAAATTGCGCATAAAGTTTTAGCAGATAGAATTGGTATCAGAGATGCAGGAAATAAACCTGCATGCAATGATAGAATAGCTTATATTTATATTAAAAATCCTGGTGCAAAACTTCAGGGAGATAAAATAGAAACACCTGAATATATAAAAGAAAATGCATTAGAACCTGATTATTTACATTATATTACAAATCAAATAATGAAACCTGTATTACAATTATATGCATTATGTTTAACTGAATTAGATGATTATAAGGAAAATCATGATTATTGGGATATTATTGATGCACAATTACAATTAAAACCATTATATCAAGACCCGATTAAACGTAAAAGACGTTTAGACAATTTAAAATTAATTAAAGTTCAAGAAATATTATTTGATGAATATATTAATAAACTTAAAGAACCAAAAGAACCTAAAAAAACTCGTGCAGCAGCAACTAAAAAGAAAGAAGTAGCTAAGAAAGAAGCTAAAAGTGAAATTCAAGAAGAAGTTGAAGGAGAAGTTAAAGGAGAAGTTGGAATAGCTATAAAAATGACTGGAGATATTAAAATAGTACATAGTAAAGCTAAAGAGGCAATAACTTATTCAATAAAGATTATAAATGAAGGTAAGATAATATATAATGAGGAAAACAAGGAAGGAATTAAGGATTTAACGAAAGAAAAAATATTAAATGATTTATTGATAAAACTTTATAAGAAATATAAGAAAGAAAATGCAGATTTTAAATTAGATATTAAAATAAATTATAAAGATTATATTAAAAAATTTAAATTATTATTAAATAAATATTTGAGTTATATTGAAAAAACAAAAGATTATAATCCATTGGCAAATGATATCAGTATGATTAAAAGTCATAAAGAATTATCGGATAATGCGGATATCTTAGAAATTAAAGATAATATTAATCTATTATTAGATTAAAAAGATATATATAAAATAAAATGGGAGCATCTGAAACAAAAATCGTATATCAAGAAGACATTAAAAATGCATTTCCAGCAGGTGAAATAAACTTAGATGATGCATGTCAAGTTATTAAATGCACACCTACGCCTAAAAATACAATTGAAGATTTTACCAATTATAATAAAAAAAATAATTATTGGTTCTTATTATTATTTTTGCTTTTATTCATTTTTCTCATTCATATTACATAATAAATTGATATAAGGATAATTTATTATTAATAAAACATGGGAGTGTAGTTCAACGGTTAGAGCACTGCTCTTATGAAGCAGAGACCAGGGTTCAACTCCCTGCACTCCTATTTTTTTATTTTTAAGTTAATTATAACATTGAAGGTTATAATTATCTAAATATTTTTTATAAACTTCTACGGTTGCATAACTATTATTTCCCGGACGATTTTGAATACCTGGAATATGATTTTTAGCATAAAAGAATTTAGTATATTCTAATGCATCGGGTTCAACTCTGCCAATATCATAATTTTTAACAACTGATTTATTTGAAATATCACATGAATATAAACCTTTCATTTTTTCTATATTTTATATAAAGAAATAAAATATAAAGGATAAATAAAATGGAAAGAGATAAAAAGGATTTTGAAAAAGATGGTTTAGATAATGATGAAATTATCATTATCATTAAAGAAATAAGACAAAAAATAGAGGTTAATTTAACCGTTGATATTTCAGAAAAATTAAAAACCGAATATCCATTTTTCGTAGAACGTTATCCTGTATTATTTGATATTGCAACTAGAACAAGTGAACCTTTCAATTGGGAATATCTTAATTATTTCTTATCTATGAGAACAAAAATTATTAATGATGAATTAACATCAGATAAAGCATCGGTTATTATTGGTCAAGAATGGTTTAATAAACATACAAATATTAAAGAACCTCTTGAACCTCCTGTTCGATTTATAAGAAAAAATAAAGAAAATAATTTAAATAAAAAGAGAAAAGTTTAATAATCTTCTAAAAAGTCATATTCATTATCATCATCAATGTCATTATCTGAATTATAATCATAATCATCATAATAATCATCATAATAATTATTTTCTAATAAAATCTCTTTTTCTCTTTGTTTTTCTTCTTCTTCCATATCAAGTTTTAATTGATAAAGTTTATCTAATTCATCATAATCAATTTCTGGTTTTGGTTTAGGATTTATAAACATATATCTGTAATGGTCTTCAACATCTTCATCTCTTTTTTCAGGGTTTTCTTCTTCTTTTTTTTCATTTTCTTCGTTCAAAGATAAAGATTTTGATTTTGATAAATATTTATCATCATATGAACGCATATAATATTCAATTAATTTATATTTTTTTTGTTTTTCATTATTAGTATAACAATTAATTAATAAATTCATTCTATGATTTAAAATATTATTTTTCAAATCTTTGCGTGTCATTATAAAAGTAGAATGGCAATTTAAATAATCTGATAAATTATTATTATATAGAAAATATGTAAAATTAGTAATCATACTTTATTATTATTATTTATTTATTATTATGATTAATATTTATATATTTATCATTTTTTATTTTATATTTATAGATAACTTATGAAAACTAAAAAATCAATTAATCTTTTAGATAGATATCTAAAATATCAAAATATTAATTCTATTATTAATGATAAAATAAAAAATGCTAAAAATAAATGTTTATATCCAATTAAAAATGGTGCATATACATTAAATAATGTAATTTTATTATATAAACGATTAGGAATTGAATCAGCAGATGGAAGTGTTTATTTATCACAAATAAAAGATACAAAAAATATATATAAGTTTGCTACAAAAATACAATTATTGACAAGTAAGAGTTATAAAGAACTTAAATATTTAGATTTGTTAACAAGGGTATCAATAAAAACTAAGAATATTCATTTACCTTTAATGTATAATAATTTAGAATGTAGTTATTTTAATAAAGAAGATAAATTATTGCCTGTAAATCTTAGAGATGAAAAATATAAATATATTAATTCATATTTTTCAACTTTTGTTGAATTAGCAAATGGTGATTTAGGAACTTATATTAATCATAATATTAACAAAAGCACATTTACAATTAAAGATTATAATAATGCTCTTTCTCAATGTTTTATTGGTATCTTAACTTGTCATAGAAATTATATCATGCACAAAGATGCACATTTATATAATTTCTTGTATCATATTATACAAAAAAATAATCTATCATGTTTTAAATATGTATTTAAAGATTTAGTTTTTTATATTGAAAACATTGGTTTAAATTGGGTAATATGGGATTTTGGACGAAGTGATGATATAACTTTTTTTAAAAATAATAATTATATTGATGATTATTTAGATTTATTAGAAACATTAATTGATGATAATAATGTAATAATATCTACTAAATATAAATCATATTTATTTGAAATATATAATGGAATTAAATCATTTAATAGAGATTATGACTTAATTAAATATTTATTAGAAAAAAAATTATTATTTTCGGATAAACAAATAGGAACAATAATTACAACAATAATATTATAAAGAATTAATTTTAATAATAATATTATTAATGATTTCTTGAATTTTATCAATATCTACATCTTTACTATGTTTATAATTAATAAAACAATTATTATTTTTAATAATTAATGTTATTCTATTATTAATTTTATATTCGATAACATTAATAATATATTTTTGATTAATATCATTTGTGCATGCGAATGTGTGAGTTGGCAATTTAATTTCATTGAATAATAAAATATAAAAACTTATTTTATCATTAATAATTGTTGTATCCTCTAAACGTCTTGTATAGACATATTGACTATCATTTGATAAATCATAAACATAATTGCAATTATTGCGACAATAATATGCAATATCACATTGTTTTGTCTTTTTAAAATTACTTTTAATTTTTTTAATTAAATCATCATTAATAAAAATATTTATTTTATTTTCATCTGATGTTATCGATTTTTGCATTAAATAAAAATCAATAACATTTGTATTTTCTGTGATTAAATCTTTGATATTAATCATTTTTAATTATTTTATATATAATTTTATAATCATTTTTTATTTTTATACATAAATAAAAATTGAAATATAAATATAGAAACTTAAAATATATGATTGATTATAAATCATTAACAAAAAAAGAAATAACTGATTTATTAATTAAATCTGATATTCAATATTATAATTTAGGCGATCCTATTTTTACTGATGATGAATATGACGAAATTAAAGAATATCTAAAATCCATTGATAAAAAGAATGAATATTTTAAAAGAATTGGTGCAGATGTTGCAATTGATAATAAAGTTAAATTACCATTCTTTCTTGGTTCTCAAGATAAAATTAAAGATGATGATAAAGTTTTACAAAAATGGCTTAAAAAATATAATACTCCATCATCTTATGTAATCAGTGAAAAATTAGATGGTATTTCTTGTTTGATTATTATAAACAATAATAATATTAGAATATATACCCGTGGTAATGGTATTTATGGACAAGATATAACACAAATAAAAGATATTATTAAAGGTATTCCAAAATTTAATGATAAACACAAAATTGCAATTAGAGGTGAGTTAATTATTAGTAAAACTAATTGGGCTAAAATTTCAGATAAAGGAGCAAACGCCCGTAATGTAGTTGCAGGAACTATTAATTCTAAAGTAATTGATAAAGATATTGCAAAATATATTGAATTTATTTCATATGATGTTTTAAATCCTAGAACAAATATTCAAAAAGCTTTAGAATATGCAGCAAGTTTAAAATTTAAAGTTGTTAAATATATTACAACTGATGAATTATCTATTTCAAATTTATATGAATTATTTAAAAATTGGAAAGAAACATGTAATTATGATATTGATGGCTTAGTTATTACTCATAATGATATTTATAAAATTAAATCAGGTGAAAATCCAAAATATTCATTTGCTTTCAAATCCTTAAAAATGCAAGAAGAAGTTGATGTTATTGTTTCTGATATTGAATGGAATATTAGCAAAGATAAATATATCAAACCAATCGTTAAATTTAATGAAATACAATTAAATGGAGTTAAAATTAAACAGGCAACCGGATTTAATGCCGATTATATCGTTAAAAATATTATTGGGATTGGCTCTAAAATTACTATTATCAGGTCAGGTGATGTAATCCCTTATATCAAAAATGTTTTAAAACCGGCAACGAATGGGAAACCATTATTACCGATTGTTCCTTATATATGGAAGGGGAAAGATATAATATTAGATACGGTCGCTAAAAATAGGGAACAGGATATTAAAATTTACAGTTATTTTATGAAAACTTTAAATATTAAAGGTATTGGAGAAGGTATTATAACAAAATTATATGATAATTCATTTGATACATTACAGAAAATTATTAATATAACAAAAGATGAACTTGTGAATATTGAAGGTTTTAAAGATAAAAGCGCTAATAACTTAATTGAATCATTAAAATCCATAAAAACTAAAAAATGTTTAGAAATAATGCATGCTTCAAATCTTTTAGGACGAGGTTTAGGTGAGAAAAAATTAAATTTAGTTTTTGAAGTATATCCTTTTATTTGTAGCGACCAAGAAAAAACCCTTAAATTAACTATTGATGATTTAAAAAAAATAAATGGATTAGGAGAAGTTAGTGCAGCTCTTATTATATCAAATTTAAAAACTTTTCTAGAATTTTATAATTCTTTAAATATTAATAATGATGATGATAATGATGAAGATAATAATGATGATAATGATAAGAGGAAAAAAGGAAAGAAAGATGAAAAGATAATAATAAATAATAAATATAAAAATAATATTTATGTATTCACTGGAATTAGAGATAAGAATTTAGAAGCAATTATTATTGCAAGTGGTGGAAAACTTTCAAATATCGTTAATAAAAAGACAACTTATTTAATAGTTAAAAATTATAATGATAATACGGTTAAAGTTAAAACTGCAAGAGATTTGAATATACCAATTATAAGTTATGATGATTTTATTAAATAATAATAAAATTAGAATAATAAATGAGTTGTAGTTCAGATAGCACTAAAAATACAGATATTAAAGCTGCAACTTTTAATACATTAAATAGTTTACATAAATATAGTGGTAATTCTTTGTTTATTCCTACTAATATCAATGACCCTTTTAATGTAAGTTTCATAAATGCTTATGGAGATAATATTAATACTAATTTAGATGAATTAGATGATAATAAGAATAATTTATTTATCCGTGATGAAATTACATCTAATGTATATCAAAATTGTGCAATTCAAGCAAATAATCCTTGGTTTACAACAAGTTCAGATTTTAAAAAATGTGAAATTATAAAAAATATTGAATTAGATAATAAATTAAATTTAAGTGCTGATAAAACAAAAGTTATTCTTAATTTAAAAAGTAAAAATAAATCAAAAACTGCATTTAGCCCTTATTATTTTAATATAAATAAAGCATATTGCGAGAATAAATGGTATGATTGGATTATTACGCCTAATTATTATTTAGGTAATACCTATTATAAAGATACATCAAAATATAGGGATGTTGATGTTTATAAATGTTATAAACCATGTAATGAAGATTATATACCTTATAAAACAGAAAAAGGAGAACATAAATGTATTCCAAAAAAATTATTTGGAAATGGCATTTTTTCAGATAAATATATATTTTCTCCAATAGGATTAATTAATTTAATTGGTAATATTTTAATAAATGTTAATGATAAAGATTTAATATGGTTATTATATAAATCAATTATTGATTATAATTTAGAAAAAAATATTGATACAGAAATTTATACAATAAATAATGATGTAAAAAACCATTTAGAATCTAAGAAATCTAATATTTCTGCTAGTATACTAGCAGAATTTAAAAATTGTATTGCTAATCATATTTTAAACAATTTTTCAAATGAAAAAGAGCAAGATTATAGTTATATAAAAGAATTTACATATAAAAATAGAAAATTTAATGAAAATGAACCAGAGATGTATACATTAAGTGGTTTGGATTCATCTGGTGTTCTTATTCATCCAATATTACATCATACATGGATATTAGCAAATATATTTAAACCAGTTTTAGAAGAAGATATTAATATCATTAATACAATAGATACTGATTTAAAATCTAAAGGTAGTCATCTTTTATTTACAAGATTGAAACAATTATTCAATGATGATGAAAATAAAGCTATACGATTAAAAAATATCTTTTATAAAGCAGTTAATATTTGTTATGATAATAAAACAAATTTTAGCACCAATATTATAAATTTAACAAAAAAATCATTAGAATATTATAAAGATAATAATAAATCAAGTATATATTTACCATTATTAAAAGAATATCATAATCCTAACTTAACATCAGATACAATATATTCAAGTGATTTATATTCAACAGATAATAAACCTTTTTTTAAGGAACATAAATTTTATAAAGATTTTGAATTAAATGATTTATATATAAAATATCCAGACAACTCATCAATATTATTAGGTAATGTAAATAATAATAATGATAATACAAGATTTAAATATTTTTTTTCAGTTGAAGATTTAGAAATTAAGACCTGTGAAAAAGGTTATTTTTTTAATACTAGATTGCAACAATGTGAAAAACAAGCAATTATTATAAAAAAAGAAAACGAAGAAATAAATGACGACATTGATGATAATTTTAGTATACCTAAATTACAAAATATATTTTTTATATTTTTGCAAATAGTATTATTTATTCTTGGAATATATATAATCTATATATTTTATGATATTTTTGGTGAAACTATATTAACTTTATATAATTTCATATATATGAAAATTTCTGAATATCATGTATATTTTAATAAAATGTATGGACCTTCAATTATTCCTCGTAATTATCATAATGAAAAACATGAAGATAATTATAATGCCGACCTTGATTATAAGTTATCTGCACTTCAATATGAAAATTTGAAAAACAATAAATTAAAAATAGATGAATATATATATAGTCATAAATAAAATTAAGTTTTATTTAATACTACATGAAGAGAATGTTTTTCTATGTAAATCATGAATTCCATGTTCTAATATTGCATTACGATGTTTTAATGTCGCATAACCCATATTTTTTAGCAAATCATATTTATTTAATTCTGGATTATCTTTTACAATTGATATTATTTCATTATCATGATAATCTTTTGCAATTATAGATGCTGCAGCAATATTTATATATTTAGTATCACCTTTAGTAATACATGAATAATCAATAATTTCATCATCATCAGGAGAAATAATTGGTTTAAAATAATTACCATCTACAATTATAGATGTAAATTTATATTTTTTATATGCAATAAATAATGCTCTATGCATTGCTTTAATAGCAGCTTGAAGTATATTTATTTCATCAATTTCTTTTGGTGTCGCAATTCCAATACCATAAGTTAATGCTTTTTCTTTAATATAATTGGCTAAAATAGTTCTTTTCTTAAATGATAATTTTTTTGAATCTTTAATTTGAAAAAACAATTCATCATCTAAATCATCAGGCATAATAACCGCAGCAGCTACAACATTACCAAATAATGTTCCTCTTCCTACTTCATCAACGCCAATCGTAAATAAATTACTTTTTAAATAAGTATTATTATTTATTTCTGTCATATTATTTATTTATATTAATAATAAATTCATTTTTTTATTATTATTTATTTAGAATATATAATGCATCTCCCCACCCATGTTGGGTCATTTTAGTTAATACTTTTTTAAAATTATATTTAGATAAAAAATCATCAATTTCATGAATTATTGCACCATTTATATATAATTTGGTTTCACTAACTTCTAAATATATTACCTTTGCATAAATAATAGAATTAATACTACCTTTTAATGCTAATAATTCAGCTCCTTGAATATCAAAATTCCAGAAATCATATTTTGATGCATTTAAATTATTTCTTTGTAAAAAAGTATCAATTGTAATACTATTCATTTTAACTTTATCAACATATACAACTTCTGGATGTTCATATGAATGTGTTCCAAATTCAAATATACTTGATGATTGATGATTATTTGAAATATTAAATGTTAATTCTTCATCGTCTTTATCAGTTATTAGAGCATTATAAACATTTGGAATTCCTCTATTTTTTGCCTCTTCTACTTTAAATGGAAGAGCATCAATCCATATAATATCTTCATTATTTAATCCAAGATTATTATATAATGTTAGTTCTTCGCAATTATGTGCACCAATATGCATGCAACCATTTATAATTATATTATTTAAATCTAAAATATTTTTTATTTCATCTTTTGAAATTATATACATTTAATATTATATAATTTATTATGTTAACTATTTTAACGCATAATAAAAATTGACTTTAAGAATATAAAATAAGTTAAATTATATATATAAATTTTAAAATAATGGATGAATTAATGCATAATTTTAATAAAATTTTAGATGAAAAAAGAGAAGTTGATGTAATTGTATCTGATATTGAGTGGAATATTAGTAAAGATAAATATATAAAACCTATGGTTAAGTTTAATGAAATTAAATTAAATGGTGTTAAAATTAAACAAGCAACTGGATTTAATGCAGATTATATTGTTAAAAATATTATTGGTGTAGGTTCTAAAATTACTATTATTCGTTCAGGAGATGTTATACCTTATATTAAAAATGTTATAAATCCTTCAACTAATGGAAAACCATTAATGCCTTTATTACCCTATAAATGGAAAGGTAAAGACATAATAACCGCAGCAGCTACGACATTACCAAATAGCGTCCCTCTTCCTACCTCATCAACGCCAATCGTAAATAAATTACTTTTTAAATAAGTATTATTAATTGTTTCAGTCATATTATTTATTTATATTAATAATAATTCATTTTTTAAATAATCATAAATAAAAATTGACTTTAAGAATATAAAATAAGTTAAATTATATATATAAATTTTAAAATAATGGATGAATTAATGCATAATTTTAATAAAATTTTAGATGAGAAGAAAGAAGAGATTATTGCTATTGCAACGGCAAAAAAAAAAGATGATAAAAAAATGACAAATGTAGATAAACTTGATATGGACACATCAAAAGCAATATATAGAATAAATGCCGCGACGGAAAAAAAATATAAGGATTCGGCGCAATATAAAAAAAAGGCGAATGAATATTCAGGACAGAGTAGCAATCCTTAATAATTTAAAAGAAAGACCATTAATTAAGCAAAGAACTGAAGAATGGTTTAAATTACGTGAGAATAGATTGACAGCTAGTGATTTACATGATGCAGTTTATCATCCAATTACATTAATTAAAAAAAAAATAAAAAATGTTTCATTTAATTCTTATTCAATTCCTGCTTTAAAATGGGGTTGTATGTTTGAACAAGCAGCAATTAATATTTATTCACATATAAATTCAACAAAAGTTAATGAATTTGGATTATTGGTTAATGATAATATTAATAATTTTGGGGCATCACCTGATGGTATTACTGATGAAGGTATAATGATTGAAATTAAATGCCCATATTCTAGAGAAATCAAGGATAAAGTAATACCTGATAAATATTATTATCAAATGCAGGGACAAATGGCAGTATGTGAATTAGATATTTGTGATTATATTGAATGTAAATTTAAAGCATTTAATAATATTGATGATTATATTGATAATATTAAAGATTTAGATGAAAAAGATAATTATAAGCATGGAATTATTGCTGAATTGAAAGACCATTCTTATATATATTCAACACCTAATCAAAATTATAATGATAATATTGATGAGATGAAAAAAATAGATAATTGTATTTATGTATATTGGTATTTAGAAATTATTAATGTTCAAAGAGTTCATTTTGATAAAGATAAATGGAATAATAAAACGGTTAAAAAAATCGCAGCTTATTGGAAATTATATCAGGAAGAACTTAATAAAAGACCAGTTAATTTATTTATTGAAGATAATGATTAAATAATTTATTTTTTAAATTCAGTTTATAAACAATTGTATAACCTGAATAATCATTTTCAATAAATTTGAAATGTTGTAAATTATGTATTAAGCCATCATAAAATATTACAATTTTAATACTTTCTTCTATTTTTTTAACAATTATAAAAATATTTTTTAATTTATTGAAATTATATGTTAATTTTGTTTTTTGCATATCATTGCTAATCATTTCAATGATATTATTTTTATTATTAGAATTTATTTCTGATATATATATTGATGATTTAATCTCATTTATAAAATGATGTAAATTAACATAATCATCAATTGTTATTAATTTATTGTTGATTGATGAATATTTTGTAAATATTTTATCATCTTTTATAATATCATCATTCTTATATTCATCATCATTTTTATAATTATAATAATTATTTTTATAATCATTATAATTATTAGCATTAGCAATATTATTATCAGATATTAATAATGTATATTTATCAATTATTGTAATAACTGCTAAAATAAATATTAAACATATTATTAATATTAAAAGTATGTTCATTATTATTCTATTCTTTTATTATATTTAAGTTGCTGAAATATATCCTGTAGTTGTTACAGTTTCGGGATTTATTGTAGTCATAGTTTTAACATCTATTAATATAGTAAAACGTTCAATAGTATTTGCTAATATTCCACTTCCTAATTTAAATTTTAATACATTATTATTATAAGTTGGAGTTGTCAAAGCTGTAGCATTTCCTATTATTTCTTGATTAGGTTTAATAATAAAATCATTAATAATTGGTATATTAATAACTTTATCTGATGTAATAGTTTTATTAGATATTAAATTTAATTTTAAAGTTTTATCAGTGTCAGATATAGTATATTTACATACTATCGTATCTGGTGTATATACATTATTATTAATTGATATTGCCGGATTTACATTTGAACCTAGAGAAATATTTTTATTAAATGTATCAAAACTTGCTAATATTCCATTATTACTATCATAAATATTTATACTTTGTATATTACTTGAGTTTGCATTACTTGAAAAAATATTAAAATTATTACCTGAGATTTTCATTTGAATACATGAACGTTTCAAAGGGTCTGTTTCACTATTACAAATATTAAATGAATTATTAGCATCTGTTACAGATGTGAAATTTTTAAAAGCAGTAAATGGGTATACAACATTAATACCATTAATTGTAATATTAGATTTTGTAATATCATCATTAATGATATTATTGCTAGTTACTTGAAACATATTTAATATATTTGAATTTAATGCAATTAAATTATTAGGAACATTCTTAACAATGATTTCTTGATTTTTATTAACTTTTGCAAGTTCATTTATAACATTATCTTGTAATTTATTAAAAGCATTTGATGTATTGTTAATACTCTTTTCAGATGTTTCTAAATTTTTGTTAATATCAACCGTATAAGTTGTATATGAATTATAAACATATGCTAATAATAAAAATACTAAAACCATTAATAATAAAATAAATATACCCATAAATATTAATATAAAATCATTCATTTTATTCTATCATTTAATTATAAATTAATTATTTTAATTTCACTTTCAATATTATCACCTCCAATTTTAACTACTTTTATATTCTCATTACCTCCGTCAATTGCAGGTTTTTCTTGTTTTACATTATTTTCATTACTATCATGTTGAATTTCTTCTTCTTCATCAGTTTCACTTTCTTCCTCTTCTTCTTCCTCTTCTTCTTCCTCTTCCTCTTCTTCTTCCTCTTCTTCCTCTTCACTTCCACCTTCAAGTTCTTCCTCTTCACTTCCACCTTCAAGTTCGTCTTCATCACTATCTTCAAGTTCTCCATCTGAACCCCCATAAACTTCATCATTATAATCATTATAAGCATCATCGTTATAATCATCAACTTCAATATCTCCACCTCTTTTTTTAGGTATAGCTTTAGCTTTTGGTTTGGCTTTGGCTTTAGTTTTTGTTTTAGTTTTTATATCATCTTTTTTATTATCATTATCAATAATTTTATTATCATTATCAATAATTTCATCATTATTATTATCATCAATATAATAATTATCATCATCCAATATTTCAAGAGAATTATTTGGTAATTCTGTATAATCACAATTAAATCTCATTTGTAAATTCATAGCTTCTAATTCTTGATTTAAAAGTTTCATACAATAAGGGGTTTCAATAATACTACTTTCATTACCTTCGCATAGAGGACAAATACAAGAATTAATTTTCTTAGAATAATTTGGAATTATACCGCATTTTTTGCAAACTTGCCATCTGTATTTGTCTGAACGTTCCATCATACTTTCTTGAATAAATCCTGAAATTCCATGACTGATTAAACTATCCCTTTCCATTTCTCCGATACGTAATCCTCCTTCTTTTCGACGCCCTCCTGTTGGTTGTCTTGTTAATTGTGTCATTGGACCTTTTCCGCGTGCATTAATTTTTTCAGCAACCATATGTTTTAATCTAAAATAATAAGTTGGACCAATAAATATTTCTGTATGCATTTGGCGACCTGTGAAACCATTATATAAAATCTCATTTCCATGTTTATGATAATCATGTTTTTCTAAATTATCATAAATAGATTTATGGTCAATATCTATATAAATTGTTCCATCTCCTAAATAGCCTTCTAAACAACATAATTTAGAATATACACATTCAACAAGATGTCCAATTGTCATACGAGAAGGGATGGCATGAGGATTAACAATTAAATCAGGTTTTATGCCATCTTTAGTAAAAGGCATATTTTCTTCGGATAATATCATACCAATAACTCCTTTTTGTCCATGACGAGATGAATGTTTATCTCCAAATTCAGGTATTTTTATTTTTAAAAATTTAATTTTACAAATCATTGTATCAGAATCAATTCCTGTTTTATTATCATAATAAACATCATCAATATATCCATAATGACTATCATCACTTGTTATAGATATATCAGTATAAGTAGTTTCTTTTATTTGTTCAACAAAAAGACCATTCTTAACTTCTCTTAATGTTTCTTTTTCTAATATCATACCTATAACAACGGCTTTTTGACCTCTTGGAATATAAGAACCTTTAATGGCAAATCCTCGTTCATCTAATAAATCATAATTGGCGCGTTTAATACCTTGAACAGTAATTTTATTTTTTTTATTTATATCATCAATTTTATAAAAATTATTAGGATTTCCGAATATTATTCTTTCATAATCAGATACTTTTTTAGCAGTAGCCGTTATTGATTTATAATAAGATAAATGAAATAATCCTCTATTGATAGAATTTCTATTTATGATTAAACTATCTTCTTGATTATAACCTGTATAAGTCATGATGGCAACTATAAGATTTACACCATTAGCCATATAATCACTTCCTGTATATTGAGAATGTCTTGTATTTATAATTGGTCTTTGTGGATAATGTTGAATAAATCCGAATGTATCAAATCTTTTTTTAAAATTAGTTGCATATATTCCAATTGCTTGTTTTGTTTGTGCGGCATGGAAAACATTACGAGCTGCTGCATTATGATTACACATAGGAATATTACCTGTAACAACACTTACAATTGTTGATGGATGTATTTCAAGATGAGTATGAAAATTATTAATATCATTTTGATACATAGCAATTAATGATACGTCTGACTCTTGAGCATCAATATATTCAATAACTGCTTCATCTTTTTCTAAAATTTCAGTAATTTGGATAATATCTTTATTATTAAAAATAGGAAGGGTTAAAGGATTAATATAATAATTTTTATAATAAATTTGTTCATTTCTATCATCATTAGGATAATATTTACCTATAATCATATCAAACCAATTTGAATATTTATTTTTAAATATTTTTGTAATACCATTTTTAACTATTATTAATGGTCTTACTGCTCTTCCCGTTTCAGTAAATATTCTTATTTCATTATAAGCAATATGCCATGATATTGAAGTTAATATATTAATTAAAGCATTTCTACGATAAGCCTTTAATATACGATTAACATTAATCGGGTCATTTGTAATACCAAACCAAGTATTATTAATAAAAACTTTAGTAATATTTCTATCCATTGGTAAATTATAAAATTCTATTGGTATAACTCCAATATCAACTAAACATGATTTAATAAATTCGGCATTTGTTCCTGCTGCTACTTTTGATAAAAAAGCTAAGTTTTTTAGATAACCAACTGAAGCACCATCAGGAGTTTCAAAAGGACACATAATACCCCATTGTTGTGAATGTAATTTATGAGGACTAGTTATTTTTAAACTTCTATCAATAGGCATATTAACTCTTCTTAAATGTGATAAATAGCCAATATAGCTAATTCTTGATAAATCTTGGACACGACCTAATTCGGGGTCATCATCACTTGCTAGACCCCAACGACCTTTAAGAGATTTTGCAAAAGTTTCAGCAATAAGAACATTTCGAATTAAACGATAAATATTATCTTTATTAATAAAATTGCTAAAATTATTTGTATTTTTCCATGCACCATAATAATAAAATTGATCCATGGTATCTCGAATATCTTTACGTAATTTTGCATAAGCTTCTTGAAATAATTCTGCTAATAGGAAACCACTGATATTAATTCTTTTATAGAAATAATTATCTCTGTCAGTTTCTAATTTTATTTTTAAACATACATTAATAAATTCTTTTGTTAAATAACCTAAATATTTACTTTTATTTTTAAATAATTCAATATTTGGCAAAACATCTGCTGATAATATATATTTAACATGGTCAGTTGTTTTATATTTAACTCTGAATTTAATATAATTAAGTGCATCTTCTTGAGTATAAATATATTTCTTTACACCATCATTTAAATAATAATTATCAACTAATGATGGTCTAATAAAATTTGTAAAATAAGTTTCCTCAATTGGTGTATTATTAATTCCAAAAATAGCTTCATAAATTTCTTTATCACTTTCCAAACCAAGAGCTCTAAATACAATAAATAATGGTATTTTACCTTCAACCGTTGGCAAACTAACTAAAATGCAGCCTTTTTGATGAAAATGCTTTTCAGTAACATCATCATTATTTTTAACTAGATAGAATTCAACACTTCGAGGTTTTAATAATGATTCGCCACTATCAGCACTACAACGAATAAAACCTTTATAAATAAAATTATCATCATCTTTTAATTTATTTGTAAATAAACAATTAGTTGTTAAACTTTCTTGAGCTACAATAACTTTTTCTTTACCATCAATAATAAAATAACCTCCACAATCATAAATACATTCTCCCAATAATTGCAAAACTTTATTACCATTTCCATTTAAAACACAAATATCTGAATGCAACATAATAGGAATACTTCCGATTGCAACATTTTTTAAAGTAGTAGTTGTAATTTCATCATCACTATTAGTAACTTTAACAAGAACATTTGCATATATATGAGTTTCATATGTCAAATTTTTTAATCTTGCATCATTTGGAGTTAATATTTTATTTAATTTTCCATCAGCATTATAATCAGATATAATTGGATGGTCAATAAATATTTCATCTGTATTTTCACCGCCAATAAAAACATCAACTTGCATAATTTTTTTTGTTTTATCATTTTCATCATATTTAATCATAGTTATAGGATTATATGAACTTATAGTTTTTGGAATATAAGTTTTAATCAATTCTCTATAACTGTCTAAATGATGATTAGTAAAAGGATATTTATGATTTTTAAAATATAAATCTATTATTGCCCAATCGTCCATTTATATTTAATATATATAAAAAAAATTGATTTTTAATTATATATTATTATTTAAGAAATAAAAATGTCTTCTGATGATGAAATTGAATTATTGTCAAATGACTCAATTCAAATATTAGATGTTGATAATGATAATTCAATGTTAATGAAAATGGATTATGTATCATTAATTAGATATATCAAACATTGGTCATATAATAGACAAATTAATGAAGAATTCGTGAATGAATTATATGATAGTATTGTTAATAATAATAAAGTTATATGGACTTTAACAGCTATTAAGGAACGTTCAAATGATAATTTATATTTGATTGATGGACAACATAGATTTGAAGCCATTAAAAAAAGAATGACTGAGGATAATAATTTACAGTATAATAGTAATATTTATATTAATGTTTATTTGATAAATAATAAAGAAAATGATAGTCAATACATTATTGATTTATTTACTAAAATAAATAAAAATACTCCATTAGGAGAAAATGATTATCCAGATAATACAATCATTAATATTATTCAAAAAATTGTAGATGACCCGGTGTTGAAGAAAGGAATTAAAACTGATGAAAAAAGACATTCATCACATCAGCCATATATTCATAAGAAAACATTAAATGAATTATTTCAAAAAAATAAAGAATTTATAAAAACAATGGATATTGATTTAATTATTACTAATTTAAAAATCATTAATAATCGTTTAAGATTGAAAGCATTTGAAGATATTTATATTAATGATAATATTAAAAATAGAAATAAATGGCAAAGTGCAAAAAATATTGAATTCTTCCTAGGATTAAAAGAATGTAAAGCAATTTATAAAATCGAAAATATCATTAAGAATATTAGAACACCTGAGATATTATTTCATTATTAAATTTGTAAGTTTATCTATTTTTTTATTTAATAATATTAATTCTTCCAATATTTTCTCATTTATTTCTTTCTTAATTTCTTTTTTTTTATTAATATTCTTTTTTAATAATTCTATATCTATATTATATTCTTTTGATATAATTTCATAATTTATATCATCATTATTATTATCATTATAATATAATGGATAAATGATATGAGATATAACTCTTAATATAATAGCATTTTTAGTTCTTTTATGATTTAATGCAATAATATCATAATTTTTATTATTATTTACTTCTTGTAATAATTGTTCATCTTCGGTAATTGTCCATTTTTTACCTATATTTGACAATAACTGATTATCTTCCATAATAATAAAAAAAATGATAATTCTTTATATATATAATTATATCTATATAAAAAATGGATAATATCTTTGATGATGTTGATACTGATTATACAATTTTGCATGAAAGTAGTAAGAATTCATATTTAATTAAAATTAATTTTACGAATTTATTAAAAATATCAAATTCATGGTATGGAAATAGAAAAATTAATAATGCAAAAGTTAATGAATTATATGAAAGTATGACTGATGATAATTATTATATATGGACATTGGTGGCAGTTAAAGAACTAACATCAAATGAATTATATATTATTGATGGACAACACAGATGCGAAGCGATAAGGCAAAAAATAACAATTAATCCATTATATGATAATTATGTTTATTGTAATGTATATACAATTCCTTCTATAAATGATACTGATTTTATTGTTGATTTATTTAAGAAAATTAATAATAATATTCTCTTAAATCCATGGGACATGCCGGTGATTCGCATCACAAAAATAGTTGAGACAATTGTTAAAGATGCTGCATTGAAAAAAGGTATTGAGACAAGTCCAAAACATCAAAAAGCAAATCAACCTCGATTTCATCAAAAACAGTTAAATGCTTTTCTAAATAAGAATAGTTTAAATATTGAAGATATGGATGCTCCTGAAATTATTCATAATCTAAAAATAATTAATAATACTTTGGCTAAAATGACATTTGCAGATATATTTACAAAATTTCAAACAATGCCAAATGAAAATGCTTATAATAAGGCAAAAGAACTTAATTTCTTTCTAGGATTAACAGGTAGTTTTAAATTCAATCCTAGCAAATGGATTGTTCATATTAAAAATCCTAGCAAATTATTTGAATGATTTTATTTTTTTGTTTATTTTTGAAAAAAATGAATTAATAATTAATAATTAAAATAATAATAAAATGGATAAAGGTATTGGTGCGGGTGGTGCAAATACTAATTATTATGGTAAGAGATTTGAAGAAAAAACAAATAATGAAATGCGATTATTAGAAAATGAATATACTAAAAATAATATTACACATAAAATAAAAAATATTTATGATTATTATTTATCAAAAACTTTTGAGAATAAAACAATAATATTTTTATTACAAAATGGATTAAAAACTTATATGAAAAATAAATATGATATACAATTGTTTAGATGTCCAGATGAAGCATATATTATTGAATATAATGATGGTAAAAAAATAATTAAGATATTAGAAAAAAAAGAGCAAAACGTTGAAGGGTCAGTTGAAACTAAATTATGGAGTGGTCCTGCATTAAAGCGAGAATATGAATTATTATTAAATGATTTATTTGAAGTTCATTATTGTTTCTGTGTTAATAATTTTCTAAAAAAAAAGATAACATCAACAAACCAAAAATATATATTATTAAATATAATATTGAAAGAAAATGAAATTCCAATATTATATGGAGAAGATGATGATTATTTTGATAATCTTGATAATTGGATTTATTCATAATTTTAATCATAATTTTTAATCATAACTTCTTTTGTTTTTGATTCAGGATTTTTTGAATTTATACTTCTTTTACATAAAATTGAAGTTATATTATATTGTTCATTTGTAAAATTATCACGTATTAAACTAACATCTGAATTATTTAATATCATTTTAATATTATTTTGTGTTAATCTATGAATTAATGTAAATAATTTATGATGATTATTTATATCAAAACCATTATCAGTATATTTAACAAATGATGTTGTTTTTTCAGGTGCATATGGTGGGTCTATATATATAAAATCATCTATTTCAAAATTATCTCTATTTAAGGAAACATTAAAATCAACACATTCAAAAATGACATTTTGGATTAATTGATTAATATAATCTAAATGATTTTTATTAATAATTTCAGGATTATTATAATGTCCATAAGGAACATTATAACCATTTGGACCAACTCTAAAAACTCCTCTAAAACATGTTTTATTTAGAAATATAAACATTGCAGATGCAATTATAGTTTTTTTATCATCAGAACTTAATTTATTATATTCTGACCTTATCCAATAATAATAATTTTCTTTATTTATCATAGCTTCTTCGATATCCTTAGGTTTTCTATTTATATTATCATTTATTGGACATGAATTAAAGATTGTTATAATTTTTACTAATTCATCATATAATTCATTATGATTTGATTGAATATTTTTATAAGTATAAATCAACGCTTCATTTAAGTCATATGCATAAATATTACCATGAATTTTAATAATATCATTTTTAATATAAGTTAATAAAGCTAATAATACACTTCCACCTCCTAAAAACATTTCATAATAATTATTTATTTCTTTAGGGAATTGGATAATTATTTTGTCGATAATCTGAGTTTTACCACCTACCCATTTTAAAATAGGTTTTGGAATTATTACTGACATTATTATAATTTTCTTATAAGAATTAAATTCATTTTTTATTTTTATATTACCTTATCTATATAAACGGCTTCATCTTGATATAATTTATCTTTATTAATAATATTTCTTCTATTAGCTGAATAATTTTTAATATTATAATATTCAGGATTATTTCCATAATTATTATATTCATTTATTTTATCATCAATATATTTAACAAAAGATTTATCGGTTGCATCTAAAAATCCATTTGCATAAACTCTTATTTTTCCTTCATCATTTAGATATAAATTAAATGGTTCTCTTAATTTATCACTTTTATTAATTAGTTTTATAGATGAGTCAAGCACATTTCTAGGTCTTTCATTACCTGAGACATCATCTTTAAAAGAAATTGAAATAGTTTCTGTGAAAGCCATTGATAAAGGTCTTGAAAATGGAAGTAAATTTAAATAATAAATAATTTGGTCATTGCTTTCTCTTTTAACATAAATATAACCTTTACTATTCATTTTTAAATAATATTGATTATTAAATGAATATTTTCTTTTAGAAGTAGGAATATTTTCATTATAAAAAATAACATGGTCATATGTTAAAAATAATGTTCCCCATGGTGGTTCAATAACATAATTGCTTCGACCAATATATTTGTATAATGGAAATACAATTTCTTGAATACCTGGATATGTATTTCTTAATAACATCAATTCTTTAATAATATTAATACTATAGTTTTTACTATAATGATTATATTTATTTTTATTTTTATCTTCTTTTTCATTAAAATCACTATTATAGAGTGCTCTTAATTGAAAAGATAAAGCATTATTAATAATATCAACAGGTGTTTGATTCAAATTAGGATTTTTATCCGCACTTTTATTGCAATAATTTATTTCACTTTGTGTTGCTGTTTTTTTATCTAAGTAATAACAATCTTCATTAATTTTATATTTTCTTAAATTACTTGTTAAATAATCAATAATAGGTTCTGATTTCATCAAATCATGTATTGGTGTATTATTTTTATCTGCATTTAGAATACCGCATTTATAACGAAATGTTTGAGCTAAACATTTATTAGGTAAAAACGGCGACATATTAGTAGCACTATTATCATTATCAGAATCAGTAGTAGCCAAAGACGGTAATAAAGTATTAAAATCTTCTCCTGATGATTCACTTAAACAGCCTCCTTCATTACATAAATACATTAAATCATCATTATATCTGAAATTTGTTTTATCAACTTCTTTTAATTTAGATGTAAAAAAATTAACAATATTATTAATTTCAGCAGGTGTTATTAATGGTCTATTATTTTTTTTATTAATTTCATTCATTTTTTCAATATTTCTTCTTATTTTATTTTCATTAAATGTATTAACATTTGGCAATCCATTAAAACTAGTTTCTAATAATGTGGTAACTAGCCAACTTGTGCTACTTATAATATCATTAAAATTAGTAATATATTTATATTCATTTGTCATAAATGGAAAATACATAATAACTTTAATTTTATTATTATTAAAATTATATATATTCATTGGTAAAGATTTATATTTTTTTTCCAATTTTTCATCAGGAGTTCTATTAAAAAAAGATGCAACTACGTCGGTTATAGCTAATCTATAAGTTCTATCTGGTTTCTGAATATCTATTTTTTTAATTGAAGGGTTATCAAATACACTTGATGAATATTCTAATTTTCTTGAAAATGCTATATAAATCGGACTTAAAACTTTAATATCAGATGTTCCAGTAATAGAATTCATTTTATCAAATACATTTTTAATATATAATTCAATATCATTTTCCAAATTAGCAATCGATGAATCAAACTCTAAAGTTAATGATGCTTTAGGTATATGAAGACGTGCATCATATGAGTCTTGACTAAAAAAAATACATCTCATATGTTTTAGAGATGAAAATTGTAATGGATTTTTAGGTGGTACTGGTTGTCCATTACAATTGAACTTATTCCATTCTATTTTTGTATTACTTCCTCCCATATTAATTAATTATAATATAATATAATTAATGCAATACCTATAATTGCTAAATAGATATATGTTAAAACATAATTAAAATAAACAAATAAACTATGTAATAAAATAATTATGAAAATCATGGAAATAAAAATATAATAATAAATATTTTTTTTATAATTTGCAATTAAAGTATTTAAATTTTTATAAAAATTAGGGGTGAATATATGTTTAGACCAAAATGATAATTTTTTATTATATTTAATATTAAGATGATTAATTAATTGTGATTTTTGTTTATCATATCTTTCCAATATTTCAAAATTAATATATTTAATATCTTTATCTTCTTTTATAATATAAGGTAAATTTTTATCAATAAAATTATTTTTATCAATATATAATTTATTGTAAAATCCTTTTGAAATATATTCATCTAAATCAAAATATTTCAAACGATCATCTGATGAATTATATAATTTATCAGCGTCTTCTCCATATAAATTTTCAATATTATTTATATTTAATAAAATAGTTTCTTTAATCGAATATAAATATTTAACATCCGCATTATAAAGAACATTAGGATTATCATTATACTTATTTAAGGCGTATTCCAAGTTTTCCTTAAATATAATATTAGTGAATTCATAGAATTTGCCATATTTAATTAAAGTTTCATTGGTTTCTATTGATTTAATGGATGTTATTAAATTATATGTAATAAAATAATAGCATATTAGTAATATTATATATAAAATGGTATAACCATTAAAATTTAATACTAAAATAATAGCAAAAACTGATAATATAAAAGTGATTAAATATGATACAAAAGTGATTAAATATATTATCGATAATAAATTTAAATGATATTCATCACTATCGACATTTATAAAATATTTATATAAATTATATCTAGTATTATAATATTCATTCATTCTAAATAATAAAAAAATAATAATTTTATAGAAATTGATTTATATTAAACATCCTTTTTCAAGTTGATATATATAATCAATCGTATATAAAATATTAAATAACATATATAATGAAATAGTAAGTAATATTATTGCTAATATAAATAGATAATATATCATTTCTTTTATCTATTAATAATATTATAAATCATTTTATAATAATATAAAATTTTATCGGCTAATGTATATATTGCATCAAAAAATATATTTTCTTCTTTAGTATCGGCAATAAATGAAAATATAACATATACACAAATTAAATTAAATATAAATATAATAATTATATATATGCTTGTAAATAAAAATGGATAAAATGTGCCAGAATATTTTATTATTGATTTATTAATATTTTTTAATATATCTCCAATATTTTCATTAATTATTTTATAATTCTCGAGTTTTTCATTTGGTATCTGATTATAAAATGGTAATTCTTCATGATATTGTTTTATTAATCTTCTTTCATTTGTATCTAAATATGAAATAAATGTTTTAGTTAATCTTTTTTCACCTGTAATTATTTCATTAAAATATTTATTTATTGAATCTCTATTTTTATCATCTAAATAAATATATTCTTCAAAATATACATAAATATCATATATTAATAAATATTTTCCCAAATCACTATCTCCTGTATCATTTAAATCTAAAACCATATTATTAAAAAATGTATCAACTTCATTTCTATTTGATATATCTTGTAATAACTTATAAAAATTGTCAAAATCTTTCAATTCTAGTTTTTTATTATTTGAGATTTCATTTCTAATTAAATTATCAATATTCGATTCGGATGATGATAATTGTTTAAATTTACTTAAACATATTGATTTGAAAAGAAATTTATATATTAATAAATGAATAAAACTACACATAAAAATTATTCCAATCACAGTTAATAATGTAAAACGCGGGTCAATATCTTTAATATCACCATGTAAATAATGTGTTTTTGCTAACATAGATGCATAAACAAAATGTAATATATAGATAATTATATATGCCAATAAAACATAAATAATATAAATAGTTGTATTAAATACGGATAAAGCGGTTAATTGTTCATTTAATACATTAAATATATCATCCGTATAATTATCTTTAGTACAATTAATTATTTTTTGTGTTGAATAACTTAAAGTATCATTATTTGTAATTATATTATTAAAATATAAATTTATAATACTACTTATTATTTTAAAAATTAGATTAAAAAAATTATATATTGAAATTAATAATACTACTATATATAATATAATACATATAATTGTTAATCCGAGTATAACTTGTCTAAATATTTTAGCAACTTTTGTAAAATTTAATATTATTTTTGTTGTATCGATAATATCTTCATCCTTAAAATTCTTATTTTGTTTATTTAATTTTTCCTTAACTTGATATATATATGCTAATGCTTTTTTTCTTTCCCCTTCGTCTTCTATCTGATTTATTGAATCCTCAAGATTATTAAAATCACGTAATTCTTGAACACCAATTGGTTTATTATTATCAAGTTTATCTAATGCACCTGTTAAAGTTTTTTTCAATCCATGTTTATCTAAAATGCCTGAAATTTCTTTATCTGGTTTTATATTAGCAAGGTCAATATGATTAATATTAGTTTTAATATCAGTTCCTAATTTTAAAATAATATTATTATAAATATTTTCAATATCAATTAATATTTTAATTATTCCATTAATCTCATTATATGTTTCATCATTAAATAAAATTATATTAAATGACTTTTTATATATTTCATCAATATCTTTTCTTGTTTGAGGAATATTATCATAAATTTTTTGACCTGTCCATGTAATTGGAGTTGCTACTTTTGATGCAACATAACCTATTCCTTTTGCAGCTTTAGTATTTCCAACTATTTTAATAGTGTTGCCAAATGCTCTAAAAACTGCCTTACTTTTTTTCCAATCTTTAATAGCTTTGCGAAATTTATCCATAAATGTTTCAAAATCATTTTCCATAAATATTTCTTCAAATGTAATTTTAAACTCAGGAACTTCTTTTATTGCTTCAATTTCTTTATCAAAATTATCTTTATTATAATTTTTTAAATAATCTTCTATTGCAGAAGAATTACCTATATCTAATTTCATATCATCATAAGTAATTTTTAATCCGGTATTTTCTTTTTTATTAGTAGTTTTAATAGCGTCTTCATAAACTGAAGATTTTAAATCAATTAAATCGTCTAAATTAAAAGCTTCATAATTATATATTTTTTTTAATTTTTTATTAATATAATAATACAACAAAAGTATATATTTTACATAATTATTTTTAGAATTATCTATAGCAGTATCTTCAAGATTAAAATTTATTTTAAAATAAATTTTAAAATCATTATTAATGAAAGCTCTAAATATTATTTTAAGTGATTTTCTTTCTGTTGCAAATGAATTATAATAATTTTCAAAATTATAAATAAATTTAGATAATAATAAAAATTTATTCATAAATTTAAATAAAATATTATATTCAATAATTTCATCTGCTTTAGTTTTTTGTTCATTTATTAATGATTTTTCTTTTTCTTCATCTAATTTTCTTAAATTATTAGTTGATGGTTCGAAATAACGTTTCTTAAAATCTATTATTTTATCATATAATTCTTTGTATAATGTAAAAAGAACAAAATAAATAGTTTTAAGTTTTTTATAATTTATTTTTTCTTTACCTTCATATTTAAATTCATTATCCTTTTTAATTTGTGTTTCAGTATATTTTAAAAATTTTGCATTAGCTAGTTTTTGTTTTTTCGTTTCTTCTGCAATTAATTCATTTATATATTTTTTCTTTTCATCTTCAGATATTATTTGTGAATATGGACGTTTAGTTGAAAATGGTTTATTTAATATATTTGTTTCAATATACGTATTATTAATAGTTATAGGATCATTATTAGTATTATAATATTTTTTATAATCTTTTTCTAACTTTTTCTGTTTAGCCTTAAATAATTCTTCAATTTCTTCATTTGTTTTTGGTTTAACTTCAGTTTTAACTAAACATGAATTTAAATCAATAAAAATTTTTTTATATATTGAAAGATTATAAATAGGTTCATTATAAAATTCATCTTTTAAAATTTCTATAACTTTAACATAATTATCTTTAATTGCATCATATGCTTCCTTTCTTTTATCATCCGCCATTATCTATTATAATAATTTTTAATAAAATAATATAATATGATACAAAACATTACAATTCCTATTAATAAATAATAATAATAGACACAAATCATTTTATATTTGCAAATATTATATATATCAACAATTATTTTTTGTATATTTGAATTAATATTATAAAAATCATTATATACAACATTATATATATCTTTATTATTATTAAAAGCACGTTTCATTTCATTCTCGAATGATAAATTGCCGGAATTAAATAAAATAGAATCATAATTTAAATTCAAAATTGGATTGATACGAGGTTTAAATCTCAATTTAATTAAATTATATGTTGAAAAGAATTCTTTGGCATCATCTAATAAATTATTATCAATATAATATTTCAATATTGTATATGTAAAAAATACATTTTTTAATTTATCTCTATACAAAATTCCTTTACTGTCTTTCATCGTCTTAAACATATCGACTGTAATATTATTTTGAGCACTATACATTTCATTAATTTGAAAAGTTATATAAGAATATAATTTTTTTTGATTAAAAAGATATTTTAAATCATTGCAATTGCCATAAACGAAATAATCATCAAATTTATCTTTTTTATATAAATAGTTGCATATTTTTTGGTCATTAATAAATTGCATATTAATATTGCTATAAATTAATTCAATTAAACTATTAGTTCTTCTAGCTAAAATATTTAGATTATTAAAATTATAAATAAAATAAATAATACCGCTAATTATAACAAAAGCAATGAATGGTATAAATAAATTAAATTCAAGATATAATTCTTTTAAATTAACGGTAAAATAGAAATAATATGCGATACATATAATAATCATAGAAATAATAATAAAATAAATAAAGTTTATATCAAATGAAAAATTATCAGTTATATAAATAATATTTCTTATTTGATTAAATTCGGGTATATCATTTAAACGTAATTGTGATTTAAATAAAGTACTAATATATGCATTACTAGAATAATAATTATATTGATAAATATCTTTAATAATCCAAAAGAAACATATGAAAAATATTAATAATAGCAAATAATAATAAATTTTATATATCCATGTACATTTCATCAGAGATAGTCCTGAACCATCTTCTGCCATTCCTGCTGCATGGTCTGATGATTTTGCATTAATAGCAGTTATGATATTATTAAGAAAATCTATTTTTTCTTTTAAATATTTATTAATAATTATATCATTTAATGGTTTAATTACATAATATAAATCTTGTAATTTCATTAATATCTAATTTATAATGATTTAATTATCCATAAAAATATAAATATTATAATTGGATAACTTATTCGAACGATAAATTCTTGAATAGATGATAATATATTATCGGATAAATATTGATTTATATAATGATTTCCAATTTTTTCTATAGATATACCTAAAACAATGACAAGTGATAATAATACTAATTTGAATACATCATTACGGGATAATGCCATTCTATCCCAAAATGAATATTCCGGATTTCTATTTTGTTGCATTTGTTGTTTTTTAATTATTTGTGGTTGTGATTGGTTCATATAATAATTATTATTATTCATTGGTTGTATTTGCATTTGTTGTTGTGGTTGCATTTGCATTTGTGGTTGTTGCTGTTGTTGCATTTGTGGTTGTTGCTGTTGTTGCATTTGAGGTTGCTGCTGTTGTTGCATTTGAGGTTGCTGCTGTTGTTGATATTCAATCATATCATCTGATTGTTTATCATCAATTATTTCATTTCCGTTATAAGAATAAGCAATATTTAATTCTGTCATTTCTATTCATTAAAAATATTTAATTTTTAATATCTTATAATTAAAAGAGAAAGGAAAAAATAATGGGATATTATCATAATATATTAAAATTATTTTCATTAGGATTAACAATTGCTATATTATTTATAGTTATTTATGGTTGTCAATTTAGAAAATATAGAAATATTGAACGATTTTCAAATGAAGAAGAAGAACCAACCGAAACAACATCATCACCTGAAAAATTTGAAACAAATAAAACTGAAACAGCAAAAGAAGCAATATTAGAAGGATTTGAAAGTAAAATATTAAATGGTTTAAATGATGGTTCGATAACAACTAAAGAAATGGAAAAATTAATTGAAAATGGAACTTTTACAAGAAAGAATTTAGAAAATATTATACAATATATTGATAATTTTAAGGAACATTTAAGATTATAATTTTTTTAATAATTATTAATAATTAAATTTTTGTTCCATTTTTTTATAAATATTAATATTATCACGTGAATAATTTTCATTAACATCATCTTCAATATCATCTTCATCATCGTCATCTTCATTAATTATTTCTTGTTCATCGTTAGTATATTTATAATTATTAAAATTAGTTGTATAATTTGGATTTAAGATAGAGTTAAATGTTTCAATTTGTTTAAAAGATGGTTCATAATAATAAACAGCTAATGTAATATTATGATTGACGCCTTTGAAATCATATAATAATCGATTTGCCGTTTCAAATCTTATACTTAATTGAGATAATTTTCCAATAGGATGAAATTCACGAATTGGAATTTTAGTAATATATAATTTTTCATCATTAAAACCTAAACTATTTGTTCGAAATTTAGCAATACCTAAATTATTATTAGTATATGCTAACGAACCAAATGAATGTTCTTCTATTTCTTTTGACCTCATTAAAATATATTTTTCACCAGTAAAACATACCATACCTGGACTAATAATATAATAAGGTTTATTTATGTTTAAAATATTATCATTTTTAAAGCTAAAATATAATTTATTAAATTTACTAACATAAGTATAATTAATATTATGTAATTCTTTTTTTGTTAATAAATTAAATCCTAATGTTTCTGCAATAGTGCTATCGCCCATATTTAATATAAATGGATGAGATGATATAAATTCCATTATATCTGTGATTTCTGTTGGGTCAGATAAACCTGCCGCTTCAAATGTTATAGTATTAGTAGTTTTATTTTCATAATAATCTTTAATAAATTTTTTAATAGTTTCATTAAATTCATCAATGAATAAAGGTAATGTATAATCACCAATAGTTAATTTTAATTCAATAAAAACATTATTATATGTCGGGTCTTTATTATTATTTTCATTATTATTTATAAATTCATTAATAAAATCATTAAAATCTTTATTTTTATCATAATGAATATAAATATAAAAACTATTATTATATTTATCAACTGAATACATTGTTCTAGGAATACTTGAATCAATAATATCAAATCCAATTACATTTTTAAAAGGAACATTAAAATTAACGACATAATCACTAGGGTCGGGATATATATTAAAATCTCTATTTCTACTATCAATTAAAATTACACAAGTTTGTTTAATACTATTATTTTTAAGATGATAAATATCTTCAATTGACATTTATTTTTTTATATTATTTATAAATAATAATTTTGTTTTATAATAATAAACTTATAATATCAGTGATAAAATATATATAAAATATTCACTCATCATTATCTGAAAATGTTGATAATTTTATTCAAAATCTTAATAAAAATGATTTAAGGAAACTTAAAAGAAATCCTTAAATAAAATTTAAGAATCACTATGAACCATAAAACATAAAGAATTAGATGGTCTATTTTTTTTAAGTTTTTTTTTTAAAATATTCAAAATATTTTTTTGTAATGATGATAAAAATCCTGAATGATTAATAAGAAAATCGGTGATAACATCATCATTATAGGGAAATGTATAGATTTTTTGAAATTCGCAAAAATTATACATAATAATAGTCTTAAATATTATATAACAAAATATATGACTTTCTTCATACCAAATACCATTTGGCATTTTTTTTTGCAAATTTAATAATTGTTGAGTTTTATATAAGGAGTATTTTAATTCGTCCTTAAATAGATTATAAAAATCAGCATTAGTTTCCAAACTAATTTGATATAGATGATAGATAGTTGCGCAAAATTCAACAATAGTTTCATTAGGGTCAATATTGGCTAAAGGTGAGATATTGAAGAATTGTTTTAATTTATCAATATTTGATTTTTTAAAATTTGAATGAATTAATGTAATATGATGTATAATCTCATGAATAATAACTTTTCCAAATTCTTCTTTTCTTACAATATATATATCAACGGATGGAACATCTACAGAACGATTTAAATATGTTAAACCTGAATTACAATTTTCTGCTTTTAAACTAGTAGAATTAAATGTTTTCTTTAGAGGTGATAACATTAAATGAATGTTAAAAGTTTTATTAATATGTTTAGTAATTTTATATGCTCGTTTAATAATAATATTAATATAATTTAAATCAATATCTTTATTAACATCTTTATTTTTGTCAATTAGAATATTAATATTAATATTCTTAAATGTAATAGTTTTGATATCATTTAATGTATCAAGATAATATTTTAATTTATCATATTTAAAATAATCATTAACTCTGGATTTTGTTTTCTCAATCATCTATTATATCATTAAAAAATTGTTTTAGTTCTTTAATAATATGTATTAAATATTTAGGGTCTTTAAGTTTATTTGCAATTTGTAATAAAATAGATGATTTAATTCTATAATCATTTGAAATATTTATATTAGGTTCGGCTATTGCTTTATCATCCCAATAATTACCTCTTATAATGAATGAATTAATAACATTTGAACGCAATTCATTTTTTAAATACGTTTGTTTATCATCAATAATGATAGTATTATTATTATTATATTTCCATATATTTTTACCGCAATAAGAAAATTTATTTTTTATTAATTCATAAATAACTTTTGAAACATCATAATGAGAACCATTGGAACAAATACATATATCTATGTATTCGCTCAATGAATTATTATTATTCATTTTTATATTTAAAAATATAAATATTTATAGTTTTAAATACAAAAATATGTTTGAAAATCCTTATAAAATTTTAAATATAGATGATAATGTATCTGTTGAAGAAGTTAAAAAAGCTTATAGAAAAATAGCTTTAAAATCGCATCCAGATAAATTAAATAATATTATAGATATTGAAGAAAAGAAAATTAAGATTAAAGAATTTACTGATGCAACAAATGCTTATAATCAGATATTAAATAATGAAGATATTGATATCAATGTTAATTATAATAATTGGGAAGAAACTTTTGATTATATAATAAATAGTCAATTGTTTAAAGAATTTATAAATGTAATGATGAAAAATAATAAGATTATTACTCATTCATTTAATTTAGATATTACTTATTCTGAATATTTCAGTAAAAATAAAAAAAAAATAAGAATATTTTTAAGAGATTGTATCGAACCTATTTTTATTGATTTAGATTGTAAAAAATATCCAAAAATAGTTATTACTCATATTGATGATAATGATAATGAACATGAAATTATATTTAATTTATCAATTATTAATAATAATAATAATTATTATCATATTATTAATAAAGACGGTAGTATTGATATTATTCATGATATGTTAATATCAACTCCTGAATATATAACAGGGAATATTAGAGAACATGTATATTTGAATAGAGATATATTATTAATTAAAATTGAACCATTTTCAAATAATTTTATTATAAATGATTTAGGCATTAATAAGGGTAAATTTATATGTAATTTTATTTATATTCCTATTACAAAAAAAGATTGGAATAAAATTAATGATGATGATAAAAATGCAATAATAAGAATTTTTAATTTAATTAAAAATTGATATAAAGATTTATTATTATATAGAAATATAAAATATAATGCCTCCTGTTGCAAAAAAAACTACATCAGAAACTGCAAAAAGTAGTGAAGCGCCAAAATCCGAAGTTGCTAGTGCCACCGCAAAACCGGCGACTGCATCTAAAACTGAAATTAAACCTAAGGTTGAAGCGCCTCCACCGGCTGAAGTTCCTGCTGAAGCTGCTGCCACACCTGCTAAAAAAACTCGTGCTAAATCAACTGCTACTCCTGTTGTAGTTGCAAAAGTTGATGAAAACGGGTCATCTCCACCTCCTCAATCAGATGAAGTAGTATCTGATGATAAAACTGTAGATGCGGAGAATGTAGTTCAGGTTCTAGCTGATAAGATTGTAAGTCTTGCTGCATTAGTCAAGGATATTCAAAGTTCATTAAAACCAGTTCTAAAAGAACATGATAAACTTCGTAAAATTGTTGAACGTATTCAAAAGAAACGTGATAATGCTCGTAAATCTCCATCTGGTTTTGCCAAACCAAATAAAATTTCAGATGAACTCTGTGATTTTATTGGCGTCCCTCATGGAACTGAAAAATCACGAACTGATATTACACGATATATCAATGCTTATGTTAAAGAACATAATCTAAATAAACCAACTAATCGTCGTATTATTCTACCTGATGACAAACTTAAGAATATTCTTAAAATTAATAATGATGAGGAAGTTACATTCTTCATTCTCCAACGTCTAATTTCTCATCATTTTCCGGTTGCAGGTTCTAAAGTAGTACCTGTTCCTGCTTCTTCCACTCCAGCTCCTTCTTCCGTTCCTGCTTAAAAATCTTTTCTTTCTTTTTCTTATTACTTATAATATTCATTGCGAATATTTATAAATAATATTAATTAATATTAGTTATGATATTTACTAATTCTGAATGTAATTTATGGAGAAATAATAAAAATATAAATCCTAAAACAAAAAGGACGATTAAAGAAACATCAGTTATTTATAAACAATTATTGAAAACATGTGAAAATAAAACTGATATTTATAAAATAGTAAATGATTTTTGTATTTCAAATAAACTAAAATCAGATTTAAAAATAAATAAAAAAGATAAAGAAATATATGATAAAATTAATGAATTATGTAAAATAAAAAAGAGAAACTTAAGTCCATTATTATCATCATCATCAGTTATAAGTTCTCATAAAAGTCCTATTATAAAAAAACAAAAATCAATATTAAAATCAAATTTAATATTAACGTCAAAATCAATATTAATAAATATTAATGATATTAATAAAAAAAATAAAATATTATTAAATTATTTTAGTAAGTTTAATAAAAATAATTGTTTAGAATTAACTGATAAATCTAATCAATATTTATTATCTAAAGATATTTTATTATATAGACAAATTGGTTCAAAAAGTGTTTTTGGAGTTGTTTATAAATCTAAGATTATTAATGATAAATTTAAAGATATTCCTAAATTTGTATCTAAAATACAATTATTAACTAAAGAATTTAAACAAGAATTAAGCATATTTGAAAAATTATCGAAATATGCAATTAAAAATAATATATGTCATTTTCCAATATTATATGCTAGTTCAATTTGTAATAATATTATAAGAAATAATAATTATCCTGAATTATTAGCAAAAGCCAAAAATAATTATAAAAATTATTCAATTATTTTATATGAATTAGCTAATGGAGATTTACAATCATTTATTTATAAATCTGAATTAACATCTAAAATATGGAAAAATATATATGAACAAATATTTATGTCCATTTTATTATTTCATAGTTTAAATTTATTTCATGGCGATTGTCATAATGGTAATTTCTTATATACAAAAATAAAATCGGGTGGATGTTTTCATTATAAAATCAATGGTATAAATTATTATATTGAAAACATTGGTTATAAATGGATGATATGGGATTATGGAAATACTCGTAAATTATCAGAATTAACAAAAATAACTTTTTTTAATGATTATAGATTTATTAATTTATTTTTTAGAAAATTTGATAAAGTTATGAATGAAAGTAAAGAATTTAAAAATAATGATTTTTATTCAGAAAAAAAAGCAGGATATTTAGATGAAAAAACTATTGTTCCAAGTGATATTAAAAAACTTCAAGATTATTTATGGCAACATTTAGGCGGTTTAAATGATAAATATTTAATTAATTTAATATTTAATCAAAATAAAACTGAATATGAATGGTTCAAATATTTTATAGATAATAATATCCTATTTTCAAAAGTTCCAATTGGAACTATTATATCAACAACTATTATTAATATTAAATAATTATCTCAATTATCTCAAAATAATATCTCTATTACCTTTATAAAATATGATATCCGTCTCAGTCCAATATTTCTTATAAAATTCATTATACATTATATCTGATTTATATTCTAGATGACCATTAATCATATTATTTGCAACATCATTATTTTCAACTAATTTAACAAAATCCGTATTTTTATAATAAGGAATTAAACATCCAATATTCCATTTATTTCTAATTACTAAATCAGACATAAATATTTCTTTTAACATTACAGTATCCCATAATGTTTTATAATGATTAGTTAAACTGAATATTTGCCATCTGATTAAATATTCTAATGTTTCTTTTTCTAAACTAAAAATAAATGATTGAACATGTGGATGAAAATCTTTATTTATAGAACTTCCAAATAATTTTACATTATCTTTTAAACCACTAATAAAAAAATCTGTCCATTTACCTTTATAATTTTCAGGTAAATATGGACCGGCTGCTGAAGAATTTATGCAAATATAATTATCATAATTTTTATAGAAATCATCAATTAAAAGTCCATAACTCCAGCCGCCAAAATCAAAACCTACATTTTCCCTATTTTTATAAATAACATAATCGGGCAAATTATCAATTTTATAATTCAAATCATTACATATAATCATAAAATCAATATTATCATCCTTGAAAATAGCTTTTTCGATAAAATCTTTAACTCTCTCATTGTATTTATGAAATACGTATAATACTAATGTTTTCATTAATATTAATAAAAATAATTATCTTTTTTTTATATATAAAATAATTATCTCAAAATAATATCTCGATTACCTTTATAAAATATGATATCCGTTTCAGTCCAATATTTCTTATAAAACTCATTACACATTAAATCTGATTTAAATTCTATATGACCATTAATCATATTATTTGCAACATCATCATTTTCAACTAATTTAACAAAATCCATATTTTTATAATAAGGAATTAAACATCCTATATTCCATTTATGTCTAATTATTAAATCTGACATAAATATTTCTTTTAACATTATTGTATCCCATGCTGTTTTATAATGATTTGTTAAACTGAATATTTTCCATGTTATTAAATATTCTAATGTTTCTTTTTCTAAACTAAATATATATGTTTGAATATGAGGATGGAAATGATAACATACAGTGCTACCAAATAATTTTACATTATCTTTTAAACCATTAATAAAAATATCAGTCCATTTACCTTTATAATTTTCCGGTAAATATGGACCAACAACTGAAGAATTAACGCAAATATAATTATCATAATTTTTATAGAAATCATCAATTAAAAGTCCATAACTCCAGCCGCCAAAATCAAAACCTACATTTTCTCTATTTTTATAGATAACATAATGAGGCAAATTTTCAATTTTATAATTCAAATCATTACATACAATCATAAAATCAATATTATCATCTTTAAAAATAGCTTTTTCAATAAAAGCTTTAACTCTCTCATTATATTCATGAAATACGTATAATACTAATGTTTTCATTAATATTAATAAAAATAAGTATCTTTTTTTTATATATGATTATTTTTTCATAATAAACCATCTATTAATTCCTTGTGTTTCATGATAAATATACTCCGAATTAAAATATTTAGAAATTTCTAATAATAAATCATCACTATAAACATAATGATGAAGACATCTATTATTAACATTATCTAAACTTCTTTTTGTAAATTGTTCAAAATTTCCTGCAAGTGGATCAAATCTTAAATCATGATTTCTTAAAATTTCGGCTAATGTTGATAAATCATCTTCACCAACATTTTTTTCATATTGAGATACTAATGTTTCAAATTTAGTGTATTCTCTTTTATGGTCAAAACAACATGATTTTTCAGGAACAACAATAATAACATAACCATCTTTTTTAGTAATTCTTAACCATTCTTTAATTGCTTTTAAAGGATTTGCAATATGTTCTAAAGTATGAGATGAAAATACAAAATCATATTGATTATCATTAACATCTGAAATATTAACTGCATCATTTATAATAACTTTACCAATTTTATTTTGATAATATCTGTATTCACTTGTTTCATGATTAGACCAAATTGTATTTTTTGAAAAAATTATATTATCAATAATATTAGCATTTTTATATATTGTTTGTGCAGTATCCGATGGTCCTCCAATCTCAACACCATTTTTATTTCCAATTATTTCTTCCAAAACTTTATCAAGCATTTTTTTAAATAATAATATTAGATAACCTTTAAATCTAATAAAAATTAGTGTCAATACCAATGCCATTTCCGTTACCATTGCCTGGCATTACAGCACCTGCAACTGCACCTACACCTGATGCAGCAGCAACAGGTTTAAATAATAATGTCATAATGAGCCAACCCCAAGATGATAATAATAGAATTATACATACAATTATTATTACCCAACCAATAATATTAGTATAACTATTAGAAACAAAATTATTTGGATTTTTCGGGTCATAATATATATCAATATTTTGTCCTTTATTAACAAGTCCTGTTGAACTAGAAACCGAATATTCAATATCATTAACTTTATATGTAATTGTTGCAACACATGATTTATCTTTTTTTGTTTTAGTGCAGTCAGCTTCTTTAACTGTTCCAATTGTTTTTGCAGTTTTACTAGCATCCAGATTTTTAACCCAAAAACCTACATATATACCAATAGAACATATAATTGTAGCCATCACAGTTGAAAATATTGAATATGCTATTCCAATTGACGCTGTTGCATCATATACAGGTTGCATAGTTTTCATAGTATCTCCAATCATCCCTGTATAATTTGTTTGCTGTTGCTGTTGTTGTGGTTGTGGTTGCATTTGCTGTTGATATTGTTGATATTGATATGGTTGTTGTTGATATTGATATGGTTGTTGTTGATATGGTTGTTGTGCTTGATATTGTTGTTGTATAAAATTACCTCCTTTACTTTTTCTAGCCATTATAATAATTATAAATATTTAAATTATATAGATAAATAAATTGATTTTATTAATAAAAAAATCCAAAATGAATTTCCAATATAGCACCACATACTTCCCCATGTTTTATATTTATAATAATAATAAAATGAAATTGTTAATGTTATTATTATAAATAATGTTGATATATAATTTTTATTTCTGATTGGTGGATATATCCATAATAATAATCCGCTTATCAATAATGGAATAGGTAAATCAGCCCATAACCATTTCAAATGTCCATTTTCTCCTTTTTCCATATGAAATTTTTTATTTTCAAAATTATGATTAAATGCAATAATTGTTAATATAAATATAAATATATATGAAAATAACTGTTCTTTATTTTTGAGATTATTATTTGAAATCAATAATACTTGTAATAATAATATGAAAGCTCCTGTTATACTTAAATAATGAACTAATTCATTATTATTAATATTTTTCCATGTAAAATATTCCATCAATTGTATCAATGAAACAGTATATACTAATAATATTGATCTAATTGGAATTTTGTTTAATGATAAAACAATTATTGCAGCAATTGTTCCATATATAAAAGTATTGAGAGAAACTTCCGCATTCCAACACATCTTATATATATAATAATAACAAAAAGTTATTTAAGAAACCATAATACATTTCATATTATAAATTCTTAGTAAATATTCAGTTCCATAAGAACTTGTTAAGAAGTCTACAATAAATTTAATATCAAATCTACAATTATAATTATATTTCATAATATTTATAATTTCAATACAATGTGCATAAATACATTCTTTTGGCACTTCTTGCAGATAAAACTCAATAAACTTTTTATGTAATTCATCAAATGTTATATTTGGATTTTCAAATGAATAAATAATAATAAATAATTCACTTATACTTTCATACATTTTATTATTTCTTAAAGATAATTTTGAAAAATCAAGCATAAGTTCCATTTTTGATGAAAAAATAAATAAATATTCATAATCATTTTTTTATAATGACAAAAATATTTTATTGTCATATATCTCAAGTTGATTTTCAAACCATGATGCAATTCATATTATAAACTTCCTGCAAATATTCAGTTCCGTGCTTGCTAAGTATGAATTCAATAATAAGTCGTTCGTCAAATTCATTGCTATTGTCATAATGATTTCGGTTTGTTATATCAAGTATCAAATACCAATATGACTCGTGAAACATATCATAGATTGCATCTAAATGTCTTTGAATTAAATCATTTGTCGCATCTTGAAAATAGAACTCAATCAATTTTTGCTGCAATTCCTCAAAAGTAATATTTGAGGTTGCGTTGAAATAAAGATAAAGAAATAAATCTTTAATCGTTTCGCATTCTGAAATAGTATTTGTTGAATTTTGAATAATTTCTGGCATTGCTGGAACTTCAGGAATAATCAAATCATTCAATGATAGCAAAGAAAAATCAGGCATTATCATTTTTAGAAAAAGATAATAAAAAATTATTATCTTAATATCATTTTTTATAATAATTACTTTTATTTTTTACACATTTATAAAACGTTGATAAATGTCTTTCAAATAGTCATTGCCAATTGAAATGAATTTAATAAGTGCTTTTAAATTGAATTCATCAATATCCGAATACCTGAAACCATGGTGAATGTAATCAATAACTGATTCATGTAAATCGTCATAAATTGCATCTAAATGTCTTGAAATTAAATCATTTGTCGCATCTTGTAAATAAAACTCAATCAATTTTTGCTGCAATTCTTCAAAAGTAATATTTGAATTTGAATAAAGATAAAGAAATAAATCTTTAATCGTTTCGCATTCTGAAATAGTATTTGTCGAATTTTGAATAATTTCTGGCATTTCTGGAACTTCTGGAATAATCAAATCATTCAATGATAGCAACGAAAAATCAGGCATTATCATTTTTATAGAAAAAGATGAAAATCTATAATTATTATTAAATCATTTTTTATTATTTTTACTATAATTCATTATAATATATTTAAAGATAATTTATGACTTTCTTTAAATCCTTTTTAATTTAAAATTAAAGGAATATTATAAAATAAGAAAATCCATAATAATATTAAAATAATTACATATATGATTATTTTGATTAGTGTTTGATTTTTAGTTATATCAAAAATATCAATATTTTCAGGAGTAGCTTTATTATAATATACTTTAACTTTTTTACCTATTTTATAATGAATTGTTAAAATTTTAGCATTATATTTTATACCATCTATAAAATATTCGACATTACTATAACATAAATTATTTTTAGTTTTTTCATTAGAATCCATATCATAACAATCATCTTGACTTTTTATTGTTCCGATTGTGTAATCTTCATAATCTTCATATTTATATAAATTATTATAATTATCAAAGATATTTATATAACATCTATATGAAATAATTAAAGTTATAAGAATAGCATAAATTAAAAATATATATTTATTATAATTACTTGAAAATAAAATAACAATTAATAAAAATATCCATAATAATATTATGAAAATAATTAATAAACTTATATATATGTATGCATAAATATGTATATTTCCATAAGCAAATGCATCATTTAGATTATCAGGATTATATCTAACTTTTATTTTATCACCTATTTTTAAATTATTTGGTATTTTGTTTAATGCTAAATATTTAGTATTATTAACTGTATATTCTATATCTGCATCACATTCAGTATCATAACAATTAATAGTTTTAATTGTTCCAATTGTTTCTATTCTATAATTATAAATTCTTATAATTGTCAATTCTGAATAAATATACATAATACAAAAAAATGTTCCATAACCTACAGCCAATAATGCATATATATATGATATTATTTTACTATAATTCATTATAATATATTTAAAGATAATTTATGACTTTCCTTAAATCATTTTAATTTAATAATGTTCCATAATTCTAAGCATATTATTAATATTTGTTCGCATATCTCTAAGTACTGATATTATTTCATTATCAATAGTTCTTTTAAAATTTAAATTTACTTCTATTTCGGGTGGCATATCCATTTCAGTTAACGCTAATATTGAAAAATCATCCATTATTATTTTTAATAATTATAATAAAAATTGATTTAATAATTATATATTTATGATTACTTAAATACGAATGAATTCTTTAATTATTGCTGATATTCTAAATAATTATAATCATAAACCATATTATAATACAGATAATTATTATATATCTATAAATGATGATAGGATTGGTAGAATTGTATCATTTAAATTATATGAAAAAGATGATGAAATATTTGCAGATTTTAATGAAGCTAATAAAATACAACCATTAAATACAAAAAAACATAAAACTAAAGTTATTACATCATTTGAAGATTTCAAAAACAAATGGAAAGAATATTATAATTATAATTATTAAAAAATTGATTATTTTTTATTTTTATTATAATCAAACTAAAAATGATTAATACCATATTACTTATTATAATATTGGTGGTTGTTTGTCTTTCATATAATCATCAACTAAGAAAAGATAAATTAAAAAAAAATAAAAATCAAACAGAAATAAATAATAAATATCAAAAAGCATATAATCAATATATTCCATATCATACAAACGGTTCTTTCAATTCCGATGAAGATAAAAAAGTTGAATTATTAAGAATTCTAAATATTGATAAAAATTATGATTTAATTGATGAACTTATGGGTGGCATATGGTATTCAACATTATTAAAAGAGGTTGATAATATCCTTAAAAAAGATATTTAAAGATTATTTATGAATGTCCTTAAATATCTTTTTTGGTTTTTAGAGATTAGCAATAATAGTTTTACAATTATTATATTTAGTAATTTCCTCTTTTAGAGTTATTCTTTTCAATTTCCATTCATCATTCTCAATCAATAGTTTTTTATCAGTAATTTCAAATAATTCTAAATTTTTTAAAATATATCTCTTAAAATTAAATTCGCATTTTTGTTCAAAATTACTTAATTCTATTTTAGATAAATTATATTTTAAATCATCAATTGATTTTTGAAACCATATATCAATATGTTGTAATTCGTTATTAATAATATTGATATATTCACCAATGATATATATACGAAATACATTAAATCTTTCTAATTTTAAAATATTATCTTTTTTAAAGATATTATCTATTTTTTCAGAAATGCTAGTTCTAATAATTCTTTTATGGTTAGTATAATTATCAATAACTTTTTTAATAGCTTTATCACAATTTGCATAATCATGCAAATATTCAGAATCATGTAATTTTTTATAATTAGTTAATTCAGTTAAATTAAGATTAAATTTAATATGTCTATAAACATCTGTTATTTCTAAATCTTCTTTTCCTAATTCTTCATATTCTTTTTGAAGTTTTAAGATTTTATTATCAGCTGTTGTAATAGCTTTACCTTTCCAATTAAGTTTAATGAAAGTATCATACATAACATCAACTGATTTTAACAAATTATCAATAGTAATTTTAGAGATAATTTCATCTTCAATTGTTTTATCGTTAATATATTTGAGTATATTATCAGCAAACCATTTATTCTCATCAATTTTCTTATTATTACTTAATCCAATTATATTATGAATATTTAAGTTATTGATTTCATCACTTTTCATTATAATTCTATTTATGAATGTTTCCATATCATCATCATGCAATAAATCAACCATTGATAATGCTATAATACAATCTTTCGTTTTCTTTGCATCAATAATAAGTCCTAATGCCTGATTAGAAGTTAATCGAGGAGTACTTGCAGGAATAACACAAATAATTAATGTATTTGCTTGAATTATATATTTATTAACAATTGCTTTACTTTTTTGGCGCAATTCATCAGGATATTCAATAATTCCTGGTAAATCATAATAGGTGCTTGTGATAACATTAGAATTTGAAAATAATATATGTAATTCATCTTCAATAATATCATCAATATTAGTCATAATTTTTATTACATTATCAAGAATATCTTCTTTATTTGTAATAGTAATAATAGAACCTTTAAAAGTTATTTGATATTTTTCTGTTTGAGAATTAACTAATTGTATTTTAATTGGGCATTTTGTGCATCGTTTCTTATTTATAGGAAATATATCACATTTTAGAATATTTGAAATAAGTGATGATTTACCACTACTTTCATTACCAATAATAGTAATAATAGGTAGTCTAAAATCATCCATAGGAATATCCATTTTTTTAATATTATTATGAAAAACACCAAATGTTGAATTATTCATTTTATCAAAAATATTAGAGCCTTTAAAGAATTCATAATTCTTTGCCGCATCCATAGTTTTCTTGAAAAATTGCATTAATAATAATTTAATAATAATAATATTAATATGAACAAATCATTTTTTTATAAAATGAAAAAACAAAAATAAATACTATTTTCTATCACTTGTTAATGTAGTTCTTTTATCTTTTGAACCATCTTTATTAACAAATTGAGGCATTGAATATCTATTATCAACTGTGCCATCTTTTTTAGTGGGCATTTTCAAATCGGTTGTTCTTCTTAAAGTAGTTTTCTGAGGCATTTTTAATAATAATTTAATTATTAACATTTATATCATTTTTTTTATAAAATGAAAAAATAAATAAAATAGAAATGAATAGAAAAGTAATTAAAAATTGATAATATTTATATTATCAAACTTTTCAAAAAGACATCATGGATTATAGACATTTGAACCCGTTTTTTAGTGAAAATGATGTTATTGATGGTAATAGAGAAAAATATTTAAACACGATTGATGATTATACAGGAAATATTAAGAAATCTATGAATATTTATGATTATCTAATTGAAAATGAAAAAGACATTACAAAACAAAAAGAATATTTGAAATATAAAAATATATTATCTGATTTATATTTGGATATGCAATTTAGAGAATTCTATAAAAATCATAAAAATTATGGCAGCTTATGCTAAAAAACTATTTAAAGACATCCATAAATAATCTTTAAATATCTTTAATGTTATATCAGCTTTATATTTGGATATCAGTTAGAACAGGAATAATTATAATAAAAATTTATTTTTTATTTTTAATTTATAATATTTTACCTATTATTGATATAACACCAGTGAAAATAGTTTCATTTATATTATTAGTTTCAATAACTCTTCTTTTCTGATATAATCAAAAAGATATTTAAAGATTATTTATGAATGTCTTTAAATATCTTTTATTTGTTTCGCAATTAAAAAATGATTATTTTTAATATATTAAAATTAAAATGATTAATATTTTTCTTATTATTATTATTATTATTATAATAACATTAGTTTATTATTATTATAAATTAGAAAATATAAAAACCCAAAAAGAAATTGAATATAATAAATTATATAATAAATATATTCCTTATCATATAAATGGTTCTTTTAATTCAAATGAAGATAAAAAAGTAGAATTATTTAGAGTTTTAAATGAAAATATGAAAATTTATGATTATTTATATAATAATGAAAAAGACATTACAAAACAAAAAGAATATTTGAAATATAAAAATATATTATCTGATTTATATTTGGATATGCAATTTAGAGAATTATATAAAAATCCTAAAAATTATGACAGCTTATGCTAAAAAAGCTATTTAAAGACATCCATAAATAATCTTTAAATATCTTTTAAATATTATATCATCTTTATATTTGGATATCAGTTAGAACAGGAATAATTATAATAAAAATTTATTTTTTTATTTATAATATATATTATCTATTATCGATATAACACCAGTGAAAATAGTTTCATTTATATTATTAGTTTCAATAACTCTTCTTTTCTGATATTTAAATATCTTTTTAAATATTAATGAGTATTATTGCAAATATTAGTAGAAATAATAATGATTATTTAGATGAAGATAATACATATTTAATAATTTATATATTTTTATTAAATTTTGTTTATTATATTATGTATTATTAAAAAAAATATATTTAAGACAATTACAAAATAATCTTTATATATGATTAGAAGATTATTAATAAATACTTTTTTATTATTTAATAGTTATTATTCAGTTGTAACACCATTACCAATAAATAAATATAAACCTATTCGAAATTCTTCATTAAATCTCATTCATAATAATAATAATACTTGTAGAGATTTATTTAATCATAATAGAAATAGTAAAATATCTATTATGCTTAGAAAAAATAATGATTATAATATCAATGTTATGAATTTAATAAATTTAATAAATTTTTATATTTGTATTATAAAAGTTCTGAAATTTATTAATTTATTTTAATTGTTTTTCTGCTATAAACCAATATGGATTTAGCAAACATTTATTTTCTGTAATGTTAAATCCTAAATCTTTGAATTCTTCATTATATCTTTCCAAATTACTATGAATATCTATAATAATTTTATTTATATTTTTTTTTATTCCCCAATTTTCAACAAATTTTATTAAACTCATCCTAACCATTTTAACTTCATCATTAGTTAATAAACTATTTGATTTATAATAATAATTATATTTCCTATTATAAAAATCATTATTAATATCTAGATAATCAATCTTTATAAAACTATCATTATTATCATTATTATTATCATTATTAATAGTAAAATCTAATTTAAATATCCGATTATTATCATCTTCATCTTCAATATGATAATTTAATATACAATTAGACTTCCAACATTTTATATTATGATATTCAACAGAATTGCGAAATTTTATATTATAATCACTATGTTTCAATACAAAATTATTTGAAAATATAACAAATGGTAATATGAATTTATTTATATTAGTGCTTATTCTTAATAAAGATGTCATATCCACTAATGAATTAAATAATTGTATTGTCATGTTTTATTATAAAAAATTATTTATCTTTATTATTTATTATTAAACTATTATTTTTATATATAATTTTCTCTGCTTGTATCCATGCAGGATTTGAATAACATTTATTATCATAATTAGGAACAAAACCTTCACTTTCCAATTCACAATTATATCTTCTCAAATCACTATTAATATCAATAGCAACTTTATTTATATTTTTTTCAATAGCTGTATCATATATAAAATCAAAAACAAATCGTTTAACCTCATTTGATTCTTCTTGTGTTAATAATACTTTATTTTTATCATAATCATATAAATTTTGATGATAAGTAATCGATGTTTTATCATTATAATCATTATTTATAGATAAATGTTTAATTTTTAAAATATCTTTAGTAATATTGAAATCCAATGTAAATATCTTTCGATTATATGAATATTCATTAAAATATAAATGACGTAAACATTTAGATTTCCAACATAAAAAATTATATTTATAATTATCAAAAACTGTTCGTTTAATTAAATATTTATCTGCGTAAATCTGATTTATCGTATTCATCTGATGTGGTAAAGTTTTTAATATTCTTATTGATGTTGTCATTTAATTATCTATAGTTCTTTATCATTCCTTTATATTAATATCGATTTTAATTTCATTTAAAGAATTAAATAAAACCCTTAAATCATCTTTATAAGCTTCTAAATTTCTTTTATTTGTATTTAAATTATCTTGAATAGTTTTTTCAGAAATATTATTAACATCTTTCAAATTATTTATCATAATATTATTTAATTCTTTAACTTTCATTTGTATCAATTCTCTCTGAATTTTTATTAATAAATCTTTCCTGTCATTATCATTCTTATAATCATTATCATTCCTATCATCATTATCATTCGAAATAATATTATTTATTTTTTCATTTATAATATCAATATTATTATCATTATTATAAATATATTCAATTAAACTTTTTATTAAATATTCATTTAATCTTTCTTTATTTGAAATCTTATATTTTCTATAATTCATTAAATCTTTTTCTATATCAATTTCAATATTATTTTCATTATTATCCCGGTTCATTAATATTATTTTTATAAATACACCAAATGCCATTAATATCAATATTGAACCAATTATATATCCAATAGGAGAATGTGTTAATATAATAATAAAACTTCCAATTATTATCTTGAAAATAAATAATAATATAAATCCTGAACCATAATATTTATCTCTATTACAACACATATTATTATAAATTCATTTTACAATTAACAAAAATATCAATTTTTATTTAAAGAAATCTTTATTAAATCCTTAAATATATTTAATTGTTGTTTATAAGTTTGTAAATTTTCTTTAATGTTTTCTTTAGTAACATTAATAATAATGCTATAATATAATTCTTCTTCTTTCTTTCTTATTAAATCTTTTTCAAGTTTTATTATTAACATTTCACGATTTAAATTATTATTTATCTTCAATAATTCATTTATTTTCTCATTTACAATATCAATATTATGCAAATTATTATAAATATAATCAATTATTTTTTCTTGTTCTTCTTTTATATAATATTTTTTAATTTTGATAATAATAATAAATAAAATAAATAATATCATTTATAATTTTTCAAAATTAACAAAAATATCAATTTTTATTTTTTTAAGTCTAATAATATTATTGTAGCTTTTAATTCATATTTATAATCTTCAAGTATTTGTTTCTGATTAATTATTATTATTTTTAATTCTTCCCTTGTAATATTATTATTCTTTTTCAAATTATTCATCATAATATTTTTTAATTCTTTTTCTTTCATTTGTATCAATTTATCTTCGATTTTTATTAATAATTTTTTACGATTTATATTTATATTTATCTTTAATAATTCATTTATTTTTTCATTTATATTATCATTATTGTGTTTTTTATAAATATAATCAATTAATTCTTTTTCCTTCTTTTGAAATAAATTATCCTTATTTCTTTGTATAGATGAAATAACTGATATTATTAATAATGAAATATTTATAAAAATAAAAATATTAATAATATTTTCAAACAAATATTTATTATTTGCAATTAAAGCTATTGAAAATAATATCCATGTTCCAATAAATAAAATGAAGAAATTTATTTTATTATCCATCTCTTTCCATTAATCCTTCTCCATCTTTAACAATCAATTTTTTATTTAATGGGGTATCAATGAAACCCTTAAATAAATTATGGTTATTATTAAAGATATTACTATTGACATAAAATCAATAACTATTTTCATTTAAAGATTTCATTTATATATCCTTAAATCAATTTTTTTTAATATCTGATAATTATAATAGTAGATATAAAACTTTTATTTTATATTATTAATATGTCTTCATCAACTTATATTAATGATGTTTGGTCTCTCTATTTTCATGATCCGTATGATATGAATTGGGATGCCAATAGTTATAAATTTATTACTACAATAAGTAGTGTTGAAGATTTTGTTAATATTTATAAAGCGTTTGAAGATTTATGGCTAAGAGGTATGTTCTTTATTATGAGAGAACATATCATGCCAAGATGGGAAGATGAAAATAATATTAATGGTGGTTGTCTATCTTTTAAAGTTAATAAACAAGATTTTAATGAAAAATTATTTGAAATTTCTTCCTTAATCTTAGGCGAAACAATGGGAAAAACTGATATTACATCTATGAGTATCAATGGATTGTCTATTAGCCCTAAAAAGAATTATCATATTATTCGCATTTGGCTAAAAAATAATGATAGAGTTAATAAAAATTTCTTTAATCTTCATGTTCATCCATATTCGGTTGTTATGTATAAACCTCACAATGAATCAATTTAAGTTTTTTTTATAATTATATAAATATTATTATAATTATATTATAATATGTCTATTATTAATTTTGAAGATTTTATTCGAGGTGAAGAATATAATAAAGTTATGTATGAAGAATATAATTTTATTGAAATATCTAAAAATGATAACAAAAGAATTCTAAAAAGAAATAATTATAAATTACACAAATTAAAAAATATTGATTTTCCTTTCGTATTATTAAAATTAGTTGAAGATTTATTAGATAATATTAATCTTGAAATAACTATTAATGAAACATATACTCATAATAATGTTAATTATTATTGTAGTCTTAAAAGCGATTTAGAACATTATAAATTTATCGAAGATATTTATTATAATCTTGATTTAAAATGCGATGATAATAATAATATTACTGTTGAAACATCTATCGATAAAAAATATAATGAAAATAATATTAATGAAATTGATAAATTTATTTTAAATATATTATTATTTTTTATTGAAAATACTTATACATCATATGTTAAACATGAAATATTTAAAAAAAAATTGAATAGAATTAATCTTCACTCTTTTGTGCTAAACATAACTTAACACTCCCCATTGATGCTATACTATATTGCAATATTATCGGATATGAATTTTTTAAATAAATTTCTACCGTCGAACATAAATTTGTGCATTTTGTAAATATACTCAAATATTTCAAACTAAATATTCCCTGAATTATTTCTTGTGTATTCTCATTACTTTTTATCTGGATATTTTGTGTTTCAGTTGCTAATATAGTCTCCTGACAACAAAATTCACCCTGACAACTTAATATCAGTTTTCCACCAATATTTTTAATCTCAATATATTCTGCCAAATTATGCATATCTCTTATTATCTTCTGCAAATATGCGGATGGCATCGTTATTATTGTATTAAAATCAGCAGGTGGTATATCAACATTCACAACATCTATATCCAACATCGATAATTTATAAGTCGTTTTTACATTCTTCTCATTATTCTCTATTGTAATTCCTAATATATTTGGATCATCTTTATGAATAAATAATGATAATATATCCCCGTTTTGAATTGTTTTTATTAACATATGAAATTTTAACATATTTATTCCAACATATAATTTCTTCATACAATAATAACTCTCGAATTTATCAGCATGCAATTTTAAATGAATTAATACAATATGTGTATTATCCAATGCTACTATTTTCATGCCATTCTCGTCAAATTCTAAATTAACATCCATTAAAATCTCCTTCATTGCATCTATTACAGATTTTATTGTTGATGCCTGTATGGTTTTTATTTCTAATATATAATTATTCTCTGACATTATTTACATAGTAATTAAATTAAAGTCCTTATATATTAAAAAAAAATAATTAAACTAATATTTATCTATATATATTGCTGGTGCATCATCTCCTGCATTTTTATTATTTTTATTATCTTTACTATTTGTTATCATTTTATTTGCAATAACTTGTAAATATTGACCCGTATCCGAATATCCCTTACCATATTTTATTGACTCCTCTAAAAACCAATTTTTACTTTCCTTTTTTTGTGCATATTGTTTTTCTATTATTTCATTCATCTGTGTATAATTATAACTCATTTTCTATTATTATTATTTATTTTTTAACTCTTTTCATTACTTTTTGCATTTCAAAATCATATGCATCACATTTTGTTTTTTGTATTATCAGCAATATCTCATAATTCTGCTAATGTATTTATAATATTCTTTTCATTTTTATTATAAACATCTTCTATTTCATATGCCATCTTTTCAAATGGATGTTCATTCTTATTTGGTATTACATCATTTATACCATTTGGCATTGATGATTTATATATATATATCATCTCTTTTCCATCTTTATCTTTATAAATATAATCATCTAAATCAGGATTAGCTCTTATGAGAACTTCACTATCTCTACGACGTGATACAGTATATTTATTATCCTTCAAATATTTATTTATTTCTTTTTTATTATATCTCTGATATATATGAATACTCTCGTGAATTAATATTCTTATTAAATCATCATCTGGATAATTTATTATTTTTGGTGATAAAAAAATAATATCCATTCTTGTATGTGGAAAACCCTCCTCATATACATGTTCAATTAATGCAAATTTCCATATAAATTTATTATCAAAAAAATTACGTGCTATTTTTGAACAATTATTTAATTTTATTACCTGTTTTTCTGTGAAATTTAAACATCCCTCAATTATTTTATATATATATTCTTCCGATGTTGATACATCTCTTGCATATAAATCATATTTACTCAAATTTCTAATATAATTATCACTATCGGTTTTAATTATATTTGCCGATTCTTCTTTTGATAAATATACATTTGAATTATAATCAATATATTTTTCATTTGATGTATTTGATAATATTATTATTATTATTATTGTCGATGCTTGAATTGTTTTAATTTCTAATATATAATTATTATTAGAACCTTTCTTTTTGTGCATATTGTTTTTCTATTATTTCATTCATCTGTGTATAATTTTAACTCATTTTCTATTATTAATATTTATTTTTTTACTCTTTTCATTACTTTTTGCATTTCAAAATCATATGCATCACATGTTTCCCTTATATCATCCCATTTTGTTTTTGGCTGTTCGATAGTATTATCAATAATTCCCCATAATTCCTCCAATGTTTTTATCATATCATTATTATTTTTATTATATACCATCTCAATTTCATCGATTGTTAAATTAGAAGGTGCTTGTTGTATTAATACATCCATTATAAATATCTATATATCTATATAATTATATATTTTTATATTTAGATATTTTAAATTTACCATATTCTTCTGATATTTCATATGCCATCTTTTCAAAAGGATGTTCATTATCATTCGGAATTACATCATTTATTCCATGCGGCATAGAAGATTTATATATATATATCATCTCTTTTCCATCCCTATCTTTATAAATATATTCATCCAAATCAGGATTAGCACGAATTAATGGCTCACTATCTCTCCTACGTGATACAGAATATCCCTTTTCTCTCAAATAATCATTTATTTCTTTCTTATTATATCTTTGATATATATGAATACTTTCATGAATTAATATCTTTATCAAATTATCATCCGTATAATTTACTATTTTAGGTGATATAAAAACAATATCCATTCTTGTATGTGGAAATCCATCCTCATATATTTCATCAATTAATGCAAATTTCCATCTATATTTATTATCAAAAAAATCTCTTGCTATTTTTGAACATTTATTTAATTTATCAATTTGATTTTCAGTGAAATTTAAACAACCATCTATTATCTTATATATATATTCACTCGAATTTGATACATCTCTTGCATATAAATCAGCAGGACTTAACGATTTAATATAATTATCACTATCGTTTTTAATTATTGTTGCCGTTTCCTCACGAGTTAAATATATATTTGAATTTGCAAAATTTTCTACTTGTCTTGATAATATTACTATTATTATTATTGTTAATATAAATATAAATAATCCAGCTATATATATATATCTAATTTTCATTATTTTACTTATAAATATAAAGATAAATTAATTAAGTTTTCTTCACGTTTCATTATAATATATTTATTTATAAATTCTCTTGTTATTGTAAACGGAAATGTTATCAATTTATCATCCATTTTTATATATCTATGCATATTAATATACGAATAAATATTATTTATATTTCTCTGTAAATTTCTTACTCCTTCCTCCTCCGTTGTCCGATTTATTACATATTCTATATCCTCATCTTTTATTATTATATCATCCATTTTAATATTATATGATATACATATCTCCTTTATTAAAAAATTCTTACACAATTTTATCTTATCACTTAATGAATATTTATCTACCTTTATTATTATCATCCTATCACGCAATATAGGATTAACATTTTCTATATTATTAAATGTGAAAAACATTAATGATTTTGACAAATCTAAACTTATCTCTTCCAAATATTTATCCGAAAAACTATCATTCTGTGTATTATCCGTTATATGTATCAATGTATTAACTATCTCCTCACCATATCTACTTGATGATATTTTATCCAATTCATCGAAAAAAAAGATTGGGTTCATCACTTTTGCCTTTATTATCTCATCAACAATCTTACCATAAGTTGAACCCTCATATGTATATAAATGACCTTTCAAATAACTCGAATCAGATATTCCTCCTAATGGTATAAATGCAAATGGATATTTTAATACCTTTGCAATTCCATCCTTAATCAATTTAGTTTTACCAACTCCCATCGAACCCTGAATACCAATCGCATAGCCTCGTGCATTCGGATTAGCTATAAATTGAGCTAATATTCTTATTATCTGGTCCTTCGTTTCATTATGACCATATATTTTATCATCCAATTCTTTCTTTATATTTGTCAAATAATCTGATATATAATCTTTCCTTATATTAATATTCCTATATAATCCAAGTGGCAATTTAGAAACCGTATTTACATATTTATATAATTTTGAATATTCACTCGAATGTGATGATAATTTATTTAATTCATTTAATTTATTTATAATTACTCTCTTATTGTCATTTGTTGTATTTGATAACAAAAATTTAAATCTCATTGGAACAATTTCATTTGATATATTATCAATGTTTTTTTCAATATTAATAATATTTTCTTGCGTATCAGGCAATAATTTATTAAAATATGTTATTTCATCTCTACTATAATTATCTAAAATTTTGGTGTGATTATCTCTTTTTTTATTTCTACTCATTATAATTATTATTATTATAATTAATTCTTTTCTTAAATACAACATCTATAATAATATGACTTTCCACTATTTTCATTATATCTAATGATTTCAACAATATCACCTTGTTTTAATCCATGCCATTTTGCAATTACATCAGTCTTTAATATTAACGGCATCTGTAATTTACTTTTAATTAAATATCTATTCATTATTATTGTCGCTTCTTCCTGATTTAGTTTTCTATGTGGTGGAACTAATTGATGTTTAGTCGGATTGAATTGTAAGTCATTTAATTGAAAATATTGCAACATTCCCTTCTTTTTCTGTAATACTTTATCAATTAAATTTAATTGAGTTATTGTTGGTGTTGTTAATATATCATTTCCAAATATTAATATTATATTATATTTTCCAAAATATTTATTATCAGTTTTATCATCTTGTACCAATACATCAATATCTATTTTGTTTTTCTTTAATTCTTCAATAATATCCTGTCTTAATTTTTTAGTTAATGCAAATATTATTGCAGTTTTATCTGTATGGAAATAAATAGGTCTTGTTTCATTATAAAACTCTTGCCTATCAATGTCAATTTCATGTTCATTAAATTCATCAATATCCTCATTCCTTAATTCTGATAACATATCTTTTAAATTTTCAATTGCTCTATCAATCTCCATTTTCTTAATATTTATTTCTATCTGTTTATATATCATTTTTTATTTATTTATTTATATCTTATCTATCTTTTTTTGCAATAAGTTCAATAAAAATTCTTTAGATTTATTTTTTATAAATTTATCAGTATATCCTAAATTTTTAATTATACTTTCTAAGTTAGATAAAGTTATGTTTTTTATATCATAAAAAGAATTCTTCATTTCTTGTTTTTTTGATATCGAATAATAACCATGACTATTTATATCATTAGTATCATTATTACTATCATTATTATCATTAGTATCATCTGATTTAACATAGATGCAAGCAATTTTTTTATTATAAAATGAGAATACCTGATGCTTTTCCTCTATTTTTTCGATATTTTTCTCAGTTACTTTTCTTATCTTACATTTATCATAATCAAAATAGAATTTAGTATCATCATTAATATTCCAATTGAATTTATAAAATCCACATGGTTTCTTTAAATTTTTATTTGAATTTAAAGAATTATAAATATATCTTTTATTATTACATGTAAAGCCTAGAATAACATGATTAACATATTTATCATTGTAATTAACTAAAATACATGCTTCTAATTTATATTTATAGCCTTTATATTCAATATAATCAGATGAATTAAACTTAATGTTAAAATCTTTAGTAATATATTTATATAAATTACTATCTTGAATATTTTTACTGTAAATATTTGATGGTTGAATTACTATAACTTCGGGAATTTTACTTAAATTTGGCTCTTTTATTTTATCTTTAATTTCAAATTTTATACTTCTAAATTCATATTTTATATGATCAATTTTAAATGAATAATCTTTTTGTTTTAAAGTATCTATTATTAAATTTAATTTTATATTTTTATCAAAATCAACTAAATATTCATTATTATCTAATATTATTACATCAAGACATTTAACACCAATTTTTCTAAAAAAAGTAATTATATAATTAATATTATAATAAACTACTAATGATATATGATTATTATAATAATGTATCATTAATCTCATTATTTTTTTTAAAGGTTTATCAAAATAATCTAAATATTTAAATAATAAATATTCAGGTTTTTGTTTAATAAACATTTTTCTAATTTTATTATCAGTCGAATATGAATATTTAAGAATAGTTTTTAAGTATTTAAAGAAACTATTCGATTTATCCCATTTTTTACTTTTTTTTATCATTAGTTTCTTGAGGTTTTCTGAATAACAACATGCAGTTATTATTGTATTAAACCAACAAGTTCCACCAAATTGTGGAATAACAGGATAATTATCGCACATTTATATTTAAATAACTATTTTATACTAATATTTAAAAAAATTGATTTTTGTTTTTATTATTATTATTATAAAAACAGATGAGTTTAAATAAGCCTATTTGGAAATTGAGAGATTGGATTGATATTGACAATCTTGAAATGGAAGTATTAGCAATAAATAAAAATGCTATTGAATTACTTAAACAAAATTTAGAAAAAATTAATTGGTATAATTTATCATTTAATAAAAATGCAATAAAAATACTTGAAAAAAATTTAGAAAAAAATCAATGGCAATTCTTATCTTTAAATAAAAATGCTATTAAACTTTTAGAAAAAAAACCACATAAAATAAATTGGAATAATTTATCAAAAAATAAAAATGCTATTAAACTTCTTGAAAATAATCCTAATAAAATTAATTGGAAGAATTTATCCTTAAATCCAAATGCTATTCATCTTCTTGAAAAAAATATTAATAAAATTGATTGGAGTAATTTATCTGAAAATGAAAATGCTATTAAACTTCTTGAAAATAATCCTGATAAAATAAATTGGAAATATTTATCAAAAAATAAAAATGCTATTCATCTTCTTGAAAAAAATAAAGATAAAATTAATTGGCAATTATTATCCTTAAATCCTAACGCTATTCATCTTCTTGAAAAAAATCAAGATAAAATTGATTGGTTTTCATTATCAAAAAATAAAAATGCTATTAAGCTTCTTAAAGAAAATACAGATAAAATTAATTGGAAGAATTTATCAAGAAATAAGAATGCAATTTCTCTACTTAAAGAAAATCAAGATAAAATTGATTGGTATTATTTATCATCAAATCCTTCAATATTTGAATTGGACTATGAGAAGATGATAGAAAATAATCAGGAGATGTATGAAGATTTAATTAAAGAGGTTATGAAACCATCAAGAGTATTTAAAAATCCTGATTATGATTATTTGGAAGTATTGTTTGGTGATTAATAAAAATGATTTTTTGTTTATAAAGTTTATTATTATTAAAAAAGATGAGTTTAAATAAACTTATTGATTGAGAATTATTATCATCTAATCCAAATGCTATTGAACTTCATAATATTAATTGGAAATTATTTTCAGCAAATCCATCAATATTTGAATTAGATTATAATAAAATGAAATAAAAAAATGATTTTTGTATATTATTAATAAATCATATTCATATGAATAGACCTGTTTATAAACTTCTTGATTGGATTGATGAAAGTAAGCTTGACTGGCAATTATTATCATCTAATAAAAATGCAATAGACCTTTTAAAAGAAAATCAATATAAGATTGATTGGTCTTTACTTTCAAATAATCCTAATGCTATTGAACTTTTAAAAGAAAATCAAAATAAGATTAATTGGTATCGTTTATCATCTAATCCAAATGCAATTGAACTTTTAAAAGAAAATCAAGATAAAATAGATTGGTATTGGTTATCATCTAATTCAAATGCGATAGACCTTTTAAAAGAAAATCAAGATAAAATAGATTGGTATATATTGTCAAAAAATGAGAATGCGATTGAACTTTTAAAAGAAAATCAAGATAAAATAGATTGGTATTATTTATCAGAACATTCAAAATATATAGAACTTTTAAAAGCAAATTATAATAAGATTAATTGGCGTTTATTATCATCTAATGAAAATGCAATTGAACTTTTAACAGAAAATCAGGATAAAATACATTGGGATTTACTTTCAGGTAATTCAAAAGCAACAGAACTATTAAAAGAAAATCAAGATAAAATTAATTGGTGTTATTTATCATTTAATTATAACGCTATTGAACTATTAAAAGAAAATCCAAATAAGATTGATTGGTGTTATTTATCATTAAATCCAAATGCAATAGAAGTTTTAAAAGAAAATCAAGATAAAATTAATTGGAAAAGGTTTTCAGAAAATCCAGCAATATTTGAATTATATTATGAAAAGATGAAAGAAAATAATCAAGATATGTATGAAGAATTAATTAAAGAAGTTATGAAACCATCACGAGTATTTAAAAACCCTGATTATGATTATTTGGAAGAATTATTTGGAGATTAATTATTATTATTATTAAAAAATGATTTTTGTTTTTTTGATTTAAATTATTATTAATCATGAGTTTAAATAAGCCTATTTGGAAATTGAGAGATTGGGTTGATATTAATGACCTTGATTGGGATATGTTATCATTAAATAAGAATGCTATTTCTATAATTGAAGAAAATCCTGAAGAAATTAGTTGTGTGTTTTTATCAGAAAATAAGAATGCTATTAAATTACTTGAAGAAAATCCTAATAATATTGATTGGGAAAGTTTATCATTAAATCCTAATGCTATTAAACTTCTTAAAAATAATCCCGATTATATAGATTGGGAAAAGTTATCAAATAATAAAAATGCAATTAAAATCTTAGAAGAAAATCCTGATAAAATTGTTTGGAAATATTTATCATTTAATAAAAATGCTATTTCTTTACTTGAAAAAAATCCTGAAAAAATTGATTGGAGTAATTTATCTGAAAATAAGAATGCTATTTCTTTACTTGAAAAAAATCTTGATAAAATTGATTGGAAATATTTGTCATTTAATAAAAATGCTATTTCTTTACTTGAAAAAAATCCTGAAAAAATTGATTGGCAATTCTTATCAAGAAATGAGAATGCTATTCATCTTCTTGAAAAAAATCCTGAAAAAATTAATTGGTTTTCATTATCAAAAAATAAAAATGCTATTAAGCTACTTAAAGAAAATCCTGATAAAATTAATTGGGATAATTTATCAAAAAATCCAAATGCTATTGAGCTACTTAAAGAAAATCCTGATAAAATAGATTGGTATAATTTATCATCAAATCCAGCAATATTTGAATTGGACTATAAGAAAATGAAAGAAAATAATCAAGAAATGTATGATGAATTAATTAAAGAAGTTATGAAACCATCAAGAGTATTCAAAAATCCTGATTATGATTATTTGGAAGAATTGTTTGGTGATTAATAAAAAATGATTTTTGTCGTTTTGATTGTTATTATTAAACATGAGTTTAAATAGACCTATATTAAAATTGAGAGATTGGATTGATAAAAGTAAGATTGATTTGAAAATGTTATCATTAAATAAAAATGCTATTGAACTTTTAAAAGAAAATCCTGATAAAATTAATTGGGCTTATTTATCATATAATAAAAATGCAATTGAACTTTTAAAAGAAAATCCTGATAATATAGATTGGGTCTATTTATCTGAAAATTCTAATGCCCTTGATGTATTATTAAAAAGTCCTAATAAGATTAATTGGTATTATTTATCAAGAAATAAAAATGCTATTCAACTTTTAAAAACAAATTTTAAAAAGATTGGTTGGCATCATTTATCAGAAAATTCAAATGCTATTGAACTTTTGAAAAAAAATCCTCGTAAAATTAATTGGAAATATTTATCATTAAATCCAAATGCAATTGAGCTACTTAAACGAAATCCAGAAAAGATTAATTGGGATAGTTTATCATTAAATCCAAATGCCATTGAGCTACTTGAACAAAATCTTTATGAGGGACGAGATAATATTAATTGGGAATATTTATCATTAAATAAAAATGCTATTCATCTTCTTGAAAAAAATCCAGATAAAATAGATTGGAAAAATTTATCGAGAAATAAGAATGCTATTCATCTTCTTGAAAAAAATCCTGATAAAATAGATTGGTATAATTTATCTAGAAATCCAGCAATATTTGAATTGGATTATGTAAAAATGAAAGAAAATAATCAAGATATGAATGATGATTTAATTAAAGAAGTTATGAAACCATCACGAGTATTCAAAAATCCTGATTATGATTATTTGGAAGAATTGTTTGGTGATTAAATTCTTTTTTTGTATTTAAGGAGATTACTAAGAATTCTTTAAATATAAAAATTGATTTTTGTTTTTATTATTATTCATAAAATAAGAATAAATTCTAATGGTTTCATTAACTAATGATATTTGTGAAATTATCGCAAGTTATATTCAAAAACCAAGATATGAATTATTAGATTGGATTGATATTAAAGATTTAGATTTTGAAAATCTATCATCAAATCCAAACGCAATTGAACTTATTAAAGAAAATCTTTTAAATGGACAACATAAAATTAATTGGGACTTATTATCCGCAAATACAAATGCTATTGAAATTTTGGAAGAAAATCCTGATAAAATTAATTGGATGGTATTATCAACAAATACATCTGCAATAGAATTATTAAAGAAAAATAAAGATAAAATTGATTGGGATAGTTTATCAAAAAATCCTGCTGCAATTCAACTATTACAAGAAAATCTTTTAAATGATAAAATAAATTGGGAATTATTATCAACTAATGAAAAAGCTATTGAACTTCTAAAACAAAATCCAGATAAGATTTATTGGAAATGGTTATCAAAAAATAAAAACGCAATTCAACTTCTTTTAGCTAATCCAGATAAAATAAATTGGGAGTTATTATCATTTAATGAAAGTGCAATTGAAATTTTAAAAGAAAATAAAGATAAGATTGATTGGAAATGGTTAACATTAAATCCTAATGCAATTAAACTTATAAGAGAAAATCCTGATAAAATTAATTGGACTTTATTATCTTTAAATGAACAAGCTATTGAATTATTAAAAGAAAATCAAGATAAAATTAATTGGTCTTGGTTATCATCTAATCCATCAATATTTAAGAAAGTTTATAATAATGATGATAAAAAAATAATTCAAAAAACATTAGAAATAATATTATTATAATTTTAAATTTTTAAAAAATTGATTTTTGTTTTTTATTATAAATCTAATAAAAAGAAAAAAATGTCTAATTATAATATCAATGCTATGACCATCAATAATATCATTGATTTTATCAGAGATAAATCATATACCAATGATAATAATTATACATTTAAATGTAATAGTTATGAATATAATAATATTGGTAATATTTACATTGATATTTTCAAAGATAAATTTAATAATGTTATAACTATAAATGATAATGAAGTTTTATTTAATTATAATCATAATACATTTGATATTACTATTATAAATGATAATAATGATATTTACTGGAATATTAATATATCATCAATTAATATTTAAAAATTATTTATTATTATTATTTATTATTTTAATAAATGTCTATTCATGAAATAATTGATAATATTAAATATAAAGAACTAATTAACAATAATTATTTTTTTGGCAATTATGGCGATTATCTTCGCTGTGGTAATAGTTATATTAAATTATTAAGTGAAGCTTTCCCTTCTCATTCTGATATCACTGATAATTCTATTATTATTTATATCAATTATAATAATAATAATAATAATAATAATAATAATAATAATGATAATAATAATGATAATAATAATAATAATAATGATAATAATAATGATAAAAAAAAATATAAAATTAATTATATAATAAAATCAAATGAAGTTCATTGGACAATTTCAAGAATATAATTAAGCAACTGGTTTGAATTTAAATCCTTTCCATCCATCTTTCTGAGTATAAATTCCATAAATCTTTTCGATATATGAACGCAATTGTGTGCGGTCTGGTTGTTTTTTACCCTTAGAAACATTTTCAACACTCCAAATTCTGAAATCATTAAATACTTCCATAAATCCTATCTTTTCTTTTGATGTTGAATCAGATACAATTCTATCATTAACATATTGTCCAATAATATCATTATTATCCTTATATTTCTGTGTCGCATTAATAACTTCTCTTGGTTCAATAATCTTATTTGGATTAATATTTTTATGTCTTTCAATTAACATTGAAAGAAAATAATCAGAATATCTTTCAAATTTTTCAGATAATTCTAAATCCATTGCAAATTCATTCGGTTTTGCTGGATCTGGATTTTCACAAAACCGAGAAGAAAATTCAATTACTCTTAAACGTCTCCAAACTCCACCATCATTTGATGGAATTTCTGGCAATTCATTACATGCTAAAATCATCTTGAATTGCGGTTTAAACTCATAAGGTTCTTTATATAAACCTCTTGTTAAAATTCTATCATTACCCGATAATTCCTTCATATATCCAACATTAATTTTATCATTTTCATTTGGTTCTTGCAATACTGCAAAACGTCGTCCTTTTGTTCTTTCAATTTCTCCTTGTGCTGAATTAGATGCTGCGCGTTTTTGCGTTAATAATGCAATAGGCAATGTAGCATAATAATCTCCTACCGTTTTTTGTATTAAATCTAATAATCTACTTTTACCATTACTACCTTGACCCGTAAATATATAAAATCTTTCTTGTGCAATTGAACCATCAATAACACACGCAAGAATATCAAGAACGTAATTTCGAAGATTTACATTTGTAAATACTTTCTCAAAAAAATCATTAATATCTACAATTTCCGGAATATCATCAGAATATGGAACATAATTTTTATTTGTTGATAATGAGATATAATCATCTGGCATTCCATCCCGGAATATATGCATTTTCATATCATATACTCCATTCTTAAATCCAATTAAATGTGCTCTACAATCTAATAATTCTTCAAATTTCTCATCTATAAATAAACATTTACATTCCTTCATAATACTATCTTTATATGCCGATTGTTTTAATTTTAATCCAATCTTCATTGCATCCGTTCCTTTTTTCCCAAGTATAGCTTGTTGTCCTTGGTCATATGCAGCATTATTTGAATTCGTGTTATAATACATTGCCCTATCTAAGAATTTACGACATATTTCCTCACTTAATGCCCGTCGCAAATTTAAACCCTCCCTCGTTTTTATCCAACAATGACATTCTTTATCATATTTATACCATGTATCCTTATTAACAGCTTTATATTCGCCTTTATATATAACCTGAATTAATTTTGCAACATCATAATGTGCGCCTTCTGAACCAATAGCAATATCAATTAAAGGAATTACCGAATTATCAATAATTTCTTTATATCGCTGTGGATTATCACTTTTAGCCCACCATCTTAATGTTCCCATTCCTAAATGGTCTTTTCGCATTCTATCCCATAAATTTTGACATTGTCCTTCTACATAATTACTTCCAATTTTTGAGAATTCAATCCATTGTGCTAATAATCTATAATCAATATTTCGTAATACCCAACCTAAATTTATCCAATCTGTATATCTTTCTGCGCGAGTTGATGATAAACATTCAGTTATTAATTCTCGTGCTAAAATATAGTCATCATCATTTGTATGATTTTTAATTAAATTAATTTCTTTTTTTAATAGAATATTACTTTCCAATTTTTCTTTCAATTTTTTATCAATAGCAGGTAAAATATGTCTTACATATTCCTCAACTTCTCCAATAAAATTTTCATTAATTTTTGTTTTTTCTCTTGTGATATATCTCATAGAAAATAATCTAATATATGATATTTCATCAGTAGCATTTGGTTTATAATCAATATCTTTAATTTCATCATCTTTATAATTATAAATCTTTGTTACTCTGTAAGCTTCCGAATCAGGTTTTTTACTCCCATACATTTGCCAACAATTAGCATTAATAATTGCCTTGTCAATTACATCCTCGTATTCATTACATAAATATAAATCAGTGAAAATTTCCGATGCAATATCTAAAATCTTCTTTCTAATAAAATGTTGCGTATTATTATCAATTATAATATAAGGAAAAATTATATGTAAGCCATCTTTAATTTTATTTCTAAATTCAGTTGGATATGGTTTTTCCATAACATATCCAACATTATCACTTTCACTAACATCCAAATAAGTATTTATTATCTTAAAATAATTATTCATAATTTTTGTTATGTGATTATCAGTATATATACGTTGCAAATAAGTTTCTCCACTTTCATTAATTAACATTGAAAAACGAAAATCTAAATCAATACGCAATGGACTTGGTTCAATTGGCTTTTCAGTATAATGTAATATTGAACCACTCGTAATTGCTAATGAATATATATCCAGAAATTCGTCATATTCATCATTGCCAATAAAGAGGGATATTTTAGGATTGCCTATACTTGTATTTGTGTATGGTTTGCCTTTTTCAACTTTATGTTTTAAAATGAAACTTTTAAATTTTTCTTGTGCCATATATATTATTATTTATTTATATTTTTAAATTATAAATATTCAATCATCATTTTTTTATTATACTTATTATTTAGAACTTCATGTCATTTTGTAGTCCAACAGCTGAGAATAAAAAGTTTTGTTATAGTTTTGACTCATTATTAAAAGTTGCATTAGCATGGAACTATTTAAAACCAAATGATAAGATTATTATTATAAAAAATAATGATAGTCTAAAATTATATGATAAAATTAAAGAAAAATTATGTAAATTTACTAAAACTAATGATGATAATTATTGGGCATGGATTGATATTATTAAAATGCTAAATAATAATAAAAATCCTAAAATTACAAGTGTTATGAAAAGTATTGAAAAAAAAGAATTAAGACCTGCACAACCGATTGAATGGATTACAAATAAAACTGAATGGTTATCCAATTTTGATATTGATAATGTATTAACTCAATATGAAGCCAATAAAGAATTATTTTATAAATTTCATGGCGTTTTTACTATCGATTTTAGATTAAAAACTTCTACAGGTGTTTGCAAATATTATGATAATTGTGATATTAATATGAAAAATATTATTAATTCTAATAATAAATATTTTGGTTTTGTTACTAATTTATGTAAATATGATGAACCTGGAACACATTGGACTTCTAGTTTCTTTGTATTAGACCCTTCTCTTAATTCATATGGTGCATATTATTATGATAGTGTTAAACGACCTATACCAAAAATGCTTAAACCCGTTTTTATTGATATACAAAAACAAATGAATTCTATATATCCTCATAAAAAATTTAATATTCATACAAGTAATATTGCACATCAACATAGTAATACAGAATGTGGAGTTTTTTCTATAGCATTTCAAACACGATGGTTATCTTTATTAACTATTGATGCAAAGAAAGCTTCTTTTAAAACTGTTATCGAATTTAATAAAATGAATGATGATGTTATGAAATTATTAAGATTTAGATTTTTTAGACCTAATTCTAATACAATACTTAAAAAATAATTTTATATTAATAATCATAATCTTATTTTGAAATCATGAATAATGAAAAAAAATTATATGATATTTGTCTAAAAATGATTAAAGATAAACATCAACTTAATGAATATTCTATTGATAAATTTAATACATTCTATTTTCAAGTATTTAATAATTCATCTGATACTGATAATATTAATGATTTAAATAAAGCAGTTCTTAAAAAAATTAATGAAGATATCATTTATAATTCCTCAAAAAATGATACCGTTCAAACAAAAATAATCGAATTACAAAATATTAGAGCTAATATGAATAATCCTAATAATCCTAATAATCCTAATAATCCTAATAATCCTAATAATACTAATAATACTAATAATACTAATAATCCTAATAATCCTAATAATACTAATAATACTAATAATCCTAATAATATTTATAATGATTTTAATGATATTAATGATATTAATGATTTGAAGATATCATCAACAACTAATATAAAATATATTAAAGTTGATAATTTATCAAATAATAATGGACGTTCGTTTATTATCAATACTATTAAAAATAATTTTAATATTACTAATAAATTTACAAATTATAAAATATATCCATCTTATTTATGCATCCCATCAATTATTAAAAAATATACTCCTTATATAATTATTGGTATAATGGATGACCATTCAAATATAACTTATACATTTATTCTTGATAAAATAGGTTCTACATGGGATATATGGAAACCTGTCAATGATAATTATATGAATACTAATATTAATTCTTCACAATGGAATATGTCATTATATGATTATACAAATAATTATCTTGATTTAAAACAATATTATGTAAATACACTTGAAATTTTAGAAATAAATAATTCATATAAACTTAAAGTTTCAAATCCTAATCTATTTGAAATCAATGATAATATTAAAATTATTTTTAATAATAATATTAATGTTGATAATACTATTATAAATAAAGATAATGAAAATAATATTTTTATTTATATTAATAATATTAAAATTGACCAATTTATTAATAGTAAAATATATAATATGAAATATCAATTATCAATTATTTTTAAAATTTTTCCAATCTAAATTATAAATATTAATATACAAATAAATATATATATTATCATTGTTAATATATCTAATTTATATTTTAATTTCATTTTTTCACGATCTCCCAATTCTGTTGGAGGTTTTTCATCAGCTAATATATTAATAATTAATAAATATATTAAATATATGAAACTACCCATTAATATTATATGCATCCATATATTTGTAGTATTTACATGCAAATTCATATAATTTACTAAAATTCGCATTTTAAATGTATCAAAATTTATTATAATTAATATTAATGCAAATAATGCACAATATGATATGAAATAATAAAATAGCGATTTATTAATATCTGTAATCATATTACTATCAATTAATTTATAACATAATAATAATGCTCCAAAACGAATACAATATATTAATACAATAAATATTAATTTATCATTTAATGTTATAGCTAATTCTTCCTCAGGATCTAAATTATTATTTTTAACCTTATTATAAAATAAATTCTTTGTTATTTGTTCCGGTATTTTCTTATCATTTATATCTTTGTCATATGTTTCCAATAATCTATCAAAAATATTGTAACCATCTTTATCTATAAAATTTACTGTAGCCAATTTTTTCTCAACATTTTTATCAACTATTCTATTTGATTTTAATTTTTTAATATTTTTCATAATATCATTCATTCCTTGTGATTTAGTTTTTTTTAACTTGTTAATTTCTTCTTTTAATGTATCAAGTGAAGTTTCGCCTCCTTTCATTATTTTATTAGGCATTTTTTTAATTTTACCTCCTTTTCTAGGTTTATTTGTCTCTATTATTTTGTCTAATGTATCAGTCAATTCTTTTATTCTTGAAGTAATTTCGTCTATATTAGAAGAAATTAATTTATAGAATTCTGTATATTTTTTAAATGGTAATAATAGTTCATCACTTATAACATCGTTTTCATCATTATTTTTAATGAATTTATTATATATATCTTTTATATTTGGATAAGTATGAAATTCTGCTGTATTTTTAATTTTATCTATAATAAGTTTAAATGTATTATTATATAAAGAAAGTAATTCTTTTTGTTTAGCATCAACATCAAGTTGCAGTTTATTTATTTTAACTTTAAATCGTTCCAGCTCTTTCATTTCACCTTCAAATAATGCCTTATATTTTAAACTTTCACCTAAATGTTTAAAATCAGTATAGTGCTTTGAACAATACTCTATTATTTGACCTATTAAATCACTAAATTTATTTGACATATAAAAATCATAAGTACTTATATCAACAGGAACTTCATATCCACTAACTGCTTTATTTTCAATAGTTTCTACATATTCTCTATATGTTTTCTCTATATCAGGTAAACTATCAATTATTGCATTTATTTGGTCATATTCTTTACTTGACGCATTTATTACTACGTCGGGTAATACATCATTTATAAAATCACTGGTATTTTTATAAACGGGTAATTCATCTTTCGTTCCTTCTTTTGTTCCTTCTTTTGCTTCATCAGTACCAATACCACCATACATTAAAGTCTTTTCACTTATTATTATATTTTTACATAATAAATCTTGAATATTATATTGTAATTTATTGTCATTCTCATAAAATTTATATAAATATGGAATAACTAATTCCATATTATCATTAATATAATTTAAAAAATTTATTGATTTTAATATTTCAAATATATTTATATTTCTATCTTCCGGATTTATAAATTTTGTTATTTCTATTAAATCAATATTAAATTCTGATAATTCATTTATTAATATTCTCTGAATATCTATTTTATTTATTCTCTTATTCATAATAAATATTAACTGATAAGTTAAATCATTTAATCTTTTATTATTTTTTGTTATAAAATAATGTTTTACCAATTTTGCATAAATATCCATAGAAATCTCATCATCATCCTTATATATATATGATGCTAATAATAATATATTATATATTATATTTTTAGTTTCTTTTGTTTCCTTAAGTCCTTTTAAATCCCTTAAATCATAATGAGTATTTAATGTATATAAATCCATAATTGGCATTGTTTTATAATTTTTAAATATTTCATCACCACCAAAAATATTTAAATAATCAAAAATTTCACAATTTAATATAAAATTACATTCCGTTGATATTTTTTTAATATCAGAAATATATAAATATCTTTCTGATAATTGTTTTATTAATAAAGACCGGTCCTTCATTAATTTAGAACATTTTTTTTCTTGACATGATGACATTTCAATTTTAAATGGCATTTTTAAATTGGAAAAGTTATATAAATTAAATGTAGGTAAATTATTTAAATTATATGTTGTTGAATTAATCTTTATTGTATTATTCAATTTATTTAAAATATTTAAATAAATAAATGTTAAAAATGAGTCATAACCTTTTATTATATTATCCTCATTTTTTGAATATTTATATATAAATAATAATAAATATTCTGTATCTTTAGTTTTTTCTGGATGTCTTAATGTTTCTGGTATTTTCAAATATTTTTTAAAAAATATTAATAGTTTTTGTATAATATCTACGTTTTTTAATAACTTATCTATTTTTAGATAAATATCCCTATAATTTTCTTTTGTTTTTATTTTTCCAATAGTTATTATAATATCTTTATTTGGTAATTTTAATAATGATTTATAATTATCATAAATATAATTTAAAAATATATAATATATAATTTCATCCTCATTATAATAATATGATAATAATATATCATTCTTATAAAATTTTATTAACATTTCATTATAATCATTAAAAAATTCTGTAAGTGATGTATTTATTATTAATAAAAAATAAATAACATTCTCACTTGTTTTTAAAATTTTCAATAATTCTAATATTAATTTTTCAGGATTTTGTGAATAATATAACTCATATATTCTTTTAATATCTATATTATTCTTTTTTCCTCCTGTTGTAGTTGATTGTTCTGGTGCTAATATTACACCTGATTTTGATATTAAATTTTGGATTTCTTCTCTTAAATATTTTACATTTATTTTTTCACTAGATAATATAGTTTCTATTGGACTTACCAAACTTTGATAAAATGTATCATCAAATTTTAATCCCTTACGATATAATTTAACTATTAAATCATTTATTTTTTTAGCTATTTCATAATCAAGTTCAGCTTTTTTAAATAATATATAAGCATCTTTAAATTCTACCATTGTTCTATTATTATTTTTTTGCAGTTCTGCTAATTCTTTTTTCAAATTTTCCAAATTTTTCATTAATATAAGTAAATGCTCATCTTGATTAAAATACTTATATAAATTCTGGCTTAAATTAACATTATCTTCTGTTAAATAAATCATTGTAAGTAAGTTATTAATTTCTGTTTGAATAATACTAATTTCATCTGCAGTTTTACTTGCAATATTTGTCGTTAACTCTAGTAAATATTCTTTAAATTTGTTAAACCTATCTAATAATTTTTTTGCATTCGTTTTAAATAATTCTTTAAATTTAGTTTCTCTATCAGATATTTTATTATAAGATATAAATTCATCTATAATACTATCAGTAGATACTATATGATAAAAATGTATAGAATTTTTATAAATTTCATCAAGAGCTTTAGCAGCAGTAGCATCAGCAGCATCTTTATCAGCAATATAAGCTTCGAATAATTTAATTTTAATATCTACCTCATCAATTATTGTTTTTAAATCACTGTCTATTTTTATATTATGGTCTCTAAAATCCTTTTTTTTTTTTTCTATAGCTTCCATTTTTTCTTTAATTTGAAAATTAAGACCATCTAATTTTGTTTTGGATTTTGTAGTTTCTAATTTCTTTTTATTTTCGGCTGTTTCTTTTTCAGTTAATTCTTTTTTTAATTTTTTTTCTTCATATTCTATTATTATTTCATATAATTCATTTGAAAACTTATCAGTTTCAATTTTTGAGTTTGATTTTGATTTTGAGTTTGATTTTGATTTTGATTTCTCTAAATAATCTTTCAATATTTGTAATTCAACTTTAAATTTTTCTTTATCAAATATGTCGTTATCTTCATCTTGAAATTGAGCATTAGCGCTAATAATAGCAGTAATTATAGAATCAATTTTTTCATTTTCAATTGCAACTATAGCATTTATATATGCCCTTATTTTATCATATGCAGCATTTTGCTTAACGATTAAATCTTTAGAATTTAGTTTTTTTGCCTCTTCTTTTGCTTCTTTTAATGCAATTATTTTATCTTCTAATAATTTAGTAATTTCATCTTTAATAGCCTTTACGTTATTTAATGGTGGTATATTTGTATATTTATCTCTTATAGTAGCTATTTCTAATATTATCTCTTCATCTAATTTTTTTTCTACATCGAATAATATAGAAATCAATTTTAAATTTTCAGCTACAATATTATCTAATTCTTTTTTCATTGTGTATTCTTTTTCTTCTGTTTCATTGCTTTTTGTAGTAGGTTTTTTTTTTGCTAATTTTTGCTTTGGAGTAGCATCTAATTTTTTTTTATCGTCTTTTAATTTTGATAATTTTTCGTTTTCATTAATTATTTTAATATTAATATCTAATATTTTTTGAATATCAGCTAATATTAATTTAACATTTCCTTCTTTTATTAAATCAATTCTTTGAAATATTTCTGCAAGAGTGTCTTTAGTTAATGAAGAAGTACCACTATTAAAACCAGATGTACCCCTAGAGGTTTCAATTACTTTACTTACTTGATTTGTTATTTCTTTACTTAATTCCGTATTTATTTTCAATATTAATTCTTCACTCTTTTTTTTTTCATCTAATATTTTTAATTCTTTTTCACTAAGTTCTATTTGTTCAGCTATTCTTGTTTTTTCTGATTCATTTTTACTTGCTAATAATTGGATTTCTGCATATTCATCATCATTTTCATCATCATTAATTTTATTTAATTCAAGTAATTGTGCTTTTTTTTCTTCCATATTTTTTTCATTTTCAGTTTTCTTTTTAATTGTTGTAATAAGATTATTTAATAATTTTTTAATTTTATCTGTCTCTTTTTCATCACTTTCCTCTTTTTTTGCTTCTTTTTCCTTTTCCTTTGCTTTTTCTTTTTCTATCTTTTCCTTTTCCTTTACTATTTCCATTTGTTTTCCTTTTTCAATATTTTTTAACATTTCATCGTTTTTTTTTATAAAATCATTATATTCTTTATTGAATTCATCATATAATAATAATAACTCTTTTGATATATCAGTATTTTCAGCATTTGATTTAATTTCTGAAATTTTTTGTTGAAGAGGATTAATATATACAGTATATAATCTAATATATGCTAACAATGAATCATATACCATTCTTTCATATTCATCATAATCATCATCATCATCATCATAATCAACATTAAAATTTTGTATTATATTGTTTAATGTTGATATACTTTCATGTGGTTTATTTCCACCAACTTTTTTATCATCTTTTGTCAGCAAATATTTTAATTTTTCAATAAATTTTTCAATAATAGGTTTAGCAAAATTTAAAAAATATACTTTCTTAAAATTATACATATTTTGATATATCGCAAATGCTTGTTTTAAACGTTTTTCATAATCTTCTAATTTAAATTTGCTTTTTTCTTCTTCAGTTGCTTTTTCTTGGTTTTTTTCTTTGTCAATAATTTCTTTAATCATATCATTAAATTCTTTAATATCAGCTGCAGAATTATTTTTAGCATCTAATTTAAATCTATCATAAATAGTAGTTTTCCCATCATCAACAGCATCTTCTTCTTCATCATTTTTAAGTTGTTCTAATATTTTTTTAATATTCTTCAATTTTTCATTATTATAATCATTTTCTTTTCCTTTTAAATCGAACTCAGAAAATTTTATTTCACTAGATTTTGATAAGTAATCATTAATGCCCCCCAAAACCTTCTCATAACTGGTTTTTTTAGTATTAATATCAAAAGGTGTTTTCTTTGCATAACTATCAGTAAATTTATCAGCATTTTTAGTTGCCTCTTCTTTTGATTTTCGAGGTTCTTTATTTTTTGATAATAAATAAATGCTTTTTTCATATATTTTACTTTTTATGATAATATCAATCTTAGCTATTTTTAATTTAATATCTTCCTCCATTTTAGCAATTTTTTCTTTAAATACTAATTTATTTTCAGTTGCTTGTTTAGCTGTATTTTCAGCTTTTAATTTATTTATTGCTTTCTGCTTTTCATCCTTTAATTGTTGTTCTTTTTCTAGAGTTTGCTTTTTTGCTGTTGAAATAGCTTGCTTATCTTCCTCTTCTTTAAGTTTTAAATTGGTAATTCTTGCTTTTTTAGCATCTAATTCTACATCTTTTTTAGTTTTATAAGCATCTATGTTAGCTTTTGAATATTCATTTTTAATTATGTCTCTTTCTATAGTAGCGCTGCCTTGGGTTGATTCTATACCTGTATTACCAATAATACCAGGTAATATTAACTCATTTAGATATTTATTAAATGATTCATCAGGCATTTTTTCGGATAATAAAGATGTTAAATTAACAACAATATCTTTAACATTGCCGTCATGTTCATCAATCATTTTTTTAATATTATAAATAGTTGATAAATATGAAGAAACTAAATTATTACCATCACCAGAACTGCTACCATCACTATTACCATAAAAATATCTATTTAATGTTTCCAATTCTTCATCGTCATCAGGAGTAAAAAAAGTACTATCGTCTATAGTTGATTTAAGATTTTCAGAAGTTTCTTTTTTTAATAATAAATCTTTATATTTAACATATTTTTTAATGATTTCATTATCACTATATATATTTTGATATGATGATTGTAGATAATTTATAATTTGCTCAGATATAAACAAATTTCTATTATTTATATCCATTACCCTATTATACTAATTTACAATAATAAAAATAATTAAAATTTAATTGCAATAATGCTTGTGAACCCCCATACTCCTAATGAAAAATATGATATTGAATTTAATATTTTATCTTTTTGTTTATAATCAAAACTAATATTCATATCTTTTTGTTCTTCAGTTCTTTTATCCATTGATAAAATAAATGGAATAACTGATAAAATTAATATTATACATAAATGTAATATTAATCTATTATAACCATTAATATGAACATAGAAATAATATAATAAACTTGGCATACTCGATAAAGAAATATTTGAAAATAATTCAAATATTGGATAATAATACATAACATTTACGAGTGCAATTATAAATATGAAAAATAATATATAAATAGCGCTATAATAAATAAATGCCGTTGTAAAATTATTTATTAAATTAGCATTTAATCCCCAGTAGATTAATGCTAATGCAATTATTCGTATTACTAACGTTGTTAATATAAATATAGCTCTATCAATTATTGTTATTTCTAATCTATCAGGACTAAAGCTCGGGATATTTTTATATTTCTCATATATTCCCTTAATCACAGGCAATTGTTCCTTTACATTAGTTTTTATTGCTTGTGGTTGATTGCCTTCTGAATTAATTATAAGTTCATTAATATTTGAAGGCGGAACACTTCCAAGTAATGGTGCAACATTTCCAATTTCTGTTAATAATGATTTCATTGGCATTGGATTTTTTTTAATATAATAGTTATCATTACCTCCAGTTACTTTTTCTAATGCATTAAATAATTCATCATATTTATCATCAACATTAGAAGCTGTAGAAGGTTTTAATGTGGTTTTTAAACTATCAATAACTTTTCTTCTATCAGTCTGAGTTAATTGTTTTAATGATTTATTTATAACGTCTAATTTATTTTGCATTTCTGTATGATAAATTTTACTATCTTTTGTTGTATATAAAAATTTATATAAATTAGCAGGGTCAGATAAACCATTTACAAATTTGACATAAAAATTATATCTTTTAGGATTGAATTTTCTAACAAAACTATCTGTTAAAACTAAAGAACTTATATCTAATATAGGTGTATTTGGTTTTGATACATTTAATAAATCTTTAAATCCAAATAATAATTCAGCCATTCTTCTATTATAATGTTTGATTATTTATGTATAAAAACCATATACTCCCGAATATTATTAATATTAATATTATAAATATTAATAAATAACTATATACATGATATAAACTAACATATAAAAATCGTAATAATATAACAAAAATACTTATTACTATTATTATTACAAAAATTAATAATGGATATATATTAAAATTATTATATCCATTTTTATTATTATTTAATTTATTTATAATATTTATGAAATCTTGATTTTCACTATGAGGATTTACTGTCATATAATAACTTAGTAATATATTATTCATTGGTATATAATTAGTATCAAAATATTTAAATATATTCTCCTGTTTTATATCCTCCTCATTACCTATGAAATAATAATTTATTGTATTATCTTCGCAATTTCCTGAAGTAGTCATATTAATTATATATTAAGATTTTATAAATGCAGGTTCTCCCAATACTATTAAAAATATTACCATTAATATTGGAAAATTATAGGATACATTATCCGCATTTATTTTAAAATATGATAATTGTTTTGTATCAAGTTTATTATATTTACTTCCATAATCACAATTGATAATTAATTGTTTCCTTATTGGTTCTTTTATTATTTCTTCTTTATTATAAAAATTATAATTTGATGTAATTGTTGCAATTGTAGATGAATTATTATCCAATTTTAAATTATCTAATAAAAATTTTACAATATTATTAAAAAATATATAATGTTCATTAATTGCTTTTATTGATTTTGCATCTGAATCAGAAGCAACCAAAGTAGCTTTTGTAACTGAAACTTTATATAAATCTCCAACTGCAAAATTTGCATCACGTACATTTGTTGGTGTGTATGTCGATGGATTATTACAATATATATCATAAATTTTTGTTTCTATATCTGATAATGTAGTTTTAGCAGGTAAACATAATTTACTTTCATTCTTACCTATTTCTGCTTTAATAGTTAATAATAAATTTTCATATAATTGTATTATAATACTAATTATATAATAATTATTATTGTATAATTTAATACATTCATCATCTATTATTTTTGGTTTAGATGTTATAGGTTTAATATTTACTAATATTTTATCACTTACAATTTTATCTAAATACAGAGTAGTTGTTGAAATAGTACTATCAAAATATTTTTTATTATTATAAATTAAATAATTTATTTTATTAGCAAGTTCTGTTTTAATATCAACTGCCGCTGCTTTATATGCATTATATAATAAGATAATATAACTAATTATTTCTGTTGGTGTTGATGCTGGTGTAATATTAAGTAATTTATTATTTACATCTAATGTATCTGCTTCATAATTTAATTGTTGTAAACTAATCACTGTAGGATTAAAATAATTATGATATTTAAAGTCGTTATCTAACACATCAGGATTACCTAAATTTTTAATTTTTTTACGTCCTATTGACTTTAATAACCTTGAATTTGTAAATACAGGTTCAACATTGCATAAATTATTTAATAATACAGACCTAATAATTTCTTTAAATATATTATTTGTATTATTTTTATATTTATAAAGATTAAAAGGTAATGCATATATTTTTGTAACATCTAAATTACATTGATAATATTTTCCACTCTTTGTTTCCAATGATAAAAATGCTCGATTTGAATATTCAGAAATTAATTTATAATTAGCTTTATCATCAATAAAATCATCGTTTACATATACTGTAATTGTATTTTTAATTAACTTAATATATAATTCATTATTATCACTATCAGAAATTTTATTTGGTAATTTATTATAACCATCGATAGCGCTATTAGTGATTATATCATTTGTTATAGATATAGATAATGCATTTGCAATTGTATAAGTTGTTCTGCCTGGACCTCCTCCTTGTAATGCTAACAAATTAACATCACTATTTACTATATTACCACTATCGTACTTATAACCTTCTATGTTAATTGGTAATTTTAATTTACCAATATCAATTTTATCTTTAATAAAATTTTCTTTTAATTTTTCTATTAGATTTATTAAAGATTTATATATAGTTTCGTTTATAGTATCATTATTTGCAGGTAAAGAAGTAATTATTGTATCAGTATCTGTATCAATACTTTTAAATACGTCTTCGTGAGTTGCATTACTATTGTCTCTATAACCTTCAAAAGTTTTAATTAATAAATTTAATTCATCAGTATATTTTAAATAATCTAGATAATGATTTTGTTCGACATATTTAATGAACCTTATATTAAATTTTTCTAAAAGTTTTTTATATTGATATAATTTATAATATACATATCTATAATATCCTGTCATTTTTAATTTTACATTAACATTAAAACCATTAAAATTAAACATTAAAGTTTTTTCAGGTTCTATTTTAATATCATTTTTTGAAACTGTATTTATTGATGATACACAATTAGTTAATAAATATATTATTGATTTATGTTCAACAGTGCTAGAAGATAATGGAATAGTTGTTTTATAATATATATTAGCATCTATTTTCTGGATAGTATTATCAGATGATATATTTCTGAATTCATTTTGATTTAAATTTGTAATAGCAGTATTAATGTTTCTTGTATTTTCTATTTTATAATTTTTTAAAGTTAATAATGTTTTAATTTCTGCAAATATTTGTTTTGCATTTTTACCACTTGTTGTACTTTTTATATTTGCATTATTAACTAATTTATTATAAAAACCAATTCCTGTTTGTGCATCTAATTCTAAATTTAATGCAGTATTAGCATTCGTTATATCATTTTTATAATGTGCCATTGGTTCATAAATAATATATTTATTAACATATGTATTATAATATAATATTGAATTCATAATTGTAATTGAAATTAAAATTGTTAATAAATAAATGAAACAAATATATGATGTATCATCTTTATAAATACTATAAATAATATATGCAATTATTGTAAGAATTATTATATATATATGCATATTATTATTAAATCCAAGGATATTAATGGCTATATCTAAATAATCGGTTTTATCACTGAAAGTAGTTGAATTTAATGAAGAACTTGTATAAGCATTAAATCTTTGATTATAATGTTTCATATCATTATCAAAATTTTTAATATCTTTGTAATATTTATCAACAATTGATTTTTTATTTATATATTCAGGGTCAGTATTTGTATCATCATATTTAAATAATGATAATAAATCAATACCATTAAATGTTGGTTTTTGAATTGGTGTTGGTTTTATTGGCGGTGCTTGTTTATAAATATCATACATAGTTGAAATATCATGTGAAGTATTAAGATTAATATTATTATATTTCGATATAATATATTTGTATATATATCCGGATGATATAAATAAAATTGTAAAAAAGAAATAAATAATTAAATCTTTATATTTATTATCCGTTTTTATATTATATAAACTAAATGAAAAATAGAATAACAATAATATAAATACACATAAATACATGAAACTAAATAAATAATTATCAGTATTAGGAGTAATATTAATATTTAAAAATACTTTTAAAATATATGATAATGGAATTATTATTATTAATATGAAAACTATTAAATAATTACCCGTGCAATTTGGTATAATCTTATGACATTCATCACATAAACATTTTAAAATTTGTTTAGGTAAGGATAAATCAGTTTCAATTTCAAAGGAACATAATTCTGGTTGTTCAATAATAAATCTAAAATAAAAATATACACCATATGCAATACTAAATAAAATAGTTATTATAATTATAACAATCGTTATTAAATAATTGAAATACGATTTATTATAAATGTCCTTAAATAGAAATTTTATATTATTATAAACGTTATAACGGTTAGTTTCGTATTCTATTGTTTGATTTGTATTAAACTTAGACATAAATGAACCATAATTATAGAAATATGTATAATTAAAAGTGAAAAATCCTACATTATATAATTCATCAATGATTAAAATAATACTAAATAAAAAAGTAATACCAATACAAATATTAGTTATTATAATCATATAATAATTTAAGTCCATTTTCTATATAATAAATATACATTATAATAATTATATTTATTATTTATGTCATTATGGATTAAATTTAAAAATAATTTTAGAAATATTATTGGTGAAATTCCAGAATTTAATATTGTATTTGAAAAATATACATATTATGAATATAATTTATTATTATATTCATATTTAGGTTATCCGATTGATTTATTTATTGACGAATTGATAAAAATGAAATTTAATATACAAAATTTAAATAAAAAAGAATTGATATGGAATAAAAATGTTCCATATTATGAAAATCAATATTTTTTTGAAATAGATTTAAATAATCCAAATATTCCAAATGATTATTCATTTTTAACTGAAATGATATTATTTATTATTAAAAATAAACCGGTAATAAGTAATAAACATTTGATTATATTAAAAAATATTGATAAATTGGGGGATTATGCATTTGCATTTAGAATAATATTGGAAAAATTTTATAATAATGTTTATTTTATTTGTACTACTCATAAAATATCTAAAATTGAATCACCAATTAAAAGTCGTTTTTCATTAATTCGTTTAAGATTATTTACTGAAAATGAAATTAATAAAATATTTAATAAATATTTAGAAACTTCATTAATTATTTCAAATAATAGAAATATTATTTTTTGTATATTTATATCTCAAGTTAAAATTAATGAACCACAGTTAATTACTAATGATTTTTGCGAATTCAATTATCCACTTATTAAAAAATTTTTAGATTCTAAATATGATTTATATGACATCAGACAATTTTCATATAAATTATCACAATATAATTTAAGTATTATGGATATTACTAGAGATTTTATGAAAATATATAAAAATGATAATGAAAAATTAATTCAGTTAATTAATATTGCGGCAGATGTTGATTATATTTTAACTATATCAAATAAAGGTAGAGAACCAATTTATATTGAAAACTTTTTATGCCAGATTTTAATATAAAAAAAATGATGATATTAATTAAATATAAAACATTATAATGAATTTTTGCGAGGTATGTTCGAATATGAAGTATATGAAAACAAATGATAATAAAAAATTAGTATATTATTGTAAACATTGTTCATTTGAGAAAGATGAAGAAAGTTCATCTGCAGTTAAAATTTCAGAAACTATTTATACCGAAGATGAATTATTATATAATCAACATATTAATAATTATTTACGTTTTGACCCGACATTAAGAAGAATTAAAGATGATAATATCAAATGTACTAATTGTGATATTCCTGATGATAAAAGACAAATTATTCCAATTAAATATCATCCATCCAATATGAAATATTTCTATGTTTGTGATAATTGTGGATTTACATGGAGAGAAAATAAAAAATGATTAATTATATAAGAAGATATAATTAATTAATTTTATTATGACTACAAGTGATTGCAAACAACCATTTGATGAATGTACAAAAGTTTTTGCTTCTCTTAATAATAATAAAATCAGTAAATTAATTATGACTAAATATGAGTTTAATGTCGTAATAAGTCAAAGAACCGTTCAATTATCTCAAGGACATTATCCTTTCGTTAAATTTGATAAATCCATTAAATCTAATATGGATTTAAGAAAAGTTGCTTTACAAGAATTAAAGGAAGGTAAAATACCTTTTATTATTAAACGTCCTCTTCCTAATGATAAATATGAATTCGTTCGTATTAAAGATTTAGATTTGAGTGCTGTTAAATATATGATTGATTTATAATATATAAGATTATTTTGATATCAGATATATAAATGTTATATTCAATAATTTTGGCATGTACTTTTGAGGGTGGAATTGGATATAATAATCATATTCCATGGGATATCAAAAGTGAATTATATTTATTTAAACAAATTACCGGAAATAAGGACGAATATAAACAAAATGCAATTATTATGGGTAGAAAAACATGGGACTCATTACCTTATAAGCCATTAAAAAATAGATTAAATATAATTATAACAAGTGATAATAATTTTAATAATTATGATAATATTATTAGTTTTTCAAATATTGATAGTGCGCTTGAATATTGTGAAAGAAGTATTGAAATTAATAAAGTATTTGTAATTGGTGGTAAATCTATTTATGATTTATGTTTAAATAATGAAAAATATTTAAATAATATTGAAAATATTTATATTTCTATTATTTATAAATATTATACTTGTAATGTTTTTATCAATTTAAAAACAATTCTTAATAATTTTAAATGCGAACATGAAACAATAATATTTCATCCACAATTTCTACATATGAAAATGACAAAAAAACTAATATAAACCTTTTTTATTAAAACATTCTTTAATATCATCTTGATAAAATTGATAAACATTTATACAATTATTTATTATTTCATTATATTGTATCATATATCCTTCATTTTTTTTAAAATTAATCACTGCTAATTTTAATATATCAACCGCTTCTTTATATTTCTTATTTTTATAATATAAAATACCGAGCATATGTTGAAAATCAGGATTATCTTTTCCAAATTCCATATAATGTTTATATGCTTTATTTAAATCTTGTTCATTATTATTTATCATATTAGCCAATGTTATATAACTATTATTTTGTAATAAATAGTTGTTTGTATTTACAGTTGTTGGAAATATGCCAAGTTTTGAACCTTCTAAAAATGTATGTTTGTTAATTAAATATGATTTTAATTTATTATCAAAAATAAATTTAGATAATGATAATTTCATCGGAAAACGTATAACATTCATATAATCATATATTTTTTCAGCGGTTGATGGTGTTATGAAATATGAATTTTTTGTTAGTAATATTTTAAATTGATTATTAACCGGAATAAAATTAATTTTATTTTCTGTATCATGCATTGACAAACATGTTAATATTATATCATAATCAACCGTTTTTAATAATTTCAAAAAATCATTAAAATTATTTTTATATTCATCTAATAATATTATATCATCCTCTATAATAAAATTATGTTTTGTCTTACTTATTTTTATCTTTTCATAAGCACACATATGTTTATGCAAATTTGATAATTGTGCTAAATTAAATTTAACTTGAGCTGTTTTAAAATCAGGGTCTGTAATATCATCATTATTTAAATTTATTTTTTTATCATAATCTGATATATTTTTTTCAATATCTTCAATTGTCGGGTTCATTATATTAATGACATTAACATTGTATTCATTCTTTTTCATCATATCAATTATAATATTTAAAGTTGTCATTAACATTTTATTTCTCAATGTTAAATGTTCAGATTTTATAACATAAATATCTATATCAATCATTATATGTTAATATAAAAATAATAAACTCTTAAATCATTAATTAGAATTTATACTTGTTACCGCTAATTCTAATGCTGATAATCGCTGACTTAATTCAGGTCGAGCTTCTACTGTCGCTAATCTAGATGAAACATCATTTAAATCAACAACCGGACGAGCTTCAACCGCCTCTAATCTAGATGAAACATCATTTAAATCAACAACCGGTCGAGCTTCAACCGCCGCTAATCTAGATGAAACATCATTTAAATCAACAACCGGACGAGCTTCTACCGCATCTAATCTAGATGAAACATCATTTAAATCAACAACCGGACGAGCTTCAACCGCCGCTAATCTAGATGAAACATCATTTAAATCAACAACCGGACGAGCTTCAACCGCCGCTAATCTAGATGAAACATCATTTAAATCAACAACCGGACGAGCTTCAACCGCCGCTAATCTAGCGGTAAAATTGCTTAAATCAACTGATGACGAAGACATTCCACCTGATGATGTTTCAATCATTCTTAAACGTTGCTCTAACATAGCTATGTTTCTCAATAACTGTATATTTTCCATTATAATATTATTGTATAAAAAAAAATGATATAATTATAGTACGCAATAATTATAATAATGATTATTCCAATTCGATGTTTTACCTGTTCAAAGGTTATTGCTGATAAATATGATTATTATCATCAAGAAAAGAATAAATTAAAAAATGATGATAGTAAAACTGATAATGATTTGAAATTTTTTAATGATATTCATACAAAAGAAATATTAGATAATTTAGGTTTAATCCGATATTGTTGTAGAAGAAGTTTAATGTCATCAGTTGATTTAATGGATGTTATTTAATATGTTCAAATATATTAAATATGGATATTATCGATATTACAAAATTAAATATTGGCGATATATATAAAAATACACTTCAAACAATTATTGATATTATTAATGATTTAACTTTTTTATTTAATGATGATAATTTTAAAAATTTTAATCAAATAATTGAGATTATCTTTAAAAATGATAGAATGTTTTATATAGGAGTAATATTTATAATATTATCTTTTGTTATATATTTTATAGACGGAGTTTCATTATAAAATGTGGTTTTATAATTATTACATCGCTATATTAATTTTAGCCATAATATTTTTTTTAATTTCAATGCAAAAATTAAATATTTTAATAGCAATTATTATTATTATTATAATTGCTTATTTTTATAATAATAAAATTAATAATTATAATGATAATAATAAATTAAATGATAAAAATATAATTTCTTCAATTAATAATGATATAAAGTATAGACAATATACAAGCGATGAAAATTATTTTTTAAAGAAATTTCCAAATGAAATAAAATATTTACATAAAAGCAAAGAATTATTGAATATTATATTAAATATTCGGTTTATGAAACGATATGATTCCGCAAAATATACAAATATAATATTTCAAATTGATAAATTTTATAAAATTTATATGTTTATATTGGCTGATAGATATGATATCGCAAAATATTTTAGTACTTTTATAATATTGCGGAATGCAATTATTAGAGAATTATATTCAATATATTTAATTTTACCTTTAAAAATGAAATACTATTTTGGATTTGATTCATTTAGCGAACTTAAAATATCAATAACTAATTTTGTTAATTATTCGAGAAAATTAATAACTATACTTGAAAGATATGGTAATCAAGAAAAAAAATTATATTATTTAGATGATACTAAATATAAACCATATGATAATAAAAATATTAATGAAGTTTTTTAATTATAGTAAATCCATTTCTTGAAATTGTAGAGGTAGTAATGAATACTCTTTGAAATTTAATTCACCATATCGAAATGCTTCTTGAGATGGATATAATTCTGCCATACCTCCTTTCTTTGTTTTTTTCATAAAATCTTTTCTGAAAGTTTTTATTAATTTATTAATAAATTCACGCATTACAATTTTTTTATCAGATGTTTTAATAGCTCTCCCACCTTTCTTTTTTAATAAATTATTAAAAGTATTAACATCAACTAATGTATTTAACATATTAATAGGATTATTTAACATATATATTCTATTATATGATATTTTTTTAATAATTATTATTTACTAATAATAATATATAATGACTGAATTTATTCCAAAAATTAGATTAGAAGGGTTTAGTACAAATGAGCCTTTTGTTAAATTTACTCAAAATCAAGAATGGACATCCAGTAATTTTTGTTTACATGTTAACAATGGTTATACAAATCTTAATGGATTAATTATTAACGGATTTGATACAAATAATACTTTTTATACAAGTAATAATAATTTTAATATGTCATTTAATGTTACCGGAAATAGTAATATTATATTTAAAACTAATAATACTGAAAGATTAAGAATATCAAATACAGGTAATGTTGGCATTGGTGCATCAACGTCGGAATATAAATTAAATGTTGCAGGAACAATAAATTCAACATTAATATATAAAAGCGGAAGAGAGTTAGATAGTATTTATTTATTAATTAAAAATAATTATTGGTTATTAAAAAATAATATTTTATATACAGACCCTAGTTCAAATATTGATAAAATTGGAATTGGCAATACAGACCCATTAGGTTATTTACATCTTGGCTCTACATCTACTACTAATTGCGATGCTAATATTATTTTATCTAAAAACACTAATTCAATTAATCGTAATTTTAAAATTGGCTATGATGATAGTTTTAATTTTTCATTTGGTGATTTTGGCAATGCTTCTACACCAACACCAACATGGACAAAACAATTTTATATCAACACAAGCGCACCTCAAAATTCATTAATTATTAATAAAGACGGAAATATTGGGATTGGAACATCAGACCCAAGCGATTTTAAACTTAATATCAATGGTTCTTTAAATGCAACTAGTTTAAAAGGAAATGGTTCTGAACTAACCAATTTAAATTATGATAATATTACTACAGGTAAACCAAATTTAGGTAATTTAGATAATTGGATTAAAAATGATAATGACAACTTTATTTATAATAAATATTTAGGAGCTAATACTACTATAGGTATTGGTTTTACTGCAGTTATTCCGGGGGATATAATATATACATTAGCTGTTGCTGGTCGTATTTATTCAACAGTAGGATTTTTTATTAATGGAAAAAATATTGATGATACATATATATCAAAACAAGATGCTATTGTTACATATGTATCAAAAACTGTATTTAATGCATCAAATATATGGCAATATAATCGTGCAAGTGAGAATATTACTGTATTCCCTGATTATAATAATAAGTTAATAACATTAGGTAATTCATCTAGTCCAACAACTAGTACTTTATTATTAGATGTAAATGGAACAATTCAAGCTAATTATTTTTCAGGTGATGGAACTGCAATAGATAATATTCAATGGGGAAATATTAACAAATTTGGTATACCTAATTATGTGATACAAACTAAATTAGATGAAGAATATTATAATAAAACATATATAAATACTACATATTCAAATAATATTTTGCAAACTATTAATAGAGGCTTTACATCTAATATTTATTTTAATGAGTTGGTAACTAGAGTAGATGAAGTTTATCTTGGCATAGATCTACGTGCTGTTGCTTTAAATATATCAAATTTGGCATTAAGTGGTAGGCTTACGATTTATTATTCAAATATTATAGATGTGCCATTTATTTTTCAAGTTACTAAATTAGGTCTTATTGAAACAAGAAGATATGGTTTTAATACTAATTTATCATCTGAAGAAATTGTAAATATAGGAGGTAGTTTAAAAGCTACAACTATAAAATCAGTAGAAAGTATTTATGAAAATGGTTCAATGTTAATTGATACATATATATCATCAAATAGATATCATAATAGCATTGTAAATTATGATAAAATAATTGACAGAGTTAAATCACATTTTGCAAGTGAAAAAACATATCCGCCTCAGTTATCTACTCCAATATTTAATACTTACTCAAGCACAATTTCAAATGCATTATATGGTAATGGTTTTTATGAAATGCAATCATCTACAAATTTTATAATTTTAGCTGCAGTTAATAATACTTCATTAAGAAATGAAAATGCACCAGCTTCAAATTTATTTAATTATAATGGTTCAACAACTTCATGGTCTACAGGTAATTTATATAAATATAATTCTCTTTTACCATATGGTATATCTACACCATCGTCGCAAGAGGCGGATAACTATCCTATACTTGCTACTAGAATCACAATTGATAGAGTAATATATGGACATTGGATATTATTATCTTATTCTGAAAAAATTATTGCATCAAAAATAGATATTATTATTAACAATCCAGACATAGATAATTCTGAATTAAATAATGCACCAAAAATAATAATACTTTTAGGAACAAATATTAATCCTTTTATTAGAACTACCTATATAGATAATTATATCAATCAAAATGCTTCAGCAACTAATTTAAAGTGGAATATATTAGTGGATAATTATAGTATTGATAATTATATTGGGTCTACTGCAACAATTAATATTGTAAATAATACTACAGCATATAATCATTATAAATTAATAATTACAAATTTATTTGGTAATGGTGAGCAGTTAAAAATACAACAATTAAAATTATATGCATTTGAAAATAAAAAAGAATGGACACATTCGGGTAATAATATTTATAGTTTATCTAATATTAGTATCGGAACTATCAATGATTTATCACCATATATATTAAATGTTAATGGTCATATTTATTCTTCATCTAATATTTATGCAAATTCTAATATTGGTATTGGTAATACTGCACCATTAGGTAATTTACATATTGCGTCACCTTCCATTACTAGTGATGGAACATTAATTATTTCTAAAAAAGATAATATTAATAATCGTAATTTTAAATTTGGATATGATGAAAATTTTAATTTTACATTTGGTGATTATGGTAATGCTTCTACACCAACACCAACATGGACAAAACAATTTTATATTCATTCCAATGCACCTGTAAATTCATTAATGATTAATACTATGGGAAATATTGGCATCGGAACAATAAATACTTCCTTAAATCAAAAATTAATTGTAAATGGAAACACAACAATATCGGGAAGTATTAACCAAACTGATAATGGCACATCTAATATATTTAATTCATATATTTATACATCTAATAATATATTTATATTATCAAATCTATATGTTAATTCAAACATTTATGCTTCTAATAATATTTTTATTTCATCAAATCTTAATGTAAATGGAATATTAAATACATCTAATAATATAACCATTAATAATTCAACTAATTCAAGTACATCTTTAAATATTCAATCATTTATTAATAATATTGGCATATGGAATGGATGTACTGCTTTAGCAAATACACAATATATATCATCATTTATTGGTAAAAATAGTACAAGTAAAAATGGATTTTATAATAATTATTATCATTTTGATAATAATAATAATAATTATTTATCATGGTCTGCTATAAATAATCCTTCATCAACTGATATTATTTTATCAATGACTGCTAATAAATATATAGGTATTGGTATAACTAATCCAACTGCTTTATTTCAAATTAGCAATGGTGGTAAATTTAAAATAAGTCCAAATGATAATGATTATGCATTAATCGGGTTATCAAATATGGATGGTAATTCTAATACTAAAATATCTTTAGTTGGCGGAATAAATCAAAGAATTGAATATTATGCATCAAATGGAGGTCATATTTTTTATACTAGTAATGGAAATGAAAAAATGCGAATAAATAATTCAGGAAATATTGGGATTGGCACAACATCAGATTTATATTTATTAAATGTTAATGGTCATATTTATTCTTCATCTAATATTTATGCAAATTCTAATATTGGTATTGGTAATACTAATCCATTAGGTAATTTACATATTGCATCTCCTTCCATTAATAGTGATGGAACATTAATTATTTCTAAAAAAGATAATATTAATAATCGTAATTTTAAATTTGGATATGATGAAAATTTTAATTTTTCATTTGGTGATTATGGTACTAATACTGATAATCCTTCATGGACAAAACAATTTTATATTAATTCCAATGCACCAGCAAATTCATTATTAATTAACACTTCAGGTAATATTGGTATTGGTAATACTGCACCATTAGGTAATTTACATATTGCATCACCTTCAATTACTAGCGATGGAACATTAATTATTTCTAAAAGAAATATTAATAATATTAATCGTAATTTTAAATTTGGATATGATGATGATTTTAATTTTTCATTTGGTGATTATGGCGATTTTAATGCTAATCCATCATGGAAAAAACAATTTTATATTCATTCCAATGCACCCGCAAATTCATTAATGATTAATACTTTGGGAAATATTGGCATTGGAACAATCAATACTACATTAGACCAAAAATTAATTTTAAATGGAAATATAGTACAATTGTCTTCAGGAGGACATCCAAATACTTTTCAAAATGCTATATGTATTAATACTACATCTATAGTAGATGATAATAAATTGAATGTTAATGGAAATGCTAATATTCAATATTTATTAACAACATCTAATTTAACTGTTTCTGGTGGTTTAGATCCTACAACAATATTATATGGTAAAGTTGGAATTAATACAACAGTTACTAGTGGTGAAAATGTACATATTTTTAATAGCACACGAATAACCGGAAATTTGAATGTAACAGGTAATTTGAATGTATCATCTCAAATTAAAGAGAATGATACTTTTTTAAATGATACTTATGTTAAAATAATTAATTTAAGTAATTTATCAATGATTAATTACAATTTAAGAAAGAAATTTGGGTATAGAAATGTTACAACAGGAGCATCAGGACCAGCAGGAACACCTGCGTTTGTAGATAATTCAACTAATTATTATAAATTTGATATTAATTTAACTAGAGTTACAACATCACTTGTAAATACTATAAATGGAAATACAGTTAATTATCGTTCTTTTAATATTAAATGTTTTTTAACAGATTGTAGTTTTGAAACTTTTAATAATGGTGTTCCAAATATTCTGCAATATGATGTTTATATGTCAGATAATCCAATTGAACCATTTTGTTATCCAGCACCAAGCATAAATAAAATAACAGGATTAAATATTTGTGCAATTGGAACACCTGAAAATTATAAATTAGATAATATATTACCCTCTTATATTAGTTTATTAAGATATGATGACTCTGCAAATAGGTTTAATTATTTATCAATAATTTCACCATATTCAAATCTTCAAGTATCATATATAATTGAGGATTATTTAGCTTAATTTTTTTTATATAAAAAAATGATTTAATATCTTTATAATTATTATTATCAATATTTGCAATAAAAGCAATGATATCTTATGAAAAAATATATAATATCATTACATCTATTGAAAAAATAGCATTAGAAACGAATGGTATAATATGGGGTGCTTATGTTACATCAAAAATATTACATGGTTATTATTCAAATATATATTATAGTCAAGATTTAGAAATAGATAAATATTGGAATAGTTCATATCATATTGAAACAATTGATAGAATATTTAATTGCTTTAATATTTCAATATGTTTCCAAAAAATAAATAACTTCTCTAAATTTATGAAAAAATGTAATGAAAATAATATAATTATCAATATCTTTAATGAAGAAGATGATATATATATGAATATTGAAAATTGTCCTGAAATATCTATCAATATAATATTACGTTCTCATGGTAATATGATGCCGCCATTTAGAAAATTATTATTTTTATGTGATGGTTTTATTATGCATAATGTTAATAATAAAACTATAATTGAATATTCCAGGAATACTGGAACAGTTATTGATTATTTAGATAATAAAAAATTTAAAATTGTTGAAAATAATATTATTGATGATATTTATAGAAAAAAAACTATTATATCAGATATTGATGAAGGAACAATATTTGATATATATTCAACTATATATGATGGTTGGGAAATTGCTAATTTACCATATTCATTATTGTCTTCAAATTATAATATTGATGATACACCCTTAATTAAATTTGCTGAAAATAATTGTTTCATTTGCTTAGAAAAGATATTTAAGGAAAATAAAACGATAGAAGAAACAGCAATTATTTATAGTAATATTTCAAATCCAAGGTCATATTATTATCCAATTCATCATAAATGTATAATTGAATATATATTACATAAGAATTCAAAAAGATTTACATGTCCATTAAAATATGTAATTGACTTTAATAATTGTAAAAAAATGTTTAATTATGAATATTATTTATTAAATAGAAATAAATATAATTATTAATATTATTATAAAAATGAATTTAGATATTTTTGTTAATTATATTATAGATGACAATAATAAAGGTAAAATAATAATATTAGATAAAGATATTAGTTTAATTAAATTACAAAGATATTTATGTAAAGTTATTAATAATTGTTTTGTATTTATTGATAATAAATATGATGATTATTATGATAATATAGTATATCAATTATATAATAATAAAATTTATGGTATTATAAAACAAAACAAAAATACTTTTTATATATGGAAGGTTAAATAATAAATTAAAATAATAATTATTTATAGATACGTCATGAATATTAATTTATTATTTTTGCTTATAATAATATTTATATTAATAACATTTATAATAATATTTTTTATTTTATTTAATTATAAAAAAATAGAGAAATTTACAGAACAAGAGAAAATACCTCCCATATATTTTCCACCATTAATTAATAATAGTGAAATTACTATATTATATAAAGTTTCCCCTGAAATTCAAATGGATTCAGAAACATTTACTGAAAGTTCATATAATGCTATAACTAATAGAAATATAAATATTAAAGAAAAATATGATATTACTGACACTATAAATGTTGCTAATAATTCATCAAATGGATTTGGAACATATTATATTCAATCATCTTTTTATGCAAATGGTAAAGTAGATGAAAATAATAATAATATAGCAAGAATATTAAATAATACTAATACTACTACTCATGTTGCTTTACTAAGTCCTAATTTATTTAGGCAAATTAATACAATCAATTGGATATCTATAAAATATCCTGATAGATTTCAATTTAGTAGAATACAAATATCTGCTGTAGCAAAATTTAATACAAATACTTTATCAGGAACAAATATATCTATTGAAAATATTAGCCATGATAAAATATCGATTGGTTCAGTTAATAATTCAACAGGAATATCATTTAGAATTAATTCAACTGTTGAAACAATTTTAAATAGCGATATAGTTACATTTATATATTCAATAAATAATCCTATTGTAATTGATAATTTATATATTATTTTTGGAGCATCTTTAAGAATTGTTCCATTACACAAAATAGAAATATTTGGATATCCAATAAATTCAGATATATATGTTGATATATCAACATCTACAGATGTTCAACAAGAAGATGAAAGTGTTGGTGTTTTTACATCAGATATAAATTTGCAATTTCCTGTTGTGTCTTCAAGATTAAGAGTAGATGCTTCACAGGAACAAGACTCCAGTTATATTACTGAATCAGTACCTATATATGAAAATTATAGAGCATTATTAGAAAATAATACTTTACCATGGGCAGTATATAGTGCGTCAAAAATATCAGGTAATATTTTAGGTGATGTATATAACAGAGCATGTAGAAATGCAACTATAAAAGGAACTTATTCAATTAAGAGTGATAATATACCTTCCATAAATAAAAATATTACTTATTTGGACGGTGATATAAATACAAGTATAACTTTTCCAGCAGGTAGTCTTCCTATTAATTATACAATTTGCATTATAAGTAAATATACTAATCCAAATAATAATAGAGGTAGAATATTAACATCTGATTCAGAAAATAATCCTAATTGGTTACTTGGTCATTATAATAATAGAGCAGTTGGAGCAATGTTTAATGATACAGATGTATATATAAATAATTCATTTGATAATGCAAATACTAATTGGAGAGTAAGTTGTGTTAAATCAAGAGCAAGAAATGTAAGCTATGGTGTAATATTTGATGATGTTCCTGTTGCAACCAAACAAGTAGGGATTAATAATAATACTAATGCAAGATTAGCAATAAATGGTATTGGATATAAAAATGAATTATCTGATTTTGGATTTTCATATTTACTTATATGGGATTATGCATTATCTGATAATGAATTATTAGTAGTGTCAAGAACATTAACAAATTATATTAGAACAGGTGATGAAATACCATTAATATCTAATTCTTCTTCTTATACAAATGAAAATTCATTAAATTATGGTACAAAAGAAAACCCTGGACAATCAGCAATTGATATTAAAAATAAAACTTGTACAAATATAGACGGTATTTATTGGATTAAAGACCCTACAAGAAATAATGTGGCAAAACCAATTTATTGCATTATGGATGAGAGTTTTCAAGGTGGTGGATGGATGTTAGCAATGAAAGGAGATAAAAATAATACAATATTTGCATATGATGGAGTAGATGCAAATAATAAAAATTATTGGACATCTGATAATGTATTTAATGAAAATGATATTGATACATCATTTGCAACTAGTGCTAAATATAATATTTTTAATTATCATCCTGTTAAAAGTTGCATGGCTATATTTGATATTGGGCGAGATGAAAATAATATATTAAATAAATATGGTTGGTCATGGATTGATGATATTCCTGGAAAATTATCATTAAAAGAGTTTTTTAGACAAAACAAATCATTTTTTGCATATTATAGTAGTGGTAATTATGATTTAACTGATTCTAACAATTATAATCAGTGGTTTACAAATACTAGAAATGATGCAATTATTATAAGAATTGCAAGTAAAAGGGCATTTGATGAAATGTATATAGATAAAGTATATTCAACAAAATATTGGTCACGTCAGGAAGAATTCAAATCATATGGATTTAATATAAGTAATCATTCTTGGAATCATAAAGTTAGATGGGGTGGTGTTTTTAATGAAAATCACGGAGGAGTTCCTAATTCGAGTGATGTTTCAGGAGGTATAGGATTATCAAGTAGAGGATGGGGTGCAGGAAATAGTCCTATTTGTTGCGAATCACATCCAGGTGCACATGCACAACAAATGGCTTTTAAATGGTTTATAAAATAAAATTATATAAAAATAAAATATATATATAAATTAAATATAATGTTTTCTGATATTCGCCATTTCATTTCATTAACATCAAAATCAAATATTGAATGTATTCAGAATTATGTTCCCTTAGTTTTTCCATCAGGTATTCCGGATGAGGTCAATTATTATAAAGATGCTAAAATTTGTTTAAGTGAAGTAGTAGATGATGCATCAAATAATTAATGATTTTTAATTATTTTTTTTAATTATTATAGATACTACCTATAATAATGAGTGCTGCAGGATTTGACCCGGTGTTAATATTATCAGTAATTATAATGCAAATAGGTGCAAGACATCTAGATTTAGAATTGACAGATTTTCAAAAGAAATTAATTAAAAATAAAATAATTCAAGGAATTATATTATTTGGTCTTGTTTATATACCAGTTAGAGATATTGGGAAAACAATAATGATTTTATTATTAATTTATTTAATAATATATGTTGTATTTAATGAAAATAATAATTATAATTTATTTTCAAAAAAATATCTATATAAGGAGGGTATAATTTCGAATTATAATGATTTTAAAAAGAAATATTATAATAATTTATCAAATTTAATTTAAAAATAAAAAATGATTATATATTTAAAATTAACTTATATAATAAATAGATATGTCAATATATAATGAATTATCATATAATGCTCAAAAAGTTATTATCGAGGAAGTTAAAGGAATTCAATTTAGTGTTTTAGGACCGGATGAGATTATTAAACGTTCAGTTGTTAAAGTAACTAAAACGGATACTTATGCAGGTAGTGAACCTATTGTTGGTGGTTTATTTGACCCCCGTATGGGTGTATTAGAACATAATAAAGTTTGCACAACTTGTGAACAAAAAAATGTATTTTGTCCTGGTCATTTTGGACATATTGAATTAGCAAAACCTGTATATCATGCAATGTTTTTTGATATTGTTAAAAAAATATTAAAATGTGTTTGTTTTAGATGTTCTCGAATGTTAATATCTCAACATACAACCATTGAAGAATTAAAGAATGAAATGACACGTATATTAGCTATTAAAAATAATCAGAAAAGATGGGAAGCATATTTTAAGTTATGTAATACAACTACTAAAATTAAAATTTGTGGTGATGATAAACATATTGGATGTGGTAGTAAACAACCGGATAGATATAATAAAGAAGCATCAATGAAAATTATAGCTGAATGGAAAGATAAATCCAAGGAAACATCAGTTCAGCAAGAATTTACGGCTGAAGATGTTTTAAGAATATTCAAACGTATTACAAATGAAGATATGGAATTAATGGGATTTAATCCAAAATGGAATAGACCTGAATGGATGATATGTACTGTATTACCTGTTCCACCTCCTGCTGTTCGCCCAAGTATTATTGAGGAAAATGGACAAAGAAGAGAGGATGATTTAACTCATAAATTAAGTGATATCATTAAAACTAATAATAATATCTTTGACAAAATTACTAAAGGAGCAAGTGAAGAAACAATTAAATTAATTACGATGGTTCTTCAATATCATGTCTTTACATTTATTGATAATCAAATTCCCGGATTAGCTCCTTCTCAACAGAGAAATGGGCGTCGTCTTCGTTCTGTCTGTGATAGAATGAAGAAGAAGGAAGGAAGAATTAGAGGAAATTTAAATGGCAAACGTGTTGACCAATCCGCACGTTCTGTTATTACACCTGACCCTTATATTAGTATTGATGAATTGGGAGTTCCTATTCGCGTAGCTTTAAATATCACTTTTCAGGAAACTGTGAATGAATATAATATTGAAGAAATGAGAAAATTAATTATGAATGGTTCAAATAAATGGCCTGGTGCTAAATATGTGAAAAAAACAAATGAATTAGGACCTATTAATTTAAAATATGCTGATTTAGGTAAAATTGCTGCTGAACTTCATTATGGTGATGTGGTTCATAGACATTTAAATGATGGTGATTATGTTTTATTTAATCGCCAACCATCTTTACATAAGATGAGTATGATGTGTCATAAAGTAATTATAATGCCTTATCAAACATTTAGATTAAATGTATTAGATACACCTCCATATAATGCAGATTTTGATGGAGATGAAATGAATTTGCATTGTCCTCAAAATATTCAAACGATGAGTGAATTAAAAGATTTAGCTGCTGTTCCTTATTTAATATTAGCTCCGAGAGATGGTAAACCGAGTATTGAAGTAGTTCAGGATACATTGGTTGGTTCTTTCAGAGCATCAAAAGATTATGTTGTAGTTGCTGATAAACAAATGGCAAATTTGCAAATGGTTAATAGTTATTTTAAAGGTAAATTAGAAAAACCATCAAAAGATTTTACATATACAGGAAAGGATTTATTTTCTGAAATTATGCCTCCATCATTATTCATTGAGATGACTAATAAAGCAGGTGAAAAAGTAATTATTAATAATAGTAAATTAATTTCTGGAACATTAGATAAATTAGTATTTCATAATATTACGAATGGTTTAATTCCTGTTATTTATCATGATTATGGACCTGTTGAAATTAAAAAATTCTTAGATAATACACAAAGATTAATTTGTAGATGGTTATTAACATCTGGTTTCAGTATTGGTATTAGTGATTTAGTTACTGATACAAGCACTGATTTAGAATTAAATAATAAAATCAAGGAAATGAAAGCAAGTGCATATAAAAAATTAGAAGATATGAGAAAAGGAGATTTAGAAAATAATTCTATATTTTCAAATGAAGAATTTTTAGAAAGAGAAATTATTGGAATTCTTAATCAAACTACAAATGAAGTTGCAAAAATTAGTTTAGCTAAAATTGATGAAAGAACTAATCGCATGTTTAATATGGTTAAATCTGGTTCAAAAGGTAAAGAAACAAATATTGCTCAAATTATGGCATGTGTCGGACAGCAAAATGTTGATGGACGACGAATTGCATATGGTTATACCGATAGAACTTTACCTCATTATACTAAATATGATGATGGACCTGAAGCTCGTGGATTTGTTGAGAGTAGTTTCATTAGTGGTTTATCACCTCAGGAAGTATTCTTTCATGCTATGGGTGGTCGTGAAGGTTTAATTGACACAGCCGTTAAATCAGTTACAGGCGATACACCTATTATTATTATTGAAAATGGAGAATGTAAATGTGTAAATATTGGAGATTGGATTGATTCTAAATTAGATAATCCAAATAATAAAAAAGATATAGAACAATTTGGACCGGAAGATATGAATATGGAAATGTTAGGATTATCTAATGAAATTTATATTCCTACTGCTGATAATGATGGAAATACTAGTTGGGGTGAAATTACAGCAATTACAAGACATGATCCACAAGAAGATTTATATAAAGTTATTACACAAAGCGGTAGAGAAATTATAGTACCAAATTCAAAAACTCTATTAATTTGGAATGAAAAAGAATTTGAGGCAATTAAAACAGAAGAAGTTAAAATTGGAGATTATGTTCCAACAACTATTTCTTTACCTGAACCTCCTATAATTAAAAATGAAATAGATATGTCATTAGATAAAATATCTAAATTTGAATTAAATAGAGAAAATGGTGTATTCATTGGATTATTTATAGCAGTTGGTAATACAAGAGATTTTACTGAAAGTGTTTCAATTACTACAGAAGAACCTTCTTTATTAGAATTTGTTAAAAATTGGTTTGAAAAGTTTAATATTACATATAAAACTGAAACAACATCTATTATTGGTAATAGTTCATTATTAGCAAGATTTTTAGATAAATTTGTAGGAACTAATTCCTATAATATTCCAGATATTGCTCATATTGCACCTAAAGAATTTATAGTTGGATTATTAGATGGTTATTTTTCAGGAGATTGTTCTGTTAAAGAAGATGGGGAAATTACAGCTACATCATCTTCTGAAAAATTAATTCAAGGTATTAGTTTATTATGTAATAGATTAGGAATATTTGGTAAATTATCAGTTAACTTAAATACAAATATGATAGATATTACTGAACAATGGAGTAGAAAATTTACAAGTGAAATAACATTAACAAATAAAAGTAAAAACAAAAGATTGGAAATTAATAATAATAAAAGTAATTTACATAAAAATTATAAAGAACATAATAATATTGTATTAGATAAAATTATTAATATTACTATTTTAAATCCTGATGAAAAAGTTAATTATACAAAGTTATATGATTTAACAATTCCTTCAACTAAGAATTTTATGAATATTACCGGTTTAACTGTATACGATACCTCAGAAACTGGGTATATTCAAAGAAGATTAGTAAAGGCAATGGAAGATGCAAAGATTAATTATGATAATACGGTAAGAAATGCTAATGGTGCAATTATTCAATTTATTTATGGCGAGGATGGGATGGATGGATGTAAAATAGAAACTCAATTAATTCCAACGATTGAGATGAAATTTTTAGATATGGAAGTTAAATATAATTTAACAAATGCGGATAAATTGGAAAGTTATTTAACATCTGAAGCAATAAAAACAATAACAAAAAATACATATGATAGATGTAAGGAGCATTTTAAATCATTAATTGAAGATAAAAATTTTATTATAACAAAAGTTAATAAAAATAAAAAGAGTAGTATTATTAATTATCCAATTCCATTTAATAGAATTATTAAAACATGTATTAAGAGACGTGAATCAAGTAATATCAAAGCTACTTTAACTGATTTAACACCTGATTATATTTTAGATAAAATAGATGAATTGATTGAAAACTTATATATTAAAGATACTGAACAAGGGATGATATATTTTCATATGTTATTAAGAGTTTATTTATCACCTAAAAAATTAATAATTGAACAAAATTTTAGTAAATCAATGTTTGATTGGCTTGTTTTACAAGTTTATGAATATTTTAAAGAAGCAATTGCACAGCCAAGTGAAATGGTTGGAATTATTGCAGCACAAACAATTGGAGAAATGGGAACACAAATGACTTTAGACTCATTTCATGTTTCAGGAACAGCAGCAGCGGTTAAAGCTACAAGTGGTGTTCCTCGATTGAAAGAAATTTTAAGTGCAACAAAGAAAACAAAAACACCAACATTAATTATATATATGAAACCTGATGTAGCATCAGTTAAAAATCCAAAAATGGCGGAAGATGGAATTGAATATATTGATGATAGAATTGAACAAACTAAAAGTATTGCAATGTCAATTAAAAATTCAATTGAAATTACAAATCTATCAAATATATTAGAATATAGTGAGATTTTCTGGGATAGTGGTAAATTAGATACAACTATTGAATCGGATAAAGGAATATTAGATATTTATAAGAAATTTGCGGCATTGGATAGTAGTGCAAATAAATGCAGAAGTGATTCACCATGGGTATTACGAATGAAATTTAATAAAGAAAAGATGAATGCATTCGGATTAAGAATGATTGATATTTATACAAAATTAAATAAAGCATATAATAAATATATTGATTGTGTTTATAGTGATGATAATGCGGATGAATGTATTTTCAGAATTAGATTAACCGAATATGCATTAAAAGATATTGAAAATAAAGATGAAGTTGCTGCATTAAAAGCAATGGAACATAATATTGTTTATCAAGTATTATTAAAAGGTATTAAGGGTATTAATAAAGTATCCTTAAATAAAAAGAAATATGATATTTATAATTTGGAGGAAGAAACTTTTGATAAGGTTGTTGAATGGGTATTGGATACTGATGGAACTAATTTAATTGAGATATTATCAAATCCAAATATTGATGCAACAAGAACAATATCAAATGATATTAGAGAAATTTATACAGTCTTAGGTGTTGAAGCAGCAAGAAATGCTTTATATCATGAGTTAGTTAATGTAACGGGAGAAGGTTCGATGAATTACAGACATTTATCATTATTAATTGATACTATGACATTTAGAGGTAATTTAATGTCAATTGACCGTCATGGAATTAATAGAAATGCTAGCAGTGCATTAAGTAAATCATCATTTGAGGAAAGTGTTGATATGTTGATTAACGCAAGTATATTTTCAGAATATGATAATACGAGTGGTGTTTCACCTCAGGTTATGTTAGGTAAAGTGCCAAATTGTGGTTCAGGAAACTTTGATATAATATTGGATGAAGAACATTTGATGGAATTGATTAAGGATATAAAACAAGTTAAAGAAAATAAATATAATTTAGATGATGTAGTTGAAGACGAGGATGAAGACATTGATTGTTTAGAAGAAAATCTAACATTTAATATTGCATCAAATAATAAAGATGAATGTTATAAGATTGAAGAACCAACAATAACAATTATATAAAAAAAAATACCAAAAAATAATTTTGATATATATAAATATTCTTTTTTAATCTTTGAACAAGTCTCTGATATTATCAGTAATGAATGTTTTGCTTACTCCATTTTCAGATGTTAATCTGACATGATAATCACTATTATGATGTTTCACGATATGAAATGAGATAGCCTCTTCACTATTAAACATATTCATGATATCTTCCTTTGAACTTTTATATACCATTGTAAAATTAATAACTTTTTTAATATTCAATTTTTAATATAAATACAATAAAAATAAAACTTATTTTTTTGAAAAGCAAAAACAATTTGTTTTTATTTGATTATTAATTTTTAAAGCTCCATCTGCACATGTAACAATTGTATCAATAATATCAAATATTATTTTATTTTCTAAAAGATTATTTATAGAATTTATAATATTTACATTATTAGATTTGATAAATATATTATCATTATCTTTAGTAAATTGCTCCAATATACTAATAACTAATATTTTTTTATCAGGACCTTTTAAATCTTTTAGTGTTTCAATTTCTTCCATAACAAATGTAATTAATTGAATAGCATTAATTGAATTAAAATCAATATTATGATTAATTAATTTTGTTTCAATATTATTTTTATCCATATTATATAAATATAAATATTATTTTTGTGAATTTATATGTTCGTTTATTAAATATTTAATAACTAATGGAACATCCGCCATTTTAATATAGATTGATTTATCACTTATTGGAATTATATTTTTATCAACAATTAAACTATAAATAGTCTTAAAATCATCATCTGATTTATATAAAATAATTAGAGGTCTATTTTCATAATTAATAGTAGGTGCTTTATAAAAAGTAGATGATAATAATAAGTCTTCTATATCACCTCTGATAACGGGAACATCTTTATTATTAGCTCCATATTTACTGCGATGAATAGTAATAATATTAATATTTAATATTTTAGACATTGCTAAAATATGATAATCATTTGGATATAATGGTTCTTTAATATTACTTATAATTGAAGTGAATAATAATTTACGGTCATTATTAGTAATAGTGCTATAATATTGTTCCCAAAAAATATTAAAATTAATGTATTTTTTACCGATAGCATTTGATAATAATATATAAAAATAGGGGTCATCAAATAAAGATTTTAATAATAATTTGACGGATGAATAATCTTTAGCTGTAAAAATAATTTGAATATCATTAAATGCTGAAGTTTCTAAATCGGAATAAGTTGTTTTAATGTTTAGATATTTGGCTAACCATAAATAGAAATCTTTAATAAAATTTTTATCATAATTATTATTTTTTATATAAATCATATTACTCCATGTTGATTTTTTATGCATTGTCCATTTACTATTTAATTTTTCTTGTGTTCCATTAAAAATTGCTGGAAGTTGAATTTGTTCATCTTCAATATTTAAATTATAAATATAATCTTTTGTTTGGAAATTAGTAAATGCATTATTTGGCGTTGATGGATGATAAATTAATAATTTAGATGGTATATGATGTTGAATAGCTATTTGAGAGAAAATGAATTGCGTTTTATCCTCTTTTATTAATGGATTTAAGAAATCATATTTATAATAAATAATAAAATCATTCAAAAATCTTTTAATGTGATTTTTACTTATAAATGGTATCTCTTCTAATATTACTCGTAATTTTGCTTTTTCAGGATTTTTACTTAAATTAAGTTCCTTAAATAGCTTTTGTATTCTTTCATTTCGATTTAAGGAAACTAAAGAATTAAATGTTTTATCGGATAAATTTAAAATATTGATATAAATCATAAGTTGTAATTGATACCATTTTTTATTGTCAATAGTATTTATTAATTGATATTTGTATAAATCGTCAATAATTTGAGAATGAATAATATCATTAGTTAAAGGTAATTTTTTAACAGTTAAATTATAATAATATTCAAATTTAGTTGTTGTTATTAACTCGCCAAAATCAACATTAATATTTAAGATATTACATTTATCAATAAATAAATCATAATCTCTAATTAGGACATTAATATTAACATCATTGCCAATAATATCATCATAAAATAGTATTTCTATTATATCTAAATCTATAATTAATCTTGGTAAAAAACTAATGCTAATTTTATCAGTGATAATAAAAAACCCTGATTTAGTGATAAAATGTGTAATAGATAAATCGCTATTTATAACAATAGTTGTAATTATAAATTTTTCTTTCATACCTAAATTATTAACTTTGCTCCATGAATGTAATGAATAAATATTATTAAAGATTGTATAATTTTCATTATATGTATGTTTTAATATGCTACATTCATTAAATAATTTTTTGATATGTTTGTATTCATTTAATGGTATTAATTTTTCACCATCAATTCCTTTTATTTTCAATTCAATTGGTTCAAAATAATATTTATCTTTATAAAGCATTAATATTTGTCCATTAAGTTCCATAGAGCCAATTAAATCTTCAAAACTTGTATAATAGGGACATATAATTGATGTTGTATCTCCTTGTTTTTCCCAAATAACTAAAAGAACATTATAAAGAGAACTAATTAATGAATATAGATAATAAGGAGATTTGCTTGTTGGATAATCATTTGAGCGAATATAATCTAAAAATTTTTTATAACTTTTAAAAATTCCCAAAAGTCGAGATAATTTATAATTAGCTTTTTCAAAATTATTAATTTTAGAATTTAAATGAAATTTTTCTAAATGTTTTTCCAATTCTGATATTAATAATTTATTATTTTCAGGTATGATTGGTAAATTATCCATGAAAGCTTTACATACATTACCATTTTCTAAACTCATAAATTTTATTAAATCTAATTTTTTTGTAATATCTTGAATGAAATATTCTTTTGATTTGAAATTTAATCCATGTGCAATTGCACTAATAATACTATCATTATGTATATTTTTAAGTTTTTTTGTTGTTTTATGTAAAATACCTTTACGAACAAAACATTTATCGGTTTTATTTAACATTTTTGAACATAAAGTAAATTTAACATTTGGAAATAATAATTCATGTAAGGATTGAGGAATAACTCCATATCTTCCAACATTAATTGGTGATGTATTTACAAGATAATTTTCATCTTTATTTATAATAACTTCTTCAGGTTGTTTATCATTATAAAATTTACATTTATTTAATTCTTCGTCTTTTGGTTGTTTCTTAAAACAACATGGAACACATAAATTATTTTCATCTGGTTTAATTAATTTGACATATCTTTTCTTTTTAGGGTCATTTTCAAAAAACATTTCCATTGGTTCTTCGCCTTCAATTGGACATTTCCCATTAGGATATTTATCAGCATTTAATGGTATTTTTGATTGAGGACACCATAAACGAGGACAAGTATAAACATTTTTAATATCTTCTTTACTACCATAAGTTATATCATTATCAAAATGATAATTTCCATCTTTGATTAAAGTTTGTTTATAATCTTCTGAAAATACTACGGGTTGATTTATTGCCTGACATTTACTTCTAGCATAATTATTTAAAAATAAATCTTTATCAGCTTTTTGTAATAGATTAATAAAATAACTGTGTTTTTCTTTACCTAAAGCTCCACCGCTTTTTTCATCATCAGAAGAAGTATCAAATAATAATTTGCCAAGATTTTCTTCATCGCTATGAATTTCAGGAGACGATGAATATTTTGGCAAGCTATTAATTATAACAGCAGGTTTTTTGGCATTTCCTTTATTTTTTCCTTTTTCAATTGAAGATGAAATAATTTTAGATAACCAATAAATAATATTTTCTAATTCTTTTTTATTTGGAATATTTATTATATTAATATAAAATCCATTTTTATATAATTCAATAATAACAATTGTATTTATTTTATTTATTGTTTCTTGTTGTTTAATATTTTGTTGTTCCATTTCAAATATTAATTCTTGTTCATCTTTTAATAATTGTTTAGCTTCATTTATAGTAAAATTATTTAAAATAACTAATTGATTAATAATATCATCTTCCTCTATACCTAAATATAAACAATTTTTAACATAAATATGCGCATCAAATCCTTGTTTATTATAATTTGATGAACGTTTATAAATCAGATTTATTGTATCTTTATTTGATTTAAGGATATCAAATATATCAATATATTCGCTTATTTTTTTTTTAAGATTTTGCATGGATACATTTTCAATTTCGATTGTAAAATTGGCTTTTATGCTAATTTCTTCAAATTTTAGTTTATAATTAAGATTACCGCTGCAATATTCAACTATAGCATTCATATTATCATGAATTTCTTTCCAATTTATATTTTTGCGAAGATTAATTGTATAATTTAATGTAATACGCATATCATTTTTAATAGTTAATTTAGCAAAAGTGCCATTATTTAAGATAGAATAACAATTTATGCAATTACTATTGGTAAATTTTTTAATATCAGTCCAATTAACAAATTTTTCTTGAGATAATTTATTAGTTTTATGTAATTTATAAATAATTTTATAAGTATCATTAATCCATTGAATGAATTCAATTAATGGTGTTGTATTAAGTCTTTCAAATATATCAACTAATTCATAATTTTTAGTTAATTTGCTTTCTAATTCATATCTATGAATATTTAAAGTTGTATCAATAATAGGTTTTATATCAACATCTTCGAGTTCTTTTAAAATTTTTTCTTTTTTATTTAATTGAGCTAATGATTGAAATGATTTATCAATAAAATAATAAGGATTATTTGTTAATTCAGGAAAATCTTTTTCATAAATTATATTAACACTACTATAATTAAATAAACCATAGTTATAAATATAAATAATCGGGTCTTGCAATTGTTTACTATTTAAATTTTTTGCTTCAAGAGGATTAATAGAATAACCATCCCAAGATATTGATTTAAAATTAAATAATATTGATTTATTATTTTTCCAAATATAAAAGCGGCTATTATTATTAATAGTTTTTGCAATTTTTGCACAAGCATCATCTAAATTATCATCTTCATATAAATAAATTTCATAAGTTTTAAAGTTTTTATTATTAAACCAATTATTAACAATAATTTTTTTATATAAATTCATATCTAATAATAAGTTTTAATATTTTTTTTTCATATAATTTAATAGATTGATTATTTTCTTTTATTATGTCAACTGCTGCCGAACTTGATTATGCTAAAATTAGAGATGCCATGGATTTGGCAAATGATAAATTAAGAAAAAAAGAAGCTAAGGAAGCTAAAGAAGCTGAAGATGCTGCTTCAAAATCAAAAATAGATGCTGATGAAAAAAATAAAAGATTTAAATGGATTGCATATGTTGTCGCAATTATTATAGGTATAGTTATAATTATAATTATTATTATCCTTGTTATGCGAATGTCTTCAAGTAATTCATCACCAAATATAATTAACCAGCAACCACCACCAATAATAAATAAACAATTCAATTATCAACCTTATGAATTATATCCAATGCAACAACCACAAATGCCGCCAATACCGCCAATGCAGTCAATACCGCCAATGCAGTCAATACCGCCAATGCAGTCAATGCCGCCAATGCAGCCAATGTTAAATAATGATAGAGCAACATATCCACCAACAACATCATCATTTAATTTCCCAAGCAATGATTCATCTTTTTTTAATAAATTAGATACTTCATCATCATTAGTTAAACGAGGAGGTTATCGAAAAAAAAATAATTTATTTTAATTTTGGCAAAGAACAAAAAAATGGCAAAATATATTTATATGATATATAAAATGCAATAATCATCCCGACTAATACAAAAAATAAATATTTAATTGAATAATAGCCAATTATTAATAAAAACAGAAATAGAAAAATATAATATAAATCCATATTTATATTATATAACAATTAATTTATTATGTCCAACTCGAATATCTGTATTAATTACAATTGGAATACCTAATTTAAGAATATTTTTACAAAATGCAACATCTTCTGAACAAACATCTCTTAAAATTTTACCTTCTTCAGTAATAATTTCTTGAAGTTCACAATTAAAATAAGGATATGTCATTTTTCGAAGAACTTCTCGAGTAATTGCAAAAAATCCAAGTCCTGTATAATGAACCGGTAAATATTTAAGATTAGTTTCTGTTTTCCATTTAGTAACATCTTCAGGAGTTAAGAATTTAAATGTTCCATTCTTTGCAAAATATTCAGTATCCCAATCTTTAACAATTGTATAAGATGTTAAATTACTCATACGATACATTCCGCTAACAACTGGATGTTGTTCAGTTGATTCAACTAAATCAATAATTTGTTGAGGAGTAAAAATAATATCACTATCAATTGTAATCCAAACATCAAAATCCATATTATCAAATGGTTTTTGTCCAATACCCCGTAAAACATCAAGTCCTAATGTTTGCATACGCGCAAATGTAACAAAAGAACTTACCCCAGTACTAACAACAATATCATATTTTTTGGATTCCCATAGGGCATTAATAGTAGCGGTCCATGATAAAAGAAATTTAGATGAAAAATTATCACCAGGAAGCCCAAATATTATTTTTTTTTTAACAACTGTAGGTTCTGCAATTGTTTGAACATTATTATTATCCTTAACTTCATATGCATTCGGCATTTCTTCGATTATATGGTTATTCATTCTTTTAATATCTAAAGATAGAATTTTATTCTTTATATATTTTTAATTTTATATAATATAATGTCTTTAGTAAATTATTATGATATAGAGTTAAATGAAAATAGTAATATAATTGAGCAAAATAATAAGTTAAAAACAAAATTAAAACCACATCAATTAACCGCATTAAATAAAGCATTAGATATGGAAATAAATGGAACAATACGATATAAAATAAGTAATACTAATAAATTATTATCAATAATGAATATGTTATATTCAAATATTCCATATTCATTATTAACACAAGCAAATAATAATATTATACATATATCAACAAATGTTGGAATATTTGGCGATATGGTTGGATATGGTAAAACGTTAATTGCATTAGCATTAATAGCAATAAATAATGTTGAAAATATACATATTAATAATACATATTCTAAAACTTTTAATAATTGTAAAAATTATAGTTATTTGAATATATCATCAGTTAATAGTTTAATAATACCCTCAAATAATATATTCAATACAACATTAGTTATAGTTCCAAGAGGTCCTGTATATATACAATGGGAAAATATGATAAAAACGCATACATCATTAAAAGTATTATCAATAGAAAATTTAACATTTATAAAAAAACATTTACCACGATTTACTGGTAATAATAGAGAAGAAATAATAAATTATTTTAATAACTATGATTTAGTATTAATTAAAAATACAACATTAAAATTATTATTTAATTATTATTATCATGATGGTAATTATAATATTATTAATAGTTGGCGTCGTGTAATAATAGATGAAGCACATGATATAATTAATCATTTGAAAATCCATATAAATTATAATTATTTATGGATGATTTCGGGAACATATGAGGATTTATTAAAGAAAGTTTATAATTCAAATAATTCATTAATATATTCAAATACAGCAAAAGAATTAATGAATGATGAATTTATAAATTTGATGTTAGTTAAAAATAATAATAATTTTATTAAAAATAGTTTTAAATTACCTGAAGCAATTGAAAAATATTATTTATGTAAATTACCAAATAATATTAATGTTATAAGAAATTTTATTACTGATTCAATTTTAGATAAAATTAATGCAAATGATATTACAGGAGCTATTAAAGAACTTGGAGGTAAAAATGAGACTGAAAATGATATAATTGATTTAGTATCAAAAGAATTAAAACGTGAATTATTTAATAAACAAGCAGAAAGAGATTATATATCAAATTTGGATATAACAATTGAGCAAAAAAATGCAAAACTTAAAGCAATTAATAATGAAATAGAAAATCAAGAAGAAAAAATAAAAAATTTAACTGAAAGAATAAGTTATATATCATCAAAAACATGTTCAATATGTATGGAATTAATGACAAATCCAATAATGATTGAATGTACTCATATCTTTTGCGGTGGTTGTTTGTTTAAATGGTTAAAAAATAATAATAGTTGTCCATATTGTCGTAAATCTATTAATAGTATGGATAAATTAATTGGAATAGTGAATGATAATAATGACGATGAAAATAATAATAAGCAAGAAATATTAAGTAAAGAAGATACATTATTAAAAATAATTAATGAGAAACCGGAAGGGCGATTTTTAATTTTTAGCAAAAATGAAAATAGTTTTGAGAAGATTAAAACAGAATTAATTAAAAATAATTATAAATATGAATTATTAAAAGGAACAACATCACATATGATAAATATTTTAGATAAATTTAAATCAGGTGAAATAAATATAATATTATTAAATACTCAATATGCAGGAAGTGGGATTGATATCAGTTGTGCAACCGATATTATAATTTTTCATAATATGGGAATAGATAAACAACAAGCAATTGGAAGAGCTCAAAGAGTAGGGAGAACTACAGAATTATATATACATAATTTATGTTATGAACATGAATTATAATTATTTTTTTTTATTTATAATCAATAGAGTATATTAAATGAGTTGTTGTTCAGCAAATTATCCTAATAAACAATGTCCATTAAGAATGTCTGATGGTCGTGCATTTACTAATTATGAACCTCGATGTAATTTTAATTCATATATAAATACTAAATTGGCTGAGAATAATATGATTAAATCAAGTTATGAAATGAGATTATATTTACAACATAATTATGATTCAATTGTTGAAGCAGAACGTAAAAAAGCAATTGAAAATATTACTCCATGTGGAGAATGCGGTATTGGTGATTTAATAAATACAAAAGAGCATGCAATGGATAATAAATATGTTGTAAGATGTGATGGTGTTAGTTGCTATAAAACAATGAATAACCCGGAAGGATTGGGAACAACTAATTTTTTTTAAAACATAATAATAGATATTTAACATAATATAAATGGAAAAAGTAGATAATGAATATGTAAATTGTGTTATTGGAAAAAATATTAATAATAAAATTAAAATATCAGGTTCAGTTAAAAATCCATCAAGTTATTCAAAGATGGCAATAACAGCACCAAATCCGATTGATAAAATAACATCTTTTTCAGGTAAAGGACTTCCTTTTCCATGTGAAACAATAGCATTTGAAAATACTCCAAATTTTGCAGTAATTGAATCATCCGGAACTTTTGATGTTGAATTTTTATATCCAAATAGTTATTATTCTCCTGATGGATATACAAAAATAATATCGCCAATCATAATAAGTTTAGATTCCAAAAAAATAATTATACAATTAAAAGATATATGTCCCTTAAAAACTTTAAGAGACCGTTCAAGAGGAGACCCTAAATTTTATGGTTTAAAAGAATTCATATTACCAATTGGAACTGCAGAAGAAGTTATGAATTATTATACATATTCTAAATTAACATATAATATTGCATAAATTATTTTTTCTCTAGAAGTTTAACAGCAATTTTATTTAGTTTTCTAAGTTCATGAGAAATCGAACCAAGATGTGTTGAAATATTTTCTCCTTCTTTATCAACGAAAAAATTCTTCATCATTTCAAATTGAATAATTGTTGTATCAAATTCATCATTATCACTTTCTTCTTCATCATCGTCATCTTCTTCTTTTTCCTCCTTTTCTTCGTCATCGTCATCATCATCGTCATCATCATCATCATCGTCGTGTTCATCATCTTCGTCTTCATCTTTGTCTTCTTCGCTTTCATCTTTTTTTTCTTTAATAATTACGGTTTCATTAGTTAATTCTTCATCTGAACAAATGCTATTTGCGTCTTCGGATATAGGTTTAATCATAATTAATATAATTAAATTATTAAAATAAGTCTTATATAATTTTAGATGAAATAAATAATTCTTATATAATTTTAAGGTATGAATTTAAATTTAATAAAAATATTAAGTTTTTTTATTGGATTATTTATTGCATTAATTGCTATATCATATTATAAAATATATGAACCTTTTTCTGTTTCATCTCAATTAGAGGATTTAACGACTAATATTACCAATATTACAAATCCTTTATCAAATCCAATAATAATGTTATCAGAATTATCATCAATGGCAAATATTAATTTAAGCGATGATGATTCAATTATTCCATATAAAGGATATAAATTTATGTGCATCAATACTTATAAGGATATTAATAAAATATCAATTTCAGATGGCAAATGGTATGATATTGATGTAGAAAACAAACATTATGATTTTAATTATAATAATTATTTTAAATTTAATACAATAATTAATTTAGAAAAAAATACATTAAATAGTAAAAATGGTGTATTAGGTGCTAATTTATATAATAATGAATTATTAGGTCCTAGTTGTTTCAATTTTGCAAATAATACAGAGACATATGATTTAGTTGAATTTACAATGTTTATTACATGTAAAATTATAGGATGTTCAAAAGTTAATAATATAATATTTGAAATGACAGGTAATACAACGACTATTAATACAAAAATACCGCAATATACAACAAGTATTATTAATTTAAATTTAATAGTTAATGATAATAAAAACTATGATATTCATTTAACAATCGGAGATATTATTTATAAAGGAGAAGCAATTAATATAGATAAAGCAATTATTGAAGAAAGAGATTATATTACAATTGGATTATTTTATAGTAAACAAAAAATTGGATTAATTTTAAATAATAAACTTTATGAATATTCAAATATTAATGTTCATCCAATAACATTAGGTTCAACGCCTTTAATAATTAATAAATATGGTTCGATAAATATGCATTTATATAATTTTGTATATTATAAAAGTTTATTTGATTTTAATAATTATGAAATTTTAGGAAGATATAATAATTATTATATTTCAGGATTAAATTCAACAACTTGTCCTGCTCCTGATGTCCCTAAAATAACTGAACAAGAATATAGAAATATAGAATATAAGAAAACAACAATACCTAATTTTAAATATCAATTAGTTCATGATAAAAATAATGACGGTATTGATGATATTGATGAAGAAGAGAAAAAAGAAGAGAAAAAAGAAGAGAAAAAAGAAGAGAAAAAAGAAGAGAAAGATGAAGATACATTTGATAAACCAAATATATTTGATAGAATATTTGGATTTCTTAAATAAAATAATAATAACTTCGTTTATTTAAGAAATATAAACATATATATTTTTTAGTAAGTATGACCGAATATTTAGAATTTCCAACTAAACAATTTAATGATACAAATTTATTATTCAACAAAAATAAAATAAGTGCTGATATCGCTTCATTATCTTCAATGTCATCAATGTCAAGTGCATCAAGTATAAGGTCTAATATGAAAAAGAAAAATAAAATGCGAGATATTGGCGATGAATTACCGGCAATGCAGCAACCTAAGAAACTAATTAATCCTAATATTCGAATTAATAAGCAAAAATCTAATATTGATGATGATATGGATGTCAGAAGTAATAAAAGTGGTAAAAGTAATTATGACGATGAAGAAGAAGACGATGAAGATGAAGACGAAGAAGAAGATGATGATGACGGAGAAGATAATGAAGAAGAAGATGATGATGAAAATGAAGAAGATGGGGAATATGAGGAAACTGATGATAGAATAAAGAATAAAAAAACAGCAAAGATTAATCCATATAAAGATGAATTAAATGAAAAAAAGGAGATATTATATCAATTAAATAGATTACAGTTAAAAGGAGCTAAAATTCCTCATAATTTTACAATAAATTCAAATATTGATGATATGCGAAATGAATATAATAAAATAATTAGAGATAGAGATATTGATGCTAGTGTAAGATTTCAGAGAAAAATGTTAATGGCATTTGTTACAGGAACAGAATATTTAAATACAAGATATGACCCATTTACAATAAAGTTGGAGGGTTGGTCTGAACAGGTTCACGAGAATATTGAGGATTTTGATGATATCTTTGAAGAATTACATGTTAAATATAAATCTAAGGGCAAATCAATGCCTCCTGAACTAAGATTATTTATTAGTCTTTCAGGTAGCGCATTTATGTTTCATTTAACATCTAAAATGTTTAAGGAAAGTTCAATACCAGGTGTTGAAGAAGTATTAAAAGCAAATCCAGAACTAATGAAACAATTCCAAAATGCTGCAGCTAAACAATTTATATATAATAATATTGGAACATCTAAACAACCTCAGCAACAATCGCAACCAGCAATAAAACAAAATAATAATAATGGAGGAGGAGGTGGTGTAAATAGTTTATTTGGCAATTCATCTGGATTATTTGGAATGGTTAATAATTTATTTAGTGGATTAAATAGCAACAATAATAATACCAATAATATGAATATGAATAATTCAAGAAATGATTATAATAATACAAGACCAGAGAATGATATAAATAAGATTATAAATAATGTTCATAATAAGATATCAATACATCCTGAAGATGATTCAAAGATAGAAACATTATCAATTAGTGATGAGGAAATAACATCAATAATAGAAGATGCAACTGATGTTAAGATATTAAAATCATCAACAAGAGGGAGAAAAAGTAATTCAAATAATATGAATAATTCAAGTAGAACTTTAAATATTTAGCGTGATAAATTGCGAACCTTGCCTATTTGGCGACTAGTTTCACCAACATAATTTTTAATAGTTCCTATTTCTGATTTAATACGACCAGGAACTTTAGACATAGAGCCAATCGGGTCTCGAATTGCTCCCTTTAAGTCAGCAGAACCATCTTCAATACTTTTGACGACAGTAATCATAGTTGAGAAGAAAGTAACTACAAGAATATGGAAAACAAATACTAAGAATATTAAGATAAATTCTATTATTGCTCCAATCATAATTATTTCACGTCGTGAATCAACAGAACATTTACATTTTTCATTTACGAGAGCACGAGTATATTGAAATACTAAATAGATATAATAAATAAATACAAGGCAAAATGTTAAATCAACAAATTTATTAATTATTACTATATTTGAACCAAAGTTATCATATATAGTTTGGTCAGAAACTAGACCAGTAAATATGAGATAAATTATTGAAAATAATGTAAATCCTTTGATGAAATTAATATTTGGAGGTAAAGCACATTTACATCCCTTTTCCTCAAGATTAGTAATATAAGTATAAATTATTATTAATAATATTATAGTTATAACTGAATATAAAATCTTGGAAATGTATGAAAGACCGAAAGACGCCATTTACTTTTTTTTATTCTAATAAACTAAAATATTATTTTTATATATAAAAATTATCTCTTTCTTTTGGTTTAACATATTTTAGTTTTAAAAATTTAAAAATGTCTTCTTCTGAATTAATACTCATATTAATATTTTTATCAAATCCGTGTTCGCTTAATGATAAATTGAAATTAATTTTAACATAATGGCGAAATCCTATATTGAAAATATTTGAACCTGTGAAATATAATAAAGCATAATAATATTCTTTAGCGGGAGTTATTAATATATCTAAACGTCTTGCAGGTTCATTTGGTAATTTAGATATACCCATAAATTTATTTTTGCCAAATGCTAAAACTTCAATTATATAATTTGAATCAATTAATTTTTTTATAAAATCTTTAAAATTAAATTTAGGATTTTCCATGATAAGTAAATCAATATCACCCATAGATGTACTTCCACGGCGATATGACCCAACAAAATCAAATATTAATTTATTTTTTTTAATATCTTTATTTAATATGGAAATATGTTTTTTATATTCATTTAATGGTATTCTCTTTTTTAAATCATCATAATATTTAATTCCAATTTTTTGTTTTGCATTTAAAATATTTAAATGATTTTTACGCAAATCATCAAGTGATATAACGCCACTATCAACTATTTTATTTGCATTAACAGGTCCAATTCCATAAATATTTAATAATTCTTGTTTGAAATAATAGATATTATCATTATTAATATTATTTTCTATATAAGATATTTTACCGGTTTGAAATAATTCTTTTATTTTTTCTAAAATACTTTTTCCAATACCATCTATTTCTTTTAAATCCTTTATATCATTAATATCTTTATTGTGGACGAGGATATTATTAATAACATTTGTATAAGCTTTAACTTTATATTTTTCATTTTTATAATTTTCATAATCTCTGATGGTTATTAGATTATCAATAATTATTTTTTTATTAAATATAAAAGATGATGGTTTCTTTCTCTTTTCTGGTATTTTATAATTCTTATCCTTTTTTATAACATTTTCTATATATGATATCTTACCATTTTTACGCAACTCTGCCAACATTAAAAGCATTCCCTCGCCAATCCCCTTAATTTCCTTTAAATCCTTTAATTCCTTTATATCATTAGGATAATCAAGTAGATTATCGATAACTTTATTATATGCTTTATATTTGAATATTTCATTATTAAAGACTTCATAATCCCTGATAATTGATAATTGTTCAATAATAAGTTCTTTATTGAACGGATGTTCTTTTTCTTTCTTCTCTTTTATTATTTTCTTCTTTATATATGATATTTCTCCTGTTTCATAAAATTCCGTTAATAATGCTAATATTCGGACACCAATACCTTTAATTTCCTTTAAATCATTTAAATCCTTTATATCATTAGGATATTTAAGGAGATTTTTAATAACTTTTTCATAAGCTTTAACTTTTAGGGGTTTATTATTTTCATAATTTTTAATAATTGTTAATTGTTCAATAATATTTTTTTTATTAAAATTATTGTTCATCTATTATTTAATTTGAATGAAGATATTTTTTTAGATTTAATATATAATATATGAATTGCATTTTTATTTGCGTATTTAACCAAGAAAAATATATCGATATGTTTCTTCTTCTTTTGGAAAGTATATTACTTTATGGAAATTTGGACTACTATACAAATATATTAGTTTATACATCAACTAAATTTATGAATATTATAAAACAACATCGATTATTTAATAATGATAAAATAAAATTTGAAATAAATGATACATATGATAATATTGATAAAGCATGTAAAGCAAGATTAGATTTATTTAATTTAAAGAGTATTACAAATTATAATAAAATACTTTATTTAGATACTGATATTTTAGTAAAAGATGATATAAATAAAGTATTTGATATTTGTAAAAAAGATGTTTTATATGTATTAGAAGAAGGCGTTATTGATAGTGATACTGATTATTGGGGCAAAACATTATTTGGAAATGAGATTAATAATTATAAAGATAAATCAGCATTTACGAGTGGAATATTATTATTTAATAATTGTAAAAAAATAGAAAAATTATTTATTAGAATTAAGGAAGATATTATTAATAGACCATATAAATTTAGTTTTTATGACCAACCATATATAGTTTATAATGCGTTCAAATATAATTTATATGATAATAAGATTTTGAATAAACTTGCAGTGAATAATGATAAAAATATTTATAGTGATAAAGTAATACATCATTTTCCCGGTGGTCCGGGTTTTTACGAACATAAAATAGATGCAATGACTATTTTTTTGAATAAATTAAAGAATAATTATGATATAATGAATAAAAATTTAATGATAATATTTACAATTATGATGATGATAATTTTATTTATGATAATTATCCCAATGATAATTTTATTTATATATAAATATTATTATAAATATTAATATCATTATTGCAATGTGGAGAATTCTTTCAAAATATAATGAAGCAAATGCAAATAGAGAGATTGAATTAAAAGAAATTGAAATAATTATGAGAAAAGATAATTATAAAGAAAAATTAAAATTATGTAAACAAAATTTAATCAAAAATAAAATTGAGGATGATTTATTGCATCGCATGAAAAATGATTATTTAACAAAAACAAATTATAATGATTATGTTAATAGTAGTCAAGAAATTAAAGATATTTATGAAGGAATTTATAAAAAGATTTTTGATATTCAAAAAGACCAAAAACAATTGAAAAAAGAATATGAAGAATTATCATATTTAAGTAAATTATAATTATTTATATTTTTCAATAATATTTGTAATTTTAAATTTAGTTGATATATCTAAATTAGTGATATTAATATTATTAATTTGATTGATATATTTTTGTTTTGGAATAAAATCAATAATAATTGCTAATTCATCTAATAATAATTCATTAACATGTTTATAATCAGTAGTAATAATATATTTATTTAAATCATTAAAAATATTTTCGATAATTTCTTCAACAATATTCATTTTATTTATTTTTTTTAATATGATACATAGAGCTTTTATCATAGATATTGTTGATTTTTTTAATTTAACATATTCGCAATACACATCATAATTTTCATCATCAAAAATAGATTTATAATTTTTATTAATAATAGAGGGAAGCCATTCTTTTTCTTTTAAATAATTTGTATAATAATTAGTTATATTATTTTCAATATAATCTTTATCAAATAAATATAAAACATCAATATAAATATTATTATTCGATGATTTGATAAAATTAATCAATACATCAAATAATGAATTTAAAATTTCCGCATTTACTTGAGTAATAAAAGATGATATTTTATTATAAAAAACGTCTTTATTAACATCAGTTAATTTATTTAAATAACTTATAAATTCTTTTTTACATTTTGCATCATCGCTAAAATCAATATAAATAATATGAGGTCTTGCTTTTGGTGCTTTATTTTTATTTGATGCGATAATTTTCTTTTTTTCCCATAAACTACGAGCATCATAATTTGATACAAAACAATTATAATTTGTAATTAATTCATTTGCCTTATTAACAATATTATCTGAAATTATTGTATTAGATGCATTAAAATTATTTAAACAATTTTTAAAAACATTATAATTAATTTTAACTAATCCTATATCCTCTAATTCCATTATTAATATAAATAAATAAATATAAATATCTTTATATTATCTTTAATCATCATTAATATCTGATATTTCAACGGTATTATCATGAACTATTATTTTATCTGCTAATTGATTTTTAGTTCCTTCTGTTGATAATTTGCGTTCTTCGCATTTAGCTTTTAATTTATCAATACTTAATTTCATCAGTGCCTTTTTTATAGCATGACCACCGCCAACATTAGAACTTATAATTGATTCCTTATCATCATTAACTTCTTTCTTTAAATCAAAAATTTCATTAACGATTTGAACATTATTCTCTTGAATTTCCTCTTTATTAGCAGTAGTAAAATTAGAAACAGGAACATTTGTGGGAGTAGTATTAATAGAAGTAGGAGGTATAAATGAACATGAATCGGACGTTGAACAAAAGCCATCATTAAAAATTTCATTCATGATTATTTCAGCTGATTCGAGGGCGCTATTTGATTGATTATTAAATTTTTCATAATTATTATCTATTGATGGATTATTTAGTTCAATTTCAAGTTTATTAAGTTTATTTGCTAATAAATATACGCTTTGCTCAAGATAAATATATTTATATGCCATAAAAATTATAAATATAAATATAATAACACAGGTAGAATAAAATATAATATTGTTAAAAGATAATAATTTAAATATGAACATTTCTTAAATTCTCATTATATAATTTGTTTTTCATTTCAATCGCACTATTAATAATATCTTTGTTAAATTTATGTTTTTCTAATAATTCAATTGCTATAATTTGTTTTGAACCGCCTCTATTAATCTTATAATTAAATTCATATAATTTAGTTTTTTCATTAAAAGTTGCATTAACATTTAAATTAATAAATAATGATTTATATTTATTTTCTAATTCTATTAAATTATGAAAATGAGTTGTTATTATTAATGTTACGCTTTTTAACTTAGCTAAATATTCAGCAACTGAGAATGCAACCGAAACACCCTCAATTGGAGGGGTTGAATGCATTGGTTCATCCATTAAAAACAAACCTCTCTTTTTTGTTTTAAATAATTCATCGGCGATATTAATCATTTTATTACAATGACTTGTTTCAGCTTCAAAATAAGATTTACTTCCTACTTCATCACTAACTCTCATAAAAGTAATAACAGCATCATATAAATATACATTCCCTTTGAGAGCATTAATTATTCCGATTGTTTGAGCTAAAATAATATTAATAGTGATAGATTTTACATAAGTTGTTTTACCTCCGGCATTAACACCTGTAATAATAATATTTTTAGATAAATTAACGGGATTTGAAACTTGGTTTGATGATAATAATGGATTATTAATAGCTAATATTTTAGTAGTAGTATCATTATAGGAAGGTATACACCACATTTTAGATTTCTTTAATTTGCATATAACATCAATTGCATCAATGGTATATATAACTTTTAATAAATTAATTATATCAGTTTTATAATTTTCATTTTTCCATAATTTATAAACAGTTGCTAAATTATTATTTAATGATGATAAATTATTTAAACTTTTTTCAATATCATCATCAGTTAATGTATTATTATATAGAAAAAATGATTTCCATATATTATTTGATTGTTTTATAATAGTTATAGAAGTTTTAATAAATTCGACTAATCCAACTAATTTTTTAAATAATTTTTCTCTTGTTTTATAGATGATATATGATATATAAAATGTTTGATAAATACTATAAATATATATTGCCAAATAAGCGAATACTGTAATAATTTTTGTTAAATCTGATTTAATATTTCCGCTAAATTTGAATAATAATTTTATAAATTCATAAATAACACTCATATATTTTACAAATGACATATTATAATGTAAATATTTATTGATATAATAATATGGTGTATAAATGATTGATAATGGATATATTAAACTGGTCATAGGCATAATAATAATTTTATAGAAATGATAAGTATCAACTAGATAACAATTATAATTCATATTATTTATTAAATATGTTGATGGATATAAAAGATTAATTGCCAAATCATCATCTATTTCATCTTTTAATGTCATAATCCATAAAAGGTCTTTTTCATTATTTTTAAGTATTTCATTTTGATAATTACGGAATTCATAATTTACTTTTTGACGCTGTATTAATAATTGTTTATCATTAATAGGAGTTTTAATTATTTTGTCCATTATTTTCATTCCACCCATGGTTGTTGGTTTTTTATTAATCCATTCATCAATATTAGTATCAGTATATACATTATCACTAACAATTATTTTATTAGAGGTATCATTATTTTTAAGAATATTATCTAATAAAATATTGACCGTTGTATCGGGTATTTCGAAGAATACATTTAAATCATCTATTGTATTCATTTTTTAATATTATAATATAATTAATTATACTGATAAATAACTCACATATAAAAAATAAAAAATGAATATAATTAATCAAACTTAGTTTTTATTTTATAAAATGGATTATGTCATTATTATTCACAATGATTATATTTATAAGATAAATAAAGAACCTTATGAAACCGACGAAAATACTTATTTTAGAGGATGGTATATTATTAATAATAGTGATGATATAAATGATGAGATAATATGTCGGTCAATAATGTATCTTAATGAAAATAAAAATAAAATGAAATATTAATTTTAAAAAAATTACTTACAATATGAAGCACCACCACGACCGCAAGAAGCGCCAGCACCACGATATTTGCGAGATTTAGGTTTGACACCGCCTTTAACTTCATCATCTTTATTATCGCCAAATAATTCACCTAAATTAAAACCTGAATTTTTGTCAGCTAACATACGGGCGCCAAGTAGCGCAAGAGCTGAAATAAATGGAGTTAAAACAAAATCACCTCCTTTTTTGGATTGATTACCTCCACCGCTATTGCAAGCACAACCACCTTCCATACTATATAAAAAGCCATTTTCTAATTTCATTTTGTCATAGGAATTTAATTTCTTTTTAGTTGCACCTCCTTGAATTCCAGGAGTATTTTGACTGGCAATTATAGGGCTTGCTGTTGATGGAACATATATTTCAGGAGAGGAAGCTATATTATTAGCATAATTAATATTAGCTATAGCATCATGATTAACTGTTGAATTTAACATATATTCGCTTGAATTTGGAGAACTAGAATAAGGAGCAATATAACCACCTCTTCTTTGTTTTGATTTTAACATATCTATTTAAATAAAAGATTATTTTCTAATATAGAATACTAAAAATACAGCTGCTAGAGTTGTAAAAAAATTTAGGAAGATAATTAATATAACAAATGGTATAATATAATATAATAAATAAATTAATATAGGTTTTATTATTTCAGTTCTAATATCTTCATTTAGAACTTCTTTACGTATAAAATTAATAATCAATTCTACTAGTTTAATATTATTCTTTTGTTGCGTCATTATTATTATATTGATTACCTTAATATTATACAGAATGAAACATTTATTAAAATTTCCGCAAAAAAAAACAAAATGTTATGTGTCATATTTAGAAAAATCTTTTAAAATACAATTAAATGAACTTAAAATCCTTAATATTTTTAATAATGGGTTTAATATTGAGTGCCAATTGCCTTTAAATAGTAATGAACAATCTATCGCAATAATAGAAGAACTTGATGATATATCTTTAAATACCCTTAAAGAAAATCCGGAATGGTTTGAAGAAGAAATTAATATTGATAATGTTTATACATATTCTTATATTAATGATATATCAACAATAACATTATTATTAAATAATAAGACGGAATGTTATTATAATGGAATAGATAAAAATTTGGAGGATATAATAGAAATTTTAAAGAATACAAAAAAATTAAAAGATTATAATATAAATGTTGAGGTAAGCTTTTTAGGATTATTTATATATGATAACATGATAATAAATAAATGGATAATAAAAGTTATTAATATAGAGGAATTGATTGATGATTTTTCGGATTGGAATAAAATAGATATAGAGACCGATTGGGAGAATGAAATAATAAATTATGAGAATAATATAAATGAAAAGATAGAATTTTATAATAAATCATTGGAGACTGCTAAAATATTATTAGAAGAAATTAAAAATGAAACTAATTTTAATATTTGGGATAAAAAAATATTAAAATTAAAAAAACAAATAATAAAAATATAATTATAATTTTATCTATATTATTATAATAGATAGATATTAAAATGAGTTCTAATAGTTCATCAATTGTTATTTCCTTTTCAATTGCAATATTATTATTATTAACATTACTATTACTGATATCTTATAATTCTAAATGTAAAATGGATAATATCGAGCGATTTGAGAATGATAATGATATACAACAAATTCAATCACAATTAACAAGTGAAATATTACAACATGCCGGAGGTCAACCATCATCATCTGTTGCAAGTAGATCAAATGTTGATTTAAATAGAGCTTCTAATCCGACATTAGGCAGTATTAATGCAAGTGAAGCGAATATTGGTTATACATCAACTTCCGGTGAATATCTTCCAAATAGTGGTAGTATTGGTGGTGATACTTTTGTAGGAAATACAGATGTTGATAGTTCATCTGATTCATGCTTTGTTCGAGATAGATTAACAAGTTCTGATTTATTGCCAAAGGATGCTGCTAATTCAAAATGGGCTCAAATTAATCCGGCTGGTTCTGGAATTTTAGGAGATCAAAATTTTTTAACGGCTGGTTATCATGTTGGAATTAATACAATCGGACAATCATTACGAAATGCTAATTTACAATTACGCTCTGAACCACCTAACCCTCAAATTGCTGTAAGTCCATGGGGAATATCAACAATAGAACCCGATGTTCGTGCAGTTGCATTTGAAATTGGAAGTGCAGCATCATTTTAATCAAAAACAACAAAACATTTAGTATTAATAATATCTTGTTTAGGAACTAATGAATTTTTATTAGAAATTTTTATTTGTTTTTTGTATGAGAATTTAGACATATTTTCATATATTTTTTTTTGATTTTCAATAGCATAAGTTATTATTTTTGTATTAAATGCCCATTTAAAAAAGTTTAATTGTCCAATTGTTGTTTCAATATATTTATCTTCGTCATCATTATTATTAATTTTAAAAGATATTCGGTCATGTCTTCGAAAAGCATCAAAATTAAATTTTTTAAATGATTTTAGTTGTGCTCTATAATCTAGATATAATGTAATTTTTTTATATTTTTCATTATTATAATTATCTGGTAAATGATAATAAACATTATCTGTTTTTTCATTTATCCAATAAATAATATTATGTGTTTTTGCATATCTCGTTACCAACCAATCTATCATTCGCAATGATAATTCATGTTTGCCGTCAATTATTGTTTTTAATGTTGATTTATAAATATCATGATTATTATAAAATAAATTTAAAGAAGTTAATAATAATTCTTTACTGCTATTATTATCAGACATCATTAATTTAATTATATTGAAATCTTTTATATCATTATTTAGTAAATATAATCATATCAAATATTAATGCTATTATTGATAATGCCATTAATATGCCTATTCTTAAATCCCACATTAAAACATAAATATTAATAAAAATAATTATTAGTAATATCCAATAATGTTCATATAATTCTAATAATTCTTCAGGATAAGGAACTGAAGGGCGTAATCCATAAATTAATAAATATGCTGATAATATACCTATGATGAAATATCTTATAAAAATATCTATATAATTTATCATTTAATCTATTATTTTAATTTAAAATATTATTTTTCTTTTCCATAATAATATTAGAAAAATGCAATATTCAACATTAGAAGAAGCATTTCCTAATTATAATTTACCTCAACAAAGTAATAATAAACGTGCATCAAATAAAAAAAAGCAATGTGATAAATTTATAAATGATTATGCAAATACATCTGATTGTTATTATAAAAAAGAAGGTATTGATATGCCATCATGTGAAACATTTGCTACCAATAATACCAATAATACCAATAATACAACTGCTACTACCAATAATACCAATAATACTAATAATAATGATAGTTATGCAAGTTATGCAAGTATGGTTAAAAAAGATTGTTCGCCATTACAACCACCAACATATACCTTGCCAATTGATAGTAATACGCAAAATGCATTTAAGAAAGCCGTTGATATTTCCTTAAATCCAAATTTGGAACATAAGAATGACCCTGATAAATATGCAATAAAGCCATATGATTACGATGAATATGATGCATATTTGAGTATAAATGATATAAATACGAATAATAGAGATGAGACACCAGAATATAGAACAACACCATTTTTAGAGGATTATTTAAAAAATTTAAGAAATAATTTTAAAACGGCATCATCTGAAAAGCAAGGAATAAAAATAAATGATGTGGAACAATTTACAAATTTTATAAATAATGTAAATAATATAAAAGTAGATATTAATTTATATAATTTATTTTTATTTATATTCATAGGTATAGTAATAATATTATTATGCGACCAAATTACAAAATTAGCAATTATAGTAGCTAATAAAAATATATAAGCAATGACAAGTTTTTAATAAGTAGAATGAAATATTTTACACATTTAGTATGTTCGGGAAGTGCTTTACGGTCATTCTGTTTATTAGGTGTTTTAAGATATATATATTTTAATAAAATGGAGGAACATATCAAAAATGCTGCTGGAACATCGATGGGGTCTTTTTTTTGTTTAGCATTTGCTTTAAAAATTCCAATTGATGAACTTGAAGAAATGATAAAAAAATTAATTAAACATCCTGATATTATTACAATATCATCTGATAAATTTTTAAATATATTTACAAATTTAGGTTGTAATGATTGTAAATTATATTTATCAGGAATTAAAGAATATTTAAAAAAGAAATATGATAAAGATGATATTTCTTTTATAGAATTATCTAAACTTACAGGTGTTAATGTTTATGTAAGTGTAACAAAAATAAATACAGGTAATAATTTTATTTTTAATGTTAATGATACTCCTAATGTATCAGTTTTAGATGCAGTTGCTGCGTCAATGTGTATTCCATGTATATCACAGCCAATTAGAATAGATGATTGTTATTATGTAGATGGATGTTTAACAAATAATTTACCATTTGAAATATTTAATAATATTAATCAAGATGATATATTAAATATTGCTATTTATGTTAAAGAAGATTATGATATAACTGATATAATTGATAAAAATAATGAATTAAATTTTTTGACTTATTTTAAACAAGTATTTTCAACCATATATTCAAATTCTTTACATGCTAGTTATATATCAAAATTATCTACAATAAAAAATCCACTAATTATTAGTAATAGCCCCTTTAAATCATTTTATAATTTTAATATAACTGATGATAATATTGCTTTCAATATTCATGATGATGATATTGAAAATTTAATATTACAAGGATTTACAGATATTAGTAATTATATGAGTAAATTTGAAATTAATGAAGAAGAAGTTTTTTCTTAAATGATTGTTCGGATACATCTTCAAGTTTCCAAGAAATATAAATATTATTATTATTTGGTTCAGGTAATATAGCAACATATAAGCCACTTTTTTTTAATTCTGATATGATATAATTCATACATGTTGAATAATTATATAATGGATATCCGATAATTATTGGAGGTATAGTATAATATAATGATTGACCGCCTATTTCAGCGATAGTTTTAATTTTTTTATGACATGAATTTAAAATAATATTAAATGCATCGTTTAATTTGGCATCTTTCTTTTTCTTAATTTCATATAAATCATATAATGATAATTTTGAAGTCATATTTATATATAATATTATTTATATTTAAGTTGTAAATTCCCAATTTGGATTTTCACTTTTAATTACATCATTTGCAAATTTAGTTAAATCAGCTTCAGTTCTATCACCACTATAATTAGATACCATTTTAGTATTTTTATTATATAATAAAATAGTAGGTGTGCTTGTGATATTATATTTAACTCCTAAATCTTTACCTGTGCCATTGTCCATAATATCATATTTTATTGTGTCAAAATAATATTTATCAGGATTATTATTTACTTTATCAGAATAACCTGACCATACTTTAGTTTCAAAATCTCGACAATAACCGCAATTTGTCATACAATAATATTGTAATGTATAATTCTTACTTGCATTAGTAAAATTTTCATATTTCTTATAATAAGTTCCTGAAACTATAGCCCCAATTATAAGTATTATTAATAATATTACTAATACCCAAAATCCTGAACTTGATGATGATTCTTCAGGATATGATTTTGAACTTAAACGTGAACTTGAACTATATCTGGATTTATAGGAAGTAGGCATTAATCTATTTAATTAAAATATTTTAATTGAATAATTATTAATATATATATATACTAATATTAATAATAATAAGGTATATATACAGAAATCAATATAAATAATATATTTTACTATTAAATCATTTATATTAGTTATATTTTTATCTTTTAGCCAAATTATTGAATTAACAAGCAAGAACAAATATATTAATATTATTATAAAAACGAAGATATAAATCATTTTATTTTAATATTATAATCTATTATTAAAAAATGATAAAAAATAATATCATTATATTTATAATGGTGAATTTAGCTTTTACATTAAAAAGTTTATTTATAATTGGTAATACTACGCCTACTATATATTCAACAGTTAAAAATTCTAAATTATCGCTTGAACATGTATATCCTAAATGTTATATGTATAAGAAACATTATAATGACGCGCATAATATTTTCAAATGCGATGCTTATATTAATAATATGAGGTCAAATTATAAATATGTTGAAAAATATAATAATACTTTTGTAAGATTATATGACACTGATAATTTCGTAAATACAAAAGATAAATTATTTATTCCAGAAGATGCCAGTAAGGGTATTATAGCAAGGTCAATAATGCATATGTGTTATGAATATAAATATGATTATAAAAAAGTTATTGATTATAAAAATTTAATTGAATGGTGTTTAGATTATCCACCAACAAAAGAAGAAATATTTCATAATAATTTTATATTTCAGAAACAGAAAACGAGAAATATGTTTATAGATTTATATTATAAAAAGAAATATAAGAATTTATTAATTCAATATTTCTCATAAAAAATGATTATTTTTTTGTTATTATTGAAGTAATATATGTCAATAATAACAACTAAACAAAAATTAGGACAATTTTATACAACTAATTATGATTATATTTTACAGAATTTATATATACCTCAAAATATTACAAAAATAATTGAACCTTTTGCGGGAAATGGTGATTTATTAAATTTTATCAAAGATAAAGAGTATTATCACATTGAATGTTATGATATTGAACCTAAGAAAGATTTTATAATTAAACAAGATACACTTTTACAACCTCCTAATATTACTAATTCATTTATAATAACAAATCCGCCATATTTGGCAAGAAATAAATCAGATAATAAAGAATTATTTGATAAATATGATACGAATGATTTATATAAATGTTTTATTGAAATTTTAATTATAAATAAATGTTTAGGTGGAATTTTGATTGTTCCATTAAATTTTATATGTTCGATACGTAAAAATGATATTGATTTGAGAAAGAAATTTATATCAAAATATAATATTTTACATATGAATATATTTGAAGAACAAGTATTTGAAGATACATCATATACAATATGTAGTTTTCAATTTGAACTTAAGGAACTTAAAGAAGACAAGGAAATGAAAGTATTTATATATCCATCGAATAAAGAATTTAATATTAAATTGGATAAATATAATAATTATACAATTGGTGGTGAAATATATAATCTAAAACAAAATTCATTATATAAGATTGATAGAGCAACAAGATTATATGATAATAAAGATAATTTTACAAATATTTTAGTAAAATGCATTGATGATAACATAAATAATAAAATAGGATTAAAAATAGTAGATGATATTATCAGAGATAAATATATTGATAATACACCTAAATTATCTGCAAGGTCTTATGCTGTATTAGTAATAAAACCAAAAATAACAATTATACAACAAGAGAAAATGGTAGAAATATTTAATAATTTCTTGAATGAAAAAAGAGATAATTGCAATTCATTATTTCTATCTAATTATAGAGAAAGTAAAGATATTGCAAGAAAAAGAATTTCATTCACATTAGTATATGAAATCTGCAATTATTTATTAGATACTAATCATGATTATATTTATCGATAAAATATTGTTGAATTTCTATATGATTACCAATAATTAAATTTTCATTATTGCTAAATTTTTTTTTCAAATCATTAAATTTAGTAGTCAAATCAGTATCAATTAATATTATATATAAATCAGAAATTAAACTATATTTAATAATCCATTCACATAAATTATAAGCTTCCTCAAATACATTATCTTGATGTCCGCCATTACCTATAACTATTTTAGCAAATACCCAACCATTTATTTTTCCATTTAATTTTGCATCAAAAGATTTTAAACAATCATTTAAGGATATTTTATTTTTCTTTATATCAATATTATTTAAAATTAAACCATTTTTAGTTGGTCTATATGCATTTACTGATAATTTATCCATTGAAATTCCAAATTTATTACATGTAATATTACATGTATCTATTTGCAATAATTCATCTTTTGAACTTTGTCTTGATGCATTAATTGAAATTCTTCCTGCTAATATTATTAATGAAATTATATTATCATTACATTCATCTAATAAATCATTTTCAGTTTTATTAAATTTTGATAATTCTAATAATATTCTTTTGTATTCTTCATTATTTATATCTTTATTTAAAATTCTTTCTTGAATTCTTTTCATAGCTAATTCATTATTTATTTTTTGTCTTTCATTTCTAATATTATAAATATCTATTTCAATTGGTCTTATAATATCCATGTAAAAATAATTTAAGGAGATTAATAAATAATCTTTATATCATTTTTTTTTATGTAAAGATAATTAAGTGATATAAAAAAATGATTATGAATTAATAATGACAAGTAATTTATTAATATTTAACGAATGATTTATACTAAGCGGAGGCAAGCCGAAAGTCAAGATGAAATTTTTAATAATAAAGATATTAATAAGAAACAACAAATATTTTTAGATAAGGCTGCCGAAATTGCAAAATATTCAACAATGCAACAAAAACATGGTGCTGTTGTTGTATATAAAAATAAAATAATTGCATATGGTTTTAATTATATGACTCATTATTTGAATGATAATAATAGTATTCATGCAGAAGTTGCAGCAATTAGTCAAGTTTTTAAAAATAAAACAATTCTTGAAAATTGCGATGTTTATGTTGTTAGAATTGCACCGGCAAGATTTAATAATTGTTTAAAATTATCAAAACCATGTGAGAAATGCACCAAATTTATTAATAAATATAATATAAGATGCACTTATTATTCTACTAATTATGAATATGAATATATGTGTACTTCTACATCATCTTAAATATCTAAACTCATTGAAACCTTTGGAATTATTCTTTTAATTGATTTTTTAACTATCATCTCTCGTTCTTCCTTATTAAAAATTTTTGCCAATAATTCTTCACCTGTTAAATGTTTATTATTATTTATAATATCTCTTACTTCCTTAATATTAATTGGTTTATAAACATTCTTTACATTCGTTTTTAATCTTCCATTTTGTGTATTTAAATCATTATAATTATATTTAAACATAAATTCTTCAATTTTATTATTTAATGCTTGTTGTAATGTCTTTCTCTCTCGAATTGCAATTTTTAATTTTCGTATCGCATCATCATATTTAAACCAATCAGCAACCAAATTTTTAAATGTATCCATTTCTTCCGTAGTTGGTTCAGAACTTGTTTTAATAATATCTTCAATCAAATCTATATTATCCATTATATGACAAATATTAAAAAAATCTTTAAATCTATTTTTTCTTTGTTTTAGGTTTAGGTTTAGATTTAGGTTTAGATTTAGGTTTAGGTTTAGGTTCTGATTTAGGTTTAGGTTTAGGTTTAGATTTAGGTTTAGGTTTAGGTTCTGATTTAGGTTTAGGTTTAGGTTTAGATTTAGGTTCTGATTTAGGTTTAGGTTCTGATTTAGGTTTAGGTTTATCATAATTAGGAACATATGTTTCAATAAAACTGGATAAGTTTTCCATATTTCGTGTATCTTCAAATTTAACTTTTTCACTACCATTTCCAACATATGCAACTATTGTTGGATAACTCTTTATTGATTTGAAAAATTCAGGAGCTTGTCTAATAGTTGTTAATTCTATTTCATAAAATTGTTTTACATGCCCATATTTATCTTTTAATATATCCCATATTGGCATAAAATTACGACAATATCCGCAATTATCCCAATGATATAATATTATACATCCATGAGATGATATATCATTTATAAGAACATTTAAACTTTTATCATCAACTTTAGTTATAACTTTCGGTTGAGTACTCATTAATTTTCTATATATATATAAATAAAATAATTATGGATTTGGATTTGGCTAAACAATCTTATAATATATCTTGTGACCATATAACAAAATTAAATAATAAATATAAATATGAAAATGATTTATTTGTTAATAAACATTTTAATTGTAGTGATAAAATAGATATTGATGATTCAAATTCTAAAAATAATATTAAATTTTTAAAATCAATTTATTTAACTAATAAATCTTGTATATTTAAATCAACAGAACCCGATGATTTAGAATGGACTTCGAGTTTTAATAATAATGATAATATTCTTAAATATAATGATGATAATGTAAGAGCATTATTTAATATGAATACAAGACAAAAAATATTAACTAGATATTAAATTAAATATTAGAAATATATTTAATTTCTTTTTCATATTCATCTGATGGTTTTTCAATAATAATAATTGAATTCTCAAAATTATAAACAAATTCTTTTAATAATGATGGATGTATTTTACCCTCAAATAAATATTCATGTCTATCTACATTTGCACCTTTAATATTTTTACTATTATTTAAATGAATACATAATATATCATCTTTATTTGGTATCATTGGTAAAATTTCTTTTAAATCATATCCTGCATTCCAAATATGACATGTATCAATACATATTTTAAATAAATTTCGTTCTTCTTCAGTAAATGAATAATAGAAATCCATAAAATCATTAAAATCTTTTAATAATTCAGTTCCTTGTCCTGCAGGTGTTTCCAATAATAATTTTGTTTTTATATTATGAATAATCATTTCATTTATAATATTTTTAATATTATTTTTCATCATCATTAATGCTTCTTTAATTGTTCCGGTTGTTGATTTTCCAACATGAATTACATAACCACGAGCACCAATAATATTTGCAGTAATTAAATCATTAAAAACAATTGTATCTGTAATTTCTAATTGTTTTTTACCACTTATAAAAGGTTTTGCAATATTAAAAGCATAAGGCGAATGAACAATTAAGAAAAAATTATTAATTTTGCAATATTTTTTTATTAAATGTGATTCTTGTAAATATTTATCATTTGAAGTTATATTTAAACTTCTTGGATTAGTTGTGAATATTTGTAATGCATTTCCACCATTCATTTTAACTTGTTCCATGGTTTTAATAATGGTTTTTTCTTTTGTTATGTGAGCTCCTATAATCATTCTTTATTTTATATAATTAAATTTTATAATAAATATCAATTTTTATATAAATATAAAAATGATAATATTTATATATATGAATAAATAATGTCTAATTCTTCACATCCATTAATTATTAAAGGAACTCATATTATTATTGATATTTATCAAATATTTGATAACGAACCTTTAAAATTTAATGATACTATTATTATTATTCTTGATAAAATTGTTGAAAAATTTAATTTAAATGTTGTTGGTAAAGTAATTCATCAATTTGAACCATTTGGTGTAACAGGTGTTTATGTTTTAAGTGAATCACATTTATCAATTCATACATTTGTTGAAGAAAAAAAAATAGCAATGGATTTATATACATGTAATACATTTGATAATAGTATTGAAGTTGTAGAATATATTAAAAGTTTATTTAATCCGTGTATGTGTAATTACAAAATAATATCAAGATAAATATCAATTATTATAATCAATAAGATATTTACATATATTAAAATCTATTTTATAGCGATATGGGCATTTGAAATATAATGTCTTTTTTTGTGTTGCAAAGAATTTAACTAAACATAAATGATGAATATAATAATTATTTGAATGTAATCTATGAATATTTTCAAATAAATTTATTATTTCTTTTTTTGAATTAGTAAATTTATCTAAACATATTGGACAACAATCATGTAAGCCGGTATTTGTTGTAATTATATAAGGTAAATTATTAATATTCCAACCAAATCCTATCATTTTATAAATATCATGAAATATTTCATAATTAGTATGAAATCCCCTAATATATTGTGTTGTTTTATTTTTGACATCTGTAATTATTTTTTGTGTAATTATAGAATTATCAATATTATCATAAGGTGTTCCCGTATTTTTAGAATAATAATATTTTATTTTTTTATCATTTCTATCATCTTTTGATAATAATAAACCATAGCAAATATAATTATTATTTTTAAATGGCGGTTCATCATTAGAAATAGTTATTTCTAATGTAATTTTTAAAGTATTAATGTTATTAATATTATTTGTGATAAATGTATAAAATCTTATATAGTCAGCACCATTTATAAATGCTATTTTTATTATAGGATTTTTAATAAATCGGTCAATCGTTTCATTATCATATGATATATCATAAAACCTATTTAAGGAAAGTTTTTTATTCATGAATGCTTTTTTAAAGAAATTTGCCAATAATCTATCACAAACATATTTATCATAGATGATACCATTATTACTTAATATTTCATTTTCTAATAAAAATAGGAAATTATTTAATTCATCGTAATATAACATTATAATTTAGATTTTAATAAATATTATTATCATTTTTTATATAAAATTATATTAACATTAATTAAAAAACATAATTGATATGATTGTTTATTTAAATATTCCATATAAGGACCGTAAAATAGTTAAAAATTATGGAGCATTATGGGATGCAAAATTAAAGAAATGGTATTGTGAGGAAGATAATGAATTATGTTCTTTATATAATATTTATAAAGATATTGAAATAATTGGGGAAGATAGAACATTTGGAGAAAATAAATTATATATTGATATGATTCCAAAAACATCCTATTTTAAAAATGTGCGTTCATTATTTAATGATTGTGATTGGAATTTGATAAGACATCATATTTATGAGAGAGTTAATCATAAATGTGAATGTTGTGGGAAAAAGAGATTTAAATATTTAGATGCTCATGAAAGATGGGAATTTAATGAAGAAACTAAAACACAAAAATTAATAAGAATTATTGCATTATGTAAATTATGTCATGCTGCAACACATTATGGACATTCAAAAAGAACTAAAAATATTGATAAAATCAATATTCATATTAAAAAAATAAATAACTTTAGTGATGAAGAATTACAAAATCATATTAATGAATCATATAAAATTTGGAAAGAACGAAATAAGACTAAATGGGAACTTGACTTAACTATTATAACAAATTCAGGATTTGAAATTAAATAAATTATTATATTAAATATAATAATTTATTTATAATAATGAGTTATAAAAATAATGATGATACATTAATATTATTGAATGATTTTATTATTGAAATTATAAACAAACATAAATATTTTACTGATACTGAATATAATTCTATTAAAAATATAAATAATAATTGTAAAATTGATAAAGATAATGATTGTCAATGTAATATCAAAAATAAAACAGATATTCAACATTACACATTTTATTTTTTATTAGAATATATAAAAAATATAACATCATGTAATAATAAAAATAATATTTAAATTTAATTCTTTATAATCTCTCAATAATAGAAAATTGAGTTACATTATTTGTATTATTTCTAAAAAATACCATCCAAATTGAACAATTACCTGCATTACATATAATATATTTACATTTACTCATTATTAATGTTATTGCTAGATATTTTAATGAATAATCATAATTTAGTTCTTTATAAACTATATCAACTGTTGATAATTGTTTTGACATATGTCTTATTTCATCATAAAAAATTATATTATTTGGAAATTCATTTTTCATTCTATCTAAAAAATCTGTTTCGTCTGATTGAATAAGAAATTTAATATTTGGTTCTTTTTTTAATATTTCATTTGCATGTGAAATATAATCATCAAATGATGGTAATGCAATCTCGGTTATTTTATCATTTCCTCTATAAAATAATACACAAATATTATCATGGTCAATTGAATATTTATTTTCTATTTCTGATTGTATTTTTAATATTTCATCATTCGGCGTAAAATATTTACATATAAATTGATTTAAGGAAACTAAATCTAAAGTTTTATAATTTTTATATTGAAAACATTCATGATAATTAATATCATGAACATGTTTAATATCAATATTATTATCATTATAATGTTTGAAATAGTTAAAAGTGATATCATCTTTTGTATTTTTTTTATACCATGTATAAAATTCTGTTGTATCATAAATATTTGGTAATTGTTTGTATTTATTAAAAATTAAAATTAAATAATATAATCTTAGAGAGCAACATGAAAAAAATCCTCCATCATGTGCAAGAGCAAAATTCATTATATATTTAAAAGTATTAAAATAAGTCTTTATATAAAATAATATTGATTATTTTATTATTTATATATTAGAATTAGTATTATGACTTCAAGTAATAAAATAAAATTACAAAAATTAATTGATATTATGTCAGAGCATATTCCTGATACTAATAATTATTTTACCTATAACGGAAAACCATTAACAACTAAAATAACTTTTGATAATCCAAAACAAATATCAAAAATTTATTATAAAAGTAGTTCCTTAAATCAATTTATTAAAGAAATAAAGACGGGAAAACATGGATTTATATTAAATCAATATAATAAAAGTTGTATTCAAGAAAGTTATAATAATATTTCAAATTCTAAATGTATGTCTGTTGAAAGTTATAATAATGATAAAATAAAAATTAATATTATAAATAAATCATTAAATATTAATCCTCAAATTATAAAATTTTCATTTCATAATAATTATTATGAAATTTTTATTGAAGATAATCAAGATAATGACGATGATAATGAATTATCTAATTTAGAACTTATAGCAAAAACATTAAAATCATCTATAAAATCGGATAAAATAAATGATAAAATTGTTTCTGATTTTTTTAAATTAACTACTTCATCATAATGACAAAAATATTTTACTATTTTTATCATATATATCATTTGCTTTTATTTAGCGATTTGAGAAAATTCCAAGAATAACCCACATCATAATCGCAATGATGATACCAAATCCAACATCACTTCTTTTTGATTTAATACAATCAGTCCGAATTGCGTTAAACTCGCTAAAATTAGCAAGATTTGTGCAATCAGTCGTCTTATTCTTAAAACAATTGTAAATCTCATCATCCTGAATTTGTTTATGTGCCTCAGAGTTGCAACTATTTACAATTGCCTTATTTGCATTTTTCATATAATTACGAGAGAATGCCCTAAGGTTGCGACATTCAGTCATACTAACAACACTCAATAATGCAACAATCAAAATAATGGCTTTCATTGAAAATTTGATGATTGTTTTATAAAAATAATAATATCAATTTTATAATTATTTACTTATTTAAATAAACATATACATTTGTATTAAAATAATAGTAAATGTTTATAAAATTGAAGGATATTTAATAGTAAAATATTACGGTCAAATACAATGATGCGTTTATTTTATCTCGAACCCGATGATCATACCTACATTTACGGAGGTGATTTATTTGAGGCTGAATATAATCCTGAAACGAAAGAACTCCTTGAGCCATATACTCGTAAAGGTTCTCGACATAAAACGATTAGGTTCTATCCATCAAAGAATTTATTCGTAGTGTATGTGAACAAAGTTATCAAGGAACTTATCTTTGTGATGACTTGCTGGTCGGATGACTTCAAAGCCTACAAACTCCATGATAATATTGCGACTTCATATCGTGAATGTTATCATGGACGGAGAAATCCCAAGTCGTTCCCGTGTAATTTCAATTTCACGGAGTACATTGAGAAGAACGAGTTGGAGATGAAGGATTAAATTCGAGCTTGTGGAGATATATATGTCAAAGTTTTTTGGCATTTATAAATGTTTTTAGATAACCATAATAATTTATAATAATCTTTTTTTTCTATTTTATTATTTGTTTGCATTATTATTTTATTTTTATATTTTATCATATTTCCATCATATATTAAATTTGATTTAAGGCGCTTATTAATAAATATTAAACCTAATAATCCTGAACCGGTTGGAAAATTATCTGATATTCCATAATAATTATTATTGATATTGTTGATAATATTATTAATAGCTCTTAAAAATATTGGATTATTTGCTTTAGTAATTATAAATCCGGTATTTATTAATAATTTATTATAATAATAATCATATTCACCAGTAAAATAATTATTATCAATAAAATTTATTAATTTAAATTTACAATAAAATTTTACATCAATATATATACCACCATATTTATATAAAATGCAATATTTCCACAAATCATTTTTATATTCTATTGGTATTAAATTATTATAGGCTTTATACACATAATCAGGATAATTATCAAAAATAAATTTATTACAATCATTATTTTCATCAAAAGAAAAATAATTAAATTCAGGATTATAATCTTTAATCGTTTTTATATTTTGATATATATTTTCATTTTCTAATAATTTTTTATTATAACATTGAAAAATATTTAATGGAACTTTTGCATAAATGCCAAAAATTGATAATGGCATATTTATAAGAGAATAGGAAATTTAAATGCGACCAGCAACGAAATTGAATAAGTCCTTCCAAGTCTTAATTATATAATTTTTATCATTATATATAATCGTGTTGAAATCATTCAAATTGCTATAATCAATCAAATCTTTAAATTCTTCAAAATCATCTAAAATAAGTTTTATATTTGAACTATTATATTCAACTAATTCAAAATTGTCATTGAAATCTTTATTCATAATAAAACAACTATTGAATGTCTCAAATTCTACTACTACATAATTATATGTAGCAGTACGACTTATCAAATATAACTTATCATCATATCTCCTATATAAGCAACCTTCCATTATGCCTTGAAAAGTATAAAAATAATAAGAAAATCATTTTTTAATTATTTTACTATATTCAATAAACAAATATAATTATTTTATTATATTTAAAATAATTATAATTATAATTGCTAATAATAACATTGTAATAATTGATATAATTATTAAATTTTCATTTTTATTATTATTATTATTTTCATTATTAGATATAATTGTAGCATTATCATAAAAACTTTTTAATGTTCTTATTTTTCCTAACCCATAATGTTCATCCTCGTCGTTTATATTATCTAATGATAATAACCGTTTAACTTTTAATATTGCTTTATCAGGACTAAATGTTTTTTTATTATCAGTGTGATATTTAGGTTTATTTTCTCTTCCATATTCATGATATATAAGATTTTCTTTTGGCGTGAATACATCCCATCCATTTGTATAAAATTTAACTGATGTTAATATTTCTTCTCCTTGAAACAAATCATCTAAAGTAGGGTCAAATGGAATTTCATTTAAAAATTTTGATTCACAAAAAAACATTCCTGCACTCATAAAATAAGATTTCAAAAAATCATTATTATTATTTGTATATATTGCAGTGCTTAATATTAATATTCCTACTTTATTATATTCGGCACTAAAAATATGTGGTATTCCGGAATCAGTAATATCTTTTTTGATAATATCAATTGGATAATGACTTAATACAGGTTTTAATGATAAATTTCTATCTTTTATTTCATTAATCATATTTATTAATTTTTCATCCCAATCTTTTACAAATGTGCTATGACTATCAATTTGTAAATAATATTCTTCACCATTCCATAAGCCTGAACATAAATATCTAGCATATGTCGGACCTTTAGCTTCAAAATATGGTATTCTTATTATATTTATATTAGATTTCCATTTACAATTAATTAAACAATCATCATCAGTATCAAAATTATTTTGTTGGCAAATACCTACAAAACAATTATTTTTATATTTTGCATTTTCAAATAATGAATTAATTGTTTTTTGACATTCGTCATCTCTATAACTTGCAATTGAAATAAATATTGTATTTTTAATTATATCAATATTTCTAACTTTAGAATTCATCTTTATAATAAATAAAGAACAAAAAAAAATAAATTTTTTTAGAATTTCATATAAAAATCTTCATCTGCTAAATCTTCCCATTTTGATGAAATTTCAAGATTAATTTTAGGCTTAGAAACAATATCAACCCATGATTTAGTTTTTTCTTCTTTAATTTCTTCTTTAATTTCTTCTTTAATTTCTTCTTTAATTTCTTCTTTAATTTCTTCTTTAAAATCATCTAAAGTTAAATATAAATTTTCAGAAAAATCATTATTTTTATTAACACTTTTATTTTTTTGTGAAGATTTAACATCTGATGTAATTTCAGTTGCAGGACAAATTTTATTAAATTTATATGATACAATTAATTTTTCTCGATTAGCAAATGATAAACGATGTCTAAATCCGCATATTTCTTTATCACATAATTGTCCAAATATACAATTTTTTTTACGTTTTTCTGCATTTGGTTCATCTTTACTTTTATTTGAAATATCATCATAAAATTTTTTAACAATTTTTCTATCTTTATATGTAATATAATGATTATATAAACAATCAGAATTAACACAAATACAATTTAAATTGCATGTAATAGTTGCCATTGTTTTCTCTTAAACTTTATAATAAATATTATATATGATTATTATCATTTTTTATTTTAAAAATATATGTAAATAAAAATAATTTTATAAATAGTAAGGATTATGTGGATTTAATATTACATCATCCGCAGTTAATTTATTTTTAAACGTATTATCATCATCCGGATAATTTTTTAATATTGTAATTATTTCTTTATTTAATGTTTCTAAATCATTTGTATCAGTATTATTAAAATACTGAGGTTTATTTAATTTTTCAATAATATAATCTATAAAAGTATAAATATTAGTTGAAAATAAATTATTATTATTTACACCACCACCATGTTTTTTATATCGGAAACCATCTTTAATAATTTTAGCATAATCTTGTGTAATTGTTAAATTTTTTCTACGATTGTCATAAGTACCATATTTATTATTATTAATTCTTTTGCTATTTTGAAATGGATTTATTAAACCAAAATCCCATATAACTATTAAAAATCCAATATTTTCAAGATAAAAATCTTTGCCATATAAATTATAATGAAAATAACCACCTGGTTTTATTTTATGATAAAGAAAATTACCACTATGCGCATCACAATGAAAAGCATTAATATATTTATAAAAAAACATAATTGATAACATTATTTGAATTAAGGTATTCCAAATAATTATATCATCACTATAATATAATTTAATAAAATTATGAATATCATTTTCAGCTAGTTCATTTAATGTTATAATTATATTTGATTTATTAGCATTTTCCGGTAAATTATCCAATAATAATTCTAATGATTTTTCAGATTGTTTTTTATATGATGGATTTATATCACTTGAATATACACTTTGTATTTTGCTATCATATTGATTTGAACATGTTAATTTTCCATATGAAATAGGAAAATGAGGACATTCATTTCTTATAACACAAGCTGTTAAATCTTTTAATACTGTATATTCATTTACATTAATAGGATATGAGCCATCACTTATTTTTGTAGCAAATTTTAATAATTTACCAAATTTTTTATTATGTAATCTATAATGTGATAAATATATTGCACCATATACACTATCAGTACCAATTTTTTTTTCTAATATAACACGATTACCAATTCTATATATTGGTTTTCCTGATTTATCATATTTATATAATCTTATGCAATTATTTTTATATTTATTTCTTGTTTCAATATATTTATGTAAAATACGATAAAATTTAATGCGATTTTCAATTGTAGATATTCTATCAATTAAAGGTGCTAAATATTTACCAATTTTTTTTGCATTTATTTCCTCAAATTCTTCTCTATCCGGATGTAATCTTTTAGTTTCTTTAAGTAATTTTTTAATTTTTTCTTCAATTTCCTTATTTTCTTCTTGAATATTTTTAATATCTTTTAAAATATCACTTGGTGTTTTTGTTCTTATCGTTTTAAATGATTTAAATGATGGTGATTGTGATGATTTTGTTTTGAATGATTTAAATAATGTTGAATTTGATGATGTGGTTTTTGATGATGGAGATTTTGATTTTGATAATGATTTAGGATTTGATGGTGTTAACATAGATGATGTTGTTTTTACAGATGATTTATCAGTAATATTAAAAGAACTGCTTGATTTTCTTAATATATTTTCAGGTGCTTTTATTGAAGAAGAAGAAACAAATGATTTAAATAATGGTGATGAACTTGAACTTATTTTAGGAGATAATATTTTTTTAAAAACTATTTCTTGTTTTATTTTCTTAGGAACTATTTCTTGTTTTATTTTCTTAGGAACTATTTCTTGTTTTATTTTCTTAGGAACTATTTCTTGTTTTATTTTCTTAGGTGATATACTTTTAATTTTTAAAAAATTAATTATATCTTTTTTTCTTTGAGTTTTAGGTGCTTTAGGTTCTTTAGGTTCTTTTACTGTTTTTTGAGTTTTAATTTTAGGTTCTTTTACTGTTTTTTGAGTTTTAATTTTAGGTTCTTTAGGTTCTTTAGGTTCTTTTACTGTTTTTTGAGTTTTAATTTTAGGTTCTTTAGGTTCTTTAGGTGCTTTAGGTTCTTTAGGTTCTTTTTTAGGTCTTCCTACTTTTTTAGGACCATCTTTAATTATTTTTTTTAATTTTTCTTTATTATGAAGTAAATATTCTTTATAATAATCACATGCTTTTTCGGAAGCTTGTTTTTTATTAGCATTATATAAATTAACGCATAATGAAAATGGTACTTTATCTCTTGAACATTTTGATTTATATTGAAAATATGGATTTGGTTTTACGCATTTTTCTTTTGCAATAGAATATTCACATGCAGGAGGTTTACATTTAGTATCATTCATATTTATTCTATATAATATATGGTTTTTTATTTATAATATTAGAAGGTTTAATATTTGTAAATGTAGATACATATTTAATTAAAATATTTAAAATATTATTATTAATATTTGATAATAATGAAATATCTGTATTATTTGAATATTTATCTAACATTACTTTAATTTTACTTATTATATCAGTAAAATCTGTATTAAATAAATCATTATTATCAATAATTCTTGAAATTGGTTTAATATAATCATAAGTAATTTTAACTTTCTTTTTATATTTTCCAAATTTATTATTATTTATTGATTTACTGTTATTAAATGGTTGAATTAATCCAAAATCCCATATTACCCATAAATAACCTATATTTTCCAAATAATAATCTTTACCGTAAATATTATAATGAAAATATCCTCCTGGTTTTATTTTATGAAAAAGAAAATTACCCGCATGTGCGTCATTATGATATGCATTCATATATTTATGAAAAAACATTAATGATAAATAAATTTGCGAAATAGCATTTGATAAATAAATATTATTACTGCGATATGTAATTCTATAATTCATAAAATCACCTGATGCTAATTCATTAATTTGATAATATAATGATATATTATTATTAACTAATTCAGGATAATTATCTTTATTGTTAATAACTGATTTATTTAATTTTATATTAATTGGATTACTATAATTACTTTTAATATTTTTATTATCACATGTTAATAAACCATAAGTTATTGGAAAATGAGGACAATGAAATAATAAAACTTGTTTTGTAGCTTCTTTTAAAACTTTAAATTCTATTTTATTATTTTCTGAATAATTTATTACCTTAATTGCAAATTTATTTAATTTAACATATTTATTATCATAATTAATATCATATTTATAATGAGCTAAATAAACAATACCATAAGCACTTTTTGAACCAATCTGTTTATCTAATATTATTTTATTTCCAAGTCTATATATTGGTTTTTTAGTTTTACTGTCAAAATTATATAATCTCATACAAATATTTTTATTTTTTTTTTGAATTGAATTTATATATTTTTTAATAATGATAAAAAAATTAACACGGTCAATTATATTTGCTGATACTCTATTTATAAAAGGTTTAAATATTTTTTTAATTTTATTTACCGCTTTTTCATCATCATCCTTATCTTCCTTATCATCCTTATCGCGACATTTTTTATAGTATTGTTTATATATATTTCCTGTGGTTGAAATCTTTCTATTAGTTTCAGGATTAATATTTTTATTTTTAATCCATTTTTTGCATAATTCATCAGTTATATTTAATGATTTTTTATTATAATTATTTTGATTATTTAAAAGTTTAGAACATTTAGATTTTAAACTTTTATAAATTGCTCCTGTTTCATTAATTTTTCTATTACTTAAAGGATTAATATTTTTATCTTCATACCATTTATAACATAATTCTTTTGTTAAAACTTTTTTATTTGGCATTATTATTATTTGTTTTTATCTAATAATATATGGTTTTTTATTTATTATTTTAGATGGTTTGGTTGTTCTAAAAGAACTCATATTTTTAAGTAAGAATTCTAAAATTTCTTTATTGATTGTTTTTAGAAATTTAGTATCATATGTTTTATTATATTTTTTTATTATATTTTTAAATAATGAAGTGCATATTGTATTTTCAGTTAATGTAAATCCTGAAAAATTTTCAACATTATTAAATTTATATAATATGTTAAATAATAAATAATAATCATTATTTATAGATATTTTATTATATGGTCCATCTTTAAAAGGCATTATTAAACCAAAATCCCATATTACCCATAAATAACCTATATTTTCTAAATAATAATCTTTACCATAAATATTATAATGAAAATAACCACCAGGTTTTATTTTATGATATAAAAAATTACCGACATGCATGTCCATATGATAATATTTTGTATAATTATGAAAAAACATAATTGAGATTAAAATTTGTGTAATATTATTTAACAAATCTATATTTCCTTTTAATATTAAATTTAATAGATTACCATCGGCTAATTCATTTATTTGAATATAAAAATTATCATTATTATTAATTAATTCTGGAAAATAACTTTTAATATTATGTTTATCTTTAATCATTGTATAATCATTATTTAAATGTGAATTATTACATTTTAAATAGCCATATGAAATAGGAAAATGTGGACATTTAAAATCAATTACAAATTTAGTTAATTTTTCTAACATAATTATTTCATTTTTATTTTGTAATGTTTGATTTGTAATTTTGATGGCATATTTATGTAATTTTAAATGTGCTAAATAAACTATTCCATATTTACTAGGTATTCCAATTTGTTTATCTAATATAATTTTATCTCCAATTTTATAAATTGGTTTATTTGTATTTTTATCAATTTTATATATTCTTAAACAATTATTTGTTTCTTTAATGGATGATATATATTTTTTCATTATGATAATAAAATTAATACGTTCTTTAAAATTAAATGTATTAATTTGATTTACTAAAGACATTTTATATTTTTATCTAATTATATATGCGGTTTTATTAATAATATTTGATGGTTTTATTGTTGTGAAAGATGAAACATTTAATAATAAATAATTTAAAATTTCTTTATTTAGGTCATATAATTTTTTATAATCTGTTATAGCATTATATGTTAAAACATTATCATATAATCCTTTTTTCATATAATAAGCATCTGATGTTAATTTATAATTATAATAGCCTAATGCATTTAATATATAATTATAATCATAATTTATAGCTACCTTCGAATGTTTTTTACCATACTTATTTTTATTTTCAAAAGGATTAATTAATCCAAAATCCCATATTACCCATAAATAACCTTGATTTTCTAAATAATAATCTTTACCATAAATATTATAATGGAAATATCCGCCTGGTTTTATTTTATGATAAAGAAAATTACCACTATGCGGGTCTCCGTGATAAGATTTAGTACAATCATGAAAAAACATAATTGCTATGAAAATTTGAACCATTATATTATAAAAATCAAATTTTAATGGTCCTATTATTAAACTATGTAAATCACCTGCTGCTAATTCATTGATTTGAATAATTAATGATTTATTTGAATTTATTAAATCAGGGAAATACTTCTTTTTATTATGTTTATCTTTAACAATTGAATAATCATCCGGATTATCACTTTTTATGGTAGAATTACATAATAATGACCCAAATGAAATAGGAAAATGAGGGCATTTTAATCCAATAACTTGTTTTGTTAAATCTTCAAGAACTTTAACCTCATTAAAATTATTTTTACTTTGATTTGTTATTTTAACGGCAAATTTATTTAATCTGTCAAATTTAGTTCCATATCTAACATTACTTTTAAAATGCGATAAATATACAATTCCATACGCACTTTTAGTTCCAATTTGTTTATCTAATATAATTCTTTTACCAATTCTATAAATTGGAAGTTTAGTTGTTTCATCAATATTATATAATCTTAAACAATTATTTTTTTCTTTTATTGATAATAAATATTTTTTCATAATAATAAAATAATTAATTCTATCAATAATATTTACCGATGTTCTCTTAACATATGGAATAAATAATTTATGTATTTTCTTTATGGCTTCTATTTTTCTTTGTTCAGAATTTAATTTAACTTCGGATTTAGGTTTAACTTCAGATTTAGGTTTAACTTCGGATTTAGGTTTAACTTCGGATTTAGGTTTAACTAAACATTTTTTTGATAATTCCTTATATACACTGCCATTTTCTTTAATTTTACGCAATGTTGTCGGATTGATAGTTTTATTTGCTAACCATTTATTACATAATTCTTTTTCATTTAAGTTTTTATTTTGATTTAAGGAACATTTTTTTAATAATTTATTATAAACTGGTCCATTTTCTTTAATTTTGCGGGTTGTTTCCGGATTGATAGTTTTATTTGCTAACCATTTATTACATAATTCATTTTCATTTAAGTTTTTATTTTTAAGCATTTATCTATTTATATAATCGGTTTTTATTGGAGAACCCTTTTTTAACATAATTAACAATACTACTAAAATATGATGGTTTTATTGGAGATTTATTTCCGATTGTATAAGGTTTTTTATTAATAATATTAGATGGTTTTATAGATGTAAATGAAGGAACATTATCAATTAGATGGCTTAAGAGTTCTTTATTAATATTTCTCAATAATTTATAATCTTTTATGTTATTATATTTATTTATTATATTTGATAATTGTTTTCTCAAGGTGCTATCATCAGATGTTAATATATCATCATAATATTCTATTGCATCTAATATATAAACATAATCAAAATTTATTGAATAATTATAATTAGTTGGTCCATATTTATTATTTTCAGTAAAAGGTTTAATTAATCCAAAATCCCATATGACCCATAAATAACCTTGATTTTCCAAATAATAGTCTTCACCATAAATATTATAATGGAAATATCCACCTGGTTTAACTATATGATAAAGGAAATTACCTGCATGAAGGTCAGTATGATATGATTTTGTAAAATCATTAAAAAATAGGATTGATAATATTAATTGTACAATTGTATTTGATATATTTTTATTTTTATTTAAATTTAAATAATTGTTTAAATCACCTGCTGCTAATTCATTTATTTGTATTAATAATGATTTATTTTTATTTACCAATTCAGGGAATAATTTCTTCTTTTTATGTTTATCTTTAACAATTGAATAATCATCTAAATTATCACTTTTTGCACGTGAATTATTACATCTTAAATGTCCATATGAAATAGGAAAATGCGGACATTTAAAATCAATAACTTGTTTTGTTAAATCTTCAAGAACTTTAACCTCATTTTTATTTTCTTTAGTTTGATTTGTTATTTTAACTGCAAATTTATTTAATTTATCAAATTTAGTTCCATATTTAATATTTGTTTTAAAATGTGACAAAAATACAATTCCAAATACACTATTTGAACCAATCTGTTTATCTAATATTATTCTATTTCCAACTCTATAAATAGGTTTCTTAGTTTGTTCATCAATATTATATAATCTAACACAATTTTTAGTTTCTTTTATAGATAACATGTATTTTTTCATCATAATATAATAATTAATCCTGTCAATAATATTTATAGATATTCTCTTAACATATGGAATAAATAATTTATGTATTTTCTTTATGGCTTCTATTTTCTTTTCATCTGAATTTGCTTTTACTTCTTTTTGATTTTCTAATTTATCTGTTAAAATACCAAATTGTATTTTTTGTAATTTCTCTGTTATAAAGTTAGCTTGTTTTGTTTGTTTTTGTATTTCATTAATAGTTTTTTGAATTTTTAAATTAATAAAATCAATTTTTTTAGGATTATATGAATATTTTTGTAATGATTGTTTTTCTAAATTTAATCTTTCATTTAATAATTTAATTGCAGTTGAACGCAAAAATCTATCAAATTCTAATTCTTTTTTTAAATCTTTTTTATCTTTACTTTTAGCTTTCAATTTTTTAAAAGCATCTTGAATTTTAGTAGCAGCTTTTTGTTTTATATCACTTTTTTGATTTAAGGAACATATTTTTTCAAGTTTCTTATATACATCACCATTTTCTTTAATTTTGCGCAATGTTTCGGGATTGATAGTTTTATTTGCAAGCCATTTATCGCAAATATCTTTTTTTGCTTTTTCTTCTTTTTGATTTAAGGAACATTTTTTTAGTAATTTATTATAAACAGGTCCATTTTCTTTAATTTTGCGCAATGTTTCGGGATTGATAGTTTTGTTTAATAGCCATTTATCGCAAATATCTTTTTGATTTAATTTCTTATTTTTTAACATTTTTATTCTAAACATTAAACAGATAAAATAATGAAAAAATATGTTTTTATTATCGATTTGGATAGTACAATAATTGGTGATTGTAGTTATCAATTACAATTATATAATATTGCTAAAGTAATGAATAATGGTAATAGACAATTAATTAATATAAATAAAATATTATCATCATATTATAATGAAAAATCAAAATTAGTTCGACCGTTTTTTGTTTATTTTATAAATAAAATGCGTGAATTATATAAAAATGATGTATATTTTTATGTTTATACTGCATCCAGTAAAGATTGGGCTAATCTACAAATTAAATTAATAGAAAAAGAAAATAATATTAAATTAAGCAGACCTATATTTACGAGAGAAGAATGTAAAGAATTTAAAAATAAAAAATTACAAACTTATTCAAAATCAATTGACCCTTTATTAGATAAAATTAAACCTAAAAATCCCGAAATTATTATAATTGACGATAGTGATGTATATACTGATTTTAAACATGTTCAAATTCAATGCAAACCATATAATTATACATCATTTTGTGAAATTTATCAAGTATTACCAGGAACAATGCAAAATGATTTAGGTAAAGGAATGATATGTCCATATAGTAAAGATAATTGCACTATTTCAAATAAATTAAAATTATATAAATGGTTATATAATAAATGTCGTGAAATAAATAAAAATAATAAAAAATTTAAATTTGACAAATTTTGGTTAAATTTAGCAAATGCTATTGAAACTAATAAAATTACTGATTTTAATGCAAATGTCATTAAACAATTAACTACGATTGCTAATAATTAGGAATTACTTTATTATTACAATAATTTACATTTAGAATATAATATAACCAATAAAACGGACCAGTAAAGATACCAAGCACCAGACCTAATATTTTTTCACCAGGTGAAGATTCATAAAATAAACATACAATACTTACTATAAATCCAAATAATCCAGATATTATCCATATTAGAATAATTAATGAATAAAAAAATATGTAAATATTATCACTGATTGAATAATCTGAAGTATCTTCTATTGATGTTGTAGGCGATTTTGTTGGTGCTGTAGTAGATATTCCACTCATTTTAATATTAGTTATCTATATAACATTAATATATTATTAATAATATTTATTATTAAAATTATCAAATCTATTACAATAATTTAAATTATAAATATAATATATCCAATAAAATGGACCAGCAATTATTCCAAATATCAAACCTATTATTTTATCTTGGACTGATGAATTATAAAATAAACATACAATTCCTGCTACAAATGCAGCAATACCAGAAATAAACCACATTAATGCAAGTATAAATATAAATATCGCAAATATAACATTAATTCCATCGATTGTTTTATTATCTTTACTTTTATCATTTTTATTATCACTCATATTATTTTTATTATTCTATATTATATATATAAATAATTATTTTTTATTTTGAATATGATAAAATACACACATTAAAAATGCATCGCATAAATCATCTTTCTTTTTATGAGTATTAATTATTGTTAATATTTCATCATTTTTATAAACCGTTTTTAATAAATGAGTGGTATAATAAATAGCATCTAATTTATTTTGTTTATATTTATTTGAAGCAATTGTATCACTGAATTTATCCATAATTTTTAATTTATGTTTAGGGGATACATATACAGTTTCAATATCTAAATTTAAATGTTTACTAATTAATTTAAAATATGTATTTATACATGTTTGAATATTGCGCATTATCGATGTCATCTGACATTCAATTAATATTATTAATTTATCATTAATATCTTCAATATTTAATTTAATCATCAAATCATCTAAAAATTCAATAGTATTATCAATAATTGCTTGAATATTATTTTTATTACAATTTAAATCAATCTTATCTATATTTTTTATATTTAAGTCATTATCATTATCATTCTCACCAATAATAGAATAACAATATGCCATATTTTTAATGCCAATATCAAAAGATAATAAAGTTTTCATATAATAATATATTATATGAAAACTTTATTTATATTTAGGCGGGATTTAAGACTTTACGATAATACATCGTTAAATTTAGTTAAAAATAAATATCCAAATTCAGAAATATTACCTATATTTATATTTAACAAAAAACAAATAGATGAAAATGAAAATAAATATTATTCTAAAAATGCTGCACAATTTTTATTTGAAAGTTTAGAAGAATTGGATTTCATCAATTATTATTATACAGATAATGAAATTAATATTTTAGATGAATTATATAAAAAATATAAATTTGATGTTATCTCTTATAATAAAGATTATACACCATATGCAAAAAAAAGAGATGAAGAAATTAATGTTTGGGCAAATAGTAAAAAAATAGAAATTATCGCAAGTGAAGATTATACATTACATAATATGGGTGAAATAACTAAAGATGATAAAAAACCATATTTAAAATTTACTCCTTTTTATAAAAAAAGTATTCTTAAAAAACCACGGTCATTATTTACAAACAAAACCTTTAATTTTATTAAAGATGATAAATCATTATTATCCTTAGATTTCATAAGACCTAAACCAAATAAATTTATATTAGTTAATGGAGGTCGAAAAAATGCATTAATTATATTACAACAATTAAAAACAGGTAAATTTAATAATTATGATACTGAAAGAGATTATCCATATTTGGATAAAACAACTAAATTAAGTGCATATATCAAATTTGGTTGTCTTAGTATTCGTGAAATTTATTATACATTACCTATAACACATGGAATTGTCAGGGAGTTATATTGGCATGATTTTTATGCAATAATAACTTATTATTTTCCATATGTATTAAAAGGCGAATCATTTATTAAAAAATATGATAATATTAAATGGAATAATAATAATGATTTATTTGAAAAATGGAAAAATGGATTTACCGGATTTCCATTAATAGATGCTGCGATGAGACAATTAAAAATATGTGGATGGATGCATAATAGATGTCGTATGGTTGTTGCGTCATTTTTAGTTAAAAATTTATTTATTGATTGGCGCAAAGGAGAAGAACATTTTGCAAAATCATTAGTTGATTATGACCCTTCGTCAAATAATGGAGGATGGCAATGGTGTGCATCAACTGGAACTGATAGCCAACCTTATTTTAGAATATTCTCTCCGACATTGCAAATGAAAAAATTTGATAATAATTGTGATTATATAAAAAAATGGATTCCAGAACTTAAAGATGTATCAACTAAAATAATTTTAAATTGGGAAACAAAACAATATCCAAATATTAATTATCCAAAACCAATTATAAATACAAAAGAAACATCTAAAATATTTATAAAAACATTTAAAGAAATTTAAAAAAAAATCAAATAATATAAAGCTATTATAAAATTAAAAAACTAGTTTATGAGTAATTTAAATTTAGGTTTTTATACTTATTTTTTTGGAACAAATGATAATCCTGCTTTTGCAATTCCTAATGTTCCGTCTTTAAAATATAAATGTTATTATTATACCAATAATAAAACTATTTTTGAAAAATTGAAAGAAACTGAATGGATTTGCATTTTCATTGATATTGAATTTAAAGATGATGTATTTGAACCTAATATGTATGGAAAACATCTTAAATCTATGCCACAAGAATATCAAGAACTTAAAGATTATGATTATTTATGTTTTTTTGATAGCAAAATAAATAATTTAAATGTAAATTTTATTGAAGATAATATTCATAAATATTTCATTGATGATAATAAAGCATTAATATTAAGATTACATGAATCTATCATCGAAATATATCATTGTAATATAAGGTCTGAATTTTATTTAAGTATGCATCAACCAAGATATCATATTGACCATGATAAATATTTAAATTATATCGATAAACAATTGAATAATGGATTTAGCGAAACAGATGATTATCATTGTAATACAGGATTTCTAATAAGAAATATGAAACATACAAAAATAATAGAATTTAATTCTACTTGGTATAATCATATTAAAGAATGTGGAATTCAATGTCAAATGTCTTTTTTCTTTGTTAAACAATTATTTAAAGAGTATATAATACCAATTGATGGAAAACTAATATATAAAGACATTTAAAAATAAAAAACCTAAGTAATGAGTAATTTAAATTTAGCTTTTTATACTTATTTTTTTGGAACGAATGATAATCCTGCTTTTGCAATTCCTGATTTTCCATCTGAAAAATATAAATGTTATTATTATACAAATAATAAATCTATATTTGAAAAATTAAAAGAAACTGAATGGATTGGTATTTTTATTGATATAGAATTTAAAGATGATGTGTATATACCTAATATGTATGGAAAACATCTTAAATCTATGCCACAAGAATATCAAGAACTTAAAGATTATGATTATTTATGTTTCTTTGATAGCAAATTAAATAATTTAAATGTAAATTTTATTGAAGATAATATTAATAGGTGTTTTATTAATGATAATAAAGCATTAATATTAAGATTACATGATTATATTACTACAAATAATGTATGGTCTGAATTTGGTTTAAGTATGTATCAACCAAGATATTATAATGACCGCTATAGATATTTAAATTATATTAATAATCAATTAAATAATGGATTTAAAGCAACAGATGATTATCATTGTAATGCAGGATTACTAATAAGAAATATGAAACATACAAAAATAATAGAATTAAATTCTACTTGGTATAATCATATTAAAGAATGTGGCATTCAAGACCAAATCTCTTTCTTCTTTGCTAAACAATTATTTAAAGATTATATTGTTCCAATTCCATTTGATGCAAAACTAATATTTAAGGAAGTTTAAATTAAATCTTTAAATGCTTTTGTTAAACTAGGAAGAGTAATATAAACACATTCATTTTTAATGGATAATTTATCGCAATATTTTTTATAAGATTTATATAAATTAAATACTAATTCTTTAATATGACTAAATGATTGTTCATTTTCTAAATTATATTTTTTAATTATCATTTCTAATTCTTCATTTTTTGTATCTGATTTAATATTAATTATTATATCATATGGAATATTTTCATATTTGAGAAAATTGCAATAAATAATATTTCGCAAATAATTATATTTTTCAACTGTTAGTATTTCGTCTTTTATTTTTTCATTATTGACATATTCAATATTATTATCTATATAAATTTCTAATAATTTTATTTTCGATATTTTATTTAAATTTTCACATAACATACCTTTTTTAAAATAATGCATATGTATACTTGTGATTAATTCCATCTTTGTCAGTTTTTCTTTCTGAATTACTGCTCTACTTGTCATTATAAATGATAAATATTGATTAATAATATAATTAATTATCAATTTTTATTATAATAAAAAATGATTTATTTTTATTTATAAATATTTATATAAAATGACTACTATTACTACTCATGATGAAAAGTTCTTCGAAAATGAAAATGGAATTTATTTTAAATCACGTTATCCTTCTCAATGGTATATTTCAAATTTTAAAATTGATAATATTGAATATAATTGTTGTGAAAAATATATGATGGCTGAAAAAGCTAGATTTTTCGGTGATGTTGAATCTGAAAAACTTATTATGAAGTCAGATGACCCTAAAGAACATAAGAAATTAGGAAGAAATGTTAAAAATTTCGATGCCGATAGATGGAATGCTGTAGTTGATGATATTGTATTTAAAGCAAATTTTGCTAAATTTACTCAAAATTTAGAATTGAAAGTTAAACTATTAGCAAGTGGTGGAAAAATGTATGTTGAATGTTCTCCTTATGATTGTATTTGGGGAAATGGTATGAATATTACAGATACTCTTAATACTTCAATTGAAAATTGGAAAGGTACTAATCGTCTTGGATTAGCTATTATGAAAGTTCGTAATACATTAAGAACTATGTAAAAAAAAATTATTCAAAAAAGAAACAAAAAGATATTTATTCATTTTCTTTTGTTTCTGATGCAACAGATACAACTTCATCAGATGCAGGTGTTGCTGCGCCTTTTTGTCTTTTCCATTCTTCAGTAGCTTTTTTCATTCTTTCTTTTGGATTACATCCATCATTTTTAAGAATTGCCATTTGGTCTTTAATAAATAGATTATATTGTGAAGGAGCTTTTTTAGGTTTATCGACACCATTTTTATCAGTATTTTTAGTATTTTTATGTGCTTCTTTTAATAGTTTAACTAAATCTGAAATAGAATAAGAAACTGAAACATCAACTGATGATACAAATTTATCGATAATTTGTTTAGTAGCCATTTTATTTATTTGTAATATATATATCTTATGTTTATATCCATTTTTATTTCAATTTATTTGGATAAATAAAAAAATGATATTATTTTTTTAATAATTATTATAAAATAGGATTAATAATGAGCGGAGACAATTATTATAAAGTTTATCAAGATTTTACACCCGTCGTTTTAACTAAAAAGAAAACATTTCAATCATCAGCATCTCAACAATCAAAATCAAATATTCATGTTGATATTAAAAAGGATAGTGATGATATTACACCAATTATTTATTATCCAATTGATAAAATTAATATTATTAAAGAAGCACGTATGGCTGCTAATTTAACACAAAAAGAATTGGCAAATAAAATAAGTCCTGTTATTCCTCATGATTTTATTACTAAAATTGAAGGTGGAAAATATCCATTTGATAATAAAACATATAATAAAATTTTACAAGTATTAAAAATTAAAAATCCTAAAAAAACTTAAATTCATATTTTACCATTTATTGTTTGTATTTGACCATTTATTGCATCTATTTGATTTTTTAAATCTTTTATTGATTCTATTATCAATCCTGCCAAATTTCCATATGCAACATTCGAATATCCTGCATCATTTATTGATACTGCCTCAGGTAATACAATATTAACTTGCTGTGCTATTACTCCTGTTTGTCTTTTTGTTACTGTTCCACCATTATTCAAATATGTAATACCACTTAAAGAACATAATTTATTTAAGGCATCATCAATAACTCTTATATCAGTTTTAAGACGACTGTCGGCATTTTCGAATAATGAACCATTTAAATTAAATTCAAAATTATTTATTTCTGATTTATAATTAATTTCTAATGCATTCTTATAATCATTTGTTATATTTGTATCTATAAATACATTTTTATCATAATTTATTAAATCATATTTCTTCCATATTCCAAATGTCTCATTATGAGAACCAATTCTATATATCGAATTAAAATCTTTATTATCAGAATTAACAATTTTTATTATTTTTGTATTGAAATGAATAAATGATTTTGAAGTGCATGAATTTAATGTTATAAAATTATCATTGTCTGAAAAATTATTTATTTGAAATAAATTATTATTTATTTCATTCATCGTATTGCCATTTATTAATATTCCTCCCTTATAACTATCTCTAAATCCTACTGCAGGATTTAATATTATATTTTTAGTATTTAATTCAAAATTTGTTGTTGATGATATATTATTAAGCATTGATATTATATTATCATACAATGATACTCCATCACTATTAAATATATCACCTTTTAATAATATATTATTTGTTTCTATATTCCCACTTGTCTTTAATGTTCCATGTGAATCAATATTTATTAATTTTTTATTATTTAAATATATCTCATAATCATCCGTATAACTATAAATATTATGATTATTATTATTAATATTTGTTTGTTTTATTAATGGTTGTTTTAATGTCGTATTTATATAGGATATAGTTATATTATCTCCTTCATACATATAATAATAATCATTTATTGTGATATTTAATGGTATATTATAAATAATATTATTTATTTTTATTGGATATAATTTTAACTTATTTATTGTATACGTTTTTATATTTGATGTTAATCCTTCAAATGGTCTTAAATAATCAAGTCTATTATTTATTATTATATCATCATTCTTTGTTTGTGTTTTTGTTATAGTATTCTTATAACTATTATTATATAAGCTAGTAGGAATTATATTATTAAATCTTATTAAATTATATTTATAATTTAATAATTGAATATTTAATAATTTTAAATTAAATGATGAATATCGATTATATGTAATATGATTTGTTATTTTTATGTTATTTTGTATTGTTTCATATTTAATTGTTATTGTTCTAATATCATTAGTATCTGATGAAGTCCCAATTATATGCGTTGTTCTTAATATTACTTCATCATGACTTCCTGTTTTAAATTCAGATTCAACTTGAAATTCATTATATATTTCTCCTTGTGTTGATTTATCTATTGGAATTGGAACATGATAATATATATTATAATCAACAGGTGTGATTCTAAAAGTATATGCTTTCAATCTATAATTAGTATTAATATCATAATTATAACTTATATTTGCATCTCTTGGTTGTATTATTGGTAATAAATTAACTATATTACTAGCATTTATTTCTTGATGTGTAAAAGGTAATATCTCACTAATATTATTATAACTAACACTGACATTACTTAATGTATATGGAATAGTATCTAATAATATATTTGATGAATAACTAAAAGTAGATGTTGCTATATCATAATCTGTATTTGTATCATTCAATTTTGAATAAGTTATTCCATTTTCATTATATTCAACTTTTAATTTTTCAGATACATTTATAAGTTCTGGTTTAAATATTGGTGATATAGATGTATAATTATTTTTTAATTCTAATGCTGTTTTATTATTAAAACTATTAATAAACAAACTAGAATTATTAACAGTTGAATTTACAGCAATTCCATTTGATGTTATATTAAATATATTTGTAGAATTATAATCAAAACTATAAATATTAGAAATTGATAATTTCCAATTATTAACAGTATTTTGCACAAATGATAATAAAATAGGATTTGTATTTGTTAATTTTAATAAATTATTTGTTGTATTTTCATTTATATGAACAACTGCATCTTCACTTATGCAATTATTATTACCATCATAAAAAGCACCACTCCCAATATTTAATATATGATTATTATCATTACTTGTATAACAACTAAAATATGGTTTACTTGAATTTTTTCTTATAATCTCAAATATAGAATTATCTCTTGATGATTCCACAGTATTAACATCATTTCTATGATATATATGTGATATTTTCAATGATACACCATCAATTATTGATTCTTTAAATGATAGGTCTTGTTTTTTTAATGTATCTATTAAATTAATATCAATAGATGATGATGATTTTAATGATAACAGATTTCCAATTGTTGATGTTATAAATTTATTTGTTCTACAATTAAAACTACTTGCACAACTATCAAATTTATTATTATAAATATATGCAGCTGAATCATTTACTGCATCATTTACTGATTCTAACCATTTTGAATTATCATTATCATGACCAATTATTAAAGATTTTTTTGGATATATTTTAATATCATTACCTATAATTAAAACGTCTGTATTTTGTCCTGTGGTATTTATAGGTGCTATTGTTTTTATAGAAGCATTAACTGAATATGATAAACTCGCAAATAAAACAATATTTTGTGATATATCATTCCATGATAAATCAAGATAAGTATTTGCATATTCAATAAGATTATTTAATAAATTCATAAGTGATAATGAAGTATTAATATAAATATTAATATAATTAAATAGTGCTTCAACTAATAATGTAGTTGAGTTTGCAAAATTATAACTATTATTGATAATATTAATATATTTATTTGTCGCATGTAATATTAATTCTAATAATATTCCTTTATCATTTCCGTTAGTAGTATTATAATAACTAAGATTTATAATATCATAATATAATTCTCTTAATAAATTTATATGATTATCTAATATTTCAATAGTATTATTATAACAATCATTTAAATCTTCATTTAAGTCAAATATATATTTATAATCATTGCAAATTTTTATTATATTTGATTTATAAATTCTAAATAAATTTAATAAATATTCGCCAATATATTCTTTTACTCTATTTATACCATCATTTATTTTAGTGTCATTATCATAATATAATAAATTTGAACTAAAGTCAGGATTAAATTTTGATATTACATCATCCAATTCTATTGTATTATTTCTATTTATTATAGATTGTTGTAAATATATATCAATATTTGTATCTATTGCTTCAACAATTTTATTTGTTAATAATTGATTATTAATACTTATATTTGAATTATTAATATTTATTCCATTATAACTTAATGAAGATAATAATGTAGGATATAAATTTGGATAATTATCTAATATATTACCATAAATATTTGTTGTATTTACTGAAATATCTAATGAAAAATCCTTATTACTTGATAATATTAATGATGTTAATTCTGCATTTGTTTTTATATTATCTAAATTTGAACAATTAAAATAATTATTAGATGCATATATCATATCATTTGATGATAAAAATGTTAAATTAGATGTTAATATTTTCATATTTTCTAAATAATCATAATAATTACTTGAATTATTATAAACATTAGATGCTAATAATTTATTACTATTACCGGTCTTTATAATATTTGTAATATCTAAAATATAATTCTTATTATTATAAATACTTAATAAATCATCGTATGCTAAACTTGATTTTGTTAAATAATTAAATGATAATGTTTTATATTTATTTGCAAGTATTATTGAACTATCAATATAATTATTAATATAATACATATCATTATAAATATTTGATGATATATTATAAGTTTTAATTGAATATAATTTATTACTTGTTGTATTATTTTGTAAAAAATTTAATGGCGTTTCATCCACACCCATATAATTAGCTTTCCAGAAATTATAATTAAAATTAGTATTCTCAATTAATTCTAATTTTAAATTATATGTAATATTGCTAAATTTTTCAATTACATTTGAATTTATATAAATATCATTTATTTTATCTAGATAAATACTTGTATCATTTGTAATATTTGATATTAATGTATAATTACTATAACTAATATTACTATTTATTAATGCACTATCCATATAACTTCGTATTGGTAATGATAATATTTCATATAAATTATTAGTATTAGTAGTATTTGTTGATATGATATAATTTGTATTATTTACTGTTGTTTTTAATGGTAATATTATATTACTAATATTATTATAAAATTGATAATATACATTTAAATTATCAAACAAATATTTTAAATTATTAGATGTATTTAATGCAATATCTTTGTTATAATTCAAATAATTTGAATAATTTATTCCTGTAATAGTGTTTTGAATACTATTTAAATCATAATAATAATTACTTGCAACATTATAATCAATATACATCAATTCTTTTGAACCAAAAGCTAATGATAAAATTGAATTATTTGGATTTCGAAATAAAATTTCATTACTTATATTTGTAATATTATTTTTATAATTTATTGTATTATTATAAATATTTGATGATAATTCTAAATTACTATTTCCATATTTAAAAATAGTATTGATGTCATAATTATGAATAATATATTTATAATCATTTATCATTAGATTTGATACATTTCTTACTAATCCAATTTGATTATTTGCCCCATTTATTAAATTAAATGAATTATTTGATGTATCTATTGTCCTTAAATAAAAATTATTTATTGCATCATAAATATTGGATGATAATTTAAAATTGCTATATGAAAATAACATATTATTAGATGCATTATATACTAAAGTATCAATTTCAACATTAGTAGGATAATTATTAAAATTTGAATTAATAAAATAATTATTGCTAATTGCAGGTGATATAGATAATATATATGATAAATAATCATTTGTATTATTTGATGTTATTTTATAAAAATTGGAATATGATATAATATCATCTAAGATAATATTATTTAATTTATCATTATTTGATGATAATATGTAATTACTTGCTGAATAATTAATATTTAAATCTTTGTTAAAATTATTTTTATCATCCAATATATTTATATATGTATTATATGCCAAATTACTATTTACAAATGATATTCGTTTAGGATGATTAGGTGATAAAATAGTATCAAAATAATAAACATTATTACCTAATGAATAAATCTTATTAATTATTGTTTCAACAGGATTTGGTGAAAATAATATATTATTATCATTAAATTTATAATTACCTTTAATATTTATAGAACCATCCAATTCTATATCTCCTGTTATTCTGACATTTCCTGTAATTCTTACATCTTCCTTATTTTTGTTAAAATCAACGGGTGTATTATAAGTTATTGGATTATTAATATCTATATAATATTTTTCATTGTCATAATATAAATTTATGCACGATTTTTTAGGTTTATAACCATTTTTCATATAACCAAATTGTAATGGACCAGCATAATATTCATCATCTGTAATATGATTTTTATAGATATACCATTTATTTTTATTTACATTATTAATATTTGTTGAATCATCGCAAAATTCTATTCCCGAATATCTTGAATTATCCGTAGAACGATAAAATGTAATTACACTATTATTTATCTTATTATTATTAAGATTTGTATTTTGTATTTGTAATGACATAGTTATCTTATTATTATCCAATTGAACACCTAAACCTAAATTTACATTTTCAATTATAGCATTATTCGAATTTATATTAAGATATTTAATTGAACATAATTTATTATTTCCCTCATAATAACCATCATAAGAATTTATACCTCCTTTCACATTTAATTGTTTTTTATTATCATTATTATCATTATTAATATTAATATTTAAATTTGATATATAATTATTATTATTATTTTTGATTATCATATCACATTCATATTCTATATTGTTTTTTCGGATATAATAATTGGATGTTATAATATCTCCATTAATATCAAGTGTTCTTGTTGGTCTTAATGTATTTATTCCGATTTTGTTATTTTCAAATATACCTAAATTTGGTGGTGTGTTATTAACTTTAGATTTATCCTTACCAGCATAAAAATAAATATTATTCCATGTTGTATTATATTGTGTTAATATAACTAAACTATTATCGAACTCATTATCCAATGGATTTAATTTTGCATGTCCAATATATGCAGCAGAACCATATGCGGTTATTGTCGAATCATGTAAATATAATTCAAATTTATTTTTTTGATTATCTTTATATTTATAAATATTTACTATTTCACTATTATAATTATTATCAGTAATATTTGATGTTGTTCCTCCAATATTAATGAAATTTGTAATTGTAATATTTGGTATATTACTATTTATATTTGTTGTTGTTCCTGATGATGATGTTCCAATATTAGCTAAATTTATTAATGCATTTTTATAATATAATTCACCTGTAATATTTAAGTTTTTAGTTGTTATTGCATTATCACAATTTAAGCTATTCATAGTTGTTTCATCTGAAAAAAAGCATCTATTATTGAAATCACAAATTCCTGTTCCATTAACAGTTAAATTATTATTAATAAATAAATTTGTTGCTATTAAATTATTATTCACATTTAAATCATTTGTTATTTCTGAATTACCATATATCATCAATTTATAACTATTTGCATTTGTTCCAATGTATACATTCGAATTAAAAATAAATTCTGATTTATTAAAATTACCTCCACGTATTTGATTAGCTTCTAATGTTAATCCTCCTGCTGCTCCTTGTCTAAGATATAAACTATCTAATGATTTAGGTTGTCCGGATACATAATCATTTATAATAATTGTATCAGCGTATAAACTTTTTCTAACATATAATTTTGGAAATTCTGTAATATTTATACTCTTAAAATGAGATGATACATTTGAATAAAAATCATATGTTATCATAGTTGTCAATTTATCCAAATTTATTAAAACTGACCCATTTGTATCCAATGATAATGACGGATGTTGATAATTCGCATAATCAGGAGTATTTGTTCTATCTCCATCCTTTAAATATAAATTATCTATTTCATCATAAGATTTACTAATGTTAAAATGTAAAGGCATATCTTTAGAAGTTATTATATGACTTGGTGAATTATTAACATTTCCAATAATACCACAACTAAATCGCGTTGGATTATTATAAGTTTCATCATTATTTTGAATAACAAATTGAATATTACTAACATTATTATTGCAATGTCTTGATATTTTTAATGGATTTGTATTATTATCAGCATTATTTAAATTTCCAATTGTTACATTATGTGTTGTATAAATATTATTCTGTAAATAATCTTTTACTGAATAAAATACTAAATGTGATGATATTCTATTTAAAACTTGATTAAAACTTATAATATTTTCTGTTAAATTTGCTGATATATTAATATCTTCCGATAATATTATATTTTGCGCAGTTATACTACCGATACATTGAATATTACCCTCAACTATTAATGACTTATTTGGCATTTTTAGCAAATTACTTCTACTTGTATTAACACCAACTGCAGTATCAGTAACAACTAAATTATAAATATGATTTAAGGAATTTGTATTATCATGACCTTCATTATAAATTTCACCAACAGCTAAATAAGTTTGAATATAATTATCTTTTGTTAAATCTAAATTATTTATATTTGATAATCCAATACCAATTGAATCAATTTGTATTCTAGTATAATCCATTTATATTTATATATAAATAATTTTTAATAACTGTTTATATAATAAATTAAAATGTATTATATTAATACATTATTTATTTCAATATTATTAATCAATTATTGCTATATTAATTTACAATTAAGAGTTAAAAAAAATTATACAAGAACATTTGAAGTTGATGAATTATATTTTTAGGGGGTAGTATCCGGGGTTGATGGAGACATTCTTAATAATAATCTTCTTATATCAGCTAATTGCTTATTAACTTCTAAATGATTTGATATTTCAGACGCACTTGCTCTATAAGTATAAAATAATAAATGTTTGAAAAATAAATTCATTTGTTCTTTTGATAACTCTTTTGATGATGATAAAGTTGATAGTAATTGGAAAGGGTCGATATTATTTTTATTTTCAGTATATAATATATTTTGTAATTGAGTATTAATAATATTATAATATCTCATCATCTCTTCTCTATTTTGAGGTGTTAATACCTGATATTGTTGCATTTGCATTTTCTGCATTTGTTGCATTTTATTAAATTTGTCAATGTCTTTTGTTGAATATTTTGATTGAGAAAAACTACCGTCTCTTTGCAGAATACTTTGCATTTCATTAAATTTTTTTATATCATCTTGAGAATAATCTTCTTGAGAAAGATAACCTTGATTAGGAATATAACCTGGTTGAGAAGGATAACCTTGATTAGGAATATAACCTGGTTGAGAAGGATAACCTTGATTAGGAATATAACCTTGCATAGGATACGAAGGATAACTATTTAACATTGAAGAATTCATTAATTATATTATCTATATTATAATAATTTAATAAAAAAAATTAATCATTGGTTGTTAATTGTCCATAATAAATTAATGCTTCTTTACTTACATTATTTTCCGCATCCTTTTTTGATATTCCTGTAGCGGTTGCTATTGTATCTCCTAATCTATTTTTAACACTATAATTAAATATTTTAATGCAATCTTTAGTTATTATTCCTAATTCACTAAATTTTGGTGTATCTTGTATGGAATGTTGCATATATGAAACCAACATATCTTTATAATTAGTTTTTTGTATAATTAATTCACTGAAATCAATATAATTTTCAATAATATAAATAATCCATTTTTCGGCTATATAATAACCAGCGCCAGTTAACGGAATTAACTTTAATCTTTCTGGCAAAATAATACTATCGTCCGCATTTTGAAAATCAGTAAATAATGCTCCAATAAAAGCTTCAAATATATCCTCCATTATTTTATAATTATTTCGTCCGTTTGCTTCCTCTACTTGTTTAGATATTATTGCAAATCTTGCAAATCCTATTGTATTTGATAAAAATCCTAGCATTTTACCATTAACAATACGAGTTCTAATTTTAGATAGAAAACCTTCGTTTTGGTCGGGAAAACGAGAATAAAGATAATTAGCAACAACCATATTTAATATTGCATCGCCTAAAAACTCTAATCTTTCATAAGACATATCTTGAAGAGCGATACAATTCTTTGGACAATTCATATTTCCGGTTGCAAAATCAGCATTTTTCATCGTGCAATAAGATTTATGGATAAATGCTGTTCGATATAAATTAATATTATTATATTTAATATCATTCAAACCATTATTATTAAAAAAATTCATTAAATCTTCATGGTTTAACATAATATTTGTACTATTATATGGTAATTCTTCATTTTGTATTATTTTTGTTTTATTATGAATACTTTCTATTTTTTTCATCGTAATAAAAAATATTCATCATAACATTATATCATTTTTTTATTATAATGGTCCGACTGGTTCAATTAAATCATCAAATTCTATAAATATCTCATATAAATTATCATTTTTCATTATAAATATTTTATAAAAATTTACATAAATGATATCATCTTTAATAAAACTACCGTTTAATCCATTTATAATTACATACATTAAATTATTATATTCAAAATATGGAAAAATGGCAAAATTAGGAATATCATTTTTAAATATATAGCGTCTAATATAATTAATTATATCATACACTTTCATTATTTCTGTCATTATTAATAATTATTATTTATCATTTTTTGTTAATATATATTCATAATTATTGTTGGTTCGTTTAATAATAATCATATTAATATTTTTATTTATTATTATTATTGTTTTTTTATTGACATCCATTTTATCATATTTATTTTTCCATAATTCTAAACGTTCAATTAATGATTTTAATGCCTTATTTGATATATAGATATTGAATAATTTATGTAATCCATATTTCCAATATAACTCACATACATTCAATTTATCCAAATTATCTATTTCACTTATCTTAAAATTTTCAATAGATTTATTCAATATCTCATTATAACTTTTTAATATATTACTTAAATTAAATAATCCATCTATTATCCTATTATCCCATTTTTCTAATACCGGTATAACATCATTTCTTATTTTACCTCTCTGACTCCAATTAGGAGTGCTATTTTTTAAATAAGGCAAATTATGGTCATTTGCAAATTTATATATATCATCCTTTGATACATCAATTAAAGGACGAATAAATTTTATTCCATCTATTACTGATTTATATTCAATTCCTTGCAAATTCTCATATTTATTATTATATGCAATATTTGTTAATATATTCTCAAAGCAATCATCCTTATTATGTCCCAATATTATAACCGGATTTTCATATCCTTTCTGCAATTTTTTATATGAATTAAATCTTACCTTTTTCGTATAAGCCTCATAAATATCCCTTAAATCATTTATCATACAATCATGTCTATTAATTTCAGTTATTTTGCGAACATATAAATCAATATCTAAATCACAACATAAACAACGTAGAAATTTAACTTCTTCTTCAACTTCTTTACGATTATTATAATTAATATGAATTGCAACTATTTTTACATTTTTATAATAATTATGAAAATTATACAAACACACAACGGAATCAACTCCACCTGATAAACTTATTATTATCATATCTGTATCAAGTTTATCAAAGTTTCCTATTTTATATAATTGATGTTCTGATATTTCCATTATTGGATTATTATCTAAAATAGTTCTATCAAATTCACTTGGATAATTATAATAATCTAATTCTTCTTCAAAATTTGCTCGGGTATAAGTAGCTTTAATAAAATTCTTTAGAATTTGATTTTTATTTGATAATTTCCAATATTCATTCATGACAAATATTAAATTTTCTTTTATATTAGAATGTCTATAAACTAACATATAGAAACACCAATCATTTATATTTAAAATATTTATAAATAACTGATTTTTATGTTTATTGGCAATTTCTAAAGCTTTCCTATTAAAATAAATTAATATATGATTATTATATTCTCTTCTATAATAATGTCTTGTTAATTGGTCATATATTAAAATACCTAATATTGGTTTTAATTGAATATCATAACAATAATCATTTATTAAATCTCCATATTTATCAGATAAATATTTATCATTCTCATCATTCTGACAAAACCAATATTCTTTTCTACTAATCCAATCATCATAAAACTCATTCATCTTAAAATGTATGAGTATAAACAAAAATAAATCAATTTTTTCAAATTTTTATTATATATATATATATATGAGCGAATCACTAAATACAATAAAAATAGGTGTTGTAGGAGATGGTCCTATTGGTAATTTAGTAGTTGCTAAATTACTTATTGAACATGGTAAACATAATAATGGAAAAAATAATATTGAAATAAAACATTTTACTAGCAATAGAGTTTTGACAAAAGGATATACTCGAAGACATATATTATTTATTACAGAAGAATTTGTAGCTGAATTAGAAAAACATGTATTAGAATGCGACAATTGTCCATAAATATTAAAAATAACCAAATATTAACTGAAGAGAATGAAGTTGGGCAAAAATTTTTATTTACCATAAGAGTATTAGAAAATATAATTGAAAGAGAGTTAAATAATAATAATAATAGATATTGCACAGGTACTACTAATTGTATATTCAAAAAAATACCAAATACGACTGAAGATAACAACCCTCCTGACTATTTTAATGATGATTTAGATTATATTTTCTTTGCAACAGGGACAAATTCAGGAGCATTAAGGTATAAATATTTTTATGATAAAAAAGCACCTAATACTACTACAGTTAAAATAATATCTAATGAAACAGAACCAATTATTGCTTTTTATACACACCTAGGCACTGCAGATATTAATGATATAGAACAAATTATTAGTGAAGATAAAAATAGTCAAATTCAATTTATAACTAAAGAAGATTTAAGGGATAATGATATTGATTTAAATAAGTTAGTAGAACAAGTAAATATTATAAATAATTTTTATCTTTATATACAAAATTTTCTAAATGATAAAGAAATTATGGCAAAATATAATAATCAATTCTTTATAGACAAGAAAACGTGGCTTATGGGTAATGACTATAAACAAAGAAATTTAGGTCTTAATGGTTATGATAATTTTAAAGAATTTCTTGAAAAATATCATAGTGCAATTAATATGATATTAGGATTATTTAAACCTTATCCGGGAAGAGATAATGCGGATGTTATAGCAACTAAAGTCTCATTATTTAATGATTATATTCAATTTTTACTACCAAAAAATTCACGAAGTGGAGCTGCAAAAGAAGCAGCTCAAGCAGTATATAACGAAATGATTGATACAAATGCTGCATATACTAATAAAATATTAACATCATATTCACACAAAATATATACATTATTAGAAAAAAAATATCAAAAATGCCCAATGCAAGCTGGAAAATGTGAACAGCAAAAATTTTTAGTAAATGCTGTTTCTCAATCATTAAATAGTTATGGTATTATTAATAATAATAAATTAGTATATGCAGTAGAAATAAATGGAAAAAAATCTTTTATGATTGGTGATATGGCAAATGCTTATTCAGCAGGTATTTCTGTTGAAATAGGTTTTAGATTTGTTAATTATATAATTCCAATGTTTTATAATTTTTATATAAATAACGAAAAAACAATATTAAATTGCAGTGAATTAAATATTGTTGAAATTTTAGATGATTTATTATCTGCAAAATATACAGATTTATTAAATAAATATATAAATAATGGAACTGAAGATACTGAAACTACATTAAACCAATTAATTGAAAATATTAAAATAAATTATGAAAACGACAGCAATACTTTATGTAATAATGCCGATATATTTTTAGCATATTATAATATAGTATCTTTAATACAATATATTAAAAATTCAGATTTAATTATTAAAGGACAAAAACTTATAGGAATTTCAAATACACTTAGACCTTCTAAAGGTCCATATATTCCTCGTCCTCCTCCTCCTCCTCCTTCTCCTCCCGAATACAATTATAAAATTATAAATAATAATAAATCAGAACCTATCACACATGGTCAACTTGAAAAATTTGGTGGTAGAAAGAATAGTAAAAGAAGTAGTAAATTAAAGTTTTAAATTATATATATCATCAACTAAACCAAGATTAATTGCTTCTTCTACATTCCATTCAATATCTTTTTTTAAGATTTTTGTTAATTTTTTTGCAGTCAATGATGTCTTATCTACATAAATATCCATTAGATGTTCATGGACTTTCTTAAAATTTCCGTATTCTTCCTCGATATAACTCATCTTACCCCATACTCCTGAACGTAATTCATGGATTAACATATATGCATTTTTCCCCATATATCTCTTAGTTCCACATACACTTATAATTGTTCCAGCTGATGCAACAAAACCATCAATTACTGTATATACAGGCAATGATAGCGAATTCATACAATCAATAATACTTAATGCTGAATGAATTAATCCTCCATTAGTTGTTAAATGTAGATAAATAGGCAAAGGTTCAATATTTAATATCGCCGATGTTGATTTTAATCTTTGTTCCATATTTCTCAATTCTTTATTTAAATTAAAAGCACTTGATACATCAATATCGCTATTAAAATAAATATGATTACTATGGCAATAAATAGACGTTCCAATTAATTTATGAATAATTGGAGTAATTGTTGGAGTTGCTTCTTCTTCGTCATCATCATTATTAACTTTGATTTGTTTTCTTTTTTTGTTTTGAGCTGGAATTATTGACATCCAATTATATTTATCCATGTAGTTTAGTTATTATAATAAATCTTTATATAAATCAAAAAAATTAATTTAATATCATTTCTACAACTTTTAGAATTTTTGATTTTATTTTTTCATTATTATCTAAAATAAATATTGATGGATTTGATGATAATTCATTCCAATTAATTTTATCTTGATTTTCTTTAAGTAGTTCTATCGCATTTGGATTTCTTGATAATCTTTTCCAATCAATTTTAGATGGATTTTCTTTAAGAAGTTCAATTGCATTTGGATTTCTTGATAATATATGCCAATCATTTTTATCAATTTTATCAAGATTATCTTTAATTAGTTTAATTGCATCTGGATTTGTATTTGATGATAATCCGGTCCAATTAATTTTATCAATATTTTCTTTTAAAATTTCAATAGCATTTTCATTTTTAGATAATTCATACCATGTAATTTTATCATGATTATTTTTAATAATTAATTCAATAATTTCTTTATTTATATTAGATGATAATAATAACCAACTAATCTTATCAAGATTTTCTTTAATAAGTTCATGCGCATTTGGATTCATCGTTAAATAAATCCAATCAATTTTATCAGGATTTGCTTTAAGCAATTCAATCGCATTTAAATTTTTCGATAAATGACCCCAATGAATCTTATCAAGATTATCTTTTAATAATTCAATCGCATTCGGATTTGATGATAATAATATATTCCAACAAATTTTATCCGGATTTTCCTTAAGTAGGGAAATACTATTTGGATTTGATGATAGTATATTCCAATGAATTTTATCTGGATTTTCCTTAAGTAGGGAAATACCATTTACATTCATTGTTAAAACCATCCAATCAATTTTATCCGGATTTTCCTTAAGTAGGGAAATAGCATTTGGATTTGATGAAAGATTATACCAATTTAATTTTTTAATATCAATCCAATCTAATAATTCATATGATGGTTTATAAATATGATGTGAAATAATCTCGCATATATCTGTATTCATTGTTTTATATGATAAACAAAAATAATATTAATTATCATTTTTTAATCAATTATGATAAAGCTAAATTTAAATTTCTATTTATTTGTTCAAGTTTTAAATTATTTTTATTATGGTCCAATTCAAATATTGATGCATTCGCATATAACATTTGCAGGTCATAACAATGAAATCTGATATTATCCAAATTTTCTTTTATTATTTCAATCGCATTTGGATTTAAGCAAAGATAAAACCAATCAATTTTATCTAGATTATCTCTTAATAAATCAATTGCATTTTTATTTGAAGATAATGCTTTCCAATTAATTTTATCTTGATTTTCTTTTAATAGAGAAATTGCATTTTCATTTTTAGATAACCAATTCCAATTAATTTTATCTGGATTTTCCTTTAATAATTCAATTGCATTTTTATTACTTGACAATAACATCCAACTTATTTTATCTGGATTTGCTTTTAATAATTCAATTGCATTTTCATTTTTAGATAGCCAATGCCAATTAATTTTATCTGGATTTGCTTTTAATAATTCAATCGCATTTTTATTGCTAGACAATGCAATCCAACAAATTTTATCAAGATTTTCTTTAATTATTTCAATTGCATTTGGATTGTATGATAATAATCCCCAATCAATTTTATCTTGATTTTCTTTTAATAATTGAATAGCATTTGGATTTGACGATAACCATTGCCATTTAATCATAGCCTGATTTTCTCCTAATAATTTAATTGCAGATGGATGTTTATTAGATGATAAATATCTAAAATCAATATTATCATGGTCAATCCAATCTACTATTTTATATTTAGGTTTAACTAAAAAGTTTGCAATAACAAGACAAATATCATTATTAAGTTTTGGCATTGAATGTAATAATTAACAAAAATAATATTAATAATCAATTTTTATTTTTTATGAAAATATTAAATTTAATATCTTTGTTTTATTTTCAATATTTTTTGTATTATCATGTAAATGAAATATTGATTTATTTTTTGATAACATAGTATAATTAATCATATCGGGATTTTCTTTTAATAATTCAATTGCGTTTGGATTTGATGATAAATTAAACCAATTAATTTTATCCTTATTTTCTTTTAATAGTTCAATTGCATTTGGATTTAATGAAAGTCTATACCAATCAATTTTATCTTGATTTTCTTTTAATAATTCTATTGCATTTGGATTTGACGATAGCCAATACCAATCAATTTTATCAGGATATTCTTTTAATAAATTAATTGCATCTGGATTATCATTTGATGATAAATAATCCCAATGAATGTTATCTGGATGTTCTCTTAATAGTTCAATTGCATTTATATTAGATGATAATAATTCCCAATTAATATCATGAAGATTTTCTTTTAATATTTCTATTGCATTTGGATTTACAGATAACATATCCCAATCAATTTTATCAGGATTTTCTCTTAAAAGTTCAATTGCATTTGGATTTGCTGATAAATTATTCCAATCAATTTTATCTGGATTTTCTCTTAATAATTCAATTGCATTTGGATTTGATGATAGATATAACCAATTAATTTTATTAGGATTTTTTTTTATTAATTGAATTGCATTTGGATTGAAAGATAATAAATTCCAATCAATTTTATCCTGTCCCTTTAAAATATTTTCTTTTAATAATTCAATTGCATTTGGATTATATGATAATGTGCTCCAATTAATAATATCTGGATTTTTTCTTAAGAAGTCAATTCCATTTATATTTAATGATAAATAATTTTTATATTTTAATTCTAATATATTAATCCAATCTAATAATTTATATTCCTTATGAATTAAATATTTGGATATTACAGAGCAAATATCATTATTCAATTTTGGTAATTGCATAGTTCTTATAATTTTTTATTAAATTAATAAACATAAATCATTTTTTAAATAATCTTTAATGAATTTGTATGATATTATTGATAATGATAGAACAGATAAAAATACTCTACATTCTTATTTAGATCTTTATCAAACTTTATTTAATAATAAAAAAAATACTGCTAAAAATATATTAGAAATTGGAATATTTAAAGGAGGTAGCATAAAATTATGGAGTGAGTTTTTCATAAATGCAAATATTTATGGTATAGATATTATGGACATAAATGCTAATTGCGATGATATCATAAATAAAGAAAATATTATTTTATATGAAAAGTCAGATGCATATGATTATAATATTTTTAATGAAAAAATTTTATTTAAAAATATTAAATTTGATGTTATGATTGATGATGGTCCTCATACATTAGAAACTATGATACAATTTATTAAATTATATTCGCAATTAATGACTGATGATGGTATTTTAATCGTTGAAGATGTTCAATCGATTGAATGGATTAATGAACTTAAAAATGCTGTTCCTGAAAATTTAAAATCATATATAAAATGGTATGATTTAAGAAAAAATAAAAATAGATATGATGATATTGTATTTACAATTGACAAATCTTTATAAAAATGATTTAAAGATAATTTTAATAAACCTTTAAATCATTTTAGAGTTCAAAGATGGCAGTATTTTTTGATAATATAGTCCAATTAATTTTATCTTGATTTTCTTTTAATAATTCGATGGCTTCTGGTTTTGCAGATAATATATTCCAATCTATTTTATCCTGATTTTCTTTTAATAATTCAAGCCCATTATCATTATTTGATAATGAGCTCCAATTAATTTTATCTGGATTTTCTTTTAATAGAGAAATTGCATTTTTATTTGAAGATAGGAAATCCCAATCAATTTTATCTGGATTTTCTTTTAATAATTCGATTGCATTTTCATTTAAATTTAAAATTTCCCAATCAATCTTATCTCTATTTTCTTTTAATAGAGAAATTGCATTCTTATTGAATGATAAATTTGACCAATCATCTATTTTATCCATATTTTCTTTTAATAATTCTATTGCATTTATATTTGCAGATAATAATTCCCAATCTATTTTATCCATATTTTCTTTTAATAATTCAATTGCATTCTTATTTAATGACAAAGAAACCCAATCTATTTTATCAGGGTTTTCTTTTAATAATTCAATAGCTTCAATATTTGTTGATAATGCATTCCAATTAATTTTATCAATATTTTCTCTCAATAATTCAATTGCGTTTGGATTTAATGATAATTTTAACCAATTTATTTTTTCTGTATTTTCTCTTAATAAAAAAATAGCATTCTTATTTTTTGATAATTCATTCCAACAAAGCTTATTAATATCAATCCAATCTAATAATTTCATCTTTTTTATATTTATATTCAAATATTCTTTTATATTATTAAAAAAAGACCAAAAATTAATTTAGCCTTTATAAAACTTACATTACTTACTTCATCAACGGAATCATCTTTACACAGAGATAATCTCTCTGTGTTCCGAAATGCTCACAAATTTCGCAATGCAAGTTTTTATATCTGAATGATATAATCGTTTCCCTTTGCACACACCAATGTTCAGGAAAGACCTTAACATTTCTGATTGATTTACCAATCTTCTTGTTTAGTATCCTTCGCAGCTCACTGATTGTCATATTCATCTCATATCCTTGTTCCATGATACTGAAGTTTAAATCTTCAACATTATACGGCTTGCGAACTTGCTTGATGTAATCACATATGTACTCCATTTTTCCACCCAATAAATAATAATAACTACAATATCATTTTTTAAGATTTATTTATAATAACAATACATATATATAATTTTTAAAAAACTTTAATAAATAATATTATCATTTAATAGAATGGCGCCAAAATATTATTATTTTATTGAAGATTTAGATATTACATCTGATAATATTCCAGATGGTGTGTTAGTGCGTCAATTTACAATAAATATTCAAAAAAATTTAATATTATATAATAAAAATATGTATTTATCTTCTGATAAATTAAAAACTATAATTGATGATATTACAGATGTTAATGATAAAAAAATAACAAAACCAATATTATTATCAACTAAAGTTATTAATGAAATTAAAAATAAAATAATATATTTTGAGAAATTACCAAGAGTTATTATTAGCAAGAAATCTAGTTTTGCACATTTATTACATAAAAAAAGTATTAATATAAATAAATTACTCCAAAAATTAAATATTATATTTTCATAAAATAAGATGAAAGCTAAAAGAGTATTTTATATTCTTGAACAAATTGATGTTGATGGAGATAATATACCTGATGGTTTTTTAGCAAGTCAATATCGAATTGACAACTATGGAAATAAAATATTTTTAAAAAATAAATATATTACATTTACTGATTTAAAATCTAAAGTTAAATCTAACGGAGGTGCTAAATCTAAATCTAAATCTAAATCTAAATCTAATGCTAATGCTAAACCTAAATTACAACCAAATAGCAATGATGTTATTATTATGACAAAAGATGAATATAATAGATTTATGAATCAAAATGCATATAATCAACAATATCCAAATCAACAACAATATCCAAATCAACAATATCCAAATCAACCATATCCAAATCAACAATATCCAAATCAACAACAATATCCTCCGAATGTATTAGTTAATAATGGTAATAATGGTAATAATGGTAGTTTCATGAGTAATTTAGGTGCTAATTTTGCATATGGTGCAGGTGCAGGTGTTGGACTTGCTGCAGGTGATGCTCTTTTTGATGGCATAGCAAGCTTTTTTTAAAAAAATGATTATTTTTATTTTATAAATATTTTTATTGAAAAATGAATATTGAAAATATTAATATTGATAAGTTGGTTATTTCTGATATTAATGTAAGAAAAACTCAAATTAATGAAATTACTGAATTATCTAATAGCATTGATATTAATGGTTTAATTAATCCTATTACAGTTAGAAAAATAAATGATGATAAATATGAAATTATTGCAGGTCAAAGGCGATATTTAGCTATGAAGGAATTACATAAACATACAATTCCATGTAATATCATTATTGCAAATGATAGCAAGGCAGAAGAAATGAGTTTAATTGAAAATCTTCAAAAAAATAATTTGTCAAATTGTGATAAAGTTAAATCATTTTCTAAATTATATGATAATTATGCAAATGATTATGATAAAATAAAATCGTTAGTCAAAGTATCAAAAGCAACTATTAAAAAATATCTTAGAATTAAAGATTTACCAATTGAAGTTTTAGAAAAATTAGACGCAAACGATAAAACTAAAATTAATGTTCCAACTGCAATTGAATTATTACCTATGGTTGATAAAGATATTGATTTAATTGATGTTATCGATAAATTAGCATCCCTTAAATCAAAAAATAAAATTGCGGCAATTAAGAAATTCAATGAAAATAATTCAAATGATATTAATGATTTTGATGATATTATTGAAGAAATAAATGATAGTGAAAAAGTTGATTATAAAGGACCATATGTATTTGATAGTGTTAAACAACAAAATATTTTAATTCCTGAAAATATGTATTCTGATATTATTAATTTTATCAAGGAAAAAATCGAAGATAAAGAAATCATTTATTTCTCATAAATGATTTGTATTTATAATTATAAAAAAATATAAAAAATGATTTTTTGTTTTTATAGTAAAAAATTACGGATTAAAAATGAAATATATTTTACTTTTTCTTGCGAATGTTGATTATAAGGCTAAATGTGATGAAATCATCGAATATAGCACTGAACTGAAAGACTGTCGCATGATTCCTGATGATTATATTGAAACGATGAAAAGTTTAACAGGTCATCATTTCAAAAAGTTCATCGATATTCAAACGTATCCTGATAATTGGGGTTGTCATAATAAAGAAATCATCTCTTTTATCTTCAAGGAAAGATATTGCGAACTTTCTGAATTGAGAGATGATATCACTAGTTATATGTCAATTCGAATATATCCGTCAAATGTTCGTTCGATTTCTATTAAATGAATGAATGAATATCAATATAAAGTCAATAACATTGTTTTTGGCTTTTTTTGTTTTTTAAATTTAAAAATTGATTTAATTATATTTTTTTTTAATAATTATAACAAAATATGAGTGTTAGAATAAATGATAATTCAATTGTTATTTTAAATCATAGAATTACAATTGATGATATGATTGATGAAATTCATTATTTATGTAATAATGCACATAATAATGACCAAAAAATAGCAGATAGTATATATTTTGAACATTTGAATAAAGATGATAGAGATAAAATAAATAATTTTCGAGAACAAAAATTACATGATGCTGCACAAATATCACCAAAAATAAAACCACTTTTTAATAATAATAATATTAAATATCAATCATATAATAATAAACTTTATTGTATTTCTATAAAATCAATATTGGATGATTATTATAATAATATCAATTGTATTAATGATTTTATGATATATATAAATATATTTTATAAAGTATTGAAATTTAAGATTAAACAAGAAAGAATAACTAAAAATATTTATAATGATTTACAATTAACTAATAGAAAAATTATAGATATTGAAATAAAAATCAATGATATTAAAAGCACCTTAAAATCATACGAAAAACAAATAAATAAAATGTGTGAATGTATCGATTATATATATAATAGCAATGATATTTCAATCAATAAAAATACTATTATTAATAATTGCTACAATGATATTAATAATCAATTTAAAATTATTAAGAATAGACAATTTTATATTATTGTATTTGTAATAATTTCTACTTTTATCAATTTCCTTTTCATACTACTATAAAATGATTTAAAGATATATAAAAGTAAATTTGATAAAAAATGATTTGAATATTTTATATATAAATCAGGCAAAGATGGGAAGTGGTGAGAGTAAATATGTTCAAGACCAAGAAAGATTTGTTAATGCGAATGTTGATAATTTCAAAAAAGCATTACCTGAACATTATTCACGTTCACAAATCAAAGGAAAATTGAGGCAGTTATATGCGAATAGTGATACAAAATATGATAATCGCAATTCATATATTGCTGACCACAGTTGGCAAAATGCAAAAACAAAAATTACTCCGGTTTATTCTAGTAATAGGGAGAAACTAGGCGAAAGAAGATATCACTGATTGTATAATCATTATATAAAACAAATTTATTTTTGTTTTTCATAAAATAAATGATTTAAAGAATATTCAAAATTATCCTTAAATATGTTTCCAGTATTTAGTTGTTGTTGTTTTACACCTTTTAACATTTAAAATGCCGATTTAACAGCAAAAAAATATTCAAATTATTAAAAATTTGATTATTACATAGCGTGTACTATGTATGAATTCTCGTAAATATGTCTGGTCTTTTTCCTATTGTAAATATACTTCTTACAATATTTAACATATTTTGAACGGCGTTTTTATCTCTATTATGAATTATTTCGCATTTCTGCTTATCCTCTTGATGAGAAAGTAATCCATTAACAGTTATTTTTTTATTAACCTTTATATCGTTAGGTTTATGACTTTGTCTTATCATAAATGGTTCTATTTCGTGATGACAACAATTACATAATTTAGATGTCTTAAATTCATTTACTAAATAAGTCCTAAATCCTGCATTTTTAAATATTTTTCTAAACTTTTTACATATTGTAGGTTCTAAACCACTTATATTATTACTACCTTTATCGTAATCACCCATTATAAATAATACATCGTTAGGTTCTCCAAACTTTTTAGTAAAGTTTTTTATCATTTTACTCTCGCTTTTTTGAGTATTGATGTACTTATTTAATTTGAACTTTCTAAAAAATGTCTTTTCATAATGAGAAAATAATAATAAGTTTAATTTATTTTTTTCAATTAGATAATTTTTGAACTTTTCATAATGACAAGTTCTTTTATTATGATGCATAATAAAAAGCAAAAATATAAAATGTATTGATTGTAATAAAAATATAACTAGATAAAAAAATATCACGATGTTATGAATGTAATATTAAATTTACATTTGATAAATATTTAGAAAAAAATCCAAATATGATTCCATATGATATATTAAAAAAAGATTTTGAAGAATTAAAAAATTATACTACAATTAGTAAAAAATATAATATATCAATAAATATAATTAAGACTTGGTTCAAAAAATATAGAATATTAAATAATGAAGACACTAATGAAGTTTCAGAAGTCATAAATGAAGTTTCAGAAGTCATAAATGAAATATCAGAAGATACTAATGATGTCTTACAAGAAACTAATGAAGTTATAGAATATACAGAAGAGATAATAAAAAATAAATGCATAGATTGTAATATTACAATATCAGATGAATCTAAAAGATGCAAAGAATGTAGGAATTTTAATATGTTTAAAGAAAATTTAAAAAATAAACAATCGTATGAACAATTAAAAAAAGATATGATAGAATTAAAATATTTTACATCAGTTGCAAAGAAATATAATGTTTCTGATAATTGCATCAGAAAATGGATAAAAATATGAAAAATATTCAGATAAAATATCATAAAAATAAATATAAATTACAAGAACAAATTGATATACTAAAAAAACAATAGATATTATAAAATACCAAAAAATATTTTTTGGTATTTTTTTTAGTTTTATTTCTTAGCACTTCTTGTGTTTTATCTTCAACTAAATAATATTGAACTGCTGTTAATTTATAATCATTACTTTTATGTGTAGGCATATATATTATTAAATTATTTTTTTTATAAATCAGTTTTATAAAAAATTGATATGAAATACTTAAATAAATAAATATTATAATTATTACATACAAGATGAGTGATCTTTTACAAACAACGAGTGAAATTGAACCCAGCAAAAACGAATTGATAAGCACCAATAAAACCGAAGACACATCCAAAATGAACTATTCCAAGATGAAAAACGATGAACTCAAGGCAATCTGTAAGGAACTCAAAATCAAAGACATTATTGGTAAGAAAAAGAATGAACTGATTGAAATGATAAAGCAAATAGATGCTATGCCAGTTTTAGCACAAAAAATTGAGGCGAAAACTGATGTAATAAAGGTTGAACCACCAGTAAAAGTAGAGATGAACTGGACTGGATGGTCCGAAAAATCAAAAGATATTCCATTTAAATCTACACAAAAAGGTATAGGAGATGGGGAACAAAAAATGTCTGGCGAGTTAGATACACCTATTAAAGGGCAAAATAGTTCATTTGATATGAGTCCAACTTTAAATGGCATCAAGGTAAAATGCGATGTCAAGAAACTTGATTCTCAAAACGATTTTAACACAGGAAAAACAGGCAGAGATGTTCTCCGTCCTATGAAGATGCTACATACTACATTGCTTGATTCTATTAGTATATTTGAAAACAGCGATATATTTACTCGTGAGCAGAGAGAAAAATTTGCAACTGTTAAAGATACAAGTCCAGATGAACTCGCTGTAGGGACACTTCACAAAATTAAAGAAATTTGTGAGATTCTACATGAGAAGAAAACAACCATTCGCTCAAATCTTCCAAGTGTTCCATGTACGCTATACAGTCAAATAAAAGAGATGCCCCTTGACATATTCTACCATAACTGCCAAAAACTTGGACTGGAGTTCCCATCCGAATTTACTTCCCATATTGAGTCAATTCTAATTCTTCAAAAAATGGAACACGTCTACATTGATAAACCAGCCAAGTTTATGGAAGACCTCAACAATATTGTAGAAAAACTCTTTAATGATATAAGGATTATTATTGTTGATGATAAAAATGGTTATATTATACTACCAGATATAACCAGAATTAAGTTCTACCGAATTACCCGCGGAAACCCAAGGTTTCAGGTTCTATTTTAAGGGGCGGTTTCAAAGATTGTGCTGAGAAACTCAGCAAACTTACAAGGGACTGCATTACCAAGTTGTCTATACATAGATGAGATAGAACCTACAAATTCAAAGGAATCCGGAAATGTCTGAATTCTCGCACATTCTCGCACAGTCAATCTTCTTTTTAGTGAAGGATGATTATGAATAACAGGTCCGCCATTTCCACCACCTCGTCCTGTAATTGTTGGAGAAGGTTCGTCCCATTTGAGTTCTCGGTTTCCAAGATATCCAGTTACTGCACATTTATGCTTTGTTCCAATATGTTGGACATCTGTTTTATATTCAATCGGTAAATCTCCAATAGCATCTTTCAATGTTAAGATTTTTTTAGAAGGCTCAGGCCATTTAGGGGTAAAGTGAATGTCAGAACGAACACCAATAATAATAACACGCTGTCTCTTTTGAGGAACATTGTATTCTTTAATATCAAACAGTTTAAACTGCACATTGTATCCACAATTCTTCAATTCATTTAGAATTACTTTCATAACTTTACCTGTTTGTTTTTTTTTATCCTCTTTTGTATCATAACCGCCCATGTTTAAGAGACCTTTCACATTCTCAAGTAGGAAGTATCTTGGTTGTTTTAGTTTAAGCAAACGTAGAATTTCAAGGTACATTTCGTTTCGGTTGTCTTTTTCATCTCTATATGGATTTGCCATCGAGAATCCCTGACAAGGAAACCCGCCAATAAGGATATCACAATCAGGAATCGTTTTTATCTCCTTAATATCACCGCATGTAGGTTTAATCTTGAAGTTTTTCTCGTAGGTTTTACATGCTTCTTCATCAAAGTCATTTACGAATACATGCGTATATCTGGTATTATTATGAAATCCATAGTCAAGTCCTCCACAACCAGCGAATAGAGATGCTACACGAATCTCTTTTGACATACCACCGCAACCACAAAATGGGTCAATTACATTTAATGTTTTTATATCAACCTCAATAATTTGCGTATTTTGTGGTGCTATTTCTTCATTTGATAAAATTATTTTAGGTTCTTCACCAACTTTGTTTTTGCCGTTAATTAGTTCTATTAATTGTGATTTATTTTTTGAACTGCACTTTGTAATACCCAATTCTTTACACTTTTCCAATAACTCTAATTTACTCATTTTTGATATATCCATTTGTTCGGCGATGTTAACTGTAATATTGTTTTCTGTATTATTTGAAATCATTTTTTTATTTAATTCAATCAATTTTTCTTCAACTGCTTTGTCTATTAATGCTTTTATCTTATCAGTTTGTATTTCGCAAGGATTTTTACGAGTTAAGTGTTTATCATAGTGTGATTTTTGAGAAAAGGTCTTAGCACATTTTTCACAACTATATTTACCCATTTTAGTTATATATTTTATTTTTATATTGTTTAACTAAAAATAACTAAAATAGTTTTTCCTAAATAATATCCCAGACATAAATGTATATTATTTAATAATAAAAAAACGGCGTTTGAAATGTAAAATATTTTTTGGAAAATAAAGATACACAAGAGAACACTTGTAGAATATTTAAATGCTCTGTAAGAAGTTTATTAAGATGGACTAAAAGATATGAAGAAGAAAAAAGTAATTAAACGACATAATAGAGAACCTATATCATATAAAGTTAAAAAAGAACATATTAAGTTTATATTAGAAGAACTTAAAAACAATAAGACTATTACAATAGAAGATTTACTAACTAAATTAAGCAATAAGTATTCTAATTTAAACATTACAAGAAGACATATTAGTAGAATAATTAAAGAAAATTATATATCATTAAAATTAACTAAAATTAGACACGAACCTATAAAGCGATTTGATAAGGATATAAATATTAAAGAAAAAATATAATATTGACGATGTTATTTGTATAGATGAGACAAGTATAAACTCTTTACAACTAAGACATCATTGTTATAACGAAGTAGGTAAAAGATGCGTAATTAAAACTAATTCACAAGAAGTTTTCAAAAAATATACAGGTGTTTTTGCTATTTCAATAAATGGTGTTATTGGATATGAATTATATAATAAAGGTGGTATTGATAGTGATAGATTATTAAACTTTTTAGAAAATTTTATTGCAAATAAATATAAAAATAAAGTTATAATTTTAGATAATGCGAGTTCTCATAGAAACGAAAGAGTTAAAGAATTAATAAATAAAAATAATAAATTGATTTATTCAGTACCATATCAACATTATACAAATAGTATAGAAATGTTTTTTAGTCTTCTAAAATCTAAATTACATAAGAAACAAGGATTATATTACGAAGACTTAAATAATAATATTAAAGAAGTAATAAAAACAATACCAGAAGACTATTATAAGAAAATATTAAATGGAACATATAATAGACAAAAAGATTATATTAAGAAAAATAAAATAAGAAAATACAAGAATTATAAAGACTAAAATTCGGCATTTTAAATGTCCAAAGGTGTAAGACTGATTTATTATCTAAATTTATTAATAAACAGCAGAAAGACGAATATAATAAGAAGAAGAAAACATGGCATTCATTGGTAATAATAAACCAAAAAGTGTTTATCATGGTTATTCGAATGAACTTAAAAATACTGATATTATTTTAGGATTAAATTCATTGTGTTTGTGTGATATTCATATAGCATTTTCTTCTTCTCCGTCTCGAATTATTTTAAGCTATATAAATAATAAAAATGAAAAATTATTAAAAGCTGATACATTTCATATCTTTAATATTAGTTATAAAGATATTAAAGATATTTATGATATTACTCAATTTGATATTTATAATGCAGTTCGGGATTATATCTATTTATATAAAACTATTCCAGATAATACAAATGATTTAATAATTTCATGTTAATATCAAAATAAAACATTTATTTTTATTACATTATTTGTTTTTGGACATCTAATTGTTTTAATTAGTTTACATTCAATTAAACCATTATCATAACCTTCAATTATTTTTAAATCATCTCTGATTTTATTACTTCCATAATAATCATGTTTTGTTATTTCATTTGTATTTAAATTATGTCCTAATGTAATTACAGGAATTGAATTTATAATAATTGTATCATCACTTTCAAGAACTATATTATAATAACTTTCTATAAATCTTTTATGAATTTTAAATTCAGTTGCAGGAAATACCCATTTATTAAATAGAAAGATAGGATGATATGGAGATATTAACATATCATTAACAGAACATACATCTACATCAGAATTAATATTTTGTTTAATTATACATTCAATTATACATTCTTTATTATTATGATTTAATATTTTATCACCTTTCTTCAATTCTTTAACTTTCATATATGTATTATTTGCAAGTAAAACTGTTCCATCACCATCAAAACAACCACTATCAGTTCTATAATATCCCTCCATACTTGATATTCTTGTTGTTGTTGCTCTGATTATTTTAGGTTGCGGTGGTGGAATATTACAAAATATTAATTCTATTTTATCTCTAATATTTGTAAATGGAGTTGTAATAAAATTCTGAACTCCATTATCTTTAAAATTAATACACATTTGCCTATCATATCCATGCATTAATGATAATAAATAATGTTTTCCCCATTTATTGAAATAAATATTACTATGACATAAAGCTAATTTAATTTGACCATCATTCAAATAATCTTTCAAATAATTTTGAATTAGTTCATTATTATTATTTTCAATGTTAGTATATAAATTATTCATTATTATTTCATTATTTTTAATTTTATCATTGCTTATTGGTTGGTCATCTATTAATGATAATATTGTATTAATAATATCTGTTCTAAATTTATTTGATTTATAATCTAAATCAAAACTCAAATCTGCTTTAATTAAACTATAATCAATTATATTATTATTATAAAATAATTCTATTGATTTTATTTCATTTCTATTTTCAATAATAAAATCTCTACGACCATCATATAAAATAGCTCCAGTATTTATAATTTTTGTTGTATTATCACTAAAAATAATAGTCATCTTAATATTAATTAAATATGTTGTTAATAGATTTGATATGAAATTTATAAATACTGTTCCAACCATTGAACAATCCGGAATAAATCCAAAAATACCATTATAATTATTTGCTATATCAGTTAATAATATAGAATTTATATCATAACCAAAACCAAATGTATTTAAAGAAAATGGTTTTAAATCAATATTATTATAAGTTGTCATTAATGTTTGTAAAATACCATTAGGAGGGTCAGCATTTGATACACCATCAGTTAAAAGAACAATTGAATTATTATTATCATTTCCAATTGTTTTTAGTAATTCAAATGAGTTTTTTAATCCATCATAAATATTTGTTGTTCCACCAGCATTTAAATTATTAATTACCATTTTAGCAATTGTTTTTCCATTTTCATTCATTTTTGTCATCTTTAAATTTGTATGAGCCAAATGATTAAAAGATATAATTCCAATTTCATCATTATCAGTTAATGATTCGATAATTGTTATAATACTATGACATGCAAGATTTAATCGAGTTAAATCATCACATTCTCCATTTTCATTTTTATCGGATGCAATAATATCCATTGAACCTGAAACATCTATAACGAAAATTATATTGCAATTTTTATTAATATTTTCATATTTAATTGGTTTTAATGTAATATAACTATCATTATTAAATTTATAATGAGATAAAAACATATTGTCTTAATCATATATTCATAATCTTAAATAATTATATATATATAATATTAATAGAATGCAAACTCAAAATATTCATGATGATAATTTAATTAACTTTTCAACTAGAAAAAATACAGTTAAAAAACAAGTTAATCAATATAAAAATATTGATAATAGTAATTTATTTGAGGTTAATAAAAAACCATCTTCTCGAAAACAATCAAAATTAAAAGACCCTAATATTATTAGTTCTCGAAAACAATCTCAAGTTAAATTAAAACCTTATGAAAACATTCATACAAATGTAGAAATGAAAAAACTTTCTTCTCGAAAACAATCTCAAGCAACATTAAATTTACCTATAACTTTTTATAATAATTATTTTAAATATAGCATTGCCTCATTAAAAAATAATTTAAAATCGAGAAAAAATACATTTAATTATATTGTCGAAGATGCTAAATTTCAAAATGCATTATCTTTAGTAAATACAAAAAAATTAAATAAAGATGATATTAATAATATTAAATTTATTTCATATGCAAAAGTTAAAAGTAAATTATTTATAAGTCAATTAATTGAAGATAATAATATTGACTTATTTTTTAGTAAAAATAAAGAAAAAATAAAACATGTTATTGATATATTATATCATAATAAAAATCATATTCCTAAAAAATTATCACCAATTATTGAAGAAAGTAGCAGAGGTAGTAGTGGAAGTTATAAAAAAAAATATGGTGGTAATAATTTAACTGCTTCAGGTGATGAATTTTTATCTATTTTAGCTGCATTAGATTGCAAACATGATTTTGCAGAAAAAGTTAATGATGATATAACTAAATATGTTCATTCTTTTGGTGAAAAAATTATTACATCTAAAATTAAAGATGCAAAATTTAAAACTGAAATTAATGAATTATTTGAAACTAATCAAACATTCGAGGAGGATATTATGAATAATTGCATACTACATATATTAGGAAATAAAGACCCTGATTATTTACCTGATAATTCTGATTTTATCAATTTTGCATTTATTGATATGAATGAAACAGCAACTAAATTAAATATATATGAAAAACTTAATATTACTCAAAATAATACTGTTGATGCTGCGGTTGATGTTTCAGTAGCTGATATTCATACTAAAATAATTGAATATATTCAAAAATTTTATCGTTTCAATGCTAATCCAACTAATAAATACAAATATCTATTAGATACTGATTTAAAATTATATGATAAATTTTCAAATTTAGATAAAAGACATGAAAAATTATATGATAGAATAGGAAAACAATTATTTCCATTTGAAAATGCATTTGACCCGCATTCATCAAATAAAATAGAAATTGATATAGATGATAATGTTGATGATTATATTAATATTACTAATAAAATATTTAATTATCCAGATGCAGATATTCCGAAAGATTACAAATTTGCCATAAATAAAAATGTAAATAAATATTTCCAGTTTACTATTAATAGAGACATCGCAACAAATACATATTATCCATGTATCATATTTCGAAAATATGATAGGGCAAAAATGATTACGGGTGGTTATTTACATATCAATGCAATTGAAAGACGTGGTATTAATGAAAAAAATGAATTATGTAAAAATACATTAATGCGTTGTTCAACAAATCTTGCTTTATTTTATATTAATAAATCAATAAGACAAAAACATAATATTACATTCATTGAAAATAGAGGACCATCATTTAATTCTATTGAAATATTAAAAATATTTATTAAAAAATTAATAGAAATATTAAAATCAACAGGTAATTTAAATGTAGAAATGAATGATTATTTAAATATTAATCTTGATACTGATGCATCTATCACTGATATTAGACATGCTATTGTTCATCATATGATAGCTTATATATATTATTGTTATGAAGAACCTGCTGCAGCTCCCGGTGTTAAAATTAGAAATATTATTGAAATATTATTTGATTTAAAGAAATCAGGAGATTGGGGGCAAGCATTATTTTGTTCGGAATATAATAATTTAAATAAATTTAATAATAAAGAATGTTTCTTTGTTACTGGTGATAGATTAGCAGCGGTTCGTTCTATTTTAACAAATAATGTTAAAACTATATTTCCAATTGAATATAAATTATTATCAAATATTAATACAAAAAAGAAGAAATCAATTTTAGCATTATATAGAAATAATTTTACTTTAACATTTCAGAATTTTATGGAATATATTAATGATAATATTTTTTCATTACCTGCTTTTGAAACATTTAAATATAAAATAAGTCCTCTATTTTTTATGAAACAGGAAGTTATCAATCAAGGAAAATCTGAACAAGAAATTATTACTAATGATAATTTTAATAAAAAAACATTTGAAATTTTAGTCAGACATTTATATTTTTATTTATATGCATATATTTATTTATATTCAATTGTAAGTTTAGAAGATGATAAAATAAGAAATATTAATTATGATGAATATGAAAGATTGAAAAAAGAAGCAATAAAAGATAGACACATTTTTGAATCTGACCTAGACAATCAAATTTTAAAAGAAAAAATTCAGAATGAAAAAAACCCTGGATATAATCATTTTAATTTATTATATTTTTTATCATCTGAAACATTAGAATTTGCACAACGTCATTATATAACAAAAATTTCAAATATAGCAGAAATTAATACGATAAATACAAAACTAGCAGTATATGATGAGTCAATTAAAAAATTTACCGATACAATGAAAGGAATAATAAATGAATTTAATGTCGAAAATAAAACACAAAATAAATTTAACACTAGTAAAGTATTAGAATTATTTGATAAAGATTTTGAAAAAATAGTTTCATTTAATATTGGTTCAGTTGATAAACTAAAACAACAACTTATAAATATTTCTAATTTAAATGAAACATATTCATTATTATTATGTGATGATAAATTCACAAATAGTTTTACTCAAAATGAATTAATGGTAATAGATGAAAAATCTATAACTTCTATTAAAAGAGTATTTGACGATAATAATGATTCAATTAATAATTTTTTTGATTTATTTAGCAGTATTTATTCCCAACCAGCCGAATTTAAAATATTTACCAAGGATATTATTAACTCTAAATTAATTGAGTTGACTGAATTAGCAGCAGTATATGCAGAAATTAAACATAATTTAGATATATTAAGAGAACATATTGATAATACTATGAATGACCCAAATAATACTATTGTTTATTTAAAATCATCATTTAGTATAGAAAATACTGCTTTTATTCAAAAGATTAAAGATGATTTTATTTATTATCGTTCTAATCATAAAAATGAACAAGATTTTGCAAGCAACCAAGAAAATATAATTGATTATAATTTATTTGAAACAACTAACAAACTATCACAAACATTATATACTTATTATTCATCAATTATATTACAATATATATTTATTTCAAAAACAACTCATGCAACTCAAGTAGACCAAATAAAAAAAGATAATATTGCTAAAGCATTAAATAATTTATATACAAATGAAGAAATTAATGATTTATTTAATACTGACAATTCATATTTTACTTATAATGAATTATATGTTAAACTTGATGCAGCAATAAATAAAAATAATTTAGCTATTGAACAATTAAATTTAAATTTAGCACAAGTTTATGATACTACACCTGCAAATGATACAATATTTTATGAATTTAAAACAATATATGTTCCCCGTGTAGGTGGTTCACGTTCTCCAAAATCTATTCGCGGGTCTGGTAAAAGAACAAATGGAAGTTCATCTGGACAAAATCCAGGTAAAAAACTTAGAATAGGTTCTCCTTCTACTTCTCATGTTCCTGTTGCTGTTCCTGTTCCTGCTGCAAATACAAGAAACTTATCAAATAAAATTAAAAGAATAGAAAACAACCCTCGTTTTAGACCAGTAAGGGCAAGCCGTCCTGTTATATCGGATAGACAATATACTGAAAAAGAACTCAAAGATATGAAGCATAGAAAAATACTTGCGTTATATAGAAAATTAAAAACATCAGTAAATGGAACTAGTGAAATATTTTATTATAATAAAGATGTATTTGTTGATATTATAAGAGATGAATTACCATTTGGTAAATTTTTAAAACCCAATAGTGCTCAAAATCCAGAACGAGAAGGGGTAATAAATAATATATTAGGAGATATTGGTTTTATAATGTATATATTAACACATTTTAACAATATTCTTAATGAAAGAACCATGAAAATGTTTAAAACTATTAATAAATTTTTTAATGTTAATAGCGATAACTCAGAATTAATTAAAGAAATAATTGACAAAAAAATAAAATATTATTTTAATACAAACTATATTATAATACCAATTATATATAAATATTTAAAATTTATTGTTGAAGATAAAGAAAAATATATATATAATAAATCACGAAGTAAAAGCCAATCATTAACATTTTATAATATTTATGCAAATGAACATAAACATAAAATTGATAAAATATTATATAACATGGATATATTATATAATATGACTAAAAATATTGTAGTTGCTTAATAATATAATAATAATGCAAATGCTATTGCAAATGATACCAATGATATTATTAATGATTGTTGTTTATCCATCATATTGAAATAATATGATTCAAATAAAAATACCAATCCCTCAAATATATAAGAAAATATTATTATGCTCTTTATATCATAAATAAGACCAATAAAACGCATTGAACCCCAATATAATATCAAATACGCCATTAAATGTTTGGCTGCGTTATTTTCTTTATTTTTTTCATCTATCAATATATTTGTATGTATATTTGATAATTTTGAATAATTAAATAATATTGCAAATCCACATAAAAAATCCCATATACAATTTAATAAAATTAAATAATAAAAAAACAAAAAGTTCATTTTGCTTTTATATAATAACGATATTCTTATTTATACAATGACGAGTGCTTGAAACTTTCCTTAAAATTGAAAGAATTGCGCCGTGTGCATCTGCATTCGCTATGCTCCATGTCATTTCTTCTATATTTTTTCCCGACTTCTTTCTCCAAATAACTAATGAAACATTTCTTATGCATGACATTCGATGCATGTTTGTTTGTAATTATTTCGATAAATGGTCCTGAAGTACTATGAGCCGTGATTAAATCCAGGCATATGTCGCAATTTTGCGTATTGTCCGAAGTTGATATTTCACGAAATAGAAGATTTGTAATTTTATAAGGATGGTTCGGCTTTGATATCATTTTTAGAATACGCATTCCGTTGATATACTCTGAATTATATGATTCAACGTTTCTAATGAATTCAGTCCTGCCATTGACAATATCATCAATGATTTGACTTTCAATGCGATTTTTAGCAACGAATGACATAACATCCAATTTTGTGCCAGTTGTATTTGACAATCGAATATCATAATTTCCAACAAATGATTTAACCATCACGAATAAATTCGAGGTGAAATCAGCGCAAAGGAATGGAGGTTCGATAATTTGCTCGGTCGTGTTGATAATCATATCGATTTTTATATCAATCTTATGACCCATGAAAGAGAAGGTTCGACCTGTTCGAAAGAATAATCGCACTATTTTATGAGTTAAATTATTTCCATAGGCTAATCCATGAGTTCTTGGAACATTTTGAACTGTAATGCGACCATCATATAATTTTGTAAAATTTGTGATTTTCTCAATAAATGATGTTGCGAGTTCATTCGTCTTAAAATAGATATCAATGTCTTCAGGAATTAAAGTCCGGTTCATGCTTTCCGGATGGAAAGATGTATCCCAGAATTTGTCATATGGTTTTGGATTCATCGAACTTATAAACTCATCAAATACTGATTTGTAATAAGTCGCAACGATTTCATCCCTGACCATTCCACCATAAATAATTCCGTCTTCTGCAATACCTAATCTTTTGATGCTATTGAAAAGAGCTCGTTTCTCTCTATCCATATTAATCATAACTCGGTGCATTGTTTGTTGCATATGATTTTTTTTAAATAAAAATTAAATCATTTTTTTATTAATATTCATTCATTTTAAATTAAAAATATATATAAGGATAATTTTGAATATATAATCATGCTCTTATAGCTCAGTTGGTTAGAGCGAACGGCTGTTAACCGTTAGGTCGAAGGTTCGAACCCTTCTAGGAGCGTCAGTTTATTTTTTTACTATTTATGATAAAATCATAGATTTTTTTAGCTTTAGATTTTTTAGCTTTAGAAAGTATAATATTTTCATCAAATTTATTTAAAATAGTTTTTTTAATATTTTCGTAAAAGGTTGTATCTATATTAGTATCAATATTTTCATAGAAGTTTCTTAATATATTTTTTTTAGGTTCTTGTAAATCTTTATATTTAGAAACCATAATATTATTTATATAATCATATTCTAAATCTTCAATTTCTTTTTGTTCAATTTCTTCTTGTTTGTCATCATATATATATTTCTCTTCCAATTCTTTAATTTCATCTAAATCTTCTTTTTCTAATTCTTCTAGTTTTGAAGATTTATAATTAAATTTGAAAGGTGATTTTGTGCCACCTAATCGTTGTCTTGATTTTTCTTCTAATGTTTTAATATTAAAACCATAATCTATTTTTCTTCTGATTATTGAGTGTTCATAGCAATTTTTATAAAAATTATAAAATTTTTCGGTTGGTTGTTCAAAATCATATATTAAATCCAACTGTCCTCGTGCATAAAATAATTCATCAACATTTGTTTTAGAAGTTTCAAATAAAACTGGTAATTTTATATCTGTTGCTTCTTCATCTTCTTCGATAGGTCGATATCTTAATATATATAAATTATCATCTTCAGCACTTTGAAGTTTTTCTTTTATTAATTCTTCTCCTTCATCTGAATATTTAAAAATTTTTTTATTAAGTAATTTGACAACTTCATTATATCTATTAAAATCTTTTCTTATTTTACCACCAATAAAACGTAATAGTGATGAATCATCATTATTATAAGTATTTTTCAAATCATTTAATAAAAATTCTAATGTACTAATGGGAATATCATTTGATAATACTGCAATACTTTTATAAAAATCATTAGCATCTCCAGAAACTTCTATTGTTTGAAGAACTACATCTAAAAATGCTATATCATAATTATAACTAAATTTTGTATTCATTGAAGGGTTTAGTTTATTATCCTTAACTTCAACATTTATTATACATCTATAATCCAATGAAAATAAATCTACCGGAAATGGATTTTTAAAAAGTTGTCTATATTTAAAATTTTTCTCATCATTGTCTTTTCCATTTGATAATATATAAGTAATTTTATATAATTCATTTTCATGTTTATATTCCACATCCTTAAATATATTATCAGTATTTTCAATTAAATAGCATGCCAATATTAATAATTCATCAATTATTACATTGGTAGTTTCTTTAATTAAATCATCTGATAATAATGATTGAGGAATATATATTTTGCAATCAATATCTTTTGTTACTGAGATATCATTTTTATAACGTCTTAATGCATCACCACCAACAACAAATAAACCAATATTATTATTTATTTCTTGTATTTTGTCATTTATATTTTTCATTGTTTTATTAATATAACGTCTTAATGTTTCTATTATTTCAATCTCCATATTATTTATTATCATTGCAATCGGTTCATATGATAATGCATATAGTTTTGATAAATCATCATGAAATAACTTATCATATACAGCTGTTCCATTAAATGTTTCATAATATTGGTCTGCTATCATTTTTAATGTTGGTATTTTATAATCATTTATTAATACTATTTTATCAAATATTATTTCACGTATCTTTAAAATATTATAACCTTTTGGTATAAATATTTTCTTTTTTCCTAATTGTAAAAATATATACAATCCTGCTAAATTTAAATAATTTAATCCATCATATCTTTGAATTAATTTTGATATATTTCTAACTAATAAAGTATCTTCGGTAATTGTTGAATTTTCACTATAATATAAATTAACTGATATTATTATTTTATCAAAAGGTTCTATTTTCGCACCTCCTTTTTTACTTTCACGATTTGCACTTCTTAAAGCTCTGCTTGAAATAGCCTGTGATTTTGCGATTGCTTCACTTTGTCTTTTTTCTTCTAATTGTCTTGCTAATTCTTCTTTATTCTGTTTTCTTGTCGCTTTTAGTTGTTCTGAACGTTGTTTTTTTGATTGTGCTTTAGTTGCTGCTACTTGAGCATCTTTTTTTGCTTGTGCATAAGTTTGTGTTTGTGGTTTTCTTATTTTTGGTTGAGGAACTGAATCATTTATATATAATTTTACAAATAATTGTTTTGATGGAAATAATGTATTTTTACCATTAATACATTGTTTTTCTTCAATTGTTATATAAACATTTTTTAATTTATCATCTATATTTAAATAATTTGTTATAGCATCAACAATTGGTTCAATTTCTTCTTTTAATAATTTTTTAATTGTTTTATATAAATCATCAACAAAAATTTTATTATTTATAAAATACATTAAATCACCTGTCGTATTATGGATAGATGATTTTTCATATGGTGATAATATATTTAAATCATAGAAATCTTTGAAAAAAATATTCCAAGATTTTGACCCCATTAATAAATATTCATATATTGTTTCAGGATTTGCTCTTTTAACTTTATCAAATTCAAAATTTATTTTTTCTATTAATTCATTAAATATAGTATTATATTCAGGTGTATTTAATAATTCACATAATAAATTATTTAAATCTATTGTAGATGTTAATAATTTATGTGTTTCTAATTTGATTAAATTAGGTGGTAATCTACGTAATGCCATTCTTTCAGCATTTTTTTTTCTTAAAACTGATGCTAACTCAAATTTCATAATTCTATTATATTGTATATAATATAATTTTGTATTATATTATTTGCAAATTTAAATAAAAATGATTTATCATTATTAAAGATTATTCATCTAAATAATTCAGAATTATGGAAGACCAAAACAAACTTCTTGACCGTTTTGCAAAGTTAATGGAAGAACAAACAGAAGAACCATCAAAAAAAGATGTTTCAGCTGTTGTTGCTAAGTTCTATGCTCTTAAGAAGAAAAAAACTGTTGTTGATGAAAATAAACCTAAGCGTGCACCAACCGCTTATAATGTTTTCTTCAAAGCTCAGATGGCTATTCTCAAGGATTCTGAAAAAGATATGGAAAAGGATGAATGCATGACCGCTAAAGCAAAAATGGCACATGTTGCCGCATTGTGGAAAGCAAAAAAAGAAGATAAATTCGAGGAAGCATTGTCTGAACCTGAACCGGAAACTGACGCTCATTCTGAAGAAGAAGTGGAAGAACCAGTGAAAGTGCCTGAACCGCCAAAAAAACAGGAGAATAAAGCAAAATATACTCCTAAAAATGGCGGTGGAGCTAAAGGAGGTGGTGCAGCCAAGGATAAGAAGTAATTGAATATCTTCAATATAATGACAAAGTTATTTTTGTCATTAGGATAAAAATAAAAAATAAATATAAATTTGTAGTATTATAAACAATTAATATTAAAAAATGATAATATGCTTTTAAATTATTACTATTATCAAAATGGATACAGAGATGGACCAGCATCAAAAATTAATTGCAAGAATTGCGAAATTAATGGATGAGCAAACCATCGCACCAACGAAGAAAGATGTTAATGCTGCTGTCTCTAAATATTATTCAGAGCAAAAGCAAAATAAGAAGGCAGCTGTTGAAAACTTAGGTGAAGAACCTAAGAAGAAAAGACAGTTATCTGAATATAACATCTTCTTTCAGGAGCAAATGGCTATTTTGAAGGATGAAACAATGACTGCTAAAGCAAAAATGCAACATGTTGCATCATTGTGGAGAGCAAAAAAAGGAAATGCGGCTGAAGATGTTGAAGCAGATGCTGATGATGATTTTGATGATGATATGTAAATAATCATTCAATTATTATAATGACAAAATGTAAATTTTTGTCATTGTAATGCTTTTCTATATCCTCTTGAACCATATGATAAACCATTATTATCAGGATATTTTTCTTTTAAAATTGCTTGTTTTTTGTCATTCCATAATTTAACTATATAAGTCATTTTGTCTTTTGGTGCAATTTCACTATTATCTTTTAATAATAACATTTGTTCTCTGATGAAAATATTATATTCGGTTAAAGGTTTTTTAACTTTAAAATGATTATCAATTATTTTATTAATTGATTTTTTTAATTCTGTTTTATCTCCGTCATTGTTTTCAATACATTTTTTTATATTTAAAAATAATTCTTCAGACATTGGTTTTAGTTTTGTTTTTTGTTTATCTTTATTCAAAAATATAATCATTTTTTTATGTTTAGATTTTTGAATAAAAATCATGTGCTGTCAAATCTTCAACTTCATTTATATCATAATGAGCAAAATTTTTAATAGGGTCAGGAGGTATTACATTTCTATCTGCCTGACCTCTTGAACTGATATATTTAAATTCTTCTAATGTTTTACATTTATAATGATTTAATTGAATATAACTTAAATCTACATTATGATTAAAAGGACCATTAATTATTTGTCCATTTGTATTTTTAATATATCCATTTGATAATATAACATCATGCATTGTATTAAATCTAACAAAATTATCTTTTTTAAATAAAGTTTTAATATGCACATTGCCATCTTTTTGACATAAAGTAAATCTTTTTGTTAAAGGTTCTTCAGTTTTTGCTTCTGTATGTCCTGAAGAACCAAAAAAACGCCAATTCATTCCAATTCCTTGACAATCACCAACAATAAATTCTTTAATAAAATCTTTAATATTATTGTGTTGTTTTAATACAATAAATTCATCAACATCAATACATGCAACATGTGTAATATTGGAATTAAATAAAATATTATTTATGAAATGATAATATGCATTCATTTGTTGATATTTTGTTGGATAATGAATTACTGTTATTTGATTATCACTATATTTATTTAATATCTTTCTATAAGTTGGTTCATCTTCATTATCATATATAAATATATGAGAAAATCCAAGAGCCAAATGAAATTTAACAAATTCCTCAATATAATTACCTTCCAATTTTGCTATACATAAAATAACTGGTCGAATTTCATCTGTTGACATTATATTTAAAGATAATATTAAATAACTTTAAATAAAAAAATGATAATTTATTTAAAACTTAAATTTTATTATATTAAATAATGTCATCGATTTTAGAAGCTACGTTTATTGTTAAACATGATTTTCATAAAACAATTAAACAATATTCAAAAGTTAAAATTATCACAATTATTAATAATTGTTGTTTAGTAGAAGATATTAATACCCATGAAAGATTATGGCTAATGAAATATGATATCTATCCAATTAATTATGATAATTCAGATTATTCGGGATATTGGGAAAAAAATAATTACTTTGATAATTTATATATGGCTTTAGGTTTAACTTCGTAAAAAATAACAAAAACTTTAATAATCTTTGCTATATATAAGATGATTATTTTGTCTTAATAATCGTCGAATTCTTCATATGCATCCTGATAATCATCCTGATAATCATCATAATCATCATGATAATCATCATAAGCATCTTGATAATCATCATTGATTTTAAGATGGTCAAATTTTCCGATTGCATGGTCAAGAAAAACATTCGTGCAACATTCAGGTCTATAATATTCGCTTGTCGGGTCTTCCTCCTCAAACCATATGCCTTCATCATGGAACATTAACATCTTATATGTAAAATTATTAGTATTATTACTAATCATTTTTATTTTTTTTTACATATAAATAATGACATATTTGTATTTTGCAATTCAAAACCATATTTAGCTGCTATTTTAAACATTGCTATATTTTCGGGTTTTGTTATAAATGATATATAATCTAATTCATCAGGACATTTTTGAATTATATAATTAAATAAAATTGTTCCATATTTTTTATTTCTATATTTTTCATTTATAAATATTTCTTGAATATAGAATGTATCAATATTAAATTTTTTTGTTGCATGTATAACACAACCTATTAAGATATTATCTTCTAACATCTCATAAATCTGATAAGTTAATATAAATTGCTCGATATATTCTTTAATTTGTTCATCGGATTTATATTCATCAGCGTTTATTTTATAATCTTTATATAATTCAAATACATCATTTGAATATTCAGACATTAATCTAATCATTATTTTAGGATTATCATCTAAAATATAAATACTTTCTAATACTTTCTTATTTTTTTTAATATTTTCTGCTTCTTCAAGTTTTAAATATTCATATCTTTGTTTTGCTTTATAATTTTCATATATTTCTTTTAAAGTCTCATAATCATCTTTATTATTTTTAATCAATTCAATATAATCTTCCTTATTTTCACATGAAAAATAATTAAGTTTCTTTTGATTTATTGTATAACTAAATTTTATCATTCTTTCCCATAATAAATAATTAACATCCTTATTTAGCAAATCTAAATTTGTAAATGGACAAATAAACGACATTTTTTATTTTCATTTTAAATAAAACAAAATCAATTTTTATATTCAATCCAAGTTTTTAAATACGGAGGTGTTGAATAAGGTAAATAAATTACAGTATTTTTATTATATAATGCTGCAATTATACTTAAGGAACTTAGACCCATAACTAAGACATCGGCTTTACATAAATGATTAAATGTATCGAATAAATCTAAATCATCAAAATGAATATTAATATTTTCTATTTCTCTTAATTTTTTAAATTTAATATCAAAATATTTTTCTTGTGAAAAGATATGTATATCTGAATTAGGATATTGTATTTTAAGCTTTGTTATCAATTTTTCATACATTTCACATGTGAAATAATATCTTATTGAGGAATTACGGTCTGATGATGTATAAGAGTTAATATTTTCGCAAATTGTATCATTGTCATTAAAAACTCTTATGTGAATTGCGATATTAATTTTATTTTTGTCATATATTAATGTTCTGCTATTATTTGATTCATTATATGCATTTATTAAATCATCTTGAATTTCTTTCAAATAATAATCAGGATTTTTATCAACAATTTTAAAAACATGAAAATAGAAATATAATTTTTTTGGATTTCTATTATTTAAAATATAATCAAATGATATATTATCTCCCATAAATTCTTTTTCAATATTATTAATATCAATCTCATCATTATTTGAAAGTTTCTTAAAATTAAACATCTTATCCCATTTATTATTCCATTCATCATCATTATTATCATTATGACCTACAGGAATTGGAACATGTATATATTTTAGATTATGTTTTTTTGCTACCGCATATAATGTTATTATTTTCTGATATTGAGACCCAATACCCTCCAATTCTTTTATATTACATGTATTTAAATAATTATAAGTTATGTACATTTATATAAAGACATAATTATCTATCTTTATATAAAAATAATTTTTTATAATTGAATAAATGTCAGTAAATAATAATGATGATGTTTTAATTATTGAAAATCTTATTAATTATAAATATAATTTTTCAACACGTAATATAATAGTTAATAAATGTTATGATATTTCTAATTCTAATTATAAACCCGAAAAATCATATTATTTTATTTTAGATAGTGGTTCAAATGATATATATCATTTAATTTATGAAAGTTTTATTTTTATTAATTTATTAATTAATTTGAATATCGAACATAATATAAAAATACTAACTAAAGTTAATAATAATGAAATCTTAAAATCATTATTATCAAATTTTTTTCCTGATATTAAAAATGAAATTGTTAATAATATCGATAATTATAATAATATATGTTATTCACCTTTAATATATTCAATATATTATCACCATCGATTAATTAAAGATGATTATTATAATCATCATCTAAATTTTTATTTAAATACTATTAATAAAAATTTAGATTTAACTGTTCCTAAATATAAAAATGTTTATATTAATAATGATAATAATAATGATAATAATAATGAAGTTCATAAATTTATTCATCAAATTGGTGGAATAATTTTTCAAGATACTATTGAAAATATTAAGAATAATCTTAATATTATTAATAATTCTGAAAATATTTTTTTAAATTATAATTCATCTTTTTATTTATATTGCATGGTTCTCAAAAATAAAAATATATATATCATTGAAAACTTTATTTATCGTCCAAATGGTATAAATAGCCAAGTATTTGGAATGCCATTATTTGGCTATTTATATAATATTATTAATAAAAACAATAAAATTGCTTGTATTAATTAAAAAAATAATTATTTTCTTATTAATTATTATAATGATTAAACATAAATCTAAAAAAGGTGGAAGGGCAGCAGAGGTGGCTGTGAGTTCACATAGTAGTCTAAACGTAAATATTGGAACTCAACCGAAAATGGGAACTGATGTAGTATTATCTAATAAATCTACTGATATATCAATAGAGAAACATTTTTTTGATATAAAACTTATAAATCTGAATGCTGCTAATAAATTAATATTAAATAATAATTATCCTAATATTGAAACAGAAATTGTTGAAATGATTAAAACAATTAATAAAAATTCATTAGGTGAATTAAAAAATATAGTAAATGCAAAAATAGATACAATAGATACAATTGATGATAATTCTACTGATGCTGATATACAACAAATATATCAGAAAGTAATTCAAGATTATAAAACAAAGCTAAATGATAATTCTTTAATAATAGAAAAAAATTTAAATGAATTTAAGAAAAAGTTGACAAAAGGAGGAGGTGTATTACAACATCTATATGACAATACTGGCCCAAATTTAGAGGCAGTGGAATATATTCAATATGTAAAAGACCGCGGTGATCCTGATGTAATTGCTGATTATGAAAATAAAGATTTAGCGTTAATACAAACAATAGTCCGAAGTAAAAATATAAGAGAAATAAGAACTAATATATTAAATAATATAGATGCGCTACATATTACTCCTAATGATTATAATAAATATGATAGTTTTTTTAAATTTATATTTAGTAATAAAGATAAAGTTGGAGAACAAAAAACACTCGAAATTCCTGCAGAAGAAAAATTTGAAATAACAAATTTACAAACGAATGGAGTTAGGAAATTTAATGGAAATCGAGGTAATATTTTAAGATATACATATGATGCATATAACTATAATGAAGATATTGTTATAGATTTTGAAAGAAAATTATATGAAAATCAAGAATATATAACAGAGTTTATGACAAAACAAAATGATTTTATTGATACAAACTTAACACCAGGGGAAAGATGGACTATTCGCGATTATACATCTTATACTGCAAATCCTTTTTATGGAGCTTATAAAACATCAAAAATACTAAAAACTAGCGATTGGTTTAATAGATATAAAGTAGATGCTAAAAATTATATAATGAATTTTGATAATGCATATTTACCACAAATATTAAAGTATATAAAAAGTAAGAGGGAATTTAATGCTCTTGAAACTTACATAAATGATAATTTGGAAACATTGGTAAATATTGTTAGTGATTATGGAGAACTATCTCTTGACGAAAGATATAGTAGAGATGTCGCAGATGTCCGAAATAAAATCTTGTTTACACAAGAAGATTGGGAAAAAATTTTAGATATATTTGAAGAAGATGTAAATAACATTATTAAAAAAATGCCAACTCCTGAAAAGCCAATTTATTGTTATAGAGGTGTTACATATCATTATGTTTCTCTTGATGCTTGGGATGCAAGGGTGGATGCAATGGGGGGAAATCCTGATTATTCATTAAATTGTTATTATTTATCAAGAATAACATCATTATCTTTAGATTTTGATAAAGCTAAATTTTTTTATGAGTCTCTTGATAGTGGAAGACATGTAAATCCTGATAAGCATTTATATAGAGCAGTTATTATGCCTGGATGTAATATGTTATTTGTTTCTTCTTTATCAGCACTTCCTGAAGAATATGAAATAATACTTCCAACATATTCATTAGTTCTTGATGCTAAAGGATGGAATGATCAACTAACTACACCTGCTTTGAAAAAATTAGATGAGTATCAAAATGCTTTTAATGTGCGTACATTAGATAGAATTAAATATAATAATAGAACAAACGTAAATGGTATATGTGGTAGAAAACAAGATAAATTAATATCATCGGATATTGTAATTATTGGTACTTTTGAAAAAGATCATCCTCAACATCGACCTTTTGGTGTCTAATAAAAAAATGAATTTTTAAATTATTATTTTATTTTTATCAAAATGAATACAGATATTTGTTCATTAATTGCTTCTTTTATAATTAAAGATAAATATGAATTATTAGATTGGATTAATCCTAATAATTTACATATTAATTTATTATCATTAAATAAATATGGTGTTGATTATTTAGAAAATGACAATGAATATTATATTAATTGGTCAAAAATATCAGGTAATAAGAATGCAATTCATTTAATAAATAATAATCAAGATAAAATTAATTGGAATTTATTATCTTTAAATAAAAATGCTATTCATATATTAATAAAAAATCCAAAAAAAATTAATTGGGATATGTTATCATTTAATAAAAATGCTATTCCTATTCTTAAAGAAAATCTTGATAAAATTAATTGGGATATGTTATCATTTAATAAAAATGCAATGCCTCTTCTTAAAGAAAATCCAAATAAAATTTCATGGTATAATATATCTTTAAATAAAAATGCAATTGAATTATTAGAAAAAAATCAAGATAAAATTAATTGGAATGTTTTATCAATGAATAGTAATGCAATTGAATTATTGAAGAAAAATAAAGATAAAATTAATTGGGATAATTTATGTATGAATAAAAATGCAATTGGATTATTAAAAGATAATGTTGATAAGATTAATTGGGATTATTTATCTATGAATAAAAATGCAATTGAATTATTGAGAGATAATCAAGATAAAATTGATTGGAAAATATTATCATCAAATACAAATGCAATGGAATTATTAAGAGATAATCAAGATAAAATTGATTATTTTAATTTATCTAAAAATAAAGGTATATTTACCAAAAAAATAAATATTGAAAAAAGAAATATAGTTTCTAACGTTTTATCTATAATTTTAAATTAATAATTTTTTTTATTATAATAAAATAGTTTATTATAATGACTACTTCTGAAAATCAATGTACTCCAGGAAATAATACGCAATATGCACGTATATTTAGTAATATTAGTAAGGTGGATGATAATATTATATATATTAATGATTTTAAAGCTAAGATAGCAGAATATAGAATGAATGATGATAATTATGATATTATGAATATTATTAATATATTAATAAATGCTATAGAGATATTTAATATTAAAGATTATGAATATAACTATAAATTACACATTAAATTATATGAAAATATCAAATATTTTTTAATAAATATTAAAACTAATATTGATATTGATAGCTTAATAATGTCTGATGTAAAGTCGTATATAAGTTCTTATTTATTTTTTGAAAAATGTTTAGCTAACGATATTTTAAAAAAAGAAGCGGAATTAAAAACAGCAAATGGACAACCCAAAAAAGAAAATATAATTAAACAAATTAATCATTTAAATGCTAGTAGCGAAGGTGTAAAAGAAATTATTAATCATTTAAATGCTATTGAAAAATCTTTAAATATAATTAAATATCAACCTAATATTAAAAAATTTAAAGATATTATTACAAAATATATTACAAAATATATTACAATAGAAGATAACAATAAAATAGAAGATTATTGTTCAAATATTATTTTATTAATGAATAAAATAAATAACTATCAAATTAATGAGAATTTTGAACTATTAATTAATACTCCTACGATTATTGAAGGTAAAAAAGTTAAAGAAGTTAAAAAAAAATCACTTAGTACCATGTTTTCAATATTAAATTTTTCAGAAAAAACTAAACAATCTACCAAAGATAAAACTGACAATTATTTTCTAATGTTTTATAAAAATATATTAGAAATATATAAAAATGAACAAAAATGTGTCTATAATAACGAGACTGATAAATGTATTAATATTAAAAAATTATTATTTTATATTGCAAAATTATATCATATATCTAAAAAGTTAAATGAAGATATAATTACATATGACGATGAACCTCCAAATATAGATACATTAAATGTGTTTTTAGCAATTAAGTTTGGTGGAAAAAATAAAAATGAATTTATTAATTATAAATTTGAAAATAAAGTTTATAGACGTAAGGTTAGATATGATGGTAAGAAAAAATATATAATTTTAGATAAAACAAGGATTTATATTAAGAAATAAATCCTTAATTGATGTTTTAATATCTTTAACAGCTGGATATAATTTTTGTAATTTTTCAGTATTTAAGATATTATTTGAACGTTCTGATAATAATATCTTATTTTGTTCTTCTATTGTCATATTTTCCCATTTAAAATCAGGATTTATATTTTCTTTATACAATTCTAATATCTCATTATGTGATATATATCCTGGATTAGTTAAATTTATTGTTCCAATCTCTTTTTTCATTATCATATCTATCATTAATGGTAATAAATCAGGTAAAACTGTCATTGAATTATTCATGCTGCAAATTTTTTTATAATTAATGATTTTATTTATAAAATTTCTATTTGAAGTTATATCATCTGTAATAGGCATTCTTATTCTTACATTCAAAGTATTGTCAAATTTTTTCATTATTTTATCTGTAAATCCTTTAACAATTGAATAGGAAGAACCAAAGAAATTTGGCTCATTATTTTCGGTATATTCTTGTTCATAACCATTAAATATACATCCTGTGCCCATATAAGTAAAATGAATATTATATTTATTTGAAATTAATGCTAAATTAAGAGGTGAATAAAGATTATCATTTATATTAATCTTTAAATTTCCTTTCTGTTCTAAATAATCAATAGAATTCATATTATCACCATAAGTTCTACCAATTACTGAAATAATTCTATCTGGTTTTGTATTTATTATAAATTTTTCTATTTCATCATAATTATCAACTCTAATATCAGTAGTTATAATTTCAACATCCGAATTTAATTTTAATAGTTCGAATAATTGCTTGCCAATCCAACCCTTATGTCCAAATAATAGAAATTTCATATAAAGATTATTTATTTTTATCTTTAAATAATATTTGAATAATATAATACCTATTTAAGGAAAAAAAGACATTTGTTATTAATAAAATGTATATATTACTAGTAATATTGATAAATTTTCAAATGTAAATAATTTATATTTATCTTATTTAGAAACAAATGATGAAACATTGAAAGCTTTTCTTATTATGAAAAATCATGAACATTATTTTATATTACCAAAAATAATTGATTATCTAAAAGAATTATTTGATTCATCTTTTAGAAATCCATTTGAAGCATCCAGTATTATAATTATATCTTTGTTTATAAATGTAATTTTATCATATAAATAAGCAATATTTTATAGTGAATTTATTCTAAAATTGTTTTTTCTATTCAAGTAAATTAAATTTTTCTGACATATCCATAAATGAAATTTGATTTGGTTGAATAACATCTTTCATTTATATTTGTATTTTTATGTTTTTCTTCTATTAAAGCATAATGACATTTATTTGAACAGTAGTTTTTATGTTCTTTATCACTTATCCATTCTTTTCTAACTAAAGGACATGGTATTCTAATTGATGCGTCTTTGCAATTTATTTTTGTTATAAAATGTTTTGAATCATAATGATATTGTTCATTATTATATCTAATGCAACTTATCATATGGTCAACGCCATCACCTGTATTTAAATCAGTCGCTGATATAATAAGATAATCCAATATATATGTATTTCTATTATAACTAATTTCTTCATCTCCTAAATGTTGTAATAAAGATGCGTCTTCAAAAACATTATAACTATTTTTATAAATTTTGTTAGTTATACCAAAAACAGATATTAATATAACATCTGGATTTTCAGAACTAGTTGTGTCAATTGGAATATATAAAATATTATTATGTTTAATTAAATAAAAACAATTAATATCTAAATATTTATAAAATAATTTATAACATATTTCATCTTCAGAAGATATTCCAATATTATCTTGTTTTGTTAATTTTGTTAATTCACTTGAATCATTTCCTTTATTTAATTTTTGTATATATGCATTCATTAAAAATGAATATTCTAATTCAATTTCTGTTAGCTTAGGAATTGTTTCATAAGGTTCTATTTCATAAGTGCCTTTTCTTGATAGTTTTTCTATAAATTGGCGTCTATAATTCTCCAATAAATGATTTTTAAATCTTTTAATAATATCTTCTTTTTCCTTAGGAATTTTATCAGATAATGCATTTACTTTTATTTCCATTTTGTCTAATTCTTCTTTGTAAGAATTTATTAATGAAGTATTTATTATTTTTTCAAGTAATGACCGAATTTCTTCATTATAGCTATAATAAATATTTTGTAATAAATTAAAAGGTTCTGATTGTAAAGTTTTATATAAATTACATTTATAATTACTATCATCCGAAATAACATCTAAATTTTCATATTTTATAAAATTAGATGTTATATTTGTTAAAATATTATTAACAAATTTAATAAATTGTATATCAGGGTCAGGCATATCATAATATCCATCAATAATACTTTTCATCTTAGCGTCTTTTAATTTAAATGATAGTAATTTTTTACTATTATCACTATAACAAATACATGTCAGATATGCAATAAACCAACAAATACCCTCATATTGAGGTATTGTTACATAATCCGTTTTTTCTACATTATTAGAATTTAAACTTTTGATTAAATATATTAATCTTAAAATATCATCATTATTAGTCGTAAAAGAACCAATCTCAAAATTAGTAAATATATCATACATTAATTCATCTGATAAAGTGTTTGTATATATATCATAATTATCTAAATGTGCAGCATTTTTTATATTATATTTTATAAAATTACGTAATGTAAATTTATATAAAAATTTATTAAGTTTTTGTGCATTCATATCCTTATTAATTGTAGGTATTGGTGTTTTTCTTGCATCATTATAAATTCTGAATATAAAATCATTATATTCAGTAATTACATCATCAATGAAATCATCATATGACACTAAATGAGGTTTATCATTAATTTTCTGAATATAATAATGATATTGGTAATAATAAATAACTGATTTTATTAATAATAATATAAATTTATTATTTAATGTAATATCAAATTGTTCTGAATTTGTTCTAACAAAACTAATGAATTCTTCATATTTTGTTGCTAATATAAAAATATTAGAAATATTAATATATGTATCATTTATTTTTCTATCTTTTCTAGTATGTTTATATGATGGTTTTAGTGGTAAAAGACGTAATAAAGAACTTCTTGGTTTTTCTGTAAAAAATTTTTTAATATTATATTATCTTCATATGCTTGTTCTCCAATAATTAACTTGTTATCCTCCAAATAATTGTTTAACAAATCAAATATATTTTCAAATTGTTTTTTTAAAGAACTTAAATCATTAGATCTATTTATTTTAAGTTTTATTATTTTATTAAATAATTCATCATTTTTAGCCATTATATATTAATAAATATATATATAATAAAAAAATTATTAGATTTTTATTAAAAGTTAAATATGAATTTCTCTTAGATAATCATAAGTTTCTATAGTTTCTGTTGTAATTATACAATAACCAACAGGAGTTTCGCCATTTTCATGAATATTATTACAATCCGGATGATTTGAATCATAACAAGGCATATAAATTTTTAATTTGTCTTTATTTTTAATATAAGGAGTTATACTTTCAATTGTAAAACCATCTCCATCATTTCTAAATTTATCATCATAAGGTATGCGAAAATCATCAATAAACATAGTAAATTTTTTAAAATTTTGTGTGATATAATCAATTTCATCATTTAAGGGACAATATTCATAAAAATGCGCATCAATCCAAAATACAATATTTTTATCAAATAATGCATCATCATTATAATGTTTATTTAATTCATATAATGCTAATGGAGAACAAATTAATTCTGTTTTTAAATTATCAAGTTCTCCAATATTATTTTTTGCCAAATCAAAAAAATGTGAATTATTATCACATGAATAACATTTAACATTTGGATAGTTTTTAGCAACAAAATATGAAGTATAAGCCAAATATAAACCGGTTTCGATAAAATATTCAGTTTTTTCTAAACAATTTAACATAATTCGCATCATAAATAAATCATTATGAAAAGGAGTTACAAATACATCAATCCTTTTATCAAATAATAATTCATAATCTTTATCGTTATATTTTTTAAGCATTTATTGAAATGCCTAATGATTAAATCTTTATATAAAGAATTTTTTTATATAAAAAATAAGAATGAAAAAAGTATTTTTAACTTTTGGCAGTGATAATAATGAACGACAACATATATATCATGCTAATTGTCTATCAGAGCAAATTAAAGAATTAGATATTTTTGATGAAAATAATGTTTATACAGAAAATCATTTAATTAATGATAAACCTTTTTGGGATAAACATGGAGAATTTATAAAACAAAATAAAAGAGGTTTTGGTTATTGGATTTGGAAACCTTATTTAATTATGAAAGAAATGGAAAAATTAAATGATGGAGATATAATATTATATTTAGATGCAGAAACTAAAATAGTATTGGAAGAAAAACAATATTTATTAGATTATTTAGAAATAGTTAAAGAAAAAAAATTATTATATTTTTGCCTTCGAATTAAATCACTACCTGAAATAACATTAAATAAAATGGATGTCATTCATAAATTAAATATGCAAAATAGTGATTTATTGTATACCGACCAATATCCTTCGTGTATACAACTTATATATGTATGTAAAGAAACACGAGATTTAATTAAATCAATTTATGATTATATGTGTGAAGATTATCATAATATTGATGATACACCTTCAATTATTCCAAATCATCCTAATTTTTATGAACATAGACATGACCAAAGTTTATTAAGTTTATTAGTTAAAAAAAATAATTTAATATCTAATGTTAGTATTGATAAATGCATTTATTGGAGAGAAATGTATAAAATGAAATTTATACATAAAATGAATATTATAAATAATGATTGGAGTGCATTTATTTAATAATAAATATCATAATTTGTTTCTATTGAATTTAAATTTAAATGTTTTCTTATTTCTAAGATAAGTTTGCTGTAATTTCCTTTACCTTGAATAAATAATTTAGATTTGATTGCACAACATAAATCTATATCTGGATTATTTGAATTAAAATGAATTGCATTAAATCTAGCAAGACAATCATTTAAATATTTATCGGATAATAATTTACATTCATCATATTTATCAATATCAAAACTACTTGAACCATAATGAGATTTACCAATTATATAAATATTTTTATAAGGTTCTTTAATAGAATCAATAATAGATTGTAAAAAATCAATATCTAATGGTCTTTTACTAGTTTCGCAATTATTTAAACCTGCTAAAACATCACCTAATCTAATATGAATAACAATACTATCTTCTATATCAGAAGGAAATAAATCATTATTATTGATAAAATTAGAAACAATTGATGTTATATTTTTAATTTTATTTTCAATTTTATTAGTAAAAATAGTATTAGGTAAATTTAATTTAATATATTCATCTCCAAATGAATTTGGATGTTCTAAACATAATTTTTCTTTTTCATATTCAGTTAAATTGGATAAAATAACTAAATCACCTAATCTATAAGACGATAAAATAGGATTAGACATTTCAAATATTTATATAAAGAAATTATAATATTTTCTTTATATATGATTTAAGATTGATTATAATTACTAATTTATATATTTATCATAAGAATTTAATATTTCTTCTATTATAATATTAACATCTAATTTCGAATTATCATAATAATCATATGTAATTGTTGTTCCTAATAAATCGGTCCAATCATTTAATATAATCATTGGAAAGTTATATTTTTCTTTTATAAATCTTATTAAATTATTATCTATAACAATTGGTATTACTTTAAAATAAAAACATTCCCATAAACGATATGTATCTACACCATTACCTACTGGACATAAAGCAAATTTAAAAGTTGCTAAATAATCAAAATAATCTTCTTCCATTTTTATATCAGAAATTGGAATATAATCTCTTAATTTCATATAACAATCATTTCTTTTTTCAAAATTAGTTTGTATGCAAAAATGGAAATATATATCATTTGTTTTTTCAATATTATCTAAATTTTTAATAGTATTTGATATTGCTGTTGGATTTCCATGTTTCCAACGTTCATTTGCAAATCCTATAGGTATCATTTCTATTTTAGGATGTTTCCATAATAAATTTTGCGCAAACCATCTAATAACTTTAGGATGATTTGCAATATAATTACATTCTATGTTATCATCTACCGAATTATCAGAATTATTAGAAAGTAAAACAAAAGGATTATTAAAAAATTGTAATTTATCTTTAAAAATTTCATAACAATCAGGATAAACATAAATATATTTAGGATTATCAAAATTAGAATTTATAGTATTGATATCTAAAAAATGATTATTTTTTGCACATATCCAAGGATGGTTATATATATTATCTGGTAAACATATAATTAAATCTGTTATTAATTGAAGCTTATCTCCTGTTATAAAATTAATATTATTATATTTTTTTTCTTCAATTAATGCCATAATATTGATATAAGATTATTGCATTAATCTCTTTAAATAAGTTTTGATTTTTTATAAAAAATGATAATATGATGAAAGTTTTATATTTATCATGTGTGAAATAAATTTATTAAAATTTAATTGGTCATATTTATCTAGAAATCCAAATGCAATTGACATTCTTAAATATTATCCTAATAAGATTGATTGGTCTCAATTATCATCAAATCCAAATGCAATAGAATTATTAAAAGAAAATCCAGATAAGATTGATTGGAAACAATTATCTAAAAATCTAAATGCTGTGGAATTATTAAAAGAAAATAAAGATATAATTAATTGGTATTATCTTTCATCAAATCCAAATGCAATAGAATTATTAAGAGAAAATCCAAATATAATTAATTGGGGTCAATTATCATCAAATCCAAATGCAATAGAATTATTAAAAGAAAATCTAAATAAAATTAATTGGTATCAATTATCATCAAATCCAAATGCAATTGAATTATTAAAAGAAAATAAATATAAGATTAATTGGAAACAATTATCTAAAAATAAAAATGCAATTGAATTATTAAAAGAAAATAAAGATAAGATTGATTGGTATTTATTATCATCTAATGAAAATGCAATTGAATTATTAAAAGAAAATAAGAATAAAATTCATTGGGATTTATTATCATTTAATCCAAATGCAATTGAATTATTAAAAGAAAATATGAATAAAATTAAATGGCATTTATTATCATCTAATCCAAATGCAATTGAATTATTAAAAGAAAATAAGAATAAAATTCATTGGGATTTATTATCATCTAATCCGAATGCAATTGAATTATTAAAAGAAAATATGAATATTTTTAATGAACAACCTATTTATTCAATGCAACTAATTTTTAAAGAATTAGATGACTTAAACAAAAATTTAAAAATAAAACTAGAAAAACATTTTGATGAGAAAATTAAGAATGAAGAACAAGTAATTAAAGAAATTAAGAAAGAAGAAGAAGAAGTAATTAAAGACATTAAGAAAGAAGAAGAAGTAATTAAAGAAATTAAGAATGAAGAAGTAATTAAAGAAATTAAGAATGAAGAAGTAATTAAAGAAATTAAGAAAGAAGAAGAAGAAGTAATTAAAGAAATTAAATATAAAAAAAGAAATATTCCAATTGCTGTAAAAATATCTGTGTGGAATAAATATATTGGTGAAGAAATTGGTAAAACTAAATGTTTATGTTGCAATGATAGGTTTATTACGCAAATGCAATTTCATTGTGGTCATATTATATCTGAAATAAATGGTGGTAAAACTAATATTAATAATTTGAAACCTATATGTTCTACATGTAATCTTTCAATGGGCAGAAAAAATATGGATGAATTTGCAAAAGAATATTTTAATTCTTGAATAAAGATAAAGAAAATAAAAATTTTAAAAGATGATTATTAAAGATTATTTACCTTTATTAAATGCAGTATTAATAACTGATTTAATTTTTCTTTTTTTATCAAATTTAGGATTATTACAAAGTGAGGTATTAAAATATTGGTATAAAACATATCATTTAACTGCTATAATTGCTGATGTATTAATAATTGTTATTGTATTAATAATAACAATTGAATTATATTATTATATATTTGAAAAATTTTCATTAATTAAATTCATAATATTAGCGTTAATAATACAAATTATACATGATATACTATTTTATTTAATGATAACAATAATACCAAAAGGAAAAAATAGAATGATTGATACTTTCAAATCTTATGCAAATGAAATATCATATAAAGCAATAATTGGAGATAGTTTAATGATAATAACAGCATGTCTTTTATTTAATTATCTACAAAAAATGAATACAAATACAAATATAATAATATTAATAATAGCAATGTATCTATTACCATATATATTAAATAATTAAATCATAATATTAAATGACAAAAAATTAATTTTTGCCATATATTCCTCCCTTCTGAAGACTGTTTTAATAATCTCCCCACGACTTCGCGAAACCTTCCTCCCCCAACTTAGCAATCTCACTTTGGATTTTATCCTTCATGTTCTTCGCCTTAGTTTCTTTCAAAAACGTCTTTCTTATTTTCTTCCTTGCCTCTATAGTGAATGTATGCGCAAATCCGCATTCCACTTCATAACAGAGACAATTATGTCTACAAGTTCTCGTTTTCTTAGGGTCGTATTGTTCCTTCAAGTCTGAAATCTCAGGTAAACTCTTGATGATGTTCTCAATTAACTCACAATTCTCTTTAATATGATGAAGAGGCTTGGAGGAGTTGGAGGAAACACGAACAGCAGTTTTGGCGTTGTTGGACATTGCAATGACACTATCAATTAATCGAATATTCTTTTGTTTGACAGGGTAAAAATAATTATAAATGAAAGTATCATTTTTTATATAAATAGTAAAAAATTAATACAAATTTATTTATTCTAATGGTTTTGATAAACCTTTTATTAAATCTTTAGAATGTATATGAAGATTATTTATTAATAACCATTTATTATTAATTGTATCTAATAAATACGGAATTAATAAACCATCATTATTTTTTTCCCATTTATATTTAATAGTATCATCTAATTCATTTATATATAAATCAGTTAATGGATTTTTATGATAACTATCTCTTCCAAATAATTTAATACCATGTCCATTACCATCAAATATTGTATCATTAAATTTATCAATGTTTATATAATTTTCAATATGCATATTTGGTCTATTAAAAAATTGAGGTAATAATACTAATTTATTATATTTTGCATGAAATGCATGTAATGCTTTCATTTCACTAATACCACCATATTTAGTTCTATAATTTATATCTGTAATAAATTCAATCATAAAATCAAGTAATAAATTTACATTGTCTTTAATATACATATAACATATTCCATAATTATTTTCACTTGTTATCATACCGGTATAATCACCAGCTTCTCTAAAATTTTTTAATAATGTTTCAGGATTACTATATATTAAATTATCAATTTCTAATGTTAATACATCTTTTAATTTAAATTTTTTAATTAAATTATTAACTAAATATAATCTTTCATATGACCGTATTAATAATAATTCTCTACCTTTTAAACCTTCTATATAATCATAACCATACCAAAAATATTTATATTTATTATATGTATCAATAAATCTATTATCAATAACATCATTATAATTAATTATAATAACATTATAATCATTAATTAATTTTGGTAAATATTGTGAATTTAAATCATCTATAATTAAATAAATATTACCTTTAAAAAATAATCTTGTTTGATAAATACTTTCTATTGTATAAGATGGTAAAGTTCCAATAAATGAATAAATTAAAGTCATTTTAGGTTTATCATTATCATTATCATTATCATTATCATTATCATTATCATTACCATTATCATTATCATTAAAAATTTCTTGTTTTAAAATATTAAAATCTAAAATAGAATTATCAAAATCTTCATATTTAAGTTCCATTCCAATTAAATCATTCCAATCATTTATTATTATCATTGGTAATTTATATTTATTTTTAACAATTCTTATAAATGTATTATCTAATACTATAGGTATTACTTTAAAATAAAAACATTCCCATAATCTATGACTATCTATTCCATTACCTTCAGGACAAATTGCAAATTTAAAAGTTGCTAAATAGTCAAAATATTCTTCTTCAGATTTTTTATCAGATATTTTAATATAATTTCTTAATTTTTCATAACAATCATTTCTTTTATTAAAATTAGTATGTATATTAAAATAAAAATATATATCATTAATTTTTTTAATATTATTTAAATTTTTAATAGTATTTGTTATTACATTTGGATTTCCATGCTTCCATTGACTATTGGCAAATCCAATTGGTATCATTTCTATTTTAGGATGATTAAACATAACATTTTGTCCAAACCATTTAATAACTTTTTGATGATTTGCTATATAATTACATAGTTCATTATCAACAATATTTACATCACTATTATGAGATACTAATACAAATGGATTATTAAAAAAATTTATTTTTTCTTTAAATATATTAAAAATATCAGAATATAAATATATATATTTAGGATTATTAAAATTAGAATTAATAGTATTTATATCAATTATTTTTGGATGATTATTTTTTATACTTGGATTATTATTAAAAAATTGAGGTATTACAATAAATAAATCTGTTTCTAATTGTATTTTTTCTCCACTAATATAATTTTCATTATTTAATATCATATTTTTATTTAAAGATATTATTTAATTGCTTAAATAAAAAATTTCTTATTAGTTTTATAATTATATACAAATATTAGAAATAAAAATTAAATTGTTATATAATAGTTGTCATCTTTTATTGAAAGATGTTTTTTAATTAAAAATAGTTTTTATTAAATTATTATAATATTAATACAAATTTATTTTTAAAATATATAAACATTTATTTTTTTATTATATTTATATGCATAATAATTTAGGTATTGTTGGTGTTGGTAAATTAGGTATTTGTTATGCAATTATTTTAGCAAAAGCAGGTTATAAAGTATACATATATGATATAAATACATCAATTTTAGATAATATTAAGAATAATACATATAATTACAATGAACCTAGATTAAATCATTTAATATCTGAATTTAAGTCAAATATTATTTTAGCATATAATTTGAATGATATTTATATTAATTGTGATGTAATATTTACATATATTCAAACACCATCATTAGATAATGGTTTATATAATCATGAATATATTAATAATTTTATTGATGAAACTTTAAAATTTAATAATGATGATAATAAAATAATTATTATTAATTCTACAGTTATACCTGAATATTGCGATAGTATTAAAGAAAAACTAAAATCTAATAACATTTCATTATGCTATAATCCATCTTTTATAGCTCAAGGAAGTATTATTGATAATATTATTAATCCTGATATAATTCTTATTGGTTTAGATGAAGATGAAAATGAAAATGAAAATATTTATAATACCATAGTAGAAATATATGATAAAATTGTAATAAATAGTGATAAAAATAAATATAAAAAAATGAATTTATTGGAGGCAGAAATAACAAAATTATCAATTAATTGTTTTATTACAACTAAAATTACATATGCAAATATGATTGGTGATTATTTAGTAAAAAAAAAATGTAATCCTGATATTGTTTTAAATGCAATAGGGAGTGATGCAAGAATTGGAAATAAATATTTAAATTATGGTTTTGGATATGGAGGTCCTTGTTTACCAAGAGATAATAAAGCTTTATATGAATATGGAAATCAAAATAATTATAATTTTAATATATGTAATATCAATGATGAAAATAATTCAAATCATTTATTATTTCAATTTGAAAATTTAAGGAATTCAAATGAACCGATTGAATTTAAATATATAACTTATAAAGATACATCTGATATTTTAGAACAATCACAAAAATTAGAATTGGCAATATTATTAGCAAATAATAAAAATAAAGTTATTATATATGAACGACCATATATAATAGAAATTCTTAAAGATAAATATAATGATTTGTTTGAATATATAGAATTATAAATTTGGTACAATAATTAATTCTTCATCTATTAAATTATGTTGTTTATATCCTAATTCATTTATATAATTTAATAATTGTTCAGGTTTAATATTACATTGTCTCATATTAGTTTCATTGTATTCTAATTGAATAATTGGTTTAAATGTTTTTATTGTTTTTTCCCCACCTTTTAAAATATGATATTCCCATCCTTCTGTATCAATTTTAATAAAATCAACTTTAATATTATTATTATAAAAAATATTATCTAAAGTATCTGTTTCAACCTCAATCGGAAATGGATCAGTAAATCTTAAAGGAATTGCACCCATTGTATTTAAACCATCTCCTGGTAAACAAACATTTAATATTGTTTTTTCTTTTTTATCGGATAATCCAATATTATAAGTTTGAATATTACTAATATTATTAAGTTTAATATTATCATTCAATAAATCATAAGTAAATTTATAAGGTTCATAACTGTAAAATTGTGAATTTGGAAGATATTTTGCATATAATGAATATAAACCAACACTTGCACCAATATCAACAATATTTACTTTATTATTTTTATCAATTAAATTATAAAAATAATTTAATGATTTTTTTTCCCATATTTCAGTATTTTTTTTAAATGAACAACTTCCTCCATAATCAACAGTTTTACTTGTAACTAATATTTTTTCATTTTTATTATATTCACATATGTATGAATCTGACATAATCCTATATTACTATAAATTAGTATGTTTATATATATTTATATTTTTGCAATAACCATTGTATGCCATCCTAATTCTGGCTCTAATTCTTTTATTTTTTCATTTGAAATATTTTTCCAATATTCATCTTTAATATAAATATTATTTTTATAATTAAGGATATCATATATAAAAATATGTTCTTTCCAAATTTTGATAATATTAAATCTTTCATCTAATAAATTATTTTTAATATCATCAAAACTATAAATATGTGTCATTGGACAATTTGATTGAGCTTCTGATTCATTTAATATTATTTTTTCATCATTAACCAAAATAATTTATATGATATTTTTGAATAAACCATAAATCTAAATTCTCCATCATTTTTCAATAAATTAAATATACCATTAATAACATTTGTTGGTTCAATAGTATGATGTATAACTCCAAATGAATATATTAAATCAAATTTTTATCATTGATTAATTCATTAACCATTTCAATATTACCGCAAATAAATGTTGCTGTTAATCCATATAGTTCAAATCTTTTTTACAAATATTTAATGAAACTTCTGATAATTCGATTATTGTTAAATTAGCACCTGCTCTAGCAAAATTTATACTATCTGTACCAATACCATATCCTAATTCCAAAACTTCTTTATCTTTCCAATGATTAAAATTAGCAAAATTAATTATATGAGGTTCTATAAAATATTCTTTTGTATTTAAAGGAAATAATTAATATTACATGGTTGATTATTGAAATAATCTTTTATTTTATTAATAGACATATTTAAAAATATATATTAAATTTATCTTTAAATCTTTAAGATAAATAAGATAAATAATATTAACTTATATATAAGATTTTCAAAAATAAAATAATTATAAATGAAGATATTTGTGATACATTATAAAAAATTAGTAGATAGAAAAAAATATATGTTAGAACAATTTGAAAAACATAATATTACTGATTATGAATTTATTGAAATTGATAGAGATGAATTAGATGTATATGATTTATCTAAATTTGAAAATATATCAAATCCTGTAATGGCAATTAAATTAAGTCATTTATATGCATATACAGAAATTAAAAATAAATATGATGAAGCACTTATTTTAGAAGATGATGTTATATTATGTGATAATTTTATGACTGTTTTAGATAATTATATGAAACAATTACCAAAAGACTATGATATGTGTTTTTATGGTTCTTGTTGTAATTTACATATTCAACCTCATAATTTAATACCTGATAAAAATATTTATAAAAAATCCGTAGAAGTAACAGATTGGTGTATAGGTTCAACGAGAGCATTATATTGTTATACTGTAAGTAAGAAAGGTGCTTTAAATGTATGTGATTATGTTGATAATATTACATATAAAATAAATATATTAACTGACCAATGGATGAATATAGTAGCAAGAGATATTAATTTAAATATGTATTGGGCAGAACCAACAATAGCAATACAAGGTTCAGAAATAGGTTTATTTAATAAATCATATGTATATAATTAATATATGATTAAGTATAAAAAGAATAAGAAATCTAAATTAAATGTTACATTTTTCTTTTTTTGATGACTATTTTTTTCATTATTAATGTATGTATATAAAGCAACATTTACCTCATAACAAAGACAAGTTCTAGTTTTTTTAAGTGTATTATTGTTCATTTAGGACAAACATTTTTATAATGGTATTATTGCACTATCAAATAATATTTAATATATATTAAGCAGATAACAATACTTTGAGATAATTATTAATCATAAAATAATTATAATATAGTTGAAATCAACATTATTATTAAAAAATAGATAAATATTTAAATTTAGGTGTTTAATAATAAATTATTTAATACATTAATATTAAAATAACAATCAGGATATTTTTGAAAAAAATCATTAATTTTTAATTTCATAATGACTAGATTAGAATTAAGTAATTCTTCAGTTATATCACTCCATTCATTAACAACTAAACAAGGAAATATATCATAAAGTTTATCAAAAACACTATTTGTTTTTTTAACTATAGGAATAGATTTAAGATAAATAATTTCAAAAAAACGATGAGTATCAACACCACCACCAACCGGTGCTATAACATAATTTGATTCATTAATATATTCATAATATTTATATACTGGAATTGTACCATATTTAGAAGTCATATTATAAGGAAAATTTAATTTTGATATATCATAAACAAAAGATTTATCTTTAAGAGAGTTATAAGCAATTAATCTATCCTCGTGATTTTGATTAGCAATACCACCAATTAGACAAAGATGTTTTTTAGAAACATTTTTTAGACCTTCATTGAATAAATAGCTATGATAAAAATTATCATGCATTACTTTAGCAATAGTTCCACAATCTCTAATACCTATAGGCATACAATGAACTAATGGATGAGAATAATTATTATTTTGACAATAAATATGATATGCTAGTGGTAATATAATATTAATGATATCGTGTGGAACAAAAGGTTCATATTGTAAATAAAATATTAATTTAATATTTAAAGATTTTATAGCATCAACAATAGTATTAAAATTTTTAATAATTATTGGTTCACCTACATCAATAAAAATTTTATCACCATCTTTTAAAAATTTTATTAATTCAATACATTTATATATATTTATTTTTTCTAATCTATTAGAAAATAAAAGATTACAATTAAGAGCATAACCAAGTTGAGATAAATTAAAAATAATTGATGATTTATACCATTGAATAATCTCTTTATATTCTTCCATTATTTATAAAAATAGTATAAATAATGTCTTTATATATATTAACTTATATTTGGTTTAGTATTATTAATATTAATATAATTGAAAATTGACAGATTTTAGGTTGATTAACATTATTGAAGATATTATAATTACCGAACTACATTTATTTATAAATAAAATTAATAATAAATATCAAGATTATTTTTTTTAATTTAGTATAAAATAATCCTGATATTTAAAGATAATATTATATATAATATTAAAAAAATGTCTATTACTTTTTTAACATATGGTAGTCATTCTTACTTTATTGATGCTTCTAATCGTTTATGCAATCAAGCTAATAATTTAAATATTTTTAATAATATTTACAATTATAATTTAAATGATTTAAAAAATGATAAAGAATTTTGGGATAGACATGGAACTTTTATTGAAAATAATGCAAAAGGTGGTGGATATTGGTTATGGAAACCATATTTAATACATAAAACTATTGAAAAATTACAAGATGGAGATTTATTATTATATTTAGATTGCGGATGTGAAATTATAATTGAAGAAAAAGAATTTATGTTTGAAAATATTAATAATGTAAAAAAATATAAATTATTAGCAGCAATAACAGAAAATTCAAATGAATATAAATATAATAAAATGGATCTTATTCATAAATTAAATATGAATAATAATGTTGAAGAACTAGAAATGCTTCATATTCAAGCAGGTTTTATATTTTTAGAAGTTTCACAACAATTTAAAAATATAATAAAAGAATGGTATGAATTAGCATGTAATTATCATTATATTAATGATAATCCTTCTATAATTCCAAATAATAGTAATTTTATTAGACATGCACACGACCAATCAATATTTAGTTTATTAATTAAAAAAAATAAATTATATCAAAAATGCGTATCAGAATGGACAATATTTTGTATTAAATATGCTAGAAATAAATCAGGTATATCAAATTATTATATTAAATAATTTATTTTTTTATTATAATTGTATTTCATAAAAAATATTATTCCAATTACAATCTGGAATAATATTTTTTATAACATTATAATTATTATTTATGTAATATTGTAATTTTTTTAAACAAACTAAATCATCAAATATTATTTTAAATGTATTATCTGATGAATTATTTAATTTAAGACAATATTCAAATTCTTTTGTAATATAATTTTCATCATGAAGTCCATCAATATGAAAAAAATCAAATTTAATATTTAAATCTTTTAATGCTAATAAACTATCATTATGAATAAATGTAATAGCATTATTAAAATATTTATTTAAAATTTTAACTGCAGGTTTTGCATATTCATCACTAATATCAATACAAGTTATTTTTAAATTAGGATTTGATAATAACATAATTAATAAAGAATGTCCCATATATGTTCCTATTTCTAATACATTTTTAGCATTTTTTACACTATTATATAATAATAATTGTTTATCATACATTAAATTACAATATTTATATTTTTGTCCATCAAATAAATATGAACCACAACCATTATAAAATTTATTACCACATTCTTCATATATTTCATAAAAAATATGTATATTATCTAATAATTTAGAAGTAAATTCATTACTATTATCCATTGTATTTAATATATCGATTTTAAGTTTTTAATAAAAAACGCGAGATAAAATCATTTAGCAAAACATCATCTGCAAAAATAATAAAAAAATGCCAGGAATGTTTAATAGGCTTATAATGACGGTAAATTATTAAATCCTAAAACAAATAGATGTGTTAAAATAAATGGTAAAAAGAAAATGAATTTAAATGAGTATTATTATTATATATATATTTAATAAGAAAATGAATTATAATTTTGATGAAAAAAAATCAACACCATTATGTGAAATAATGGGAAAATATGGAAGTGATAAAGGAAGAGATGATATTATTAAAAGTTGGCATAATTATACAACTTTATATTATAGTATATTTAATGAAATAAAAGATAAAAAATTAAGAATATTTGAATTAGGATTAGGAACAAATAATATAAATATACCATCAAATATGGGTATATATGGGAAACCATGTGCATCAATATATGGATGGAGGGAATATTTTCCAAATTCATTAATATTTGGAGGGGATATAGATAAAGAAATATTAATAAATGACGAGAGAATAAAAACATATTATTGTGATCAACAAAATCCTGAAATAATTAAAGAGATGTGGAATAATAAAGATTTAGAAGATAATTTTGATATAATAATAGAAGATGGATTACATACATTTAATGCGAATGTATGTTTTTTTGAGAATAGTATTCATAAATTAAAATCAGGAGGATATTATATAATAGAAGATATAGTAATAACAGAGAAACATTTATTTATAAATAAAATAAATAATGAATGGAAAATTAAATATCCAGAATATATATTTAATTTAGTAGAAATACCATCATTAGTAAATATACATGATAATAATTTATTAATAATTTATAAAAAAGATATATAAAGATTTCTTATTATTTTCTTTAAATATAATTTTGAATACATCATTTTTATATAAAATTATAAATATTATGATAATATAAAAAAAATAGATAAGTCAATTGATTTATTTGAATTAAAAGATAATAATAATTTACCACCCGAATATGATAAATATTTAAAAATTATATTTCAAATGATTAACCAAATTTTGTAAATATAAAAAGTAATTACACATTGTTAATGATGATATTAATGGTAATAATCGTTTTTATTTGAAAATTGTGAATATTTTTTAATTATAATTGAAAAACATATTTATAATATTTCATTAGTTTTTTTAAAAATCTTAATGGAAAATCTTTATCAGTTAAATTATTTTTATTTTCTGTATTAAACCATACTGCAACTATAAATGGAAATATTGATAATGAATTTTTTAAATCTTTAATATAATTATTATAATCATAATTAATATTATTAGTGATTAATATATTATAATAATATTGGATTATATTATTATATAAATCTTCATTAAAATTAATACTTTCAACTAATAGAAATATAATATCACTTATACCTTTATTTAAATTAATATATTGAAAATCTAAAAAATATGGTATATTATAGTCTTTATAAAATATATTAGGACTTTTTAAATCACCATGACATAATGATAATGGATATGTCGATAATTCATTTATTATAGTTGAAAAATTATTTTTAATATTATCGAATAATTTAATAAATGAATTATCAAAATATTCTTTATTATCTAATATAAACTTATCATATCTATCTTTAATTAAAATATTATAATAATTAAACTCTTCAATTGTTCTAACTTTTTGTAAATAAACTGGAATATCATTATAAGAGTTATAATAATTTTTAATATGTAATTTAGATATATTATTTATAATATTATAAATAAGTTCAATGTTATTATTCAAATCCATATTGAAACATCCATTATAACAATTTAAATCATTTAATATAATTGATTGATTTATATATGAACCATCATAACAATAAGGAGTATTAATAATATCTTTAATATTTATATATATATTTTTATAAAAATATATTTCATTATTGTATAAATCTAATTTTTTTGCCGTTATAGTTAATGAATTATTAATATTTGCAATTTTTAATATTATATCAATATTATTATCATCATTTACTATTGAATATTTACATATATCACATATATATCCACCTCCGCGATTATTAAAATCATATTTAATATTACTTGTATTAAAAAAATTGGTAATAATATTTTTATTATTAATATTATTTATAATATAATCTATATTTATTTCACTATAATTACTAAATATATTTTTATAATCATTTTCATTATTATCAATTTTCATATAAATATTATGAATATCAGCATTATAAGCACTTAAATATCCAATATAACTATCTTCAAATACTATATATTTATTATATTTATTCTCATTAAAAAAATATTTAGCATTTAAATAAGGTTCTTTATCTGGTTTTCCATTTATGCAATCATTTGCACTAATAATTAGATTGATATATTTATAAATATCAAAATGATTTAAAATATTTAAAACTGTTAATTTATTACAATTAGTTATAATGGCAGTTCTAGAATTATTTAATTGTTGTAAAAAATCAATAACACCATCAAATAATTTAATTTTAGTAATATTATTTTTAAATAATTCATCTTTTTTTTGTGATATCTCATTAATTTCAGATATTGTAATATTATGTATAATTGATTTTAAAAAATCATTATCACATTTACTTTTTATATTTTTAATATAATAATCTTTATTTATATTAATATCAGTTAATAATTCATTCCATATTTCTATATATAAATCATCAGTATCAACTAATGTACCATCTAAATCTAATAAAAATATATATTCAAATGTTTTAATTTGTTCTGGTGTTCCTAATGAGAAATAATCTTTATTATCGATTGTTATATTATTAAATTTAATACCATCATTAATCATATATTTAATTACAGATGATATATAATATTCATTTTTAACAATTATGTTATTATCAATAACAAGTTTTGAATATTTATATAATTCTTTATATGATGAAAATCCATAAGCACCACAACATGCAATTTTATTATAATTATTGAAAAAATCTTTTTCTTTAATATCTATTATTTTATTATCATTATTAATTTTAACATATGAAAATATTGGATTTATATTATTTTTATAATCATTAAATGTGATAATTGAATTAGAACCATTCCATAATTTTATAATATCTTTAGTATAAAAATTATCAGCATCTATACATATTATACTATCATCATTTTCATTATTATCTATAAGATTATTTAATCCATGCAAAACAGTATGAAGTGCACCGTTAGTAAGAAATGTTAATTTTAAAAACTTGAAAATAACATTAGAATATCTATTAATAATATTATTTTCAAAATCATAATTTACATATTCCTCATTATAAATTATATATACAAAATTAATATTATTATAATTTATATTATCTAATAACCAATAAATAATTGGTTTATCTTCTACTAATATTAAACCTTTAGGATTTTTAAATCCATTTGCTTTAAATCTTTCTCCAATACCATTTAAAGGTATTAAAATAATCATTATAATATATAAGTATTAGATTATTTATATATATTTATAAATATAATGCTTAGAAATAAATGTATATTTTGTGAATCATTAAAATTATCAATATTTTTTGAAAATGATTATTCTATTCCTGTAGGATCATATAATGTAGATAAAAATGATGAAAATATTAAAATAATACCATTTAATATTTTATGTTGTGATAATTGTAATACATTTCAAACTAAATATTTAGGAGATTTAAATGATATTTATAAAAATAACCATTGTGATGGTTGTGGAACTATTAGAACAGAAATGCATGATAGATTTGCAGAAATTATTTATAATAATTTACCTAATTTATTAAGTGTTGCAGAAATTGGAGCGGGAAATGGAATATTAAGTGAATGTATTTTAAATAAAAAAAAAATAAATTATACTATAATTGACCCTTATTATTTTGGAGTTAAAGAAAATAGAAATATTATTAATGATTATATAGAGCAAATTAATTTAACAAATATTAATACAAATACTATAATTATGTCTCATGTATTTGAACATTTTTATGAACCATTAAAAATTATAAAAAAAATAGAAGAATCAAATAATATAGATTATGTATGTTTATGTTTTCCAGATTTAGAAACATATATTAAAAATAATACATATAATGTATTAACTCCTGAACATACATATTATATTGAAAATAATTTTTTAAAACAAATATTTTTAAAATATGGTTTTGAAATAATTATTGAAGAAAGTTTTAAAGAACATTCAGTATTTTTAATATTTAAAAGAACAGTTAAAAATATTAATTTAACTATTAAAAATGAAAATTCTATAAATGATATTAAAAATTATTATAATTCTATATTTAAAAAAATAAATAAATTAAATAATTTATTATTAGCTAATGTAAATATGGATACATATATTTTTCCATGTTCTATTCATACATTATATTTATTTGCATTCGGATTAAATACTAAATTAATTAAATCAATATTGGATAATTCAAAAAATAAAATAAATAAATATTTATATGGTTATGATTTAATATGTGAATCATTTAATGATATTATACATAAAGATGAGAAATCTATTATAATATTAAATGGAGGATGTTTTAATAAAGAATTAAACTTAAACTTAACATCAAATATAATATATATTATATAGATTTTATAATATTATCAATTAATTCTATTTGCGTGGAATTAATTATTTGAACACTATTTTTTGAAGTTATATAATCAATTAAAAACCTAATATATGGTAGCATTTTATAATGACCTTGTAACATATCTGTATTATCAATTACATATATTATCTTATTTTCTAAAAAAATACAATTAAATAAAAAACTTGAACCAAAATCTAATACTATTATATTAGAATTATTAATAATAGAAAATTGATATTTAATATTATTTAAATGATATGTATCTAAAACAACACCATTATTATTAACAATAATTTCTTTAATTTTATCTGTATTTTCAATTATTCTATCTGTAATTATATTATTATCAAAATTATTTCTAGGTAAAAATAATAATTTATTATTAGTAGATAAATTAATTAAGTTATTTTTAATATAATCAATATAATAATTAAAATGATATTGAAAATATACATCAGTATTATGATTTATATTTTTATAATTTAAAGATAATATAAATGGACAATATGTGATATTATTATAATTATCAATATTATAAACTATTTCATTATCAATATTAAAAAATGCTAACATATTTTTTACAATTCTTTTATTATTTTTAGTTAAAACTTTTATATTATTATTAGTGATAATTAAGTTTTTTAGAATACCAACACATATACATGCGTGATATATCCAATGTGCTAATCCATAATCATCACCATCTAATATAAAATAATAGGTTTTATTATTTTTATAATTATCATTATAAGTATCAGTATAATTATTAACTATTACATTTAAATTACCTAATTTATCATAATATTTATTATTAATAATATTAGAAGATGTATTATATATATCAACATATATATATGGGTGTTCTAGAATATATTTATAATCTATTAAATTATTAATAATTAAATAATCATTAACATCTATATTCATTATATTATAATTACCTAATTTATAATGATATTTATTATCAATGATATTATACACAGTAAAATATATATAAACATATAAACTTAACTAAAATATTAAAATTGCAAATATATTGATAGTATTTTAATGTAGTATAAATATACTTTTTATTATTATATTTAAAACTTTAAAAATAGGATTTTGGAGTAATCAATTATGTGAAAGAGGAACTGATATTGCTTTATATGATTATGCTTATTATAATCAAATAATATTAAAAAATAAATCTTATATATTTTATGAAAAAAATAATACTAATAATAATCAATCCTTTATAGATAAATTTTAAAACGAATTTGATATAATTGGGGGTCAATAATTTTGATGAAATTGATAAATATTTAACTTAAAATGATATACATATATTATATAGTATTAAAGGAGGTGTGATAATAAATTAAGTAAAGTAGCAAATAATATAATTCATTATGTTTTTACATGTTCTGAACCACATGGAGAAGTATATGCAGCTGTTTCATCATCAGTATCTAATTATAATAATAATATTACCTCATATTGTAGATTTACCATATCATGAAGAAAAGAATTAAATATTCCGGAAAATGCGGTTGTATTTGGAAGACATGGCGGAAAAGCACAATTTGATATTAGATGTGTTCAAGAGACTATATATAATATAGCTAAATCAAATCCAACAATTTATTTTATATTTGTAAATGCTTATACTTTTTGTGAAACATTACCTAATATCATTCATTTAGATATAATTATATATTCAAATTTAAAAAGAAGATTTATTAATACATGTGATGATATGATTTGGGTAGAATTGAAGGTGAAACATTTGGATTATCTATTTCTGAATTTTCTATATGTAATAAACCGGTTATAGCTGCCAATATTGGATATGATGCTCATTATAAATTATTAAATAATTATGGTATTTAACAACAGTAAAAAGAGAGATTACAAAAAAATAATTGGAATGCTTATAAAGAATATACACAAGATAATGTTATGAAAATATTTCATAAAAATAAAAATTTTAATTTTACCTCATAAACCTGATGTTATTTAAAAGAGAAAAAGGATAATAAGGATAAAATGATTTATTATTATCAATGTTATTAATTATTATCAATGCTTTTTATTAATATTCATGATGATACTTCCTTTATGTCTAATAAAAATAAAATGAT